CCCCCATGCCGGTCACCCCCATGCCGGTCACCCCCATGCCGGTCACCCCCATGCCGGTCACCGCCACCTGTTCCCGCGCTACCCGTCCTCCAATTTGTTACATGGCCGCGGGGTCCATCGTCCGCTACAATTCGTAGCGCCGCAATTCGGGCCCGCGTCTCTTCGGGACATGCAACAGGTCTCTGCATGTGCCCAAGAGCCATCACAAGCACCGCCGGCAGAACGGGACCCGCGGCCATAGGAGTAGAAGTCGTTGTGGACATCGTGTCTATCTTTTAGAACGATTTGTTTAAGCGTCACTGCCGCGCCCTACCGCCCGGTCACTTTTGGTGCCTTGTTGTTGGTCGCGGCAGAGATTCCATTCGCAAAGTCCGGCCCCAGACAGATGAACGCTGACCTACGCGACCTAGATGTTAGTGGGCTGGCATCCGCCTTTCCGACACGTCTAGAAATCGGGCGGGCAACACTGATGGCCCGTCTGAGCTCCCCTCTTGTAGAGTATGATATCCTCTGTAGACGAATCACCGAAATCCAGAGTATCCGGAAACAGCTCAAGAGCAGTGACCCAACGGTGCGTGACAAAGTGAGCGCCCTCCGTGACAAGATGGCCGCCGCAGAATCCGCCTGTGAGTCCGTTGCGAACGCAGCCGCAGATACCCGACACGCCGACTATTACAACCAGATTCTGTGGCCGGCCAACTCCTTCTTTGCCTGGCTCAATGAGCAGAGCTGGTGGAATGAGCTCATGCTCTTTTTTCGCTCCATCTTTCTGCCCGGCACCTCCGTGGCAATGCCCCTGCTTTTGTTTGCTGCTCCGCTCGTGTTGGCCTACATGGTGCCTTCTACAACCGGTGGAGAGCCGATGACATTTCAGCGTTACATGAGCATCCTCCAGCGTGCACTCCGGCAGGCCATGCCCTCTTCATTGGGCAAAGCCCGGTTCGCCGGTCGGGGCGGAATTGCCGAAACTGCAGAGCAGCTCGTCCATATCGGCCTAGCAGTCGCGATGTTTGTCGGTAGCAGCTGGAACCAGGTGAGCTCTGCACGCAGTCTGCGGCGTGTGGCAACCGATATGCGGGAACGAGCCGCGGCGGTCCAACAGATGGCCACCTCCATTCGTGAGCTGTCAGACCTTCTGGATATCCCGGTCGATTCCAGTCTTCTGGCAGGATGGACTGACAGTAGCTCTCCCTCTGGCTCTCTGGCCACCTTCGGCACAGCCTGGAATCATCCGGAGCGCGTACAGCTTCTACTGGCAGAGGCGGGGCGGCTGGATATGTTAGTCGCGATTGCTTCCTGTAAGCGGACGTGCTTTCCGGTTACTGTCACTGACTCTACTGGCGGCCTGGAGCTCATTGACCTCTATCATCCCGGGCTGGAGCCGGGTGCGCGCGTCTATAACACGATACGGATGGCGACCCCAGACGCATCGGGTGGAGGGGCCACATCTACACATGTACTCCTAACAGGACCGAATCGCGGTGGCAAATCCACTCTTCTCAAGGCACTGGGCGCGGCGATTCTCATGTCTCAGACGGTGGGCATCGTGTTTGCCCGGTCGGCGCGTCTCCCGGTCTTCGGTAACATCGTGACGGCGCTCAATCCGGCGGACCGGCTGGGTGCGCTCAGTCTCTTTGAGGCGGAAATTGAGTTCGCGAAGGGAGTGCGGGCCACGATTGCGGCAGCGAAGGCACCGGTCTTTCTGATGATGGACGAAATCTTTCACGGAACGAATGCCCACGACGGTGTGGAGGCATCTCAGGTGTTCTTGGATGACCTGTATGCGCCGGGTGCTCCTGTCTATAGTATTGTGAGCACGCATTACATGGAACTCCCCCGGCGATACGGTGATGGTCGTGCTCAGCTGCTGTGTATGGAGGCATCGGTTCATCCGGATGACCCCGACCGTCTGGTGTATTCCTACCGGCTGCGTCCCGGCGTCAATCAGTATTCCAGTGTGCGGGAGATTTTGCGGGAGAGAGGCCTCCTCTGCGGTAGCCCGGCCCAAAAAACCTCCCCATCCGCGGCAGAATGACTCCACCGTCCATGGAGACGCTGTTTCTGATTCTGAGCGGAGCCATCCTGATTGCAGGAGTGGTCTATTGGCTATGGTCCCACATTCAGCTAACACAAAAGAAGGTCCAGCTGCTGGAAAATGCCGTCTTTGAGCTGCGGGCAATGATTCCTCCGGGCGGCGGAACGGCGGGGCCGCCTCAGTCGGTCTCTGTTGTTACGGGCTCTGGCTCTGGCTCTGGTCCAACGCCAACCCCGGCTGCGAAGACCTACACGGACTTGGGTGATGATGACTGGGAGGATGCTCCAATAACAGCAGAGGTTCCTACTGTTAGTACCCCTCTGGAAGAGATTCACATGGTCTCCTCTGAAATACCGACACTGATTACACGGGAGGCAGAGATGGATGCCCTAGACTTGGAGGCCCGTGATGACCTGATGCCAGGTGGGCGCATCTCACTGGGCCCGGATTCTGATATAGTAGCATCTCCCTCTCCCAAGCGGGATGAGGGCTCTTCGATATCCGCTTCTGTTACAACTGACACAGACCAGTTCAAGCAGCTGTTTGCGGAGCCCCGGCCTGCTCTGGAGGGTATGCCTCTTAAGGAGCTTCGCCGGCTGGGAGAGCAGCGCGGGGTTGTGGGCGCTGCGGAGATGCGCAAGAAGGAGCTTCTGGCAGCACTGCGGCAGCAGGTAACAGCACCTGCGCCGGTGGAGGAGGGCGCAACCAAGGAACTAGATCTGGATGCCGTTGAAGCGGAGGATGCCGAAATCTTGGAATAAAAGAGAGGAATGGCAGGTACACAACGCATACCGAACCCCCACTGGGTCGGCTCTCCTGCACACATGGAGGATGGTCGGCTCTTTACGAATTACCGGGCGAACTGCTCTCTATTACCAACAAAGCTCACTGGAATGTGGGCCGACTATGACCGTCGTATGGGACTGATGAATACGGGCGCCATGCGGGTTATAACGAACCGTTCTCTTGCGGCGATGGCTGCGGGGCGGGCGGGATGTGTGGATACAATGGTTCCGGAGTTGAACAAGCGCGTGTATGATTGGCGGGGAGGCGTACAGGGACTGGCACACCGTGCTGGCGTCGGAACGGGTCGGCTCTATCTCCCTGGGCAGCCAGAGCTCATGTCTGCGGACCCCGACATTGTAGCAGCCGCGACGATACCGGATTCCATGTTACCGGGAACTTACAATCCGAATCCCTTTCTGTATGCACCGGCGCTAGAGATGTCGTCCGTTGCGACACCGGTGGTACCGGCCCGACGGAATCGGTATTCGGCACCGTATGGGAGCCAGTGAGGAGGAACTTGAAGAATGATAGTATAGAGCCTCATAGATAGATGTGAATTTCGCAGCTATCTGTAAGGGACAATGAACGCGGTTACGGGAGGGGCAGCAATAGGAGGGGCAGGAACGGGGGGAAGACGTATCTCAATTGCTAGAGGATTCACAGGCTTTGAAGGCGACGCACAAACCAAAATAGCGCGTGCTGTATTTGGTGGTCTAGGACCCGGTATAACAGCCCGTGATATTTATGAGACGACGACACCAACCGCACAATGTCGTGCTGTAATTGGAGAGCCAGATAAATGTTGGGTATGTGGATATGATTTTTCGAATGCATCTATTCTTGGAACTGCCCAATGTGAGCATATTTTGCCAATCGTACAGGCTATTATGTATTTGGATTTATATTCCCCTAAAAAATTAAAATCACTCTCCACTCCTGAGGAAAAGGCAGACTATATTGACTACTTGCGTCTTGAATATCGGTGGGCACATCAAGCATGTAATCTTATAAAGAAAGGAGATGTGTATATTTATTACAACTCTAGCGCCAATAAATATGACGTTGCCGTACCAAAACTTATTTCGTTTATTTCAAAAGTAGCCGATATTTTATTGAAACCAACACGTAAGCCTTCCACCATATCAAAATATAATAGAACTCGTCTTGCAAAAAATCGTGCTGATTTTATAAATCAGCGTATTGAAAATATAAAAGAAAATATCTATACACCGATTGTAACTAATTTAAATGGACGATGGGCCGGTATTTCTGGAGAGCCCATTGTTGCACAGGGTCTTGACCAGCTATCTGCTGTTGCTGCACTTTTAACCGCCCCCATGACGGCAAAGGGTGTTGCCGCCACTGCTGGTGGCAATATGAGAGGGAGTATTCCAACAGCTTTCTTAGAGTTACCAAAGACACCCGAACAACTATATGATAGTTTACTGAAAAGAGCTGATATTAAAGGCCTATATGGTGGAACAGAAATATTTAAATCTTATATTAAAACTGCGTTGGATTCTAACTCGTTCGTTAAGGATGAACTAATACAACTTTACAGTAAAATAAAATTCAAAGCAGAAACCAAAAAACAACTTACAGATTATATCAATACTGTTGACAACTATGCTGTAAGTTTAGCAGTAACTCTTATACGTAAGTATAATCCCTCTTTTGGAGATATATATACATTCGGTGAATTTAATCAATCAATTATTGATGAATTGAAGGGAACGAGTCTTATTAATACAATTCATGCTGTATCCGATGTTGCGCCAAGTGACATAAAAGAAATGGTAGATGTTGCTGCTTCTAATACGGATGAAAATCCGGTTCATACGTTCTCTGAAGTGGCTATGGAAGATTTAAAAAAAGACGATTCTGCAGCGGGGGAATCGGTGTCAAACTATGGTAATTCTGTCTTTAATGTTGTTGAAAGCAATGGCAACTCTCCGGTAGGACACAGAGGGGGATATCGTTCAACTAGGAGGGGTGCGTTGCGCAGGCGGCGTGTTACCCGAAAAAAGCGCTACACCCTTTAGAGATGGCAGCCACAGGAGGAGGAGGAGCAGCAGGAGGTGCGGGGGGTGGAATCAATCTTTTTGATGACAAAGTTCAAACAGATATAGCACGCCTGATATTTGGGGATGCAAATATTGATCTCTTATCAAATATGAAAATCAAAGTACGCGATATTTATGAAGTCAGTGGTACAGATACACAGTGTAATAATACTATTGGTGTTGTAGATGTCAGTACAGGTTGTTGGATTTGCGGTCTTCCAATTCAATATAATGAGAACGGGGAACCTTATAGTAGGAGAGGTTATATAGAGCCCGGCCAATGTGAGCATATCTTGCCAATTGTTCACGCTTATATGTTTATTGGTCTTTATTCAAATATTGAAGCAAAAGGGATTATATCGGGGGATATTAAGAACAGTAATGGTGTCTCAATCCATATTAGTGATTATATTAATCATTTAAAAAATTTAGAATATGGATGGTCACACGAAACATGCAATTTAATTAAGAACGATGATGTGTACATTGAACATGGCCTTAAAGCAGCTGATAATGGTGAATATTATAGTGCATATATAGTAAATATACATAAAATAAAAGATTTATTAAATAACATATGGGACAAAGAAGTTGCTTATAAGTCAACACCATATTTTCGCAAAATGTTACATCATTACTATAAAAACTATACAAATTTTGAAGCAATATGTGGAAAACAAATTCACAAGCGTATGCAAGACGTCGCTGATCATATGAATCATGTTGCATATGGTGGAGTTCCTTTTCCTGCTCTAGCCTTATTGGCTGGTACAGCCTCCCTTCTGAATCCACCAAACTCTATTGCCGCATCAATATTAGGAAGTGAACGAACCTATACCGTAAAAATACCACAACCAGGTGCAATATTTTCTTTAATTAATAAAACAATAGAGAAACATTTATCAACATTTATTGGAGGTAAAGCATTATTTTATGAATATATGACACCTGAAAAGAAGAAAGAACTTCTTGAAAAATACACAATTATCTATACACATTTATTAAATTCACTATCAAGGGGAAATAGTAATATTCAATCCAAAGTTGATAAAGTTTGTTTAACTATGGTTGCGTATGAAAATCTGATGGCTTTTATGCATATGATTAAAAAATCTAACAAACCGTATTTAATAAAAAAATTGTTTGCTCTTTCTGAATTAGTATCACATGATTTTAGTGATAATGATGTTAAAGAAGTTGCTGCCATATTAACAAGCAGCGGAGGAGGAGTGGCTGCTGGAGGCGCCGGTGCCTCTAGTAGCGCAATGATGGCTTTTACCGGTGGAGGTGAGGCTACTGGAGGCGCCGGTACCTCTAGTAGCTCTAGTAGTATATGGAACATGAGTAGTACAGATGAAGATGCGATGGCTGCTACCGGTGGAGGTGGAGCTACTGGAGGCGCCGGTGCTAGTAATATCCCAAAAGAAACTATTGATGAAGATATATCAACCCATGCGGAAATTTTATGCAGTTTGAAAGACCTGAGACCGAATATAAAACCATCTATGAGACCTGGAGGTTTTGAGCGACCTACAGATAAAATCAAAAATACCCCGACAACCCGTAAGGCTAAAAGAAATGCAGCTGCTTATGCTTTATTAAATGAAACAAGAAATGCTGCAAGAAAGGCTAAAAGAAAGCCTCCTTCTGGAATATTTGGAGGAGCCCGGAAAACCCGCAAAAATCGTCGTGTGCGGCGTTAATTACTGTGTGAACTGTGGTAGATACTCTGATGATGTTACCATGTAACCTTATCAGAAATCTATGACTCTTTCTTGTTATTCGTATCTAAACCTACTGTTAGCTGATTTAGAGCTTGAGGTTTCCAATTGCTGCGCAACTGTTGACACTCTTTGTAAAACGTGCCGTTTTACAACTTCAGCTCTAAGCTGCGCTTAGAGCTTCGGGAAGTACCCAGCTAGCTGGGTACAACCCTCGATGTAAAACGTACCGTTTTACAACTTCGGGAACCCCACCAGGTTGGCGCCCAGACCGAAGCCCGCACCCTGCCGCGCCGTCAGGCCGATGGAGGGCGCCAGGAGGTCCAGGAGCGCGAAGGTGACCGCAGCGATGATGGACACCGCCAGGATCTCCTCCACATCCAGCTTCTTGCCGGCGATGATCTTCATGGCAACTGCAACGGCCAGACCCTCCGCGAGATACTTGATGGCGCGTATGACCAGCTCAGAAACAGTGTAACCGTCCATCTTATATTCAGGGCACCGGATTTTTCCGTACGGGATGGCGACCCCTCTCCGCGTTCTGACCCTCAGGTTAAAGAGTCTAGCCTCTCCAGGGATTACAGACATGTCCGGTGCTACCAATGTTTCAGAACGAGTTTATCTGGATGGCGACGATGAAATCCGTGGCCAGAAGTTCGTGTGTCTGTCGTTTTTGACGCCAGAGAAGGCACTCATGCGGAACAAGGATGCCTTCATGTTCTCCAAGTTCATGGACTTCTTCGCGCTGGATTACAAGGTCAAGGCCTCCGAATCCTTTCTGTTCGGAGAGCTCCGTGTCATTCAGGATGCTCTTTCCACTGTGGAGCTTGATCTGGCGAACGCAATTGTGGATACATCGGGTGACACAGCGGCTCTGCACACCCGTATGACAGAGCTGGAGCTGCGTGTCCAGAAGGCCCGGGAGGCGCTGGCCGCCCGTGTGCCCGCGGACCTGGAGGCCCACGTCAAGGCGAATCTGTCGGATTTCAAGGAGTCCAAGATTCAGGAGTCATGGGAGGCCTACATGTTGGCGAACCGGACGAAGCTGGAGGATGAGTACCACAAGAGCAACGGATTCAAGACCACAATGTATGGCCTGAAGGTGCGTGGCATCTATCCAACGCAGGACCAGGCAGCAGCCCGTGCACGGGCTCTCCAGAAGAAGGACCCGTATCACAACGTGTATGTGGGAGAGGTCGGAGAGTGGATGCCATGGGAACCCGCTCCGGAGGAAGTGGACGAACAGGAGTATCCTCTGGACCAGCTCAATTCACTCATGAAGTCATACAAGGACAATGTGGCGAAGAAGGATGCCTTCTTTGAGGAGGAAAAGCGTCAGAAGATGGCAGCAGCGGCATCTGTGGCGGCTGCCGCAAAGGCACCGGTGTTTGGTGCCAAGGGCGAAGAGGTGGAGGCAACGGAAGTGGCCCGGGAGCTATTTAGCAGCACGGATGCTCCCGACCTGGCAATTGCCCGGAAGGCGGATGCTGCGACTGCTGCGACTGCTGCGACTGCTGCGGGTGGAGCCGGTGCGTCCACCATTGTCCACATGTAACCAGGCTCTAACACGAATTAAAGACGTTCACCAGGAATATGCCCATCCGTGCAGATGCCCCAGATTCTGTTTCTTCAACCCACGAACAATACTTTTGCAGCTCTCTATCAGGAAGCCGCAGAAGCATACAATAAGACTCCATTGCAAGAGCGTAACAGCGGGTTTGACCTCTACTGTGACGCTGGGGATATCGGCTTTGCGGGGGATTTTACGGTGTTAGTGAGTCAGGGGTGCCGGGCGGTTGCCGTTGATACGGAGACGGGAGAGATACGGGCCTTCTGGCTGGCACCCCGCTCTAGTATCAGTCGGGGGCCCTGGCGTTTGGGAAACTCCATGGGTCTCCTTGATGCGACCTACAGAGGCATCATCAAGGCAGCACTCTCTAATCTGAGTCTGCCGGTGCGCCCTGTATTCCATGCGACGTATGACCAGTCCCGTCTCTGTCAGTTGGTGGCGGCGGATTTGCGACCGTGGCTGGAGGTGCGGATTGTGACAGAGCTGCCGGGTGGGGAGACGACGCGTGGAGAAGGCGGGTTCGGCTCTACCGGTAGGTAGAGTCTGAACTGTCTAGCTTTGCTAGATAGGCCGGGAGCACGGGGCGATAGACCTGTGCGACCATAACCGACAAACTGAAAGTTTGGAAAGTTCGGCTATAGCCGAACAGATAGTCTGTTTAACAACAGACGGAGGGCCGGCTCTACAGGTCGTTAGTCCCCCTTCATCATGTACCGCTGCTTCGGAGGCGCAGCCGCCGGTGTTCCTGTTTCCTTCTTCTTTCCGTCCGAAGGAGGAGTCGCTGTTGTGGGGACTTTGGCCTTGACCTCTGTTGCCTTCCACATCGCGGCCATGCGCGCATCCTGTGCCGCACGCTCTGCCCGGAGTCGCTCAAGCGCCGTCGTCGTTGATTTTGCCAATTCAGGATCGCATGGTTTTGTGTAACCCGATCCCGGATTGTGACGCCAGGGGCACGACATCCTTTCTTACTACAGCTAATCCCGTCGCACCGCCAGACTGTATTTCCGCGCTTTCCCTCCAGTCGATGGGTCAAAATCGTCACCGTCCTCATCATCCCGTGCCGCCGGCATGGCCCACAGCTCCGGTGCACACAGGCGGAATTCCGTATGCGGTGATGCCTTATACCAGAACACCTGATCCTCCAGTTTGTTGGATTTGGCGTTGTTATCAATTACCAGACACTCAAAATTCTCCGTGCACTGGTTCATAACCTGACAGAATGAATCAAAGTCCGGAAACATACCAGCATACTGCTCATAGAGCTTGCGCCGATTGCTCACGATATTCTCACGCAGAATGAAGACGTAGTCAATATTCGTCCGCAGAGCTGGAGGGATACCCATCGCATACTGCATCGTAATGATGAACATCGTATGGACGTGACGTCCGTTCATGAAAAGATAGCGAACATTCCGGTCGCGAATCCATGTGCTGTCGTACAAACAGTCGTCCAGAATCAAGAAGTTCCGGGGATCCACAGCTGTAGTTCCCCGTGTGGAGAGATCACTGGAAATCTTCTTCGCAATCAGTTTCTGGCGCTTCAGAACATTGGCGATAATCAGAGGCGAATAGTCCCCATGAATGAAAATCGGTGGCACAATCTTGCTGTAAAAGTGATTGGCACCCTCCGTACCGGAAATCACCGTGCCATAGGGAATCCCCTGGTGATGCCACAGAAGGTCCTTTACCAGAAACGACTTGCCGGTTTCACGCTTGCCGATGAATACAACGACCTTGTCGTGCTTGATTTTCGTCATGTCGAACTTCTTCAGACGCAAATTCAGACGCCTGGGTGGAATCCCTGCACCGCCGTATGGACCACCAACAGGAGCTGCTGACATGATAGTCGGTGTGTTATTGCTCCAGGAGGATATTTTTGTTAGACACGTGATCCGCGATGGTCTCCGCGATGGTCTCCGCGATGGTCTCCGCGATGGTCACCACGTTGCTGAATGGGCTCAAATCCAACACGCTCCGTGGTAGTCGATGCCGTAGCGGTCGCCATGGGATTTGTCTGGCTTACAGTTTCACCCGATGTTACCATAACAAACACCGCGGCGGACTTCGTGCCATTGATGGTAGGGACAGGCTTCTTTTGCCTGCGCATATAGAGAACTCCCACAATTGCGGCCACGGCAATCACTAACACAGCAGAGCCAGCTCCTACACCGCCAGCCACCATCAGTAGATTCTTGTTAGAATCCGTTGCCGTTTGCGATGGTGAAGACCCAGAGGAAGACGGAGGCGCAGCAGCCATTGTCAGTGATGAATCGGTTGTCGCCATAAGCGTTGTGGCACCCATCGCTGACGCAACATCCTGCATCATCGTGCTGGTGGCCAGAGTATTTGTTAGCTCCTCCGAACTCAGTGTTAGAGCCGCATCAGGAGGTGACACTATAGTGTAATCAACCGTGACACCGACTTCCGTTGTTGAGCCGACTAGCGCACGGCGGCGAAGGAGGGTAGTTCCCGTAACAGGAAGACGATAACAGACAACCGTCCCATTCGCAGAAAGACCCGGGCCGATTGGAGGATTCCAGAGGGAGCCATCGGGGTGGACGACGGTTACATTCCGTACAACAACCTGCTCTGGTGGCAGACTGAGAGAGCAAGCAACCGCAGCCTGAATATTCTGAATGACTGTTTCTGTCTGTGTGGCATTCATCTGCGCGCCCGGCAGACGCAGTGTATTCTGAATAGCGGTGGGGCGCTGCGTTGGTGCGATACTGCGGGCAGGGAGAGGTGTTGGGGCAGCCGTGCGCTGGGCAGGGAACAGAGAGGGCATCGGTGTCTTGGGGGGTTGCTGTGAAGGGGCTACAGGTGAAGGAATACGCTGAGAGGGAAGCGGTGTCGGTGGCTCCACAGACGGAATGCGAATTGGGCTCTGAGAGGGAGGAGGTAATATCGATGGACCAGGTGCTTCCTGGGAAGAGGAGGGCACCGGCTGGGAAGGAGACGGTGCCGGGGCAGAAGGTGAAGGAGCAGGAGCAGATGGTGAAGGTGCTTCCTGAGAAGGTGACGGAGCCTGCTGGGAAGGAGAAGGAGCAGGAGCAGATGGTGAAGGTGCTTCCTGAGAAGGTGACGGAGCCTGCTGGGAAGGAGAAGGAGCAGGAGCAGATGGTGAAGGTGCCGGCGGAGAAGGAGAGGGTGCCGGAGAATGCTGGGGCAAAGACAGACATGTCCGACGCAACACACTAAAGTACGATGTTGTTGGGTCACAGGGTCCTATAGTTCCGGCAGCATCTGGCATCTGGGAGCAGCTATAGGGATAGGCCACATCCTTTGGATTCGCCACAACAAATGGTCCCGGCACACGACAGACACAGTCACCCACCTCCGGCAGAAATACCGTGCCATTCACGAAACTCGGGCAGGCAATCGGAGGAGAGCCGGCTGGAGCAGGCACACACAGCTGAAAGGGCTCGACCGTTGCTGTTTGATTCCGTGCCAGCCACGTTGTTGGCGGACACTGACAAACGCCTGTTGTCTGGTTCATGACGCCTCCCGGGAGAATCGGAGTACAGGGGTTCGGTACCGCATAAGACGGAGACGGGCGCAGAGGTGCTGGCGATGGTGACCCCGAAGGGGATGGCGGCACAATACAGGTGGAGTTGGCTGTCGGCGGTGAAGGATAGGTCAGCATCCCTGCCGGACAGGCCGTCACACAGCGCCCCTGATACAGAAACGAACCCGGCTGGCACTGGTTCGTTGTTGTTGTTGTCGTGTTGGTTCCGCCACCGGTTGCCTGTCCCCAAACAGCACTGAGCGCCAGAGCGGCAACAGAGAAAACGCGGAGGAGCATTGCTCTACCAGGACTGCCGCTTCTTTCGTTTAAGAGCGCCGCCGCGAATCCCGTCGTCGGATAGTGATGCCCCGGCGCGCTGACAGAATCCCCGCGGATCTCCGGCTCTATTACATTCAGCGTTCTCCTCCGTCCGTTCCCGGTGTGCGCAATCTCCAGACCTATTTCCCCACACTGGAGACGATGTTTCCGTCACTCTCCACAAAGGATGCTCCGCCACCCGTGAATCCGACTCTGGCGGCCATGGAGTTGGCGGTCAGTGTAAGTGGTGAGACGGCGGTCGTGGAGAATATGGTGACCCGCACACGGCGTGAAGTCCCCATCTGGATGCGCCCTGTCCATCTATTAGAGCCCCTAGACTGCGCAGAAGGACTCTATGTCCTGCCTGCCGATGGAGCACTTCCTGCTCCACGGGATGCCTGGCAATCCACCCTTCGCAAGATAAATGACCCCTACAATGAGGCTTACACGGATGCGACATTCGCATGTATGGCTTCCCGGCTAGTGGAAACGGGGCGCTCACCGCATTGGTGTCGGTTTTATGGCACGATGAATGGACGGGTAGAGTCATACCGTTACAACATCACAGATGATATGCCAGATATGGAGGGAGAGACATGGTTTGCAGAGGGGCTCCAGAAGGGAACCTTTGAGGTATGGGCAAGTGATCCGTATGACAGTGATGTGACGGCACGTCTGGAGCGACCCTGGGAGAATGTACGGGGGAAACTGATGGAGACTGTTGGGGCAGAGAGTGTATCGCTGGATTCGGACTCCTGCCCAGAGTTGGAGATAGAGATGGATGATGGGGAGGAACTATCGGGTGATTCGGCTGCTATGGAGGCTATAGATGATATGTCCTCTGCTGATACAGAGGAGGATACAGAGACTACCCCTATCCATCGCCAACGGGTTGAAATTAGAGAGCCGGCTGTAACCAGCAGTAGCAGCAGTAGCAGTAGCAGCAGTGGGGAAAGCAGTAGCAGTGGTGAAGATGACCTTGAATTCCATCTAGTTCTCAAGGATTTTCCCGTCCAACTCACATTGATTGAGAGATGTGACGGCACAATGGACGACCTCATGGAAGATGAGGAGGATCCCGATGTGGCTACAGACGACATGCGCGAAACGAAGGAGGCTCGCTGGACAGCCTGGCTCTTTCAAGTCGTAGCTGCACTGGCCGTTGCCCAAAAGGAATACGATTTTGTCCATAATGACCTTCACACGAACAACGTCATGTGGTGTGGAACAGGAGAAACACATCTGTACTATCATGTGACGGGCGCCCCCGGTGGAGACCGCTGGTATCGCGTACCGACATACGGTCGTATCATGAAAATCATCGACTTCGGTCGCGCTACCTTCCGCCCTCCGATTGTGGGTCCCGCCGGCAATCACATCTGGCTCCCTGATGCCTATGCACCCGGTGCCGATGCCTGGGGACAGTACAACTTCGGTCCTTACTTCACGCGGGAGGAGCCGAAAGTCCAGCCGAATCGGTCCTTTGACCTCTGTCGGTTGGCGGTGGCGGTCCTAGAAACGCTCTGGCCTGACAAACCGGCCGATGCCCCCGGTCGCAAGGTGCTCACACGGGAGCCGGGACGCATGACCTATGAGACTGTGTCACCACTGTGGAACTTGCTGTGGCTCTGGCTAACTGACAAGGAGGGACGGAATGTGCTGGTGAACCCCGATGACACGGAGCGTTATCCGCAGTTTGAACTCTATTGCGCGATTGCGCGGAATGTGATCAACGCAGTTCCGGCCCAGCAGCTGACACTACCTCTGTTTGACCGTGTTTTCCGGATCACACGACGGGATGTACCAACCGATGCGCATGTATGGCGGGTTCAGGCGCAGGGGAAGTAAGATTTATCCGTTAAATTTTAATGGCGTTTTCAGCATCCTTTAATAATAGAGCCCAATGCCCTCTCTCATTCTTATTCATATAGGCCCCGACTATCCGACCTATATGAATGACTGTATTGAACAGGCACAACAAGTATGCCCGATTCCGATTCATGTGTTAGTTCCCCGTTCTCTCCTCCGATATGTCCCCGCTTCAACGACGGTCTGCGCTCTAGAAGATATTCCAGTAACATCAGAGCTACGACTGTTTGAAGAGCGCTCCCGTCACAATACGGGGTTTCGGAATGGTTTCTGGAAATTTACAACAATGCGCTTCTTTTTTATTCATGCATACACACAGTGGAAGGAGCTCACCGACGTATTTCATATTGAGTATGATAATCTGATTTATGAAGATTTCTTGCCAGTGCTTCCAATTTTCCGTGAAAAGGAGATGTGGGCTGTTATGGACTCTCCGCGCCGCTGTATTCCCAGTTTCCTCTATTTTCGGGATGCAGCAATTCAGGCTACTCTATTACAAACACTCCTCCAGTTGGCTCCTATCGCAAAGAATGATATGGAAAGCCTGGCATTCTTTATTCAGACGAATCCATCACGGGTTGGATGGTTACCAATTGTTACCGCTGTCTACACGGATGGAGAGATAGACCGTCGCTACACAGAGCATGCGGAGCGATTTGGGCTCTTATTTGATGGTGCAGCACTGGGTCAATATGTGGGTGGTGTTGATCCCCGAAATACACCCGGTGATACATGCGGGTTCATTAATGAAACATGTGTGTTCCGTTGTGACCGTGCTGATTTTATAATGGATGCACGTCGGAAACCAACACTAAATGGGTTTCCGGTTGTCAATCTCCACATCCATTCAAAGGACCTAAAACGCTGGTGCCTACATAGATAAACCTTCTATCCAATCATGACCTCTCCGCCACTAGTTATTCTTAGCGGTGAGCGTATTCAGTCCATATGTGATATCTGGTGTGGACTACCGGAAGATTTTAACTTTAATCCACTGATTCGGGCATCTCCTGCGAAACACTTCAACTTGGCATTCCTAATATCAGAATGGAATAATCCTCGCCGTATATTCTGTTATGGTCATCGCCTCCCACTTTTCCAAGAGAAGCAGCATTTACTTCAGAACCCCTTTGTGTTGGTAACTCACAACTCTGATGAGAATATTACAGAGCGCTATATTCCGCTCCTTGAGAATCCGAAATTAATTCGGATATATTCACAGAATCCATGTATCCGCCACCCACGGCTCTCCATGATTCCAATCGGAATCGCGAACAGTATGTGGCCGCATGGCTCAGCTGATGCGGTTCATGCGGCCAGGACTCTAGAAATTCCATCAGAGCGGCGTGAGCCAGTGTATTTCTTTTTCAGTCTGGGAACTAACCGTGTACAGCGAACCGCATGTTATAATGCGTTGGTAGCAAAGGGGCTCCAATTTGAACGGCGGGGACTTCCCTATGGGGAATATCTCAAACGCCTGAGCAGCTTTTTATTTTGTATATGTCCCGAAGGAAATGGCATAGATAGCCATCGCCTTTGGGAATGTTACTATTGTGGGGTTGTTCCGATTCTTAAACGTTGTGTTTTTACATCTTATTTAGTGGAATCGGGACTTCCATGTCTGTTAGTTGATAAGTGGGAGGATGTTGAGCCAGCCAGCCTCACAAAAGAGTTGTATCATAGCTTCCCAATTCGTGATGCGGTTGTGCGATTTCATAAGTTTCTAGATTTTGAATAAGATGATAGAGTTTGATATTGTTATTCCCGTCGGTCCCAATGAGGTGACACATATTGCCTCTCAGATTGCTTGTACGCAGAAAAATGTGGTTGGTTATCGGAATATCTATATTGTTTCTCCTATCTCTGTTGATATTTCGGGTTGTATTTATGTCCCTGAGACGGTTTATCCATTTTCAATGGCATCTGTTGCCGAGGTTCTGGGTACCAATAGTCGGAATGGATGGTATCTCCAACAACTCCTGAAGCTTTATGCGGGGCATTGTATTCCTGGAATTCTCCGTAACTTTCTTGTAATAGATGCGGATACCTACTTTTTGCGACCAACCTGCTTCTTTACAGAGGATGGAGTGCCACTGTATAATATGGGTTCTGAATATCATATCCCCTACTTTCAGCATATGGGGCGTCTTCTACCAGGCCTAACACGACGCATTCCACAATGGTCAGGTATCTGTCACCATATGATGTTTGATACAGATATACTGAGAGAGTTATTTCAGCGTGTTGAATTGCATCATTCCAATCGGGCACCCTTTTGGAAGATATTCTTGGAGATTGTGGCACCTACTGATATTCTGGGGTCAGGTGCTTCCGAATATGAAATTTATTTTAACTATCTTCTACATAATCATTCGACTGAAATTAAAGTTAGGCCGCTACAATGGCGAAATGTGGGTGTAATAAATCTATCGGATAATTATGATTATGTTTCCTGGCACTGGTATATGCGAAGATAAGAAAGGGAGTTTGCGTCCAAACCTGTGAGGCGATTTGATGCCCCCTAAAATAAATGGCAACCATAGCAGAGTCCCCCTGTTATCTTCAACTAGCAGGTGGACTTGGTAATCAGCTCTTTGAAATTGCGGCGGCGTATGCGCATGCTCGTCGTACAGGACGGTATCTGTTGATATCGGCAGGAACTATAGGGGGGCGCCCGGCCTATTGGCGTACATTTCTACACAAGTGTGCTGACAGAGCTGTATCTACTCCCCCTCCTGGATTACAGCTCTGGCATGAGCCCCATTTTCATTATGCCCCCATTCCCCGACGCATGACCGGCCTCTATGGATATTTTCAGAGCAGCAAGTATTTTGCCGATGTGAGTGGAGAGATTCGGGACCTGTTTGACCCCCACCCCGTTATCAAATCCGTTACCAACCAAAAGTATGCGCCCCTTCTGACTGATGAAGGAAGGACAGCTGGCTGTGTTGTTCATATTCGCCGAACGGACTATCTTCAGGGTGCGAATGCTCCGATTCACGCTGTCTGTGACAAGGCATGGTATGGGCGCGCACTGGCTGAAATGGACCGGCGACGTGCCGGAAGGCCAACACGGTATCTGGTGTTTTCGGATGACCTGGATTGGTGTCGTGCTCCGGAGCAGGCGGACTTGTGGTTATCACGTGATGTCACCTTCGTGGATGAGCGTAACGATTGTGTCTGTCTCCATCTAATGAGCCATTTCCGTGCGTTTGTGATTTCCAATTCTAGCTTCTCCTGGTGGGCGACATGGCTCCAGGCACCTTCTCTTACAGATACCAAAATAGTCATCGCACCTTCGCGCTGGTTTGGAACAGGAGGACCACAGGACTGGCAGGATGTCTATGAGCCAGATTGGATTCAGGTAGCCTAGGACACCTCCATGCGCGCACGATCCACGCGCTTCACCGATGCCTGGAAGCGGATGGCGAAGGTGGCTGGTGTCAGACTGGTTGCAACCTCCTGATAGTCTGCCAGAATGTCATCCACAAATGCGTCAATTTGGGCTGGCAGTGTGGGCCGCCCTTGTGCCGTAACACGATGCCAGAGATGTAGAAGCATCTCTGACTTTGTGGGAAAGGCGCTGTGCTTGACAACGTAGTGGCCGTACTCTGCGTGAATCGGTAGCATCTTGTCGGGTGTAATACCTCCAATCACGGCGACTGCAACTTCGGGCCACTCCTGCCCTGTCGGCGGAACATGGAAGTAGGGGCGACAGGTCGCGGGACAAATGGCAACCCGATTGGATGGATACTCTGTTAGTCCATATGCCCAACTAACAGTGACAGCGGGAAGCGGTGGTGCAGTCCAGTTGAAGGGAATTGTCACATCTGCTGCGGTCTTGCTGGGACTTACAAGCCGACCAATCGCTACCAGCTCTTCGTAGGATAGGCTGCGGAAGAGACGGGGTAGAGAGCTCATGACGGCGGCCTGCTGGGCAGCGGAGGCGGGGCCGTCAACTGCCAGCCATTTTGCCGGTTCATCCAACTGGACGGCAGCCTGATAGAGGGCACGTAACCTGCTGCGCAGACCCGCCTCATCCCGCTTACTCCAGGCTAGAAAGGCCAGTGCTACCCGCAGACGTTCCAAGTGGCGTGGGGTTCCGGCAGGATAGGTGTGACCGGTTAGCGCGGCAACTTCCATCAGCTCCTCTACATAGGGCAGATGGGCACAGACTACTTCACGGGCCGGTGGAGGTGACAGAGCCGACGATGCAGTCGTATACCAGACCGCGATATTGAGTGGAACACGGGTCGTTGGAAACTCCGGTGTTCCCAGCAGCGATAGCGGAGCCTTGCTGGTTCGCAGACGGTAGGCCATGTGCGCGGTCATCTGGGGTAGCACCGGTGACAGATACGGAATGGCTCCACGCTTCACCAGCAGCCAGAGTGCGGCGAACCAGAGGTCGGGATTTCCCAGTCGCCGACCTCCTGCTGTCAGTTGTGCCAGCGTCCAGTTCGTGGCGGCCACGTGGTCGTCATGAGGACCCAGACAGAGACCTCCCAGCAGGGGGCGACGGGTCATAGGGGATTCCGTGATGGAGGCACCGACCGCTTCTGCATCCTTGAGCGCGCGAAGTGACAGGGGATGATCAATCCGTGTCTGGAAGAGTGCCAGGAGCTCCGGATAACGGAAAAGAAAGAGAGGACAGTTGGCCAGCGCATTCACGGTATCCTTGTCTACGCCTCCACCCAGTAGTGGCATGCTTTCTGCGGCAACCATGAGAACCACATCGGCTTCGGAGTCCATCGTAATGGGACAAACAAAGGCCGTCACTGCTCCATCAGCAGGAGCGGATGGCTCTGACAGCTCTGCAGTCGTAGTTACAACTGCTGTTGCCGCAGGAGCCCGACGGGCACGGTCTGACTGAATCGCTCCATTGATGTTGGACAGGTCAAAGGTTCCACGGAGAGCACCTTCGCACATACTGACAAGACGGTTCAACTGACCGCTCCATGTCACTGTATCTACACCGTTGTCATCACCGTAGTACTCCCGTGTAAGAAGGTCGGCCATCGTCAGGGCAGTCTCCGTATCTCCAGCGTCCAGAGCGGTCTGAAGCGTGACAACCGTGCCCGAAGCACCCTTTGCGAGTGCCTCTGCACGCTGAATACGCGCCTTGAGGGCCAACAGACGGTCACGGAGAGTCGGGTCGCCCGTAGTCCCCATCGTGCGGGCAATGATGACCGGCTCCAGTGCAGTGGCAACCGTGGTCCAGTCTGCCACCGTAGCGATGGAGTCCAGACGGTCCAAGAGGGCAAACATATCAGGATTCACGGCGGTGACCGTCTGTGCAGACTCTAGCCGACTTCCATCCCCCTCTGTCAGTTTCTGGACGATGTGGGGAGAGCTCCGCGTGAAGGGACAGCCAACTGACATGTTAATAGCACCGCCCGTGTCCACCATCAGAATACGGACGGAGGCGAAGGTCCAATCAGCAGGAAGAATGCGGTCACAGGCATCCACAGCGGCACTGGAGACCTGACCGTCTGTTAGAATTACCAGATGACCATGGAAATTGGTGTTCACAAGGTGACTGGCAATCCGCTCAGGACAGGTTCCACCATTGCCCTGACGGGCCGTGTTAATTCGCAGAAGCTCTGCAGGAGTAATAATGCGGGCAGCGCTGTCCCAGAAGAGAATCTGGGTATCTGCCGCAGGAAGCTCCCGATAGAGCTGTTGGGAGATAGAATGATAGCGCAGACTCCCACCCGTGGAGCCTGAGCCATCATAGGCAAAGAGAGTTGTTGCTGCTTTGGCAGAAGCAGTAGCAGTCAGTTTAGATGTCATTCTGTTGTTTTTGTAACCGTCGTAGGTGCCGACCCAGTCACACGGGTCGCCCAGTTTGTCACTTTTTGCGCCAGGTCAGTCAAGGTACCGTCGTTGTCAATCCAGAGGTCCATCCGCTGTTCGTCCAGATCATGCTCAATTGGTGCCGCAGAGGGAACAATATCCGGTCGTCTAACACGAACCTGCAGAACAGTCCATCCCTCTGCGGCTAGTGCAGACCCAACAACAGCACCTTCCCTCTTGTAACGCCAATCGCTAATGACCGCACGACTGGAGCGGCTAGCACGAATCATATCAAGAATCGCCCGGGAATAGATATCAGGGTCCCGTGCGCGGGCAGCATCCGCGTGCTGGATAAGAAGGTCACGGGGTGTGCGATGGTCAGAGGGACCTAGGGGCCGGTCCTTGAAGGGGCGCTCAAACATGGCAGCGGGGAGACCCGTTGCGGCTGCCACTGCCTCCTTGAGAGGATCCGCAAAGGCAAATCGCTGGAATTTAAACTGACCCGTAAGAGTCGCCGCAACGGCATCCTTTCCGCTACCGGCCCAGCCGGACAGCAGAATCAAAAGAGGTTTTTCGCCACCCTGCTCAGAAATGGACGGCAAGTGGGCACACATGGTCGCAATGGCTCTGTTAGTGATTGGCGGCTTAAATTGGGGTCTTCTGGGCATCTCCGTGGGTCGTCTGGATGCGTTCCGCCCCCTAGGTCGCTATGGTCGCATCGCGGCGCACGTGTTAGTCGGTGTAGCCGCACTGTGGGTCGCCTTCCGGCGTGACACCTATCTGCCGTTCCTGGGGGAAACGGTTCTGCCCTGTGCTATCCTGTCCGACCGTGTTCCCGACCATGCTGACAAGGAAGTCCACGTGGATGGTCTCCGGCCGGGCGCAAAAGTGTTGTTTTGGGCGGCGGAGCCGGCTACAGAGGGTCTAGCACGGATTCGCACCTGGCAGCAGGCCTATCTGGATTTCGCAAACGCGGGTGTTACTACCGTGGATGGAGAGGGACACGCTGTTTTCCATGTCCGCAAACCGGCGGGCTATGTGGTGCCCGGCGGGCGCGGTCTCACGGCCCACGTTCATTGGAGGGTTTGTGGTAACGGAGCAACTGGAAGTGGCGGAGTAACTGGAGAGGATGGCGCAGCGGGTCTGTTAGGGCCGGTTCAGACAGTGCCGGTGGGGATTTAATAGCACCGGGAATGACGACGTGTGCGACGACGACCACCGACTTTGCTCATATCATCGTTTGTATTACTATTCATATTAAACCCTGCTGCAGCTTTACTATAAGCTGAAGAAGCAATTGTTGCGATGTCTACTATTTTGGTATAGTAGAGAGCAATCTTACTGTCATTTTCCGATAATTCTAGTTGATTATCTGGAATAGAGACAAGAAGCTTGTCAATCTCTGATAAAATCATACGAATCCGGCTCTGTGGTGATTCTCCTGCAGCAGATATTTCTATTAAGAAATAATAAAAGAATCTTTTTCACTTTTCTGAAATAATTACAACCCCAACTCCTTCGCAGTTTCCGTGGCCAATGCAAGAGCCAGCTCCCGTGACCGCTCTTCAATCGCAGCATCTAGAAAGACGCCTGCTGTTCCATAGCGTTCCGCAACCGCCCGGGTCATTTCCAGATTGGATTTCGTGTAATGCGGCACCTTCTCTGCGAACGAACAGTTCCCTAGTGCGCAATTTCCTTTCATGCCCCCCGTGGAGTTGGACCCCACCAGCGGCGTGAAATTCCCCAGACGGTGACAGCTCTCCTTGGTGACCAGGGGCATCGCACCCGCTTTCGGCTTTTTCGGATAGATGTGGTCAATCTGCGTCGCATCCGGATTCAGTGTCATCTCATGACAGTCGGACTTCAGGACAAGATACAGGAGAGAGGCCCGGGCTAGTTGGAATGACTTCTTCTCATACTTCTCAATGGCCAAGTGTTCAGTAACCGTTGTGTTATTCACTCCAACAGTACCCAGCCATTTTACTAGCTCAGCACGAAGAGCCGTTACTGTATCTCTTAGAGAAACAGTGCCAGCTAGAAGAGGATTCATAATAGCGTAAAGTGCTATCTGATATGTTTTTGAATTGAAACTAACAGGTGCCCCACGACGAATTGCGAATGCGCACAGCATGCGAATCACGGCCTGAAAGGAGGCAAGGTCTCCCGTCTCTAACGCAACAAATCCTAGTGGGCGCAGACACAGATTCATTATCTCACACCCACTACTTAGCCCCGTCATGAGAATACGTCCAAATGTGTCTGTGTTAATATGGGCGGTTACCGCTTCAAGGCGTGCGGCGGTCTCATTGAAACGACTCAATGGGCAGGAGCCATCTGCTAGTGGAACTATCAGAGTACTGACAGCACTTTTGTATTTATCAAGCGGTATCAGTTTTCGTAGATACATATTTGTAACACTGTGAATGAATGTTTCGGGGTCCTTATCGCCCGTTGTTTTCTTGCGCATCAAGTCACAGAAGATGCTGTGAATTTCTGCCATCCGATGAACACCCATAACGGTTGCAAATGCGTTCTTCAACAGATAGCTGGGTGGGACAAGCACCTTGATGTTATTCAGCTCAATAAACACCTCAATGATAAATTCGGGATCATCCGACGATATACACATTACTTGGATATGGTCACGAATGTAGACAGCAAACTCCTTTCGGGAATCCTTGTCAGGTAACGCTGTCTCAATGAGCCGTTTTACGGCCGTAAATGCCGTATATAGTTTGCTATCCTTGTCACAACCCCGTTCAGGAGTTTTCTGATTGAGAAGATTCCCCAAGGCTTCAAAGTCCTCTTCGTAGCAGCTTACAATGTTCGGCATCCGTGTCCAGCCATGAGTGTCAAGTATAGCACGGGTTGAATCGGAGACTTCCGCAATCAGGTCATCTTCGTCGCCACCGTTAATGCTAATCATGTCAAGCATCTTTGGCATCTCCAAGAGTTGTGAGAGGGCCAGCCACAGTAGATAACATAGTGTAATACGGTGCTGACCATCGCTGATGGAGGGATGCTCACCGCCGGTGTAAATGAGAACAGTTCCAAGCCAACTCTTTCGTCGGCTGGTATAGGCGTTGATAAGTTTAAATGTTGCGTGTTCAATATATTCTTTGAGCGTCCAAGAGAAGGGACGACTGTGATAGGGGATTTCATGACGGGCTTCCAGAATATGCCGTATCTTAATCATATCCCACTTGAGAGGAATTTCCTCCATTCGGCTGGCAGTAGCAGAAGCACTCATTCGTCGTTATCTGGGGTACGGCCGGTATCAGTTACAGGGGCGCACATGTCACATTTTTGGGGGTAGGTAGTCGCAGCCATAGAAGAAATACCCAAACTGTAAATTTAGAACCCGTCATCGGCTAGCGCTATCCAAGAAATATTAGACTAAAGTGTTTTCTAGTTAGTCTAATTAGCAGTCGTGGCCCTTCCAACTTTGTTGGAAGGACTGTCGTCAGACAGTCGGGCTATCGCCACGACTGAAGGTTCGTAGCCGGCTCTCTGTGCCGGCGAAACGACTGAATAATTAGAGTGTCTGGAGAATAGTTTAGTAGACAGATTTATGATAGCCACTAGCAGTCGCTGTCACTCCTTTCAGCCTCCGGATTAAAATCCGTCATCGTGTTTACGATTTCCTCCCCGGGTGTTTATTAAATCCCGTTGGGAGGGAGTGCTACAAACACATCCCCCGTCACAGCTCAGCGTCGCACCGCAGCATTCGGGCTTGCACTGGTTGTTCTTGAAGATGAACAGATTGTCGGGGCCCACTTCCACAGGAGGTCCGGCCAGGGGCTCATTCGGATGATTTGCACGGAAGCCCTGCGCTGCCGGAGGCAGACCCGCTGCCAGATTCACACCATCATACATCCCCATAGGCGCTGTCGCGAACGCAGACCCACCCGCGCTCTGGAGGAAGTCCTCAAACTTCTCCATCTTCACACCGCTGCCAGGCTTCTTGCCGGCAGCAAACGCCGCCGCAAACCCTTCACGGGTACGCTGGGGCCAGTTCGTCATACCCAACAGCATCGCCAGATTCGCCAGGAACAGAACGGCCAACATCGCAACCAGATACCAACCACGGGGAGACATTTCGCTGTGTTCTACTTCGGACCCCCATTTTTCAGAACAACCCGCCCCACCAGCGGTGACAGTCCTTCCAGCCCCACATCCGATGCATCCCTTACGCGCCAGCCACCCTCCAGAACGAAGTGACCCGCCGCCGTGTACAGATGAACCCATTCTGCTGGAGATGCACCGCCCCATGTCGGAAGAGGTCGCAAGTGTGACAGCGCCGGTGCCCAGACACCCGCTCCCTGCCAGAGCCACGTTCCCGCGCTAATTCGCTGTTGGGTCTGACCCTCTGCCGCCGGGAGGTTCATTGTCAGTGTCACCTGGTCGGGCTGAATCCGCACGGACCCCACTACTGCCGTGAATTGTGTGAGAGATGCGTTCGTTGCGATGTAGTCGCCTGGGCGAACTTCACTGACAGGGGTCCATCGATAGCCTCCTGCGGCTCCACTACCAGACCACCAGGCTCCCACGGATGTCTGAACAGCCACCCGACATTCTGGTGACAACCCGGCTTCAGAGGCCAGTGCGCTCACCATCGGGCGCTCCACAGCGGGTCCCGCAGGTCCGTTTAGAGTCCGCCAGACTTCCGCATGCCAATCCCGCAGACCATTCATGTCTCCCAGAGGTATCTCTTCCCAATCGGCAAACATCAGAGTTCCACCGATACCATTACCGCTACTATCCATCCCAAACAAGGGCGATACAACCGGAATCGTGCGCGAAGTGGTGGTCAGACACCAGAGCTCTCGGGGAGTCGGACCGAAGATACGCTCTGTGAGTCCCGGTTGGAGAGGCCGCGCTTCCGGATGCTCTGCGACGGGTATCAGATTGCCTCCACTCACATCGTACTTCCAGACCAGATGGTCCCCGGTTACATGAATTCCCCGGATATCATACACGGGGTCGCATCCCCAGAACCGATGAATCGCCGTAACACGACCTCCATCACCCAGACGCTCTCCCAGGACCAGCGACTCAATTGGTTTTGTTCGTCCGCCTCCCATACTCACCCGGGTTCCTGCCAAGAAACATGCACCCGTTTGGAACATTTCGCCGACTGTTACAGCAGCTACAGTGGTTGCGACAACCACTGCGATAGACATCACCAGTGCGGAGATTGTCAGAATCAAGCTGGAAATTGGTAACAGCAGGAAGAACAGGAGAATTTGCATAATTAGCAGAATGCCGACGACAATAATGACAACGATGACAATCAGCTGGACACTGCTGACGAACGCGACAATCATGCTGATGAGACCAAACACCATAGAGGTAATGGCCGCATTCAGTCGGCCCACCATCGCATGGATGCCAATGAGCTGATTGTGGAACATCTTCGCAACACCCTGAATCTTTTCCATGAAGGTGGAGTACGCTTCGTAGCAGAAGCCCCACACATCCACGAACACATCCGTGAGGCCGCGGGTAATACTCTCCACGACGCCGACCGTGTCGGCCTGTGCGGCGGCCAGTGCCTGGGGTGCCGCGGTCGCGGTCCGGAGTGCGGCCTGGACGTATTCCTTCTGACAGGTGCGCCAATTGTCGGCGGCGAATTGGGCACGGGTGCGCGGGTCCTTGTCGGGCTTAAAGAGTCCTGCTAGCGGAACAACACCGGGCTCACAGTGACGCGTATCCCAGTCCATCGCAATACTTGTGCGGAACGATGCCGCAAAGGCAACACCTAGCCCCAGAACCAACCCGACTGTAACAAAGATGAATTTGACGGTATCTGTTGCTGTTGCTGTTGCTGGCATACCGGCCCCCTACTTTCATCGCTCATCTTAGAAGACGATGGTCCAAACACGGCGCCGCACCCATAAAGGTAGACATCAGAAGTCTTACACGGCTAGTACAACCCGTAAGCAGATGACCCGGCATATGAAGCGTTCCATGCGGAATATCAAGCGTCGGTGCGGGCGCGGCCAGATTCTGCGGGGCCCCTATGTGCGAACCCTCTCACGTACGGGGAAACGGTCTTTTGTTCCGGCATCTTGTATTAAGGATAAGGGTCTCCCCGGTAAGGGGCTATCTTCCGGAAAAGCCGGCATTGGACCCCTAAGCACGGGTGACTTAGTGCGATTCGGATATGAGAATGCTGTATATCTGAGCAAGGAACAGCGTCACACAGCACTGAAGGCTGCTGTCCAGGAATACGGCTCTCTTGCAGTTTGGCGGAAACTAAATGCAGTGTATGTCTATACAAAGAATACTCTACCCGAATCATCCCGCATATTCAAGGCAGATCGTGACTGGATTAATGCGACTTACGGTATTAAGGCGTTTTAAGTTTTGCCCCGCCGTCAGTAAGGGATGGCAACAGCCACAGGACAGGCAACGACAGATGACCTGTCGCGCGGAATCCGCCAGCTTGGAGTCCTTGGGGCAAAACTGGCCGGGGGCACTCCAGCAACTTACACAGATCCGCCCACTCCGCTTCTGTTACTGGTGCTGACGGGCCTTCTGTTTGGAATTCTGGCCGTCTTTATGGCCTTCGCGGAATACAATGAAATCCGGGCGAACTGGCCCGAATACCAGTGTAGCCCCGCTGTAATGCCGTTCGCGAAATTCTACGGACACGACCTGAATGCAACCATCAACTTCTGTATGCAGCAGGCCGTCAAAGAGCACGCACCCGGCGTTGTGGAGCCAATTTATCGGGCGATTGGCGCTGTTACGAACACGGTAGAAGGAGTCTTCAGCAAGGCGGAGGCTGTAGAGGGAGGTGTTAGCTCTCTGTTGGCCGGATTTGAAACCTTCGTGACGAACTTCGTGAATTCTCTGCGGCTGGTGGGAACACGCATTCGGATGTCCGTTGTCCGCATCAAAGAAATCTTCGGGCGGATTCATGGAATCTTCATTGCCTTCGCCTATGCGGGTATTTCTGCACTGACATTCGGTGAGAATCTGGTCTGTAATCCACTGGTCACCTTCATGGGAACTATTACCGGAGTAGATGTCTGTTGTTTCGCACCCGACACACGGATTCTTCTGGCAGATGGACACGCCGTACGGATTGACACCGTGCGGATCGGAGACCAACTCGCAGGGAGTGGACGTGTTGTCTCGACCTATCTCTTTACTGGAGAGCATGCCCCAATGGTTGAGATTGAGGGAATCCATGTCAGTGCCGGTCACTATATTCGTGCGGACGATGGTCATATGGTCGCGGCGGGCGAACATCCATTGGCGACCCCCAGCGCCAGCCTACCGACTCTCATCTGTTTGGCAACTGACAATCACCGGATTCCAGTCTTATCTTCCGGTGGAAGTAGCAATACCCAAGATATCTACGATTTTGCCGATTACGAAGAGTCTTCGGACCCCGCGGTCTGTGCAGCGGCACAGAAAGCGGCAGAGGTCTTTCTAAACGGTCCCGGGGGTGCCGATGCGCCTCTGACCGATTACAGTCTGGGGTTGGACCCCCGCATTCTTGTTCAACTAGCCGGAGGAGAGTGGCTGCCTCTGCGGGATGTTACAATCGGTATGGAGCTATCCACGGGTGGTCATGTTGCCGGTATTATTCAGGAGGAGTGCGCTGCTCTAACAGAGATGGAGCCAGGAGTTTCTGTGGCGGCGGCCCAACTTGTTCTGAATGAATACACGGTACGATGGCGGCGGGCAGGACGGGCTTGGCCGCGTAACACCCGGGAGACTGCGCCGACAATTCTGAACCATCTGTTAGTCGGTGGTGGGGACAATTCCTTCCTGGTGCGACTGCCGGGCTCTGGGCAGCGGCTCTTGGTCCGCGATTACAGTGAAGTGGATGACCCGTCTGTTCAGGACCCGTATGACGCAGCTGTTAGGGGATAAAGCCGCTCTCTGTCAGTCTAGAAACGCCAACCGGATGATTGGATCTCTCTGTGACGCATGGCCTCCCGCAACTGAATCAGCCCCCGCTGCGAATCAAGGAACAAAGACAATGGATGGCTATATGGATATCTACTGTCGGGAGACGCTTCATGACTTACATGACGGCGCCTGGTGGACGGGCCTTCGTATTCTAGCACCGCGGAATCCAAGCGCACGATTCAAGGTGAAAGTGATTCGGAATGACGGAGAGCGCATTTGGCCGGACTGGCAACAGGATGCGGATGATTGGCAGTCATTTCCGTGGCCCATTCCGGCGGCGATGGCACGGGAAATGGGTCTCTGTATCAAAATTAAACAGATAGATAGCGACGCAAATGGCTGTATTTTCACACGACGGGTTCTGTCCTTCTTGGAGTGTCCTGATATGCCGTCAACAGAATCCCTGCTGTTTGTGGATGATGATGGCGACCTGTTTGGTTACTGGGATGCCGCACAGGGACGCTATGGAGCACGGGCCGATTACGATGAGGCAGAGAATCCAACACCGCGATGGGGCACGGACCATCTGGTGATTCCGCTGTCCTCTCAGCTGATTACACGACGGGATTGGGATACATATTGTCGGTTTCGCCCTAGGGAATGGAGTAGCCGGGTGTCGTGGTAAGGCTATCCTATTTTGTTCTTAATGATAGCTACGTGGGGCCCAAAAGTTGACACCCGTGGGCCAGCCAGTGGCCAGCCCGTACGATGAACGTTTCTATTGCGTCCAAGATTTCAAACAACAATCTGGTGTTCCGCCTACGGGCAGCGACACCAGAGGGAGAGAGGGTTGAGCGGTCTCTTCACATCGGCATTCTGCTGGATAACAGCGGCAGTATGGAAGGAGAGCGCCTGGCCGCCGTGAAGCGAACACTCCATGCCGCACGGCCTCTTCTTCGGCTGGGAGACCGACTGACACTGGTCACCTTCAGTGACAGCGCGGCTGTCTGTCTCCGCGAGCACATTCTCTCCGATGAGACTGCCATAAACGCGGCCTATGAGCAGATTGACCAGATTCGGGCGGAGACCAGCACCAATCTGTCGGTCGGGCTGGAGGCACTCTATGGCATTACAACGGATTACGATGCGGTCATTCTTCTGACAGACGGCATTGTAAATGCGGGAATTACATCCACAGTGGGGCTTCGCACAATGGCACAGGCAGTGGGTGGCACTACACTGGCATTCCACACCATCGGCTACGGCGCGGTTCATAATCGCACACTGCTGCGGGAGTTGTCAGTTCAGAGCCGGGCAACTTACACGTATGCCGATTCCGATGAGATTCTGGCTCTCGCCGTGGGGGATATTCTGTCGGGGCTGCGGGCAGAGGTCGCACGGGGGGTGCATCTGCATCTATCGGCGGGCGGGGCTGGGTGGCGCTGCCTGGAAGCCGGTGCACAGGAGACACCTCAGGAATACTATGTGGGTCACATGGTTGCGGACCGTGATTACTGGGCGGTATTCCAGCAGACAGGGGAAGGAGGTGCCGCAGCGTCAGGCGCCGGTGTGCTGACTGCCACTGTGAGTGCCGTAGGCCAGGAGAGTCTCACGATTCGTGTCATTGAGGAGGATACCACACTGACAGAGGAGGATGTGACGGACCAAGTGATGCGGGCACAGGTGGCTGCGGCTCTTCTGACCGCCTCCGCACAACTGGAAACATCAGGAACCCCTGACATGACAGAGCTGCGCGCCCTCCAGACGCGCTTGGAGGCGCTCCCCCCACGTCCTCTCTTGGTGCGACTGCGGGCGCAGGTGGCCGAGCTATTGGAGATGGCAGGGCGTCTTCCAACTGTTACGCGTTCAACACGTACTCTTCAGCGGGCAGCAGGTCTGTCTCCCATCCAACCATATGCGTCTCTTTCTCAAGATGTACGCACTCATCTGATGGCACGTATGTCATCGGGCGCGACGTGTCTGGCCAATCAGCGGGGTGTCTATAGCATGGCATCCACTGAAGAGGGCGACCCGGATATTACCCAGACCAGCTTCTTCTCTTCACCTATCCAACATACAGCGTCCAATGTTGTGCGCGCTGGAACACATATTCCGCAAAGGGCCACAACACCCGTTGTAGAGGCTGAAGAAGAGGAGGACACCGATGCTCCTGCAGAGCCGATTGGTCTGTCACCACCCTCCTTGTCAGACCCAAGCGTTCCAGCCACCCAGATGGAAGAGATTGACTAGACAGAATGTCAAGCACCACCAACCTCAAGAGTCAAACGGACCGCATTCAGGAGTGTGTGCTCCTTTTGGCCCAACTCCGTGCGGACCCTCACATCCGAATTAGCGAACGGAATCCGTCACTTATGCTCCTGAAGCGTCGAATGGCCACGTACTGGCGCGATGGGCGGCTCATGGAAGACCGAATCCCTATTGAAGGAACGAATCGGTCTTTCATTTATCGATTTCCGCGCAAGGCAGACCAGTATGTGGAAATAACACTCCGTATGGACACACACTTCCATCGAACTCTGCCGTCCAATCTGCAGGCGGAGCTTATGGAAGAGCCGGTGACAGTGGAGTAACAATGGACGCAACCGTGGGACCTTACACCGCCATTAGTATCAGTATTCTGGCACGATTCATATTCCTGTATTTGCTTTACAAGAACAAGAGTCGGAATCTCTATTCACTTACATTTTGTATTCTCAACATCGGCTCTTCTGGCATCTGGTTGGCCTACGGATATAGCCAAAAGGATACGGCACTCATGACACGGAGTGCGACCGAAATCACCCTGTTGGTAACATCGGTGACCTATATTCTCTGGAATACGGTACGGCAGCGGGCACCGGTGGTTCCTATGCCTATTCAGGCATCACCGCAGTCAACTCTACCGGCATCTCCTTCGTCGTGAATTTGTAGTGCGCGCCAATCTGGTCCAATACATCCTTCTCTGCACCGGTCACCAGATTGATGGCCGTGCCCTTGCGACCGTAACGCGCACAGCGACCCACACGATGGATGTAGGACTCCTTATCCTCAAAGGGCGGGACATCAAAGTTAAACACCATACTCACTGTCTGAACATCAATGCCGCGCGCCAGCAAGTTCGTGGCAATGAGAACACGGGTCTTTCCCGCACGGAACTCATCCATGCGCCGCGCACGCTCGGCCTGGGGCATTGGGTCACCGTAGATGAGCCCCACCGGGTAGCCCTGCTCCGTGAGCGCATGATGGAGACGGTCGGCACGCTCCTTCGTATTGGTGAAGATGATGGAATGGGGAATGCTGATGCTCTGGAAGATATCGGCCAGCACATCCAGCTTCTGACTGTCATCTTCCAGCTCCACGTGGAACTGCTTGATGCCGTCCAGCTTGACATCCGCCACACGGAGCGTCACCTTCACGGGCTTTGTCAGAATCGTGCCAGCCATCTCCGCCACCTCTTCGGGCAGCGTCGCACTGAAGAGACCCAGCGTGCAGGTGCTCGGCAGACCAATCTTCACAATCTCATTCACCTGGTCCAGAAAACGGTCGCGGAGCATCTCATCGGCCTCATCCACGATAAATGTGCGGAGTGCGCTGAAAGACAGGTCACCCGAAGAGGCCAGGTCAAAGATGCGACCGGGCGTACCGACAACGATGGACGCACCGTTGCGAATGTCGCGCACATTCAGATGACGGGGAACACCGCCAATCGCCAGCACGACGCCAATCTTCATATAGTTGGAAATTTCACGAATCACACGTGCAGTCTGGTCGGCCAGCTCATGTGCGTGACAGAGTACCAGCGCCTGGACTCCGCGGACCTTGGGGTCTAGGCGGGCCAGACAGCCAATGCCGAAGGTACCGGTCTTGCCAGTTCCTGACTGGGCCTGTCCCAGAATGTCACGGCCCTTGATGAGGGGCATAATTGCCACCGACTGGATGGCAGATGGCTTCTCAAAGCCGTAGGCATAGATACCCCGAAGGAGCTCTTCAGAAAGAGGCATATCATCAAACGTCGGGCAACGGGGATATTCCCCTTCGCCGGAAGTCTCAACAATGAAGTTGGAATCGGCGGGAGCCGTGGCTACTGCAGAAGCAGTAGCGGAAGAAGAAGCAGTTGAAGTGGAAGCAGCGGACATGGTCGTAATCTGTCGTACATAGGGTGGCGGTTTTTTAGGCCGGGGCGTCACCTTTGGGGGCCCACGCACCCTAAACTTGAGGCCGCGCCCCCGCTAGGGTCGGTCAGAAGACATGCGTATTTGTACCACGACGACTACGTGATGCTCTACTTCATACGGAAGACAGATGGCTTTGCGGTGACCGCTACAAGACCAGGAGCAAGACACCTCCCCGCCATACGACTTCACGATGGACAGACAGTCGTGTTAGTGGATGAGCGACCGGTAACAACACCATCCTTTGATGTGCGAACCTCCCGCTCTTACAGTTATCATGTGCCCCTTCTCAAAAGCAACTTACAGAAAGCGATTCGCCGCAAGGCCCGAAATGCCGCGCTACGAACAGCCTGGTGGCTACTCTGTCGGGAGCCTACAGAGCTGTTACGCCGTCTGCCCGTGATTCTCTGTGAAGACACCCAGATTGAGGAGCGGACCTTCTTGGAGCTTGTGTGGCTTATGGTGGCAACCTCTAAGGGATACCGGCTTCTCTGGTCCGATGCGGCATGGGTGATGTCAGCCGTCGCAACGGCGCTGGAAACAACGGGGCACTGGAACTTGGAGATGCCGGGCCCACCTCTTCCTACCGGTGCGCTGTCACAAAATCCGCTGGCACTGGCCTTCCATATTCGCATCGCCTTCGGCGGAATGAACGGAGACCAGGCATTCATGGGGCGACTACGCGACCGGGTGATTGCCGGAACACTACCACTCTGGACAGGTCCACGCATCTGGCTAGAAGAAGACATTCTATGGTTGGACCCCGATGAAGATATTCTGCTGGAAGCAGTGGACCAACATGTCTATCCGCACCTGGATACAACAATACCGGGACTGCGTCTAGATGCGATTTGGCACTGTAGGAGCTCTCTGAATGTTCGGGCTTATATCGGGGAAGGAACTGCGGAAGCAGAGACGTATATCGCAGAGAGATACGCGTCACTGTTACCAAATTTGGAAGAGCACCGGCTGGCACTAGACCTCTTTTCCCACCGGATGCGGCTGCGCTGTGTGATCCGCACCGCCGAAGAAGAGGTGGCAGAGATGCGGACCGCTACAGTTGCCACTGTCGCGACGTTGGATCGCTGGCTCTCTAAGAAGCCCGTGGCCCTCGTTAAGTATTGACTACATAAACTTCTAGTAATTCTAATAATCTTATTTCTTCGCAATAGCGTATTAGCTAAACTATAAATTCTGTTTATTCAACTCTTAATCATACGGCGCTAGCCATCGGAGTAGCTTTTACAACGGTGGGAGCACGCGCACCGGCACCATTGATTGCTGTAATAGAAATCGTATATTCAACACCGTTTGTTAGCTCTGAAATAGCAAAAGGATTGGTAATACTGTCCTCAAATACACGGGGCCCCTCATTCTCCGCAATGCATTCAATACGATGCGCCGACGCACCAGACGAATACGGCACTGTAAAGTTCTCCCAAGAAACCGTTATCAGTCTATCAGAACCCGCAGCTTTCACGTTTACCGGTGAGAACGGAGGTAAATCAACACGAAGCTGTGAAGAAGGAAGCATTTTGGTCAAATCGCGCAGAACGTTGCTTGATGCGGAATAAACACGATTCGTGATGGGCTCTGGTTGTATGCAGTAAATATTGAAACCAGGCGATATCTTCTCATCTTCAGTGGGGACCAACACAATCGCTGTAGTGGCTGGAATCGCACTGACACCGATCTCTTGGACTGTAGGGGGAATAACAATTGTACCTATATTCGTCCCGGCAAATGCATGCGCGCCTATCTTTGTTACACCATCGGGTAGTTTGATAACTCCTTGTAGATTCTTACAACGTTCGTAAGCACCTTCCCCGATTTCCGTGCACGTGGGTTCAATGTCGCAATGTGTAAGTTGTTCATTGCCAAAGAACGCATAGGGTGCGATTGTGGTAGGGGCAGCACGTGAGCGGGGCGTCGTTGTTGAGGTGGTTCCTGTTCCAGTACGGATAATAGACACACCCGAAAATGTTACCGTCATTGATGTTGTTTTGAAATTGGTATAAGAGCTAAATGGCGCCTGATTTACCTTTGCGTTTCCTGTAATATATGTTTGGTCCCATAGTGCACGTGTAAAATAAGGAGATGCTGTCGTTATGTTTGTTTCCAATAAAGGCTGTACTATAGTTTTATTTGCCATATATCCGCTACTATCATATAAGGCATAACCATTAATATTTAGGCCCGTTGTGCTTATTTTATAGCTCAATATTTGTTTTGGATTTATTGTAAGTCCTGATTCTGAAATAGAGGTTATATTCTGTAGGTACAACCATTTACCGGCGCCATTTGATATAGAGTCAACGACAACTCCGTTCCGTGAGATTTGTGCGCTTGTAAAACCATAGAGTGCTACGACACCTGGGCTTGTTACGGCTTTCGTAGAATTATTGACTACAACAGATACGGAATAGTCGCCATCGCGATAATTTGTTATTGCGGTATCCGAAGAAGACAGAGAAATCACACGTTCAATTGGTGAATTCGCAAACACATAGGAACCACGCGATGCTGCACTAGGATAAATGAGTGTTTTCAATCCTGAGCGATAGAATGCTTGTGTTCCAATATTTGTCACAGAGGATGGGATGAGTGCCGTTGTAACGGTGAAAGGAGGAATACCACCCATTCCATCTGTACTATTAAACGCATAGGCGGGTATGGCTGTCACATAGGGTGGTACCAGAATATTGATGTTCGTTGCTCCACTATAAACAAGATTGGGTCTCTCCAAAATACTCGTTGTGTATTCTACTGTGCGATTTCCTAAATAGATTTCTGTGTTAATGTTCTCTGTAGCGGTGATAATAACACTATCATAGCTATGCCATAAATTACCGGGCCACAGGTCATTGTATTCAAGATTATTTGCGGTCCGTGGAGAGCCCAAGTACAGCTGATTCCACATGTAATTGTTATGTAGCAAGAGAGGGCTTGCGGTTCTCGCAGGCTTGCAGGGATAGCCTTGTGGTATACGGGTTGCGTACGGATGTTCATAATTAGTTCCCATTGTCTGATATGTCGATAACTGATAACATGAGTTCGTTTCTCTTGTATCTAAGATGGGCGTTCCTGTCACAGGGAAAATGTAGGGTGGGTATTGAGCATTTATTGCTTTTGTATAAGCTTTCTCATACTCTATTTCTGTATAAGTTGTTTTGCCTATATAGCTTTCACCATATGGTCCAGCAATCGCCAGATAGGGTGTAGTTATCTGCGCATTATAGTCACTGTATTGGCTGAGAGTGATAGGGTTTGCTGGCGTTTCATAGACAGTGTATTTTGATTTAAGGCTATTTATGATATCGTATACCAATGAAGCAGATGTTATATTATTCGTAAAATACATATGATTTAACATATTTGTTAACTGCGCATTCTTCGCAGCTGCAATTGCGTTAATTAAATCGGTATTGCGATACGGTACAAAGATTATTGATTCTTTTATTTCAGAAATATTATTAAGTTGTTTCTTTAATAGATTAAATGTACCGGTACCTTCTGTTGCAGCATCTAATCTCTTTTGTAACGCTAGAATGTCGTCCATTTTTACTCCAGGATGTGGAACACGATTTGAAATCTTCTGTACTATGGTTTGTGGTAATGCCAGTATGTCATCGGATAAATTATTTAAATCTTTTGCTATATTCCCAGCATCACTGACTGCCTGTCCACATCGCATCGGTTTTCTAGGGGGCGACGGCGTAAAAGGTAGCTTAGTGGGCCCCGTGTCGGGAACTAACATCGGTGCATCATCGACTAGTTTACGAGTACTGTTAGTAATCTTATCCACAATTTTTAAAATTTTATGCATTTTAGATGGAGGTTTATTGGGCGTGGGCATCGAACCAGGCGGTAATTCAAACATCGGCGCATCATCTGCGAATTTAGAACCGTTTCCTGTTGCTTTGCTTACAACTGATTCAATTTTATTATTTGCCGGTTTTGGATTCCTTCCTGGGAATTTGTTCGCATCACCCCATCTTGGTTTCAATGGTACTGGCTTCTTTGGGAATTTCTTTCCTACACCCCAGCGCCCAGACTTAATAAGTGGTATCGGCTTGGGACCAGGAGGAACCCACTTTAATAATCTTAATAGTTTAAAAAGTCCACCAAGTATTCCAAGAGCACCAAGCGCGATTTCTACCCAAAATAATGGAGTTAATTCACCCAACATAAATGCGCCCGTTTCAACACTTGTATTGGCAGCCTGTGATAAAAACGCAGCACCAATTTCTGCTGCGCCACCTACAATAGCGGTAACTGCACCTACTATTGCTGGAGTTGCTACAGGGGCTAACGCTGCACCAACACCAAATGTAAGTCCAAGGACAAGAAGTTGAACTGCGATTGCGATTAGAATAGGAGCTACCTCATAAAGTAATCTTCCTGCGCCCGAATTTCGGAAAAGAGCCTTCTTTTGTACTGCTCCATCATTCTTGATTGCGCGGAAATACGTATTCGGCTGTGTTACAGAGCTGTTGAAACTCACATTCCGTGTGAACTGATATCCCATAAAACTAAAGGTTGCGGGGGCAATCGTATGCATCAATCCAGTTTGCTCAAATATCGCATTACCTGAAACACATTCAATATACTTGAGACCCCCTTGGCCCGTTGTTGCAGGCCATGGCCCATCATGATAGGCCCAGAACCAGTCTTCTGGTTTCTGTAGAAGGATATACTGCTTCAGTGTAGGGATTTCCTGGAACTTAATATACGTGTACCCACGTGCAAATCCATTCGTATTAGAAGGCATATATGTTCCTATCTCAACATTACGCGTGTTGTTTGCGCTAACATCGGTGTGTGCGGATATAAGCGCAGGGACATCATCAAGTGTGACATTGCTGAAATCAACTAGCGTTACAATTGGTGTGTTTATTAGGAATTTATTGCTATTCACGATGATATTATCCGAATATTTAAATACATCAACTCCCACAAATGGCTCTATATTTGTAGTTAGGTTCAGAGTGGAGCCATTGGTCCATGTCGTAAATGCCCCATTTCCAATTGAGATTGATGGTGTAACTATATTTAGAGTAGTATTATCAAAATCAGTCATAGCAGAATCAAAAATAGTGAGTAACCCACATGAAATATCAATTGTGGTATTTATCTTATTCGTCATATCATCAATTGATGTTAGTAAATTTGAAATAGAAATAGCGACCGAATTATCCCCTGTTATACTTTCTACATTTTGCGCAGCCCAGTATATCATAGAAGCATACTCAGATGAAATATTTTCTGTTATTCGGCGTGTAAGGCTACCTGAAATATCAATTACAGTACCATCGCTAAATACAATACTTGGTGATGCATTATCCCACACTATATCAACGTTCATACCATTCATACTAATATCCGATTCTGACGTAATATGGTTAATTCTATTTGGTGGTAACTTGAGCACGCAATTGGATACTGGAATCGCATACGGCTTCACAAAATTAGCGGAAGGGTCCGTTTGATTTACAGCAAATAAATCATTATTTGCCAGAATTGCTGCACTAATGTATGTTACAGCAGATGGATAAATTCGACTATTATACGTGTTCAGCTGCGTTGCGTTCAAGCACACATTTGCCGACGCATCCATTCCTGTAAACCGGGTTCCATTCCAACCAGCAATAGTGGAGAGCTCTGTTAACGGGTTTGTTTCATTCTCATTGGCATTGTATGACAACTCTTGTAATTTATATATAAATTCATTAATCCATTCTGTATAATTATCGACTATACGGTATTTATAGCGTTCAAATTTGTCTCCATTGCTCCCAGTCTTAATATTTGCAAGCTCATAAATATTTGCATATTTCAAATAATCAAGTAAATCAAAACTATTATTAGACGTTAATTTATAAGATTTCTCTCCTGTTGCAAAGTTTGGGTCTGTTCTCTCAGTTTGAGAATCTATCATTTTAAGAATATGTTTAACCCCATCATTGTGAATTACATTTCCACTTCCATCTTTAACAACAAGCGCCGCGCCATTAATAGCAAGTCTACATCCATTTCCACTGGTATAAAGAACAGTTCCATTATTGCTTGTAATAGTAACATTTCCGCTTCCATCGACATCAAGAATATTTCCACTAGCATCCGTTTCTTTAATGAAATAAATATCGCGATAATCATCTGTATATGTGCACAATACTTTGATTAGTTCATTCAACTGTAAATTCCTATTTTTATAGCTTGTCCAATTTATAGTGCGGAATAAAGAGCTGTTGTCAATCGTTACATCGCTGCCTCCAGTTGAAGGGGCATATACGATATTATAGGATAAATCTTCGCCTCTTGTCAAATTAGCCGTTCCGGTAACATAATAGTTTCCTAACCCATTTGCATCAACATTGTAATATGTCATCCGGTTGAAAAATGTAATTTCCAGTGTGGTCGGGTCATTAAACATAAGTAAATTACAGTTGTAACTAATCTTTTTCAAATTCGGGCATCCAACAAAGTAAGAAGAGCCAAGAGCAGCCATTGATTCCGGTATCACAACTTCGCCCGAAATACCTGTATTCGCGAACGCCAAGTTCCCAATCTCCTTCGCTGCATCAAAATTGAATGACAGCAGATTTGTGCAGCCAAAAAAGGCACCGTCGCTGATATCCAACAGAGGTGTAATATTTACAGATGACAGCACGGGGTAATTCATGTATTTATACGATGTGATGGACTGTGACACGTCGTGATTCACATTAATGACCTGAATCGTGGAAGAGGGTAGAGTGCCCACAGTGCCACTGCGTGTTCCGCGGATTGTCAGTGATTCCAGCACACTGTTTGTCCAGAATGCACTTCCCGCAACTGTTATTGCACCCGTCAGAGAAAGAGTCTTGAGCCCACTGAGGGTGCTATTCACCTGGAACGTGTTCGCCGATGGATTTGTCGCAACAACCGCCGTGAGAGTGTGGAGTCCGCTGGCACCATTGAACAGATTACCATCGCCGGGTACCGACAGAGTATTGCTTGTTAGGGAAACCGTCGTCAGTGCAGTGAGACTGTTACAGAACGTGGATGGAAGGGTCAGCGCAGCCCCACCGGTCACCTGAATGCTCGTAAGAGATGTGAAGCCGGTGAGTGCGTTCAACGCGGCCGTGGCACCGGATACAAAGCGGAGAGCAAGTGTCTGTAATACGGTGCATCCCGAAAGAGCGCTAGTCGTCATACCGGCCAGTGGGGCACTGACATTCAGTGTCTGTAAGGCAGAGCATCCCGAAAACTGGTCACTGGCAATTGTCAGTGTAGAGTTACCCGTTACCGTAACTGCTGTTAGAGATGTTAGCCCGGCCATTGTTGACAAAGTAACCGCGCCCGCAAGGCTTATCTCTACGGTTTGGAGCCCCGTCATTGACGCAAAGGGAAATGGAGAGGAGGCGGAAGTTGTCAGATTTGTTACAGTAATCGTCTGTACACTGGTACAACCCGTGAATGCGCTGGCATCAATGCTGACAGTGGAGCCTTTCACTGTAACAGACGTCAGACCCGTACATCCAGCGAACGCGTTCGCACCGATGCTAACCGCGCCGGAGCAGTCAATCGTAATGGATGTAATCGCAGTACATCCAGCGAACGCGTTCGCACCGATGCTAACCGCGCCGGAGCAGTCAATCGTGATGAATGGAATCGCAGTACATCCCTTGAATGCGTTCGCACCAATCGCCATGCCCCCCGTTGAAGAAATCGTAAGAGGCGCAGTTAGGGAAGAGCAGCCTTCAAATGCCGACGCACCAATGGAATCGCGGAAGGTAAATCCGTGAGTTGCCAGATTTGTGCAATTCTTGAAGGTGTAGGCAGGAATGCTGGTAGTAATCCTCAGACTGGGATTATACACCTGCACGGATGTCACGGAGGACGCCCATGGTCCGAACATATTTGCGTACAGACTGCACGCACCTGGCATCAGATAAACGACACCGTTTGTTGTCGGTGTTGTATAGACAGCCGATATGCGCAGGCCAGAAGCGTCACTGCTGTTTATCCAGCCCAGATTCCCGTAATAAAAGGCTTGACCATTGTCTAAATCTGCTTTTGTGAATATATAGTGGCATGGAGTTTGTGGTGTCTCACGCCGTGTTGTTAATGTGTCTCCAATATAACTATCTGTAGCTACATACTCTGTAAAATCTGTCACTTTAGGAATTACAATCATTGTCGAGCTATACGTTTTAAGAGCATCTGGTAAATTAACATAAATAGAATTGGATTTACGACTAGAGCGCGCTCCATTTGTATTAGCGGGTAATTCAGTATAGCTCTGGTCATACAGCTGAAGAAGCTTCTCAGTAGATGACAAACTATTTATGACCGGTGTTCGCCGATTGCCAGCATAAATGAAACCTCCATAGGATAGAACCCTATTTGATAAAAATAGAAGTGGATAATTACGGGTTGTCCATGTAATTACATCTGAAGTTAGTTCAGGTGATAATATAAATTCCATGCCACTTACACCAAATAAAATATCAGATGACCGTATGTTATTGGGTAATGTTGCGATATAATCTGTTGTTTGAAGAGGAGCCGGATACCATACAACAGTGGGGTTTGATTCAAAATTAGTATAGAAAACATCTGATAGGCGTGTTAGCTCTTTCGTATTAGTTCCATTTAAACTATATGGATAATAGTATTCTGTTGTATTATATCCACTCACAATCAGGCGACATGATGCAGGGAATGCTCCCACCCCAATCACCATCTGTTCATTACTGTCGCTGGGCTGAAACCGAACATGGGTTGCCGTAGTAGCACCTGCAAAATAGCCCGATGGGATGTACTCAACATTCGCTAAAATATCAATGATTCTGTTCGACGGGGCATGCGTCGGCGCACCAGGTAACAGAATCACAGGACCGTTCAGATTGATAGACCAGATGCGGGTCGCATTATATGGAAGTGTGATGTTACCACCACTGACGGTAAATACCTGGTCATTGAAAACAAGCTGCTTAATCGCTGTGTCAAACGCCCCCGCGTCAATCCGTGAAATCGGGGTTGTATGTGTCAGGCTGATAGATTCGGGATACGCAATAGAGCCATCTGCTACTCCTACAAAATAACCGGTGGGTATGGTGTCCATGACATCATCCTCTCCGCCCTGACAGAATGCTGCCACCTGCTTCAGCCCCCGTGCAATTGGAATGTATTTTGCAGCGAGTGCCCGCCCATACTCATGTGTTGCCGTATCCGTGGACAGAAGCATATCAACGGAAATCCATGCCATCCTTTCATAATTGAACAATGTTGCGGGCGACTCCAGTGTCTTCTGCTGCCAGTAGGTCGCACTCTCCAAAAGAGATGGCTGTGCATACTGATTTTCAAGACGGTAACGCCGCACATCCGCTGAAAAAATAGGCCGACCCGGATTGGGTGCCGTGAAGGTATTGCTATTCGGAAGCCCTAACAGTATCTGCTGGAGCTCACTGCGCCGACGGTAATTCAGAGTTGTTGCGCCAACCGTGTAGGTAACATCGGGCTCCAAATAGTAGACTACATTTCCATAAGAGGAGTTCATCGTGATGGATGTTGTAGAAGGGAAGAAAACATACAGAGTTGTTGGTGTATAGGACCCAACATGTTCCGCACTCTGAAGTATCGTGTTAATGTACTCTGCAGAGATACCGATGTACGAATCAGCAGTAAACCCTATCGTCTGTACACAGGCATCCGCAATATCAGCCTTAAAGTCATTCTGCGTTTCGCTTATCAGATTGCCAACAAGCAACAGCGTTGCCAGCGATGCCTGCTTCTTTGCGTCGGTTGCCGTGGGGAGAGACGTGACAAACTGTGTGATAAAATCACTTGTTAGGGGAGTGGCCATCACATTCTCATATTGGAGCATATCTGAAATCAGGCTCTGTGCTGCTGCCTCTGCCGTTATCGCATCCTGAACGACTGCTGCGCGGAGAAGTGATGTAACAGAGGGTGCCACATTCAGACGTTGAGTGCGATACGTGTAACTCTTTACAGAGGAAGAGGTTCCACAGAATATACGGTCACCCAAAACGCCGGTGCACACGTGAGAGGCCGCATCCGTAAAAGCACCTACAAGTGGCCAAGCATCTCCATTAACCGCATATACGCTAACACCCGCAGCCGCGCTACCAACAACCAGTGTCGTGCCAGTTCCATTTAGTGCAACAGAGGTGCCGAACATATCGGACGCGCCAGTACCCCGATAGACAGTTTCGGTCTTTGTCCATGTTAGAGTCGGCTTCGTCCATACTGTAACTGCGCCATAACCTGACATTGGCTCCATTGGAGAATTGAGTGTTCCCCTACAAGGTGAGCCAACTGCAACCGTTTTTCCATTCGCTGAAAGAGCGACACTGTAACCAAACTGCTCACTGCTGGCCTCTTCCCCATAGATGTTTGCCTGATTCCTCCATTTCCATCCGGTAAAAATACGCACCGCGCCTTTGCCAAGCGCATACTTCGCGCCGACCGCAAGGGTTGCTCCATCGGCAGAAAGAGCAAGGCTGCATCCGAAATTTTCGGAGCTATCCATTGTACCATAAAGTGTTTTCGTCAGTGTCCATGTAGAGCCCACCTTCTGATAAAGAGAGACGGTGCCATCGCCGGATGAGATGCCCGCTGCCAGTGTCGTGCCATCTATGCTTAACGCAACCTGTGCGTTCTGTACTGACAGAGTTGTTAGCAATGTCCAGGTCCCGGCAGATTCTGTATGAATATTGATATCCGCTGTACGCGCAACAACGACCGTTTTACCATCCCCGCTCATAGCAATAGAGCCTACCGTACCCGTTCCTGTCAGTGTCTCTGTCAGTGACCAGCTTCCATTTGCCTGAAGGGTATAGAGGGACACATCGGAAGAAGATACATTGGCGATTGCCACCAGATGGCCCTTTGCGGATGTTGCGATTTTAGCAGGAGTGCTTGCGATTGACCCCGATTCCTCCCATGGGGACCCCGTTGTTGCATACGATAAGAGCGGACTACGAATCCCTTCTCCCACATTATCGGATGCAGAAATCTGGAATGTGTGTGTTTGACCCGGTGTAAGAACTTCTGACCCCGTGATTGGAAGAGATACGGAGGATTGCTGTCCATTCTTCGTTAGAGTATAGGATGTTATAGTGCGTGGGGCATTGGAGGGTTGCTGCCACTCTATCTGTGTGAGCACCGATTTCGTGGTTTTACCACTTGGCTCTATGATTGGGATAACCGTCGTAGTAACAGAAGGGCTATGCGGCTGTGACAGTATCTGCGACCCCGTAAAGGCATTCGCGGCAATTATCTTCTGTGTGGTTGGAATCGTAACAGATGCCAACTGTGTACAATCCGCAAAGGCACTCTCATGAATTTCCGTTGTAGCAGCAGGAAGCGTTACTGCCGTCACCGGCATATTGCGAAATGCCGATGCACCTACCCTTGAGACCGTAGAGGGTACAGTGACAGTCGTATTACTGCCACTATACCCTGCCAGGGTCCCCCCTGATGAAATCCGAAAATCTGTCATCTATAAGAAGGACAATTATTTTTGTCGGAGGGAATAATCTTTAATTATTCAATATTGTATGGTATTGTACTATTACAAGTATCTCATATATCTTTTTATTTATGACATTATTATGTCACAAACAGAAAGATTGTAGGTTCTCTTTTTCTATATTAATACATGGTGACTATGCACGATGAATGAGAGGAACTTCAACCGTTCCATCTTCCGCAAAGACACACTTGCGGCGAATATTTTCTAGAGTAGCAGCTGTAAGTTGATTTCCGTACTGATTGCGTAACATTCGGATAAATTCCGCATAGCTGATACGTATGCGTCGCACAGGAGCCAAACTCTCCACTTCAACACCCGCGACCACCATGTTATCACGTTTCCAATCCGGCAGTTCCAAATTGTAATAGGTGAGAATTCCAGTGCGCTCTACCTGTGGCAGACCAAGGCGACAGGCTTCAATAAGTCCTCTACCGGCAACGGCTACGCGATGGTCTGGAGATATGAGAACGGACTGTGTTGCTCCGAATTGTCCACGCGCAATACGGTAGGGGTTTGTCTGTGGGGATGCTGGAATACGCTGCCGGAGAACACGCTGTACCTTTACGACGCGCCCATCTGCTGTCTGTACATTATCACCAGTACGGAAGCTATCCATTGTGCGATAGCCGGTTGGTGTAAGAACAGGCGCATTTCCAAAGAAACAGATGGCACCGCCGCCACCACCACCACCACCACCGCCGCTGCCATCAAGTGTGTATGTTACAGTGTTCGTGCTCGCCCACCCACCCGTTGAGCCATTTTCTGTTATAGCCCGTGCGCCACGAACACCCCACGGTTTCGGATACTTCGCCGCCATAATTTTGAATGAATATGTTGCGCCGACTTCAAGCGGGTCCGCATATTCGGGGAATGAAAAGGATGTAGTAAAGGACTGCTCCCATGCGAATCCAGTCGATACTCCATTTTTACTGTACATAATCCAATAGAATGTAGCTTCTTCAATTGGTCCCCATTGTAGTAAAATCTTATTACCCTGCTGTATAGCAGTTGGACTTGCCGGTACATGTATCGGCAGAATTCCATAATTCACAGTGTTAGATGTATTCCATCGCCCCTCTGTTCCGAATGCGCTTATTGCTCTAACTCTAAATGTATAGAGACCATCGTAAATAGGTAAATAATTAAATCTGAAAACATACGATGTAGAATCACCCACTGGCTCTATAGTTGTAAAAGGGTTCTCTCCACTTACACTTGCTTCAACTTCATATGCTGCTGCACCCTGTGTGGGCGACCATTCCACGTAAATATTGTTTGACCGCTGTCTAGCAATTATAAACGGAATTATATCATTGAAATCATTATCTGGATTATATAATATCCAGGGTGTCCAACTACTATAGAGGCCACCCTCCAAGACAGTCTGAACACGAATAATTAACTTAACAATTGGGAATGGTAGGTTCTGTAATGTAAGATATGTCTGGTTACCGGGTGTTGTTGCAGTAATTGGAGAAGTAGACGGCAGATTTCCTTGATTTACCCAATTCAAACTGTCCCCAAGTGACATTCCATTATATCCAGTATCAATGACTGCGTATTGAACATTGTAATTAACAGATGTTGTATCATCAGGAATAGTTGGTGCTTTCCACGTTACAAGAGCACTCATTCCCGTTATAGGAGTGGCACTTACATCTGTAGGAGGAAGGGCAAACCTGTGGGGTGAAGAAGAGATTACATAGTCGCCGGTCGCGTAGGCGTTTGCTGCGGCCACACGAATGATATAGTCACCTGGTACGGAGATATTGCGTGTATAACGGAATCCACCAAAATGATTTGGCGTGCTGCTAAAGGTATCCGTATACCGTGCTATGCGACTTGAAATATCAATTAAATAGTGTGTAATCGGTGAGCCACCATCATCCGCAATCGGGTCCGAAATAGCATAGTAGGGTTTCCTCCATGTAAGCTCCAGAGTTTGGTTACCATAGTTGGGTGGAACCCCCCCCTGTAGTGATGTTACAAGCCCGGGTTTTGTTACAGGTGAAGCCGAAGCATCCTGTATAAATAGATTTCTTCCATTAAATGTATTTGATATTGAAAATACTTCTTCAATATTAGGATGCGGGTCATCCCAAAATGGTTGTGTAACTCTGCGTCCGGCCGCATAAAGTCCAAGAACACTACTCTGAGTTCGTACATTCTGAATAGTACAAGATGATGCATCTGCCGGTAGTGTTAGTATAGAAAGTACATTTGAACATATATCGATATCGTCAAAATATGTAACCTTATATCCAGATGGGTCCGGAAAGCCGGTTGGTTTTGTCCATGATAACAGAATTGATTTATCACCAGACGGTACAGCTGTTAGATTCAGCAGCTTTATGTGGTCGCTATTTACAGAAGGACCGGACCCAATCCTATTTTTCGCACAGATAGATACAAAGAAACTATCATTCTCTGTAAATGCGGTCTGATAGGATAACACATCTCCACTTACGGATACCGTATTTACTGTAACATTGTTCCCGATATCCGCTGAATAGATGGTAAGGTCATACCCTGTAATTGGCGTATAACCATCGTCTTCAGGTGGCTGCCATGTGAATGCATAGGGAGGCGGATTTACTTTTCCAAATTCCACCGGTGCGGAAGGAACGCGCCGCACACGAATTATATCGCTTGTAACCCACGATGACCAGGGCCCTTCCCCTACCGCGTTCGTTGCACTCACTGAAAATCCGTATCGGACACCCTCTGCTGGAACTACATAATTATAGGATGTTACTCCAGCTGAAATATCCGTTACTGTCTTGATACCATTTACATAGAGATTGTAGCTTGTTATCGGTGTTCCACCCGTAAATGCCGGAGGGCTCCACACAATCGTTGCAGAAAGATCTAATGTGCTTACCGATGAAATAGTTGGCCGTTTGGGTATTGTTGTTGGTAGGAATATTAGTGTATTGGATTCTGGTCCAACGCCGTTCGCATTATATGCCCGTATCGTGACGGAATAACTGACACCATAATCAAGCACATTGATTGTATAAGAATTTCCAATTGTTTCGGTATTTATCTGTGCCCCACTCACAGTTACATAATAGGTTAAAATGGGCGGTCCCTTATTGAGTGAAGGAGTTGTCCAATTGAGCAACACACTCTTACCTTCCGCCCAATCACGGCCGATGAATCCACCCGATAGGTCTGGCACACCTGGCAGTGCATTTGGCGTAACAATCGTTGAATAGCCGGACCAATCACCTGCGCCATATGTATTATGCGCACGAATGCGGAATTTATAGGTGGAATCCCGCCCCGTTAAAGAAAACGGTTGGAAAAGGACATCTGATATTGTCAAATTATTTGCAGAATTGGACACATCCACCAACTCAATCGTGTAGGATAATATAGGCGCAGCCGCAAAAGATGTGGGGGCCGTCCATGTCATATAGAGCGTTCCCAGACCCTGCGTTGTGAGAGTCGGCGCAGTTGGTGCCTGTGGAACAGAGAGAGCCTGTATGGCGGCCGATGGGGCAGACCAGTTACCAATACCAAGGGAATTTACACCGCGCACCTTGAATTCATAAAAGTGATTGGAGGATAGGCCCGTAACAGCATAGGTTAGTTCCGTAGAGCCGGTGTTAATTGTCCAGGTTGTGCTCGTTGAAACATCTGTGACAAATATATCATAGGCAGTAACAGCGGGATAATCATAAAGGGCAGAGTCCCATGTAACTGTAATCTCATCTTTGTTTGTCGCACTTCCACTTATATCCGTGGGAGGAGCCGGTACAGCAGGTGTTTGTACCTCTGCTCCAAGCGCACCCAACATTTTCGGACGAATCGCAAACAGCTGCCCTGCGTCTAGCTCAATGAGGTCATCAAGACCAGCAGAGGTTGTTCCACTCTGATGAACAGTTCGCTGTGCTGTATCGGATACATCCTGTAACCACTGTGCGGTTGTTCCCGTGACAAGAACCGTTTTTCTACTCTTTGTCCCCTCTGCCCCAAGGAAGCTTACAGCACTCACCTCTACCATGTGACTTCCCGTACTAACATTCGAAAGAATAACATATCCCGTACTACTCACATCACTAACAGTTAGGGTGCTATCCAGATATATGTTATAGGACTTAAAGGAGTTCCAGAAATACGTGGGCGGCGTCCATGTAACATAGATGCGACTATCGATTGCGGAGCACTCAAGGGGGGGTGTTCCTGGAGAAAACTGAAGGATGGCCGGAATATAGGTAGCAAGCTTACTTTTTCCGTAGTCTCGGGTAGTCGCATCAGCGGCCGCCATCATCGTCTGATAAATATAGAGGAGCATCACTCTTCCGCGATTTGCGACGGCTGGGCTGGTCGCATTCAGTGAAATATCCGTAATCCACTGACTCTCCCAGTCGATGTAGGTGCCACTGAATGTACCTGCGTTACTCAAATAGTAATTCAGATTACCCTGTGCATTAAGAATTTCTGGTGCATAGCGGGTCGCCAGTGTTGTCGCGATTGTAGAAGCATTCGCAACATAGGTGCTCCACCAGGGCGGAGCCACAAAGCCGCTGATATCGACTACTTTTGTGAGAGCCCCACCGGCATTTGGAATAAATCCGTCAATCATCATCCGCATAGAGTAATTCATTTTCATATTGGGAGTATATGTCACGGTGCTCATGTAAGAGGTAGTCGTTGCCGGTAGGCGAATCGGTGTTCCACTATTCGTTGTGAGTTCATATTCAATCGCCGGTGAATTGATAGGTGGCGCGGTCCATGTAAGTAGCACTGTGTCATCGGATACGGTAGTTGCTGTGAGATTCTTGATATTGTTGGACGCATCAATCAGCGAATCCATGTAGGGGGTTCCATAGAAAACACTGTTATTTGATTGCTGTAGGGATTGATATCTGATTACTTGAATCTGCGCCTCAAGAGATGAAGACTGTCGCGCGTAGCCACTGACATCCAAGCCAGCAATCTGTGCGAATGTTACAGTTTGTAATGCCGTATTGTAGCTTCCAGCCCCCTTTTGTACTTCCACAAGTCCCACCGGTAGCTTTAGAGTTGTAAGTGATGTACAGCCTTCAAATATACTCTGTGTTAAATACAAATTATATAGCGTCGGTCCAAGAAACTCCACATACGTTAAGCTACTACAACCCTGAAAAATACCTATCCCCCAATTTCGTAACGGGGGTGATGTTGTTGTATCAAATTCGGGTAACCCCTCATCCTCAAACTTCACATAGGTGGGTATCTTGATAGAGGTGATTCCAGTATAGCAAAATGCTGTATTACGAATTTTGAGGTTTGAAGAATTTGAAGTGGATGAAAACTTCACATACTGGAGCGTGGAAACTCGAGCATAATAACCCGCTTCTTTCATTGACCGTGGAAAGAAGATTCCTTTCAAGGATGGGAATGCATAGGATGTACCAAGGGTAGCATCATCTTGTCTCTCTGCACCATCTGGAAGGGCAACAATCGGTGGCTGGGGGTATCCCTTTCCCGTAGTATCATACCCTGTGTATTTCTTGGTCGTCCAGTTAATATTCAAGAAATTCCCCGTTGACGCAACCACACCATTGCCGGCTTCATCGCCACTCTTCGTTGTTCCATTCGGATAATGGACAGTTACATTCGGTGACCCAATGAAGGCACACTCCGAAATAGTCGTGGACGCATTCATCAGATGGACAGATGTTAGCCCCGAACAATCTGCGAACGCACAGTCGCCGATTCGTGTAACACTGGCCGGTATCACAATGCTCTGTATTTTGTTACAACCATAGAAGGCATACGCCAGAATACCGGTCACACCCGAATTGAGAGATACATCCGCCAGGTCTGTACACCCATAGAACGCGAACTCACCGATGTCGGTGGTACTGTTTATGTTAACAATCTGAATTTGAGTGTTATTCGCATATGATTTTGCACCAGGAGAGGTGACTGTAAGGGGTGGTACAAAGGTTACTTCAAGAGGCCCCCCAAAATTCTCAATATATCCATCAAAAATCATCTGAATCTTGAATGTAACATCTACACCAGAAGTATATGAGTAGGTGTATGAGCGCAAAGAGCCGCGCTGTGTTGTAACTAGTTGGTTATCTATATAGAGTCTGTATTGAGTGAGTGGGGATGTTGTATCTAAAATCATGTCATTTGGGGAGTCCCATGCAAAGGTAACTGTGGAAGAAGTATAACTGCTGACGCGTAGATTGGAAGTATTAAAGAAGCCTCCTGCGTTTATTTGAGAATAGTAAAGATTGGTATCATGATAGAAGGTGCCATTCGCTTCGGCATCTGTACTGTTTGTAGATAGTACAACACCGTTACAAATATCAATCAACTCTGTATTTGCAAAATATACACCGTTCAACTGACGATTTTGAAAGGCACGTTTTCCAATTTTCCGTAGGTAGGCAGGAAAATAAAGGTATATAATACCTTCACCCCCTCCATCAACTAATGTTTTATAGAAAAATGCATCATCATCAATGTCCAGAGCAGCATTCGCAACTGGAATCATTGCAAACTCAAGTGTCGTTATATATTTTACATTTTGGTCAAACATATTATTTGGAATTCTCTTCAGTGTAGCTGGGAAGAAGAACCCTCTGATAGTTGTGGGGCCATTGAATCCATATCCATTTGTCTGCGCCGTTTGATTGAATTCAATATATTCAATCCCATGTGGAATCGCAACATTTAGTGGTTGTGGGTATCCAGATGCCTGCCGATAGCCATAACATTTTTTCGCAGTCCAATCTATTTCAAGATAATTTCCGGAGGATTCAACTGCTTCGTAAACAGATTCATATGTTGATTTTGAGGTTAAATAGGCGTCGGGTCCTCTAAACAGCTGCGTTCCATTTGAAAGTGTAATAAATGTACTGGTATTGGAGAAAAATGCGCTTTCGGATATTTTAATTGTGGGATTCAGTATATACACATTCGCCAATGAAGTGCATCCCGCAAAGGCACAGTCACCAATATGCGTAACCGATGCCGGTATGACAATGGATGTCAGTCTAGTACAGCCATAAAAGCTGTATTCCGATATCTTGGTTATGCCAGAGCCAAGGGATACATCCGTTAGGTTCGTACAACCATAGAAGGCAAAATCACTAATGATACCGCTTGCAACCGTTGCTTTTTGCAAAACGGTATCATTCAGATAGGCCCGTGAGCCTACCGTAGAAACGGATATCGTCGTCATATTCTATTCCTTTACATGCAAAATAAATACCCGGATAAACTAGTTTATTATTCTGATTAATTAATTATTTAGTATAGATATAGATAGACTCTATAAAATATCAGAATGATACTTTATACATTCTAACAACAGAAATATTTTCATCAACTACTTACGCACTGAACATCAGCGCACCCCGTCCGCCCGTGATGCGCAAGAGATTGTAGGTCGTGAGCCAACTATAAAGAATGAACCGTGGGGCTGTGGTCTGGACAGCGCGTAGGGGTATGACAGTTGCCGTGACGACTCCCTCCGCTGTCTGTATACCGGTTTCCACAGCAGTTATCCACCGACTGACATAACTTCCACCGCCGCCTCCCGCCTCTGTTCCATAGCCGCCACCAGAATAGCCATCGCCGCCTCCGCTCGTACCAATACCTCCATCTCCGCCGGTCAGTGTATGACTGAGAACAAACGCACTGGTTGCCAGCATCTGTGAGCCGCCGGGCAAACCAACACCCGCGGCATCCAGTCGTCCTCCACCGGCACCGCCATGTGCTGCGTCGGGTGCGGCGTGTTGGCGCACGGTCGTAGAGCCGCCAACTGTACCGATTTGGACTGCGTTACCGGCATCTCCGCCACGGAGTGTGCCCGTGCCCGTTCCGTGTCCGCCACCGCCGGCTACGGCAATCCACTGATGCTGGTTGGCACCAGTCTGTGTTACGAGCGCAGCAGACCCTCCCGCATTCGTGCGAAGTCGGGTCGCTATGTAACCGGGAAGACGACGGAGAGCCTGATAATCGACAATGCCGGTTACAAATGCACCGGAGCCATCCACTCCGCCCGGTGAGGCGCCCTGGAGTGTGACACGGAATCCAGCCGTTGTTGTGGCAAACTGGTCTTCCAGTCGCAGAAACGCATCGCCTGTAATACTAACAGGAGACTGTGACGGGTCTGTTTCCCACTGGGTTTCGGTGGCAGCACATGCGGACGCCGACATACGAACCACCAGCTCCTTTTGAGGAAGACGGTCCCAGTTGGCCGCTCCGCGGACTTCATCACGGGCTCTGTCTGCTGCTTCAGCCAATCCACCCGTGGGCCAGAATCCGAAGTCGTAACGATAGATGTAACGGTCCACTAGCGGAACCCGACGGCAGCCCAGTGCCGGAATGAGCGACCGGAAAAGAGAGGGGCCATCGTGGTCAAACCGGGCAACACCCCGTGTATAGAGGGCCAGGCCCTGAATCGGGTCGGAACGTCGCATCTCAAACGCGGGGCGCACATAGCCGTCCCCATAATCCCAGTTCGGAATCCGGGCGTCGGGCCACCACGGAATCTGAGAGCCACCCGCGGCTTCGGCGTCCGGTGTGCCCAGATCCCGACTGAACAGAAAGTAGGCATTGTAGTCCGTTGCCTCTTCGCGTTGGGCTACGACGGTTATGTCACGCACCAGTCCGCCCTGTGAAATCGGCATACGCACAACGGCCGTACCGTCTGTAGGGCGTGGAGGAAGGGCAACATGTTGGGTAATGGGAATCTGAAGATCCGCTATGCGAATCGCCGCGGCTTCGCGGTCCTCTAGACTAACATACTCCACGACGAAGAATGCATCCGAAAAATGCCAGCGGGATGGCATGGCGTGACCGGCTAACACACGACCGAACGGCTCCAGTGTTGGTATACCACTCTGAAGGATGGGCAGGCGCGTCTGATTGTAGATGCGCTGGGGAGCTGCCGCCACATCTGTTTCATAGAAGGTGGCGCCGGCGATGAGGGGTAACGGTCCGACCTGACCAGATGTTACCTCCTTGCCCGGATTCCGTGGATCCACACGGGCATCCGTATAGACTAAGTCCTGCATGTCGCGGAACTGACAGGTGATTTGAACCTTGTTCCGGAACAGAGCTTGAATCGGCAGTGCCTGGGGACCGGGACCGCGACTAAACCAGAAAGGCAGCACAATTTCCACGGGCTGATTCGGTTGGCGCTGATACCGGGTGCCGCCCAGATAGGCCCGGTCCGTGTATCCCGACGGATTCCGCCCAATCATGTCACAGGAGGATTCAAAATGGTCAATTGCGGTTTCCTGCTCATCTATCACCTCTAGGAGGCGACTGTCCAGAGTATCAATGGTCTGACCATCAATCAGAAGAGTAATCTGACTAGCAACCGCGTGACCGACCGCGTTCGTCCAGGACCAGTGCGGACCAATGACTGTATGTCCCGCTGTTTCGGCAGCTGCCTGTGCACGAACCTGGGGTGTATAGATGTCCGGAAGAACGACAACCAGCGTGATGCGACTGATGAGCTCTCCCTTGATGGGAAGCGTCGCCGTGGCCGTCCGTCCGAAGTCCGCCAGATTGTCAAAATCCACGCGTTCCCAGCGGGAGGCCCAACGGGTACGCCGACGATGAACCGCCGTGTAGAACCGTGTGGATGGATTGCCTAGCGGAGGATTCAGTCGCTCTTGGTCCTGAAGCCCCTGTGTGACGATTTTGAGCATTGTGGCAGGTGTAGAGGCCATTCTGCTATGCCAGTCCCTTACTGAGGGGTGTGGGCTTTGTTCTTCTTAGCTTTGCGCGACCGCCGACGGCTCCTGCGTTTCCCCCCACCGGCTTGGAGGCCAAGCGCAGTTTTGAGTTCTGATATAAATATACTCTGAAATGGGTTAAATTCATTACCAGTTTGATTTAATTCAAGAAGCCCTTCATCTTTGTATTCTAGTTTAAAAACAGTATCTGTATCCTTGCGAAATGCGTTAAATCTATGAACATCTGTTAGCTCGGGATAAATAACGATTGGTTTTCCAGTAGCAGCTGCCTCTTCTTTTGTTCTTATGGTTTTGTTATATCTATCACCTTCTGTAAGAAATTGAATCCATTTATTAACATCCGTTTTCATGGAAGATCCCCGTACTCGTAGCATCGTCTTAATTAAAAATTCCTCCGCCATCCCTTACTCTCTGCGCCGATTCAGTTAGGCTAAAGGTGACCGCCACGCTGTTAGTTACAAGTCTCCATAACGACGCAACAAACAATGACTACCGTAACCGAAACTCTCCTAGTGCGCGAAGCCGATGTGCTAGAGCGCCAGGCCACTCACCTGGTCGGCACTCTGGGTCACGTGAGCGAAGGCAAATCCACGCTGGTCCGGGCACTTACAGGTGTTCGCACGCAGCGCTATTCCGCCGAGCAACATCGGAACATCACGATTCATCTGGGCTACGCGAACTGTAAGGTCTGGCAACACCGGACAACTGGAGCCCTCCAGGCAACTCCCACGGGCGCAGAGCCGCCCGCGCCGGCCACCGATTGGCTTCTCACGGCACATCTGAGTTTCGTGGATTGTCCCGGCCACGAAGCCTATCTGGCCACTATGTTGGGCGGTGCCTCCGTGATGGATACCGCATGTCTGCTGATTGCCGCCAACAATCCCGCCGCCATTCCTCAGCCCCAAACACTGGAGCATCTGATTGCCGCGGAGCTCACGGGAATGGAGCGCATCGCCGTGGTTCCTAACAAGCTAGACCTAGTGGATGCTGCCGGTGCTGCTGTGGCCGAAGCCCGGATTCGCGGATTTGTAGCGGATTCCATTGCCGACCCCGTCCGGGGAGTTCCACTGTTTCCGATTTCCGCGCAGCACGGCTGGGGTGTCAGTCGGATTCTGGATTGGCTAACAGGTCTGCCTCCTCCGCCACGTGACTTGTCCGCTCCCGCCCGTCTGACGTGCGTGCGCTCCTTTGATGTGAATCGGCCGGGCCCCTTTGCCGCCGGGAAACCTCTGGCCGGCGGTATTCTGGGCGGTCCGCTGGACCAGGGTGTATTGGCCATCGGAGACTGGCTGGAGATTCGTCCCGGAATTCTCAAGCGCGGAGCGACCGGGCAGATTGTGGCGCAGCCTCTTCTAACACGGGTGGTAGGTCTCCGCTGTGAGGGAACGTCACTACCCTATGCGATTCCCGGCTCTCTCATTGCGATTGCGACGGAGTTGGACCCCGCCCTTACGGCCGGTAACGGAATGGTCGGCCAGCGGGCCGGAGTGCCGGGGTCTCTTCCTCCCACAGTTGGAGAGCTCACGGTCACGTTCCGCCGCCTCAAGCGTGATGTCCATGAATTCGGCAAGCATCAGGTGGGGCAACGTCTGCGTGTCTGTTCCGGTGTTATGACGACAGAGGGAACTGTTACGGGATTGGGAGCAACGGGTCGCCGCTCTGTTACAATTGTGATGGACCGGCCTCTGTGTATCGGTGTAGGAGAGACCGTGTCAGTTCTACGGACACATTCGGAAGCGGGGCGGGAACTGTTGGAGGGGGTTGGACGGGTCGATGCGATTGTAGAGTGGCCGGACCAGGAGGCGGCAGAAGGTGTGGGGGTCGCAACGGCGCCCCAGCGGGCAGTTGTCTGGGAACCCATGGAGCGACCCGAATTCTCTAGAGCTACCGCCCCTGCCGCCTACGCAGACCTGTTGGCAGATGTTATGGCCCACAAAGAGGAGTTGGCGGATACCGGCTCTCTGCGTCTGGAGTTGCCCGCGTTAGAGCGTATCCCGAAACATACAGTGGTGGCGAACTGGCCCGTGCTGTATGGTCCGCTGACCGTGGCGGGAGTCGGTGGAGAGCCGACCTATGCCGCACATCTTCAGGCGTTCTTGGAGCGGGACCTTTCTACGACCAGCAGTGTGAATGCGGAGGGTCAGCTCATTCTACGGGGCTTCTGGCGTGAAGAGGACTTGCGGTCACTCATGCGACGCTACGTGGCGACTTTCAAGCGATGCCTCCAGTGTCGGGGTTACAATACGGGGCTGGTAACAGTGGATGGCGTCGTGAAAGTACGCTGTGCGCGCTGTCGGACGGATAATGCGGTGGCGACGTGATGCCCTAAAAATGACGACCCACACCCTTTTGGCAGCATGTGCCCAGTACGATGTCTGCTTCTGCCGCTGCCCTTTCAAGAGAGCCCCGTCAATTCTATCCAGAGGCTCTTCCTCCTGTGGATACAATTGTTGTAGTAACAATTACCCGTATTACGGACACGGCCGTATATTGTGAGCTTCCCGCCTATCGGAGCTTGGAGGCGATGATTCCCATTTCTGAAATTTATATCAAGCGCCACCGGCGCGTGACAGATTATGTCAAAGAGGGCCAGACCGTCGTGGCACAGGTTCTGCGACATGACCCGATGGACCTCTCCATGAAGATTGTTCGTGAAGCGGAAAAGGAAGCCGCTATGGATGCGTACGGTCGCGATGGAAAGATTCACCAGATTGCGCGAACAGCCGCTGCGGGGTCGGCTGCGCGACTGGATGTGCTACTCAGAGAGCATGTGTGGCCACGGGGCTTTTCTGAAGAGGAGGGGGTTCCCTACAGTGGCGCGACCGTAATTGAGTGGATGCGGGCCATTCGGGGTCGGTCGCCGGATGTTTCCACTGCAGAGCTTCCCGCTGAGCTGGTCGCGGCCATCATGGCAGAGCTCCCGGAGCCAATTGTAACACAGAGTCGCGAAGTGATTGTACGATTCGGTGCGTTCCATGATGGAGTGGCGCGACTGAATGCGCTTCTGGCAGAGTTGGCGGCGATGCCGGGCTTGACCGTTCTTGTAACAGCTCCGCCAAAATACCAACTAGTGGCGACGGCGCCAAATGCGGCGGCAGCTACGGCTCTCTTGACGGCGGCTGCAGCACATATTCCGGTGGCGTCATGATAAAAAACCCCTATAGAATAGAATGCACCGTAAAACACGTTCAAATCGGAGACAATCCAGACGTCGCACACGCAGAAGCAAAGTTCGCATCCATACATATTTTGTGTTTGAACCCAAAATACCGGTTGTACTCGCAATGTTTGTTGAAATGACAAAAAACAAAAAGATTTACAGACGCCCTATTGCCTTTCAGGATGGCCTTGATTTTGTAAGTGATAAAAATATGACTGTAACGGAGTTTAATGCGGCTGTGAAACAATTGGAGATGTGGCGGAAAAAGGGTGTTCCGAATACAAAGGCTAACGTCTACCGAACAACGGACAAAACACCAGAGGAGTTTGCGGCTATTGCTAAAAAGTATGGTGGAAAGGAGACCCCCGAATGGTTCGTGAAAGAGTTGGAGTTTATTCGTAATCAGATTGCACTTATGCAGTGAGACAGTTCACACTCCGAAACCATCGCCGCGCCGAAGTCGAAGACGCAATGGCTTCCCGGCGCAGGTCCGAATCAGTACTGGTCGCAGTCTTGCCACAGAGCAGAAGCGAATGAACGCGGGCATAGCCCCACTGTTGCTGTGTTGCCCCTGGCCTATGTCCCGTTCGCCAGGCAGCCATTCCGCGATTGTAACTTTCCTTTAGAAACCGCACAGGAACACCGGTCGCTGCAGCCTTTTGTTCGAGTGACAGAGCATCGGGAAAGCGGCGTTTCCAGGCCGCTGTGTAACCGGACTTGCGTGTGCGGACGCCACGGTCCGTACGGAAACCAACATAGGCCCGGGGGTTCTTCCAACTCATGGCACCGAACCGGCGAATTTCAGCCCGACGACGCTTGCGGGTCGCACGGTCCAGGCCGGCATAATACTTGGCGGGTTTATCCATCCTATTTGAATTCAAATAAAATAAGGTTTAATTCGTCTAATTTGAGCTGTTAAAGATTATTTGTTGGAATTTAAATGAGGGTGAAGTATGACGGCGGTTTTGTCATCCTTACTGAGGGTGTCTAAAAGGTCGTCCATGAGAAAGAGGAAATAGATGTCCGGTGACCCTCTTACAGTACCCGAAGTCTTCACTCTTGTGTCCAATCCACGTGAGAGAACACTCTATGAACGTGTTTATTCAATTCTGGTTATCACTGGGAAACTAACAGAATTCAAGGAGACGCCCGTCAATGATTTGCTGCGGTTCGTCAACATGGTGGGCACCCACATGCCTGGCATCTGGGAACGCGGAGAGATAGAGGATGGTCTTCGCGGCGTTCATTATGCTCTGCGGGAGGGGCCGGCGATGTTTCTACACAACTATTGCCAGGATGGTAACAGTGATAGTGATAGCGGGAGTGACATATCGACACATAACTGGATTGTTGGAATCTAGAGATTGTTATAAAACCGCGGAAACAGATTCTGAATCGCACCCATCCAACTGCTATCACCCACATATCGCTGCTGGAAGGATTCTCCCACCGTTGAGCTGACCCATGCAAAGACCCAGGACAGCCACCGCATCTGTGGAGAGGGCTCTGCATCCCCCGTTTTTGTTGTACGAACACCCTCCAGATGATGGAAGCATCCTGTTGCACGGTCCTCCCGATGGACAATCTTGTATTGGACCGCATGGCGTGCAGCCCCTACCGGATTGGGAGCTCCTGCATGCAGCAAGTCCGCATTGAAGAGCACCAGTGTTCCCGGCTCCATAGTAACCAGTGTGCGGGCCTCTCCAAACGCAAAGGGCCACGTGCGATGAGAGCCAGGCACAACCGACAGAGTAGGACCCATACTCCAGTACTGGATGGCCGTGTAAGTTGGATAGCGGGCGCCGTGATATCGCTGACCGCTGGTAACATCCCGATGCCATGTAGTGAGACTAGTACCACGGATTGTGTACGTGTAATCCAGCAACTCATAGCCGGGTGGAAGTGATTGAAGCGCCGTCTGGAGTGTGTCCGTGTTGGTGTCAGCAGCCGTTGTCTGAAACACCTGGTATCCATCCTGCTCCAATGACGTTGTGTTGGAGGTAGCTAGCATAGGGGTACCCTGTGAGGCATGGAAAGACGATAGAGCATAGTACGCCAAAAGGAAAACACCAAATGCGGCCAGTATCATCCAATACATACCTAGTCAGAAACCGCTGTATTTAGGTCAGTTACTTCTTACTGCAGCGTAAGAACCAGTGCCTTGTCACTAGTGGCCGCGGAGGGAGCTGTATTCTCAAGTACAATTGCGTTGACGCCCTTGTATTTGCGATTCACGCTCGGATGAGTGACAACAATGAACCGACAGGTCGCGGCTTCCTTGGTGCGGGCAGCTTCCAAGAGGGCGGCACGGGTGCTCAGGTCCATTCCATTTGCCTTAATTTCCATGTTACTGGAAACCTTGGATGCCTCCACACAAATATCATCCGCACAGCTGATTTTGCTGTGAGCCCAGACGGCACAGTCCGTGGGGCCGACTTCTGTGATGGGGCGAATGGCGGCAGGGAACTGAAAGGGGCGGTAGAAATCCACCTCTCCCTTGGGAGTAACATATGGAATCAGTGAAAGAGGCTGGAAATCGGAGGTGCTGGCGGCCATGCGCTCAGCCAGAGAGGGAAGGTCCGTGGAGCTGCCGGCGCGAAAGAGACGGGTAAGAATGGAGGTCATTTGGGATGTGTTCATCGTGTGCGGATTGGGTCGTTGGTGTTGGTCATGGTATCAAGTTTTGATGAATCTCATCTTCCTGTTTAACAACAAGATGAGGTCCCCTTCTTGACAGCCAGGTGGCTCTGCACACGGTCATTTACCATACCGGGTTTGGCCATACTCCTGGATTTTATCGTGCGTTGCGGCTTTGTTTTCGTTTATAGTCTGACACTTGCTGCCTGCTGCTTGCTGCGTAACACGTGCTAGTGTGCGTGCTTAACGTTACGAGCGCGATTTGTTTATAGGCGGAAATGTTTAGTACAGATTCGTCAAAAAGAGGATCCTTCCATCACGTCATGTTGTCTAGATGGAAATCATCGTGCGACCGTTCGCCTCTGACAATACCCAATCCACCGTCATTTCGAAATCCTCAATCTCCTTCGTCATCTGAGCAATCAGGACAGAGAGGCGCAGCGGGTCCAGGATGTCAGCCCGGTTTTCGGCCAGGAACGTTTCACTCAGAGCACGCACCGTATCCACACTGGTCTTGCTGTCCTTTCCCAGCTCACTGGTAATCAGACGCTCCACCCGCATCTGCTCAGCCTCTGAGTGGGCTTTATACTCCCGCTGAACGGTCAGATGCTGCTCTCGCATGACATCCAGCAGCCGCTTATCGAACTCAATGGACCGCTTGCGCTCCACCGCCTCTGCGACCGTATACTCCTTGCCGGCCACCGTAACACGGGTCATCGCGTTGCTAATCACAATTGCGGATTTGAGCTTGTTGTAGCGGGCCAATAGGTCCGTGTAGGACTGGTAGGAGGCACGGGCCTGCGTGCCAAAACGGTCGGCATCCAGCAGAGTCCGTTTGGTCTTGAGCGTCGTAAAGGTCGCATCGTCCAGACACGACTCAACCCGCTTCCGCAGCAGCTTGATTTCGGCCAGTGCGTGCGTGATGGAGATACTGGTTGTGTCGGCCGTGCTGGTCATGTGGGTCCCTTGTTTGGATGGGTGGAGGGATGACTTTAGGTAGTATCATCTTAACACACGGAACAAATCATCCGCGCGGTTCTCCGCCCGTGGAATCCACCGAACACCCGTCCACAGTGTTGTGTCCGCCAGTGTGAGAATCTTCTGTCGATAATACCGCGCACACACGGACCGCAAACTGTTTGCCGGATAGACAAGACCCCCAACAACAGACAAACAATCATTCTCCAGTCCAATCATGTCATGGCTCTCTTCCAGAGCGGCTTTCAGTCCATAATAGACCGAGGCCCATTCGGCGTCCGTCGAGCTCTTAACGTCATACAGGTCAATCTTCTGACTTTTCGTGGGTCGGTGAGAGGCATCGTAAATCAGATAGGCTGCGGCGGCACCACGACGTGAAAACGAACCGTCACACTGTACGACAGACAGCAGCGGCAGCTGTAGGGCACGGCGTCCTCCAATCCGCAAAAATCGGTCGTACATCGGGCTACCGGTGTATGGCTGGGTGGCAGGTTTAGATGCGCTCAGTAGAGTGTATGTGTTATTCTGCAGAAGTAAGCCTCTTCTCTTTTGCTGTTGGAATCAGCTTCAGTACCCTCCTCTTTTTCCGCAAAGACCCCTTTCATCGCCTCTTGGGTGCGTTCCTGGGCTTCGTATCTCTCATGCAGTTCGTTGAATTTCTGCTATGGATACATCCCGTCTGTGACACCTTCAACAAATCCATATCAGTTATCGGAATGGTGTTGAATCACAGTCAGCCGCTTGTATTGGCCCTGCTTACAGCGCTGGTCTACGGTAAATCGGTCGGTGCTCTTCTGGCCATTGCAGCGGCCTACACCGCCGTCATCGTTCCGTATTCACTCCAATTTACATCAGACCTCCAGTGCTCGACCCGCCAGTGCGGCGCAACGGACCCCCATCTGGTCTGGAACTGGAACATTATGGACAACAGTACGGCTGTATACTTGGTGTTCCTTGCGACCTTTATGAGCATCGCTTTACTGGGAATGCCAAAACAGGAAGGTATCTCTTTTGCTGCAGCTGCGGCTCTAACATATGGTCTCAGCTCTTTGCTTTATGACCGTAAAGTGATGGGGGCCCTGTGGTGCTTCTGGACGGCATTCATACCCGCGGCAGTTTATTTCATGTCAGATAGCTAACAGCAGCCCGCAAAGCCCGCGCTATCCCAGGCTCCGACGCTGCATGCCCCGCATCTGGCACAATAGTCAGCCGACTGTGAGGAATTGCCTTATGGAGGGCGATAGCCGACGCAACAGGACAAACCATATCGTAGCGCCCATTAATAATCCAGACGGGCACGGTGGCGGGAATCCGACGTGCTGCGGCTAATAGGTCCGCCGAACGAACGAAGCCATCATGACTGAAATAGTGCGTTTCCAGTCGGGCCAGGTCTTCGACGGTCGCCGCGGGAGTGCGGTCGGGTCCAGCAGGTCGCAGATGTGACAGTGCCGACTCCCATCCCCACCAGCGGGTCGCCGCCTGTCGCCGTGTCACCCTGTCCCGTGACCGCAAGCGCCGATAGTAGCCGCGTGTCAGTCGCCGATAATTCCGTTGAGGGAGTCGTCCTCCTTCCGTGAAGGCCGACCACTCCTTGGGGAAGACCTGTGCTGCCCCGCCGGCTTCATAGAGCCACCTCTGCTCTGCCCTTGACATGAGACAGATGCCCCGCAGAATAAGAGCTGCTACGTCAGCCGGATAGACTGCCCAGTAGGCCAGAGCCAACGTAGAGCCCCAGGATCCTCCGAAAACAGTCCACGGAGTTTGGTATCCTACAGTAGCGCCACGAAGGTCATGGATGTCACCGACCAAATGGGGCGTCGTATTGTTCTGCAACCCTGGGGTACCGCCAGGACGGGAGCGACCACATCCGCGCTGGTCAAACAGAACGACCCGCCACCGGCGTAAGTTAAAGAAGCGTAACGCAGAGCGCTGGAGCCCACCACCAGGTCCGCCGTGTAAGACGACTGCGGGCTTTCCATCGGGTGACCCATGGACTTCATAATAAATGCTGTGCCCTCCGGGCCTTTCCAGATACGGCATGTGTGGGTCCCTTACTCTCTGGTGTGATTCTGTCTAGCTAGTGGCTCAATAAGAAGTTAGTGGCTATCATAAATCTGTCGACTAAACTATCCTCTAGACACTCTAATTCACAGTCACTATGTGACAGTTAATTAGACAAACTAGAAAATACTTTAGACTAATCTTTATTGGATAGCGCTAGCCGCACGGGACCGCATTGTTTTGCGTTTCATAGAGCCACCTGCCCGGGAGCGATGGTGCGTCTGGCGTCTGCGCCGGTGGCGATTCGTGTTGCCGCCGCCCTGCTGTGTTACGGTACTAGCAGGTGTCATCTCCACTTCATCGTCAGAATCATGCGGCGCCCCCGCAATTCCCTCCGCCGTTTTATCGTTCTCCGCTTCATCGCTAAAGACCGCGCCCATATGTCGGGGGCGAACAAACTTGAGGTGGTGCCGTGACGCAGGCACGGGTGACCTGTACAATGCTCCGACCCCTTTCCCTTCTTACAACTGTCACCGCGGTCGCTGCAGCCGCATCCAACTGCGGCTCTCAATGGACCGTCCAGTCTTTCACGGTCGATCCGCCCGCTGCCGTAGGGAATGGCCAAACGGTAACAATGGCCGCGACCTTCACGATTCCGGATGGAACAGAGCTAATCTATGAGGGAACTCTCCGCATCAAAGCCACTGTTTCCAGTTTATTTACCATGGAAATCATGGAGCCGCTGTGTAATTACCTGGAGTGTCCTCTCACTGCGGGTACTTATACATGGAATTGGACGGACCGTTTCCCAGAAGGAGCCTATGGGCCAACACAGACGCAACTGACACTGTCGGGGTCTGTAGACCAGAAACCGTGGCTGTGTCTTCGCTGGTCGGCGTATGCGACGGGCCGGGCCTCTAACGCGACGAACGCCGTTGTGACCTGGCTTTATTCTTGAGTGTTTGGGGCTTTCTACTGTAGCGGACCCGGCGCCCGTGCTTTTTGGTTCCCCTGCGACGACGTCCTCCACCCTGGCGTCTCAGTGTGAAGAGATTACCAACGCGCTGGAGGAAGGTTCTTCTAGGGGCTGCCGGTGCAGGTTGTTGGGCTGCCGGTGTCGTTGGCGGTGCCACAACTGGCTCTAGAATGTTTGTATTTGATATTTGCGGTGAAAAGAAGATTCTTGGCAAAAGAGTTGTAAGTTTGTTACCTAGTAACCGAATCTTCTGTTGTTGTGCGTTTACGGCCGTTAGAGCTCCCCTTACAATTCGGCTAAATCTGTTTTTTTCAGTGTCATCGTCATCTGTCGCTAGTGAATATATAGCATCTATAAAGTTATGAATGCTCTGATTGTCCAACAAAGTAGTAAGATATCTTTGATTTTCTGGATTCATAATCCGTTGAATTATAGTAGCTTCATCTTGAAGTTCATGGTTAGATTGAATATAACCTACTATACGATTAATCATATCACGTGTCTTGTTATATTCAATAGCAAGCCCACCCTGTTGGTTTAGAGTGGCAGTATAAATGGTTGGATCCAATGACCTATATTCTCCAACAATCCTATTCATTTCGGTGGTGTATGCTTGATTAACAGCTACTTTCCATTGTTCTGATGGCATATTATCCAGTAACAGTTGAAGGCGTGCATTTATATCGGTATAGGAAAGCTGAGGTTGCGGTTGCGGTTGCTGTTGCTGTTGCGGTTGCTGTTGCTGTTGCGGTTGCTGTTGCTGTTGCGGTAGCGGCTGCTGTTGTACGAATGGTGGTGGCGGTGATGGTGGCGGTGATTCCTCAATTTTCGGTAACAGTAGTCTTCTCCCCCTAGCCGCATCATATGCGGCTGCAGTTGGCCCAGCAGCACCTCCGTATCCAGTGCGTGGTGTTGCTGATGCTACACCTCTAAACCTAGATAGAGACTTTTTAATAATACCTGATTTATCAGATGATAGTTGTTTACTATTATACAGCTCACTAGCAATTCTAGCCGATTCCTTATTATATGCGTTTTGGTTTTCTTCTTCTTGTTTTGCTGCTGCTGCTTTTTTAGCTGCAATTCTAGCTATTTGTACTTTACGATATTCTTCTTTATTGTATTCATTGGTGGGTATATTTAGTTTTTTAGGTACTTTACTATCTAATGGGATAACAGGTGCATCTGGTATTGTATTTAATAAACTATGTTCTAGAAAAAACGTACGTATTTTATTGAGTTTGGCGTAGTTATTACCCTTTTGATTATTCTCACGACTACGTACTTTACTAATTAATGCATCAAATGTTGCTTCATTAATGATAGCTGGGTCTATTTCATAGATATATGCTAATAATTTTAATGCTGTAAAATCACCCCTTCCTCTTATTTCGTATAAATTAAACATATCAAGTAACGCATCATTATTTAAATCGGTATACTTCATCCTCCTACTTTACTTACCATACAGATTTTGGAGTGTCCGTGCCGACGGGTCCGTTGCACCCGCCACGAACCGCGGCATCCACATCGCAGGAGCGATAGTCGCCGCAGCGCCTTCTGGATAAGCCGCAGACCACAGCTGGCGATACCACAGAGCCTCCGCAGTCGGAGGGGGATTCACGGTGTAAGCAGCCGCCGCCGTGCGCCAGTCTCCCCCAGCCTCCGCTGCAATGCGTTCACCTTCCGCCCGTGCCATTTCGAACCACGACCGCTCTGCACGGGAAATTCCGTCACTGAACGCCTCCTTGCGTCGCCACAGGACTGCATCGGGTAACAGACCTGTTCCACTGAACGCCGTGCGGAGAATGGACTTTTCCATGACCGTCGCAGAAGGACGCAGAGCCTCTGTGGGCAGAGCCCGGGCAACGGCAACGAACTGTCGGTCCAAGAAGGGCGACCGCGATTCTAGTCCATGCGCAGCCATAGAGCGCTCCGAACGTAACACATCGTACCGGTGAATCTCCCGCAGCAGACGGTCCGTTTCGGTTTCAAACGCGGCATCATCGGGTGCCGCCCGCATGTACAGATAGCCGCCCAACACTTCATCCGCTCCGTCGCCGTTCAGAACCACCTTGACATCGGGTGTGGTCGCCGCAACCAGCTCACCTACAAAGTAGTTGCCCACAGAGGCGCGCACCGTCGTAATATCAAACGACTCAATGGCACGAATAACAGATGGAATGACGGCTAGACACTCTTCAGGTGTTAGAATCCGCTCATGATGAACGGAGCCGATGTGGGTCGCCACCAGCCGGGCATGCTCTAGGTCCGGAGAGCCGGCCATTCCGACACTGTAGGTGTGAAGGGGCGGCCGTCCTGCCGCTGCTAGTCGCCGTGCGGCAATCGCGGCAACCAGCGAAGAGTCCAGTCCGCCCGACAGACAGGCGCCGATTCCCCGACGTGTTGTGAGACGTTTTGCCACGGCCTCTTCCAGTGCGTGGGCCAGTGTTTGTCCGCCGGCGGCCAGGCCTTCCAGGGATGCGCGCCACAACGGAACTTTCAGCCATGGAGGCTGATGCCAGACGGTGGCGGTCGTTTCGGTGCCCAAGCGAACCACAGTTCCCGGTGCCACTTCCTTCACTGACATATCTGAGCCAACCGCGGCAACCAGCCCCTTGAGCTCACTGGCAATTGCTGTACCGTCTGCCGTGTAAAAGAGGGGACGTACACCATAGGGGTCCCGGGCCAGCTCTGTGTCACCGGTTGTGGGATCTAACACAACGATGGCGAAATCTCCATCCAGTTGCCGGCAGACATCCTCCAGGCGAAGACCGCGGTCCAACAGAGCCGGAATAACGGCACAGTCACTGGCTCCCGTAGGAACAGCCAGATCCAGCTGTCGAACCAGAATGTCGGAATTGAAGATTTCGCCGTTCACAAACACTAGGCGTGCATTCTTGAGGCGAAACGGTTGCTCCAGTGTGCCGTGGATGTCACCCCCTCCCTGGACGTGCAGACGGGTGAAACCAAAACCGGCGCGTCCTCCCGGCAGAACGTGGGCCACTTGTGCATCAGGGCCACGGGCTTTTAATTCTGTCAGAGCCGCTTGAAGTGCTGTCTCTGACACCTCCGTATTACGGAGAACTATGATTCCACACATCTCTGTGTGGGGCTGCGATGCTTGTTAGTCGGTAGCTTCCGCAGTACCCGCCCCCCCAACAGCCGTCGTTACCTCAACAGCAGCGGCCTCTCCAGCCGGATACCGCTTCTCAAAGTTCAGCAGCCACAGCTTCCGGGGCACATCCTGCCCGTTCATGAAATCCCGCAGCTTCGGGAAATACGTGCCGCAATTCGCCTGTCGTGCCTCCCAGATGAGCTTCCGGTACTTCACGGGCGCATCTCCCAGCTTCAGCGTGTGATGCTTGTACACCCGCAGATACAGGTCGTGGAACTCCTGCGTAATCGCCTTGAAGGCTGCCACCGCCGCATTCGCATCGTGCTCCTCCTCTGGATACATCTTGAGGTAGGCGGCCAGCTTGCCCTCCGACCAGCGCTCCATCCACAGATAGGTGCGCTTGGCCTGGTTGCCGCGCAGCATGCGCGCAGCATTGTACTGGACAGAGCGGAGCTTGTAACGCTCCCCGGTTGCCACCATCTTGACAACAACGCCCTGCCAGCCCGTGCCCAGACGCCGCCCATTCGCATTTACGCGGGCCTGAATGTCGGCCACCGTGTGGAGGTCCGCGAATGTTTGTGGAGACAGGGTCGCCAGAGGAGAGGTAGGCGGCAGAGGCGTCCGGATAACATGGCGACCCCCCACATCATCAAAGCGGGTACGCTCCACCAGGAACAGCTTGGGCACACCGTAGGCGGGAGCGGTAACAATCCGCTCCTCTGGATGCTGAAGCACCCATGAATAGACGACAGAGGTGTCCAGATGGTCTGCCTCCCGTAGACCCGCCGCTGCAAAGACCTCCGCAAACAGCTCCGCGAACGGGCGCCGGCCATAGAAAGAGCCACTGGCCTCCAGCTGCGTGCGCGTACTGACCTGCCAGGCCGCACCGTTCCACCACTGGTTCAGCATCACACCGTCCACGAACTCCTCTACGGTGAAGGGTCCACCGGCAGGCGGCAGAGCGGCAGGGAGTGCCAGTCCCCGATGAGGGGCCGCGGCTACGGGGCGATTCGTCAGCGCATTCCAGACAACACTGCGGAAGGCGCCCACAATGGGATTTGTCATATCGGACTTCTTCTTGTCGTAGAAGATGATGGTGAGTGGCAGATCGGCCGTCAGATGGTCGTCACGCACAATCAGGCGGCCGCCCTCCTCCGAGCGCAGGAAGGCAAACAGTGCCTCCGACGTGGAGAAGCGGGCAATCAGGTCAGAGTAAGTAGAGTTCATTTGGGTCGTCATTGTTGGATGAGAGAACGGTCGTGCTGGGCTAATCGGGCGGCGGCTTTAGGCCGTCAAGTTTGGGTTGGGTTGTGTTGGGTGGGGGCCCCGCCACTCGGTTACAAGAAGATGCCAAAAACCCGCGGAATCAGTAGTGGATGGCCGACATAGTCGCAGAAAAACAACCAGAGAAAGAGGTGCCACTCCAACTGGCGGCCGAAGAGCCTGTCCCTGCTGAAGAAGTCCAAGCGGAAGCCGCCGGTGCCGCTAGCTCCAGTGCTGTTGCCGCCGAAGCAGAAGAAGCCGAAACCGCCGACCCCCTCCATATTGGTAACCGTCTGGCCATTGTAAGTGACATTCACGGACTCACAATCGGTCGTGTGGGCTATCGCGACGACAAACTCCTCCGCATCATTCCCGAAGAGGCCAGTGACCGTGCCGTTGAATTCGGACTGACAGACGGAGGTGCCGACTTTGCTCCCGCCAATGGAGTCCAGGCCGTAGAGATTCTGGAGCGCACTGCCTCCGACTATTATGTGGATTTCCTGGGTGCACGCCCCGGTGAGCATCTGGAGCTCTTCAAGATTGACGGTACAGAAGCGGCCCCATCCGGTATTGTTGCCGAAGTCATTCGCACGGCGACGAAGGATGGATACCGTCTGGAAGATGGACGTCTCCTAGAGTTCGGTGGTATCGGCCCCGCACTCCCTATCGCCGTAGTTCGGGTTCGCACGGCGGCCAATGTCGCTGCCGCTGCTGCCACAGGCCTGGACACTGCAGAAGCCGCCGCGGCCGCTGCCACGGAAGCCGCCCGCCAGCAGACCATGCGGGACCTTCTTGCAACCGCCATGCGGGAAGAGCCCGGTATGGAAATCATTCCATCCGCCCAACAGACCTTCCCGGATGCACTCCAGCGCGAAGAGCTGTTCCGCTCCCTCACATCATCGCTGACCGACAAACAGAAGACGAATCCCCGGCGCATTCGGTATCTGGAGCGCGAAGTGGAATTGGCGTTGGCACTCAAGAATGCGACGCTGTTACGCTCCGACACGGGCGAAGTCCAGGGTGTAGCACCCCAGGAGCTGAATACCTTTGGGGACGCACTGGCGGCCTCTGTTGCGCCTATCCCGACACTGATTCCGGTCGTTGCGGCGGCGCGTGTTCTTAATCTGGATTCCACGGATCCTAAGCACGGCAGCTCCAAGTCGTCGGATGTGGCTCCCCGTGAGTTACAGGCCGTAGAGTTCGGCTCTCTGCAGGCGGAGGAAGCCTACCTAGCCGGCAGCACAGACACGGGAGCGTTCTATACGTACATCTATGACCAGATGACCCGCGACCTTGTAGCACTGACAGGTGGAAGCGGGTCCGGTGAGTGGCAGCAGGACCAGGATATTCTCCGTACGGCCGGATTCGGAACGAGTGTCCAGGGATTCTTGGGACCTCTGCCCGCGGGCAAGATGGATGACAAGACCTACGCTCCGGTTACGGTTGCACAGCTGAATACGGATGTGAAGGACCGCTCTATGCGCGTGATTGGACCCATGCGCACCTATCATCCGAAGACGGGACTGACACATCTGGTGGCTCCATCGGATCCGACCGACCTGGCGGGTCACGTGGTGCTTCCGCCCAAGGCCGCTCTCAAACTCCGTCCTCCTACCCGACCGGGCGACCTCCCGATGGCACTGCTGTATTCGGCATCTCTCCAAGCGGACAATCTACCGACCATTACGGAGACGCTGCGGGCACTCCATGTGGCGGACCCCTCTCCCCAGAATGCCTGGACAATGGATGCAGGAGATGCCGGTGCCAAAACAGTGGCGGATTGGCTCCAGGGAGTTCTGCAATATGCGGTTCATCCGGCCGAATCACTGGGGCCGCGCACATCGGAGCTGTTAGCCCTTCTTGATTCGCTGGGTGTTGGTGGACGGGATAGCTCTGTCGCCGTGGCCGCCGTTGTGCGTCAGTGGGTAACCCGTTCGCAGGCCCAATGGCGCTCTCTTCTCAAGACCCGGCGTGAAGCCATCCAGAAGATTCTGGACGATGAGCCGGACCGCGTCTATCAGTCGGTAACAGGAACGGATTCACCTCTGTGGGCCGGTCTTCTTGCCGCGGAGCCGCTCAAGGAGATTGTCACGGATATTCAGCGCCGCAATCCGGCCATTGCGGAGGCTCCCACGATGCTGTCTGCTGCACTGACACAGGAAGCCCAGGGCGATGCCGCGCCTCTGGTATGGTCCACCATCGCGAAGATGGATAGTCGGGAGTTCGGCCTGGATGAGAAGGTCAGCGCCGATGCGCTAGCTGCTTCCCGTGCCTACACACTGCGTCGCAAGGCGCTGCGGGACGTTGCCCTTCTGCGTCTGCGGGCAGAGCCCGAGATAAATACCTGTCAACACGTGAAACCGCTAGAGGCGATTCGGAATCTGCCCGATGTACTCCAGCGCTCCCGCCTTCTCCGCGAGTTTAGAGATGAATACCAGGGTGCCAAGAGCGGTGACTGGATGACCTGTAAGTACTGTCAGAAGGACGCCATCTGTTACCATGAGCTGATGGAGCTGGAGGCACTGGCCCAGCCAACGCGCATGGATGCCATTCAGAAACAGATGCTGATTCGGTACGGTGGCGGACGGGTTGATGGCAAGATTATCTGTAAGAACTGTGGCCAGAAACTCCAGGAGCTGGACTACGATGAGCATGTGGAGTTCGATGATGAGGGCCGACCGGTTACAGAGGCCTCTGTGCTAACGGAAGAGCAGATGGAGGATCCCGAAGAGACGAGCTGGCGGAAGGCAACCACGGCACTTCTGGACAGCGGTGTGGAGTTCAAAACCACCAGTCAGCGGGAGATTGCCCAGGCTCTGCGCACTCTGGCAGAGAAGGTCGGTGTCATTCTCACGCCTGAAGTCACAGAGCGCATTGTAACGTACACGGACATCTATGTAATGAATCGCGCTCCGCCACAGGAGAAATATGAGAAACTGCGGGAAGCCTCCCGGATTTCCGCCACCGAAAGTCTCAAGAAAACGGGTCGGGTCGGAAAGACACCCTATCCACCTTACAGTGTCTTCCTGGATAGTCTGCGTGTGAGTGCCCTCATTGCCCTGTTGGCGATTGAAATGGAGATTTCGGACCCGCCACTGATTGTAAACAATCCAGAAGCCAAGTGTAAGTTTGCCCGTGGAGGATGGCCCATCAATCCAGATGCGGCTCCAGATGCTCCAGGTTGTTTTAACTATGTGGTCTGTGCTGCAGCATTTCTGGAGCGTGAGCCGCCATGGAGTAATCAGGTATGGTCGGGTGAGCCAAAGCATGAATCACGTGTCCCACTTGTTCGTAAGAATGCCTGGGGTGCCGCGCAAATTATTGCCGGTGTTGCTCCACCCGAAACGGCTGCAGGAGGTGCCGCTTCTACGCAGAAGAAGGCCACGGCGCCTGTACTTCTAAGTTTCACCGGTTCCCTTCTAACAGCCATTACAAGGGCCCGTACCGATACAGAAGCTCAAAAGAAGCGTGTAATGGTAAGTCGGACAGATAAGCTGCCAGTGGGATTCCGACCGGAGCCCTTTCCTGTTGCCGCTGCACGGCCGGGCCTTGAGAGAGATCCGCTACCCGCCGTTCAGACCGCCGTAACAACCGGTGCCGTAACACCCGATATGTTAGCCGCAGTCAGTGCAGCCGTCCGTACCCAGGCCGCCGCGATAGTAACAGAGCTCCATGAAGCCGCCCGTGCTGCGATTGAGGTGCTACCACAGAAACCTGAGAACCGAACGGATTATGTCTGCTGTGCAACACCGCTACGCAATGTGGAGACCGGTGCGCTTCTGGGAGCCGCGGAGAGTGTACCATTGGTCGGAGCGTATTCACTTCTGCGCGGAGCCGTTCCCACCGCGGTGAATGCGGGAACGCATCTATGGCAGACCTTTGAGCCGGCAATTTCCCCGCCTGTAGAGCAGAGTGTGGAAGAGGGTGCCTTGTTCAAGCTGTTTCTCAAGTACTGTTATGTCGGTCCACAGGTCGGTGAAGCGCACGAATTCAGTGTGGGCAACATCTGTCGGCAGTGTGGTCTTGTGTTGGGCAAGGCACCTGACATGATTGATTTCGGCAAGGAAGGTTCGGCGATTTTGGGAGCACAGCAGGGTGCTCTGAAGGTGGAGACAACGGCGGGAGCCTTTGAATCACTGTCGGATGCCGTGCGCCGTCGGCGTATTCTACCAGCGACTGTTACCGCTGCGCCTCCCACCTGGATGGATGGTCTTCAGCATCTGATTGGCACAGCAATGGAATCAGAGTCCGCGGCGGTCAAGCGTGTAGGGGCAGCTCTGCAGACGGTGGTGACCGCGATGACGGATGAGCGGGCAGTTGCTGAAGCGCTATCTGATTCATTGGCCCGTGCCGCTTTCTGGGAGCCACTGACAATGGTCTTTGATGAACTGAAGATGGAAGTAACACTACGACTGGGTGGCGGTGATGGAGCCAAGAGCACAATGGCCGCTGCCCGCGCACAAGAAGCCGATAACGCAATAGACATATTTGATACTCTCACTGTAGATCCATTTTTGGAGGGTCCCCGTGCTCTCCAGGAATACTGGTGTGCAAAGACACAGGCGGCGGGTGCCAATTTCCGTATTGAGAAGGCACCAGTTCTTCGCTGGTTCAAGAAGGCCGCCAAGAGCAGTCACGTGGACCGAATCAACAAGATAGTGGCAACTAACTCCAACTGGTATGGCAAGGAAGCATCGCTTACAGACGCCGCACGGGCCGTCATTGCTCGCATTGGACGCACACTGGGGCCGCTGCTGGCCACCTGGGTGGAGAGTGTCCGTCCGGCAACGGCTGCTGCCAGTCTCTGGGATATGGGAGATGCCCAGAGGCTTCTGCGCAGCCTTGTGTTGGCTATCTGGAAAGAATCAATGGAAGCCGTATCGTGGATGTATGATGCGGGTCAAAGTGCCACAACACGGGAAACCACCGCCCGACTGGTAACGGACTGGACCCGCGCACTCATGTTCCACGTGAAGCAACAGTTCGTCCGGTATTCGGAGACGCAGATTCGCCAGACACTCCAACAGCGGGCGGAATTGGAGCGTACGGCAGTCGTGAATGAGATTCTGGGACAGGCCGATGATGACCTCCGCGCGGCAGAGTTCTTGAAAAAGACATTCCGCATTGGTCGGTGGGCGTTGGGTCAGAATCTGCGGGCCTACAGTGCCGACCTGTTGGATGCCGAAGTGGAGCAACGTCGTGCGCAGGGAATCGTGGAGGCGACAATAGACCCTGTGTTACTGGAGAGCCAGATGTTGGCCGAAACGATGGCGGCCACGGTAGAGGATGGTTACGATGTTGGACAGGAGGCGGCAGGGGACGACTACTGAGTCGTAGACTCCTAGTAGTCGGCAAGCGCTATCCAATAAAGTTTAGACTAGAATGATTTCTAGTTCGTCTAATTTACTGTCGTTTTACGACTGTTAATTAGAGTGTCTAGAGGATAGTTTAGTCGATAGATTTATGATAGCCACTAGCAACAGTCGAAGACAGACGATTATTTATTTCTATATAATAAGTAAATATGAAAGTAGCACTCTTATTTGCTGGAAGAATCAAAGCATTTGAAAAATGTGTTGATTCTTTTAATCGGTCAATCCTGGGCCCACTTGAAGGGCATGAAGTCGATGGCTATGCGGCTCTAAATGCAGAGAATCATCATGCAGGCCTTGAGAGATTTCTTCATGATTACAGAATCAAAAAATATGAAGATCTCTCATTAAATATTAATTTATATGATGATATTCCGTTGGATATAGCAAAAGCATGTAGACGTACCTCATTTAAGATGTATTATTGTTGGTATCGTGCATTCAAATTAATGGAAGAGTCTGGAATATCGTATGATTTAATTATTTCGATGCGTGCTGACCAAGTCTTTCATTCAAATCTAATACTTCCCTGTATGCCTTCCCCCAATATACTTTATGTTCCAGAAGGAGAAGACCACGGGGGTGGTCTAAATGACCAAATGGCATTTGGAAATTTTACCGTTATGAAACATTATACAAATATTTATAACTGTATCCCGGATATATTCAGACGAACGAATCATGGCTTTCATACAGAGACATATGTTCGCTTCCATAATACAGGGGCATTTCCAATACAACGGGTTCCCTTACATTACAGATTACATCCGGATCGCCACCGTTAATTTATAAAATATTTAATAATATTTCTAGTAGAATGACACATCTTATATTTGACCTCGATGGAGTTCTTGTAGACTATAAAGAACTCCATCGAGATTCTTTCATAGAAGCATGGAATACCCTATGTCCATCTCATCCAATTAATGACGTATATCATTCCGAACATTTAGAAGCCCGCTCAACAAAGCAGAAATTGGCTCTTCTTCAAGAAATATGCAATCCAGCAGTACCCGTGCAAGAAATATCTACTCTTAAACAGGAAATTACCCGTCAGCGACTCCTAACAGCACCTGTTTTTAAGGCAACGCGAGATGCTCTACAGTGGGCACATGAAAGGGGTATTGGGATTAGTTGCTGCAGTAACAGTATTCGTGATACCGTTCTGACATCTCTCCAGAAGTTGGCCCCTCTTGACTGGTTTTCTTGTATTCTTTCAAATGAAGATATTGAGAATCCGAAACCACATCCACAGATTTATCAAGAAGCTGTGAGACGGCTTGGTGTTTCAGCGGACGATATACTTATCTTTGAAGATAGCGACGTCGGTAAGACGGCTGCCCGGGCCGCCGGTTGCCCTTTGATTGAAGTTGTGGACCCCCTGGATATAACACCGTCCTATCTGAATCTCCTACTGACACACAGAGCCTTGAAACCGGCACCTCTTTATAATCTGGTTATACCGATGGCCGGTCTGGGCTCACGGTTCCAGACTGCAGGTTATACAACACCGAAACCCTTTCTTCCAGTGGCAGGAATGCCCATGTTTGAGTGGGTTCTCCAGAATGTAATTCCGACTGGACTACGCGATTGTGTTGCGATTCATCTGATTTTGCGCGAAGAAACGGTTGGGCTTTTCCGTGAGGCATCGGACCGATTCCGAAATCTTCATTTACATACAGTGCCAGCCCTAACAGAAGGGGCCGCCTGTACAGTTCTGACAGTTGAGGGTATCATTGACACAGATGCTCCACTTGTAATAGCGAACTCCGACCAGTTCTTGGAGTGGGATGTAACCAATTTCTATCGGTGTCTAACACACCCTGATTGGCACGGTGTTATATCAACGTTTTATCAGCCGGACTCCCGCGACCTTCGCTGGTCATACGCGAAAGTAAATCCTGACGGTGAGGTTACACGTGTAGAAGAAAAGCAGTATATCGGCCCGCTGGCGACAACGGGAATCTATGGATGGTCACGGGGTGCCGATTTTGTAAGGGACGCCAAGCAGATGATAGAGCAGAATATTCGGGTGAAGGGGGAGTTTTATGTCTGCCCCGTCTATAACACAGGGGTTGCGCGTGGTCTACGGTTTCGTACACTTAACTGTAATCGTATGTGGGGTCTGGGTGTGCCGGATGACTATGAGTTCTTTCTAGCAAATTATAAGGGGCTATCTCACTAAATGGACGATTCGCTACGGAGAACTTACCGAGATATTTGTCAGCGCAGTACACCGGTCGCACAAACAGAGCTGAATGGGCCGATGACATATTGTCGTGCACTCTGGGCAATCGGAGAATGGACGCCTACAGCAGCTGGACGAGAGTTATTTATTGAATTGAATACTTTATGCGAAGAAGGTATTTTATTTGACATATCGGGGCAACATGGTGGACTCCTGCACTGGACACTCTTTCAGCTTGAAACATTTCCGGTTGAGCCACATCCAACTATGCAACACAGCGAAGATGGTGAGACACTCCAACATCTTCTGTACGAATATCCGCCAATTCAGATTCAGTTTAGAGGTATTTCCAAAACGCGCTTCGGACTTTTTCTGTGTGGATATCCGTCATATGATATAACACCACTACGGGATGCGATTCGTCGGCGTATAACAGGTATTCGGGAGCCACATCCCCAGGATATCTGTCATTCCACTCTGTTTCGCTTCACACAGGAACCCACCTCCGCCACAAGGGCATTCATAGAAGCTCTTTGCGCACGATATGCAGATGTTACACTCTTTGAGTTCAAGCCAACTGTATGGGAATATGGATTTGGCACATGGCTCCAACAGGAGCGAATTGTTCTTCGACAGTGGTTACCGCCACCCCGATGGATTCTTCACAGAGGACTTCGGGCAGGACCAAATAGGTCTCTAGAAAATAAGGAATCACTCTTATGGGAACGATTGGCAGAAGGATGGGATATAGAGATTGATATATGGCGTGATACCAGTGGCGCGCTGTGGCTTGGTCACGATGCCCCCACGACCCTTCTGGAAAACAAGTCACTTCTAACACATCCTCGTGTGTGGGTCCATTGTAAGAATCTGGCAGCACTTGTGACGACGCCAGAGGGAACGAACTATTTCTTTCATGATGTGGATGCGGCAACACTTACATCGCGGGGATACATCTGGTGTTATCCTGGTAATCAGCCCGGTGGAGGAAAGGATGTTGTTGTCTTGCCAGAACATGGTGGAGGGCGCTTTCCAGGGCTAGCGGCTGCGCATGCCGTTTGCTCGGACTATTTACCGTCGCATTTCTTATCGTAAAAGAGTGATAAAGTTTTTCTTGGTTGGCTAACAGAGATGGAAATACTGTGGCTGGCCATTCTGTTTTACAGTGTGGGATTGGCGGCCGTGCTTCACTTTCGCCCCGCGCTCATGTTCAATGAGAATGGTACCTGGAAGGAGTTCGGCTATCATCGTGCGGCGGCGGCCCGTTATACAATGTTCCCGGTCTGGCTGTTCGCGATTGCCTGGGCGATTGTCAGTTACACGTTGGCAGCGGCCCTTATTTGGACTTGGCGGCTCTCTCCTTCGGTCCCGGCTGCCATGATGGCCGTTCCGGCAGGAGGTCTGTTTGCGTCCAGGAGGCTCTCAGAAGAAGAGATGGAGGAGGAAGACGGGGGCCAAGATGTTACGTTGGAGGAGGATGACATGGTTCCTGTTTCTTCGGCGCCACCGCCGCTAACCGAAACGATTCGCATGCGGCCCTCTGCCAACCGGATACAGACACCTGCCCGCCAGCCGCGCATGGGTTATTACGTCCTAGACCCCGCTTCTGAGAAGAGTGGTCTCCGACGCTACATCTATTATGGGGATGCTCCGCCGACGCAGAGCGCGGCGTCAGAACCTCTCAGCTTGCTGAGAGGACCGCCGACGGTGTAATTATTTCTTACAATCGCTGGTCCATTGCGCACCCAGTGCCATTCCGTAGGCTCCCGCAAAGCCTGCCAAGTAGCTCGCTGCTACGCGCGCTTCTTGGAAGGTCTGAACAGCATAGGCTACCGCCGAAAGAGAGCCGACACCTTCTCCGGATAGAGGTGCCGACACTTCTGCTGCCACAACACCCCCGCTCACCTCCAGGGTATGAATGTGGGATGCAGCATCCTTGAGTGCTGTTTCCGCTTCTACACGTGCCGGAATACCCAGATACCTGTGCGTCATCACAATCTGGGATATGACCAGACGCAGGGGCTCAATGAAGAAGGGCAGAATGGACATGACCATTGTTATTCCGGCACTGACACTGGCGCCCTTGAGAATACCGGTCACGTTCTTGACACCGGCGCAGGTGAGCTGATGAAGAGCTGTTAGAAGACCACCGTTAATGATGAAAGAGCCAACCGCCATGAGCCCCGCGAATGCTACATAGAGTGACATTCCTGTGAGGTCCGTCAGCAGGGATGCGACAATAAACACCAGAGCTCCGTGAAAAATGAAGGATGCAAACGCCTCTCCGTAGAGAGTGTACATATCCATTGCCATCTTTGTGTGGGGGCCTCTACTTCTACTGACAGTCATTCTTCCTTCGGCTGCGAACCGAAATATCTTTCGGGATAGAAGCCACTAGCTATCATAAATCTGTCAACTAAACTATCCTCACTAATCTCTACTTAGCTGTCGTTAAACGACCGTTAATTAGACAAAACTTGAGAATATGTTAGTCTAAATTTATTGGATAGCACTAGCAGAGGCGAACAATGGCAACTGCGGCAACGGAAAAACCAAAAGCTCTCCGCGGACAGACAGTGGACCCTGAACGTGTTACAACGCTGCGAACATGGGTGAAGTATTGGCCCAAGGCGAACAATCTGGCCTTTGATTCTGAGCAGCGGAACCCCGCAATCTACAATCAAGCGGGAACATCTGTGAAGAGCACGATTCCGTGGAAACGGGAGGCCGATACGCTCACGGTGCTAACACAGCGGGAGAGTTTCGGTACGGCGGCGATTAGCGCGGCAGAGCGCCGCATAGGGAAGATACGGGAAGACCGGGAGGCAGAAAAGGCCGCGGCAGAGGAGCAGCTTCGTCTGGCGGAAGCCACCGTGTTAGATGCCTGGCGGGCTTATAGAGGTGCTGCGGGTACGGCAGGTGGACGGGATGCTCTGATGCGGGATGTAGTTCAGGCAGAGAAAACCCTGCGGAATCTGGAAGCGGCGATTTCTCCGTTGGATCGAAAGAAGGTGATGGTGGAGGAGCTTACAAGTGTCCAGACACCGGTCATGCCCTACGCTCTTCGGGGAATGCCGCTAACGGAAGTGGAGTGAGGGTAAGGGTCACTGAAGAGGGAACGCTCAATCTATTGATTGAGCATCAACGCTTCAATTCATTGAAGAGGAAACGCCTCTAGCAGGCTAGAGGCATCAACTCTCCAGTGTCACTGGAGAGGAAACACAGTTATACGGTCCTGATTCTTGTCACAATCCACCGTATCGGCATGGTATTTGAAACAGACACCATTCCGGTCCTGGTATGTTACCTTTCCGGCATTATCCAGTGTCGGATACTTGTAGATGATGGTCGGTGTCGGCTTCAGCGTATAAACGAAGAACATACCGAAGAAAAGCCCCAACAACAGTGGCAGAAGTTGGATATGATTAAAGAATTTCATTGGACTTCCTCTATTTCCTAACAAGAAAACAGAGGATGCCAAATTATTGGGCAATTATGGAAGACCCGTGGGTTGCGGTGTTTGTTAGTTTCCTGATTGGATTCGGCATAGCGGCGATGTTCCGTCCGCTCTGTAGTGGCTCCGAATGTATTGTTGTGAATGGTCCGCCTGTGAAAGACGTCATAGATAAGGTGTACCAGATGGGAGCGAAGTGTGTGGAATTTACAACGGAGGTGGTGGATTGTCCCCGTCCAGGAGATGGCGAAGTGGTGAAGACGGTTGAAAGGATCGCATCTTAATGCGATTCACAACGGAGACGCATGTCGAAAAGGATTGCCTCTTAGGAGGTCGCGTCCTAAAGTAACCGAAAAACCCTCTGCGGCCAACAGACACCCGGATGCCCCAATCAACACCTCTTGACCAGCTTGGCGGTGGCGGTGGTGAGCCGATGGCGGCCCCTCCTGCCGATGAAGAGCGTGTAAAACGGATTCTGGCCGAGATGAACGCAGAGAATAGCATTACGCCTCCCCCGCAAATGGGTGGATTCGGTGCGCCCCCGGCGGTCATTACAGAGCCTCCTCTGGCCATTAGTACCGGACAGATTCGAATGGACCCCGGCACCGCCCGTGCGCATGTCATCGGAAACGCGGCACCCAGTCTGGCCGATTTCCAGTCCATGTTTGCGCAGACGAATCCCTCCATTGCTCCCTATCATGGTCCGGTGGCCAATCCACCGGGGCCGATTGTTCCCAGCGGACCGAAGGACCGCACAGATTTTCGCACGGCACTCCTGCAGTGGCTCCGTGCTCCACTGGCAGTCGGCATTCTTGTATTCCTGCTGAATCTCCCGATTGTAACATCGGCTCTGTCACGGTATGCGGCATGGATGTATCTCAGCAGCGGGGAAATCTCCATGGCCGGACTGTTTGTGAAGGCGTTGTTGGCGATGGGTCTCTTTGCGGTTTATCAGTCTGTGGTAAGTGTTCTCCAATAATGTTTTTCTGCTTTGAAACCTATTTCGTCAAATACGCTACTGCGCAGCAGTTGGATTATTTGAGTGTAGTGTGTTCTCAAAAAGGGAAATATTATGAGAGCCAACCATTTATGGCAGCCTTTTTTGACGGCTCCAAGTAGATGGACGCACTACGAAAGCTAGTGAAGAATCCGAAGAGCGATGAGGCACTGGCACTGGGACTGGTTGTTGCGGCAGCACTGATGGCGCTTGTCTGGAAGGGGGTCGTCTTGCCGCTGTTGGCAGGAGCGGCCATCTTCCTGATTATCTATGGACTCTATCCGAAGTCCCCTATGGTTGCCCTTCTGGGAGGTGCCTTTACAATAATCTTCTTTCTACCGTCTGCCTATTCACATGAAGGGTTTGAAGATGCTTCGGGGTCTGCTGTCCCAGACCAGGAAGGTGATGACAAGACGGCGCCTGCCCCGGTCGATGTCGTCCATGCCTCTGAAGAGCACGCCGGTGCCGAAACGGACGCAAAACCCCGTCAGACAGATGGATTTGACAATCCGGCACCCTTCGGTCGTGAAAAACCGATGGTCCCCGACAATCGGGAACGCCAGGAGCCCCTAGTTCTCGGCAAGCCCTACAAGCTGCCCTCTGAAAAGGATGATCAGGGCATTCATCTGGATGCCGGTACGACCTTCCTGAATGCTTACAAGGCACTGAAGCCTGACCAGATTGCGGCAATGACACGTGATACCCAGGAGCTGATGGCAACCCAAAAGTCACTTGTGGCAATGTTGGATTCCTTTGGTCCGATGCTAAAGGACATGAACAAGATTACGGGATTCTTTGGGATGGGTGGGAACTAAGCTCAATAGAGAGTAGATGTGTCTGTGTTGGTTCTGGATATGGATTGTATTCGTTGCGACACTGTTACTGTTTGGAGTACTAGTGTTACACCGTCAACCTCTTATTGAGGAAGCCTTTCAGGAGGCCCCGCCCGATCTCTCCAAGATGTTAGGCCGCGTTCAGGGTATGCTGGATCGGATTGCAACACCCGAAGTATTGGCCCATATGACCAACGTCATGAACAAGGATCCTGGAGAGTTGGCCAGAATGTATGCTAAAAATCACTCATGAACTTATGGTGATTCAATTTATAATATTTACTTCAAAACATTTCAATCCATTTATATAAAACCCCTTACACAATCCATATTGTTTTCCTTCCTTAAAATTACTTTCTTCTTTTTTACATCCATTTGAATACCATCTATAACAGAGTCCATATTCTTTTCCATCTTTAAATTTAACTTCTTCCTCTTTCTGTCCATTCTCATACCAACTTTGAAAGAGTCCCTCCCGTTTTCCATCCCTATAGGGTACGTTTACGGCAAGTTGTCCATTGTCATGCCACATCTCAAACAATCCATTCTGAACACTCTTTAAGGTATATAGCTCTGCTACACGCCTTGACAAGAAATAATGAATTCCCTCTGTGCACACTTCTTCTATGTTTGTATTATAACAGGGTTCTTCTATAGTAGTCCCAACCACATATTCAATAGACTTCTTCGAATATCCACAGGAGGTTGCAGTATTGTAACATGTTCCCGCTGTATCTTCAATCTGCAAGACAACAACCTTGTTGGCTCTGTACTTAGCAGTTTCGGGAATGGCTATATTGGAACGTGTCATGTTTGTTTGTGCATCGGTGGGAATCTCAAGAGTTACTATAACACTCACAGCACCGTGTTTAGCAATCTTATAACCAATCATAACCACTAGCTATCGGCAATCTTTAGATTTACCTCCCACTCTTATTAGAAATCGCGGCGCACAGTAAGATGCCGAAACGTTGTCCCCGCGGATTCGTTTGTACTGACTGGTCCTCTGTTACCGTTGCTGTTGCGCTCATCGCCGCAGTACTGGTTGCTACCTGGTTCTGGTCGCGCGTTCCTCCCGCCAGCAGTCAGAAGGATCCCGGACCGTCCATTGTAGTCGTATCGGCTCCACCGGCGGCCGGAATGACGTATAACCAACAGATTCGCCCCGATTTGTATCCGGAGCCCGTGCGCCGCCTGCCGTTTGGACTTCCCTCTGTGGGAGTACGCGGCCCCGCCGGCTCCTATGAGCAGATTGGAATCCTGACAGGGGAAGGGGGCTCTTCCTCTTCGGCGGCACCGGATCGCACAATTCTGCCTCTCTACGGACGGGAGTTGGATTCCCGACGCGGCAAGTGGAACTATTACACCCGCACGGATGGTACGAATCCCGTCCAGGTTCCCGTGCGCGTACGGAATCGCGTTTGTGACGATGACACGGTCGGCTGCGATGAGGTGTATTCGGATGACAGCATCCATGTTCCGGCACTGGGACGGAGCTTCAAGGCATCTGTCTATACGAAGTCCCTGTTTCGGTGATTCTGGAATAATTATCAGTAGTGTTTCATCTATTGATGAAATGGTTCCAGTAATGTCAAAGAGATATAAAGATATCCACATTCACCAAGCATAGAATGGACCCCATCACAGAGGCCTTAGAAGACTATTTTAACTGTCACCACTGCTATACATCTGCGACTCTGAGAAAGGAAGTGACAAACCGTCTATTCAATGTATTAACTCCTGCGACTGTTAATACAGTGTATAGAATACGAACAACAATTGGTGAGAGAGACTGTAGCCCTCTAGAGATAACAACACAGACAGAAAACATGATACTTTCTAAACGGCTTCTAGTAGAGCTGGGAGCCGACCTTCTCTTTTCTAAGCATCCATTGAGAAATCTACTGACGACGTATGCGATGATAACATATCGGAGGTTGCTGAGAATCGACCGTGGTCAGTTGACGTGTCACGATGAAATTGTAGATATCTTAGCATATGGTCTGGCACATGTGAAAGATACAAGCAGGATGTTGGACACGTTTGACTATGCAATTCGTCGGAGTGGAATAATAACCGTGGAACGTACGGAGCTATTTCGGATGCTGCGGACGGCTATCCAGAAAGAGATGCGGGAAGCGGCCTGGTGCCGACGCAGGCATCTGGTAGCTGTTTATGATGAGGAGAGTATCTGTTCAGATGCTTGACCGAATTAATTACGCCGGGTTGACTTGTGACCACAATTAGGGTGTCTAGAAAATGGTTTAGTCGACAGATTTATGATAGCCACTAGATACGGTCTTTACAGCACAGTATCTAACACGGGATAATTATCTATTATGTTATTACTAAACACTGTCATATGCGCTAGGATTTTCTGGACCGATGAACCTTCCGGGTGTTACGCCTATCCGGCACTTGATAGAACTGATAGAAGTTGGGAGCAATTGTAACACTCATTCCATCCTTATATCGGAGAGTTTTAAAGATTGCCATAGGTTCTCCGAAACTATTTTTTTCTATCCGATCAAACTTAAGTATCTCATTATCACTCATTAACATTTTTCTAATAGATTCATTCGCGGCTTTGATTTTATAATATTTACCTGGAATCATATTACGTGGATTTTTTACAAGAGCTGAATAATCCGATATGACTCTAGAAATCTTTGCGGGCATTTCTACTAATGTATTCCGTAAATATTTATAAAACACAAGCCCCTTACCGATTAGAGGAATGACAACAACGCGACTGACATGTGCGCAAACACCACTGTCATGGCCATCGGCTATCGCCATCACGGACTTGCCGGTCTGTACCGGCTGTGCTATCCGACTGGATTCTCCTCAGCCCGGCTCTCTGCAGGTCACCACTCGTCGGGCGGGAGACGGTGTCGGCGATGGTGTGAATGTGGATGAGAACCGTGGCAGTGTGGCCGTAGATTACCGTGGACAGCGCTACACGCTGATGGAGGCTATCTTTCACTCACCCGGTCAGCATGTGTTTCCAGGGCAGTCAGATGTCTATCCCGCGGAATACTGCCTTCACCTCCAGACATTCGCGGCACCCCAGCGCCAACTGACACTGGTGGTTCCCGTCTCTCACCAGGTGACGGGCCCCGGTGTGGAGTATTTCGCGGCCATCAAGGCGCAGCCCGATCCTGCCGTCGCCCGCCCCACTCTTCTCAGCCTGTTTGCCTCGCCGACAATTGACACCATTCAGTTCTTGGCACCGGATCTCCGGGGTCGCACTGCCGCCAATCCCACGACGGATGCCTGTACTCCGGGCGCAATGGAGAACATGATGGCCCTGGTTCTCCAGCCGTGTCAGATTCGTGCGGCCGATTTGGAGCGTATTCCACGGGAGGGCTCCTTATCTTCCGACCCGCGGGACCTGCCGGCGCAACCCCGTCTCAAACCGACCGAAGCCGTCAGTCGGGCAACACTCCAGTCCATTGCAGTCTTGGCACGACCGGGTCTCCAGACCAGCTCTACCCCGACGGGGTCCGGCACGGGTACGGGTACGGGTACGGGCACCCCGAATGAGCTGGAGTGTTATCCCCTCCAGGTCCAGGATGGGCGGGATGTGATTGTAACCGATGGCTCCGGTATTCCAATTGAAACAGTGTTGGGCCTGGGTGCCCCTCAGGATGTATCTGGTCAGCCCACCGTGTTTGGGACTCTTCGCACAGCTGTTCTAGGACCCATACCAAAAAATCAAGAGGAGGCTGATGCGCAGCTTCAGCGGGTTGCCAGCATCGCGGGGTTCATGACGGCCTTTCTCTTCAGTATAACTATCTGGCTCTTCCTCCATCGTCTTCTGTTCAAGGAGAGCACGACTCCCGTGCTCAGCACACTCTCACTAACAGGGATGCTCTGTATCCTAGTCGCGGCATTCTTAGGAATGAACGCGCTTTAGGTTGAAATTCGTGGAATCTGACAGAGAGGAGACCGCGATGAGTCAGCGTATTTTGATTGCGATACTGCTCGTAGCAGCCACAGTGATTCTGCTACGAACGGTTGTAAAGGCGACCGGGTGGATGTCCGGGGGGGCTGTTGAAGGGTTTCGTGATACGAAATCCTATTTCCCGACCTTCTGGTCAGTTGAAGGATTTAATGGAGCCCCCCGTGCCATGAATACAACCACTGTCTGCCCCGCCGGAACAACGATGTACATGTTTGAAGGAGCCGCCTACTGTTGCGATGGTCGGATTCATCGGGATGCGACGTCACTGTCAGGTTCTTGTCGCCCAGCCACGTCGGCACCCGGTGCGCGCCCCGTTTTCTGTGCGCTTGGACCCACCCGTGATGGAGTGCCGAACTGCCTGGAAATCCACGCGGGGCAACTGGCTGCCGAAGGAGAAGCGACGTGCCCACCCTCTCTGCCGAACTATGTAAAGGGCGCTCCCGGCTCCGCCACCGAAAAGGGTCGCTGCTGTGCCGGACCCACGAATGCCGACAGCACGGACTGTCTGTCACCGACACCCGGCACCTTCTGTGACGCAGCACGGGCAGCGAATGAATTTGCGGGAGGTTCGACATCCTGTGAGTTCCAGCGGGCAAAAGAGCTGGAGGGAGCCGCCTGTCCGAGTGGCTGGGGTGCCTTCACGCAGCCGGGACAGGGCACACTGAACGGCCTCACCGTCTTTGGTTGCTCCGATAACAACCAGATGTGCTATTCGGCAGCAACTACGTCACGTCTTCAAGAGCTGGGATATGATACGACGGGGATGACGGTTTGTCTGTCATCGTAACTAACAAAAACCTTTCATACAATCCACTTTCGGTCCTGTTACATTCGCACCGATGGCCTTGTTACAGCCCATACTGGCTCCCGGACTGTACGGGCGCACCCGCTCCGTCACCGGCCATTCCGGGCGTGGTTCATTGAGGGGATATTGTCCCGCCGGAACGGGGTCCTGGAAAATCGCCGTGAGATAGGGCCACAGGAGGAATACCACTAGACCTAGGGCTAGGAACGCAAGAACAGCAATAACAGCGGGGCGTATCATCCGTCTCTCTGTTATGGTTGTTGGGTTCTTATCCTTACTTATTTCACTGTGTGATTGTAGCCATCACTGCTGTCTGGAACATCTCTTCTTTATGCTGCTGTGGTTGCGGTGTTAGTTGGCGATGCATCTCCGGCTTCTTGAGTATAACAACCGGTGTAACGGGTACTGGAACAGGAGCAGGAGCAACAGGAACCGAACGCATGCTCAGATGATTGCCCATTCTGCTTGCGAACCCCAGAAAGATGACGGGGGTTTAACGCACGGACAGTTACAGAAGTAAGACGAAGAGACAGAAGATGTTTGCTTCCAAGACATGGCGTGCAACCGATGCCCGTGTGCTCAGTCACCGGGGCTATGCGATTCGCAAGGATGAGCTAACACCGGCGGAAACCCGGGCTCTCCACAAGGCACTTACAATGAAACCGGCTGTTGCGGCCGAATTCGCCGCCGGGATTGAGCCATTTCCGATTTACTTTGAGAGTCCGTCGCGCTGGTATGTGCCGCGCTTCTGGGGACTGGAGCACTGTGGCGTGCCAGATGGAGATGCCCGGCAGGCCGGGTTGCCACTTCGTGCAGAGCTGGCGTTTTCCAAGACACTGCGCGCGGAGCAGTTGCCGATTGTGGAGGCATTCAGGACAGGTGTGCCTGGCGGAGACGTTGCTTCCTCTGGAAGCCTAACGTCAACTACTGCCATCGCAACAGAACGCGGTTTCCTAGACACCTTCAATGGCCTCCTCTGCGTGCCCTGCGGCTATGGCAAAACCTTCATGGGTATCTGGCTAGCCTGTCAGTTGAAACGCCGCTTTCTAATTGTCGTTCATCAGGAGTTCCTCATGGAACAGTGGAAGACGGAGCTGGAAGCCTCTGTGCCCGGGATTCGTGTGGGCAAACTCCAGGGACCGAAGGCACAGTTGGGACCGGAGTTTGACTGTTGTATCTGTATGCTCCAGACAGTCGCCTCCCGTGACTGGCCACTAGATACCTTCGCCGGTTTCGGGTTCACGCTCTTTGATGAGTGTCACCATCTGGGCGCGGAGCATTTCAGTCGTGCGCTCATGTCCATTCAGACCATGAACATGCTGGGGCTCTCTGCAACACCCGACCGTCTGGATGGTCTGGCTTCCGTGTTTCAGTGGTACATTGGGCCCGTACGCTATCAGATTCGGGTGCGGGAGGCAGATGATTCTGTAACAGTACGGATTCTCCGCTTTGAATCGGCCGATGCCGCCTACGCCGATACACCCACAGACTGTCGGGGTGAAGTGAGTCGCCCCAAACTCTGTAATCAACTAGCCGACTATACACCGCGAACGAAACGGATTTGCGATGAGCTGGCCGTCGCACTAACAGAGGGGCGTAAACTTCTGATTCTGTCAGACCGTCGGGGACATCTGGAGGCCTTTGAGCGGGAGTTCCGTGCTAGGGGTTTCACCTCCATGGGCTACTACGTGGGCGGAATGAAAGCAGCCGCCCGTGATGAATCCGCAAAGTGTCAGATTGTATTGGCCACTTTCACACTAGCAGCGGAGGGCATGAACGTGCGGGACCTCAATACCGTCGCGTTGGTTACACCGAAGTCCCGCATTGAACAGGCTGTGGGTCGCATCTTCCGTCTCAAAAAGGAGGAGCGCACGTTCGCACCGGTTATCTATGATGTGCGGGATAGCCACGATGTGCTTCTGGGACAGTACAAGAAACGTCTGGCATTCTATGAGCAATGTGGGTATCAGCTGACTATCAAGGGGCCCGGTGACACGGACTATAAGCCCATGAAAGTGCGGCGTACGCGTCCTGTGGTGCTAACTGCTGCTATTGGTGGAGCGGGAACTACAGCAGACAATGAGGATTCGGATGATGATACAAAAAAGGCAGATACTCCTGTACTTACCGGTCCAATGTTTCGGTTGGCACCCAAGAAAGCTTAGGAACCATGAAGCACCAGACGGTCCGTCGCCTCCCGCTCTGTTAGAATCTCCGCGGCAATCAGCCATTCCCGGACGGCCTCCTTTTGATTGCCGGATAGTTTGATAATTTCTTCTCCGCTGTCTTCGTCAGTAACAACGGCAGCAGAGCAGTGGAAACTGCTTTTCATAGCACGGGAGATGCGCTTCAAGTCCAGGTCATCGTCCATGCCCTCAATTGTTGTAATCCATTTGCGACCCATCTGGTGCGCACGCACGTGTATCTTGTTTGTGCGCGCACCAGTTGTTAGTTCATTTGCGGCCGTAACGGCACTGTTCGTTGTTAGAAGGAAATCCATTGTCGTCGTTGCGGTTTATGGGCGGGTGTGACTACGTCACTGTCAAGTTTAGTGGTGACGGCGACTCTTACGATGGGCTTTCCGGCTCCTACGAGCTCCTCTGCGTCGCGTCCTGCGGCCGCCTCCCATGCACTGTTTCCCATACGGGATTTGGGCAAGGAAATGCGCCGAACCGCCCCCTACCTCCATCGCCGAAGAGGGAGCATAGCCATAGCCCGCCGGGTAACTAACAAGAGATGGATTTCCCAGGCTGTCACCGCCGCCTCTCTGGCCTGAAGGGCAAGGACCAACAGGTACAGCTGCGTACGTCTTTCCCAGGGTATTGTTCAAGTCAAAGTTGTAACCGCCTCCACCACCGCCTCCACCTGTCTGCCGGCGACGACGACCACCTTCTTGATTAGAGCCAAGAGGGGCAGGGGCATCAGCGGAAGTAGGGTTAGAAGTACCAGAAGTAGAATTATCAGAAGTAGAATTATCAGAAGTAGAATTATCAGAAGTAGAATTATCAGAAGTAGAATTATCAGAAGTAGAATTATCAGAAGCATCACCAAATCCAAACCAACTTGATAAATCACCTCCCCGCTGCGGCATCTCACACGCAGCGCAACCACCACCCGACTGTGACCATGCACCCGTAGGAGTTACGGCCGGAGCAGGGCGGTCCAGAACCGCACAATCGTCTGTAAGAGCCCGTGCGGATTCAGGCGCCATTCCGCCTGCCGGAGCAAACGCGGGACCATTGAAGCCCCAACCGCCTCCGCTCTGCGTGCTGTGCTTACGATACCGGCGGCTGTGGTGTTTACGACTGCTGCGATGACGCCGTGCCATTCTCTACTCTGTTCCCCGAGATTCCGCGTTGAATCGGCTGCTATGACTGACAGTTGTCCCTCCCTCCACCATTCTCTGAATCTCCCATTTCTTGAATGTCACATTCCAGGCAACCTCTACGCGGTGTGTTTTTCCCCCTGCCGTTCGGAGTGCCGAACTGACCGCCATGCGTCGGATGAGCGCACGACCTAGGCTGACACCTTCCGCTGATACCAGAGACCAGAGATCGGGGCCGCCGGCTTCGCGGGTCGCTGCCGCAATGAGCGGCCCTGTTGGCTCTACAACTGCTGGAGTACTACTAACCAGAGCCGCAACAGGTGCATCTGATACCAGTTGAATCCGGTCCGTGTCCAACTCACTGGTCAGCTCTGCAGGAGGTGACACCTCAGGTCCCAGTGTTGGAGTACGGTCCGTATTGCGGGGAATCCAGAGAAAGTGCGGAGAGCCGGGTGCGTCGGCTGTTAGTTCCCACACTCCTTCGGGGGCTACCGCGTCTAGTGCCTGCCACCGGGCCATTTCCAGACGCACTCCACCTAGTAGCTTGGAATCCACAATACAATAGTGCTCTAGCCATTGAACTGCCAGGCGCCACCGGGTCGTAAAAGACTCCAGCGCAGCCACGTGTCGGCCCTTCCAGAAGAGAACGTCTTCAATCCAGAGGTGTCGGGAGGATGCAGAGAGAGTGGCCGCAAACACGGTGAGTCCGGCATCGGGTGCGTAGAACTGTGGGTCAATACGGAGACGTAACAGAGCAATACCACTGGACGGTGGACGCGGTGCCGTTTTCCGATGTGCGTAGGGAGCCTTCTGCTCTGGTAGCTCCGGCGCAACAAAGACACAACAGGACTTGGCGGGCCAGAGAACCAGTAGACCCGTTCGGGAACGACAGGTGGGGCGACGAAGCGCGAACCATTGATTCCGTTTCAGAGCGGCTAGATGTCGTCTCTGAAATGGCTGTGTGGTCTTTCTGTGAGTAGCAATTTCTTGGAGGAGAGGGGTTGTGTCAGTCGCGGCGGTATGTGTGAAAGAAGGAAGCCGGAGATCATCGCCCCAGCTCTGAAGACGAATCGCAGGAGGAGCAGTTGCGGTGGCCATTATCCTATTGGCTGGACGGAATCTTTAGGAGGGGTGACAGCCTAGAAGGCAGTGAATGATGTTGGATCGGCAGTGAGACGACCGAAAGGAGTCGAGCTGACGTACCCGTTGGATGCTGCCTAGAAGGCAGCGAAGCCGACGGGTTCCATCCCATCATACGCAAACACCGAACCACTAAACAGTGCGCCACCATTCTGCGCCATTTCGGGAACAAAGCCCTGCTGGTGTGCGCCCATCGGAGGAGCATCAGGTCCCATACTGGCAAATCCAGGAGTACTTACAGTGGCTGCCCGTCCCGCAGCCACGTCACTAGCCGGACCGGGCTTCGGACCCGGTTGGTAGAACATCTGCTCAGGATGCCGGAGGTTGTCCTCAACAGCTGCGGGACCCTTGCCATCCTCTGTTACCGGCTGAGGACGGGGTACTCCCACCGGTGGCTGACGCTGGAGGGGCTCCTTTGTCCGCATCTCCGCCTCTGTCTGTCCAACTACTTCGGGGTATTTCTCTTCCTTTGGAGGGGTTGCGACAGCTGCGGGTGCGGTGACAACGGGTGCCAGTGGTTTCTCAAGAGGCGTTGCCGTTGTGGGAGCAAGAGGGCGCTTCGCACCTACACGAGAGCCCCGCCGGGATGATGCGGACCACCACTGCCAGCCAAAGAACGTCACCACAACAGCCAATAACAGAGCAACAAGTACGGGGGTCTCCATTGCAGAGGATGTTTCTACCGACGCGGCGGGAATTCGCAAATGAAAAACAGACACACCCGCTAGAAACACCGCACCGTATGTCCCTTCCGTCTGTTACTCCGCTGGTTGAGCTGGCTCTCAAAGAGCTCGACAGTACGCCCCCTACTACACAGAACATCCTGCGGTTGTCGGCAACACTGGCGCAGGCGGTAAATCACTGGCCAGAGCTCAAGGGTGCGCAGAAGGCGGAAATGGTTGTGACGGCCCTCCGGGAGGTGCTGGGGCTTGAGCAGATTCGGGGACTGATTAGTGCCGAAGAGCAGGCAGCTCTGCGCGTAGTGGTTGACACAATTGTTCCAGAGACATTGGCGATGATGGTGAGTGCGTCGCGGGGAGACTATGACTTCCGGAAGCCGACGCCGGGGTGTGTAGCCGCACTGGCGGCTGTGTTTTGTCGGACGGCAACGGCCTTGGCACCTGGTTCCGAAGCGGCTTCACAGGCAGCAACGGCAACGACGAATGCTTCAGCCCCAATCCCGGCCCCATCATCCGAAAAAGAGGTCCCGCAGGCGGCACCGGAGAAGGTAGAGATAGAGGTGGAGTTGGTGGTATCGGCTCCAGCATCCGAGCCTTCTGTTTCGGCATAGCAGGTGTTACACACCGGGCATCCCGCCCACCAACCGGCAGTGACCAACCGTTGCCCTCCAAATCTTCCCAAACCACTGTTGGAGTTGGTGCACTCACAGCCAGACATCCCAGCGGAGGCGCTACGATATCCTCTCGTAGCAACCATGTTAGAGGCCCCTTGAGTTCCCATGCGGTCCAAGTTGCTGCGGCTGCATCCCATTCACCCAGAAATCCCGGCCATAAATATGTCGTGATTTCCGTGTGTCGTGCATGGGGAGGTGCCGCTGAGCCTGTAACATACCGTAGCGTGTCCATTACTCTAAATAGAAGACGGGTGGCTTAGGTAGTCGGATAGAGATATACACCAAACTTGACACCTAAGGCTCGCAGAGACACGCCAGCCCAGTACGATGGTTCTTCCAATTCTTGTTCTGAGTGCGAATGGTGAAAGTCGGCAGTCCCGCATTACAAGCGGAGAGTTGACATCGGCGGCTGTTACGAAACTCTGTCGCAAAACCCGTCCTGCAGAGGAAATCGGCACTTACGTTTTCGGAGAGCTGACGTTGACGGTCTGGGGCTGGAAAGAGGGCAAGGCCGGCACGGAAAACAAACATGAGCTGCCGCCTCCACTGGACAAGGTGTTACTCTTCGGTGATGTTGTAGTCGGTGCGGCTGCGACGGAAGATGGTGCCGTGCATGGTTTCACGGTCGCACAGTGGGACAAATTCTACAAGGATGCTTTTAAGGGCTTCCATGATACGGCTGGAAAGGGAGGTGATGCGGATGATAGTGATAGTGATAGTGAGAGCGGAAGAGACAGTGATGAATCCGATACAGAGGAAGCAGAGGAGGATGGTGATGCAGATGAGCTGGATGACGCAGAGGATGAGGAGGAGGAGGTGGCCAGCGAAAAGGGAAGTGTCGATGGAAGTGATAGTGAAGGAGCGGAAGACGATGAAGAGGAGGATGCCGAAGAGGAAGAGGCAGAGGAAGAAGAGGATGAGGAGTGTTATGATGATGGTGAAGAGGGTGGCGGTGGCAGCGGAAAACGGCGTGCTCCTCGTCGTCGTACGGCCACCGCGCCTGAGTATAGGCGAATGGATATGGGCCTCCGATCCCGTGTGAAGGTACCGATGCCGCTGGGAAAGCGTGCTCCCCGTTGGCAGACAGCTCCTGAGCTGGAAGAGGAGACGTACTAACACCACATAAAAGTGACTCACTGTCGGTAACACAACCCGAACTCCTATACGATGTCCTCTCTCCGTGAGCATATTGCTTCTATTCTTGAGACGCGTCTGACATCGCTGTCAGATACCCAGCGTATGGATTTGGAGCGCGGTATCTTCAATGCCGCCATGTCTGATGCCAAACGGCGCGGGATTCGCCGTCATTGGGAGAATCCGGAATTTGCGGAAACTTACAAGATGGTGGCCCGCCGTAGCATCAGCAATCTGGATCCGGCAGCCTATATTGCGAATGAGCGGCTCCTGAGCCGTCTACTAGAAGGTGAGTTTGTGCCACACGATATTCCGTTCATGACGGCTGCAGAGTTGTATCCGGAAAACTGGCAGGCGCTGGCAGCGGAGCAGATGAAACGGGAGACGGCCGCACTGGAAGGATCCAAGGAGGAGGGGTGTGATCTGTTCAAGTGTCGGCGCTGTGGGAAGTCACGGACACGCTATTGGGAGATGCAGACGCGATCGGCGGATGAGCCGATGACGGTGTTTATTAAGTGTCTGAATTGTGGCAAGGAATGGCGTCAATAATTTGGAGCCGACACGAACGATAGTGAGGGGAGGTGAACAAATTATGACCGCAGCCATTCCGACTTTTGGGAGTGGCGACAGTAATCCAAACGGAAGATGACCGAAACGAAGTGAAGGGAATCTGGAGAGCAGGATTACCATCAGCCACGACGAACGATGGCGTCAGACCTGGAGCCGACACGAACGATAGTGAGGGGAGGTGAACAAATTATGACCGCTGCTACGACGCCTGTCTCTGCGCTGATTTACGAACATGAACAACCGCCCGACCAAGTAATGGACCCCTTCCGCCTTTTGACCTATAATATACATGATTTCCCGTGGATAGCCCCCCCTCTTCAGGAAATCGTAACATGGCTAACCGCCAATGCCGATATTGTCGCCCTCCAAGAAGTCTGGCACCGTCATGCTGCCTGGGCAGCCGCCTTCGCCGCCGCGGGCTGGACCTTCCAACGTCCTCCACGGGAGCAGCAACTGTCGGGTCTTTTTGGCTCCGGTCTGGCACTGGCATGGCGCGCAAAGGACTGGGCTGTTACTGATGTACGATTCTCTCCCTTCCTAGCTGCGGTGGGGCTGGACCAATTTGCCAACAAAGGATGGCTCCGGGTTGACTTCCGACAAATCCGCACGGGTGTGTCATTTCGCTTGATTAACACACACATGCAGTCCGATTATGATATCTGTGAAGAGCTCTGGCAACCTGTTAGTCACGCCATTCGTATCTCCCAGTGCCGTGAATTGGTTGTTGCCGAAAGCCGCCTGCCACCGGTCCCCACTCTGGTTGTCGGTGACTTCAATACGGATGAATGTCTCTTGCCAGGTGGCATCTTTCTGAATCCCCAGACGATTCCATCCTTCCCCACCAAGGAAGGTGGCGGGAAGCATCTGGACCATGTTGCCACCTGGAGCCCCGAATGGCGTCTCCTCAGTCACGAAGTCGCCACACAACGCATCTGGAGTGACCACCTGCCTATTCGTTGGAGCTTGATGGCTCCTTCTCAGTAACCGTAATAACAACACCAACGGGAGTCCCAACCGGCGGCATTGGTGGTGGGGCTTCCTGGGCCTCCTCACTCTCACTGTCTCCATTATCGCGCACAAGCTGTATTTTATCAACGTCCCCTTCAATTTCCACCTCACTCACTGCTGTCTGAATCTCCGCAAAGAGCGCCCCTACACCTGCGGGGGGCGGACCGCCGGTTACCGTGTTAGCTTCCCGGAGTCGCTGCCGCATTGCACTTACAACGCCGCTCATCTCCAGTGCCTTGACTTCTGCCTCTCTCTCCTTCCGGGCCACGACGGTGATACCCGATTTGCCGCTACTGGCTCCACCCACAGCCGCGCCCGCAACAGAAGACCGCACCGCCTCTTTGGCTGCCTGAGCTGCCGCCCGCCGAATCTCTTCACGGAGCTCTTCCTTCACCGCGGGCAGCGTGCTGTAATCAATCACGCGCTGAATGCGGGGCTCCAGATCGTCTAACACCATCTGTTTGAGCACGCCTTTCTTCTGCTGGAGTGTAATTGTCGCCTCCTGTGCCAGTTTTTTCATACGGCTGTTGGTGTCCACAAAGATGTGAGTCGTATTAATATCACCCACAATTTCCGGTTTCCGTACCTTGGGATATTTCTTGAATTCCACACGGCACTCCTCAATCACTGGCTGGGGAATGGTTGGTGACTGCTCAATCAGACGGTCCAGCTCATTCCGGCAGGCCTTGAGGAACGCCATACAGTCCGAACGCTCATCGGGGTGGAGTGACAGCTCTATCGCGATGAGACGCTGGAACTTGCCCCATTGAACGGCAGCTCCCTTGTGTGCTTCGGAGCGACTACCGTAGCCCAGACGGTTCGCAATCGTAGAGATGATACCTGTCAGAATGGAGAGGCCGCCCAGACCGAGTTGCGCATACTTCTTATAGTCGGGATTCTCAATAACGGAGTCCAGTGCGAAGTTTGCGGCACCTGTCACGGTACTCAGAATGATAACAGGAAACATGAACCCCAGATCCTTAGAGGCAAAGATGCGCTCCGTACGCTCATGCATCCAGCGATAGGTGATAGCTTTGTCGGCCCATTCTGCCATGAGCTTCTCTATTTCAGAGGTCCAGCCATTGTGGAATTTCTTTTTGGAGGGACCTACACCGGCAGATGCTCCTGTTCCTGCTGCTGCTGCCCGCTTGCTTGGAGTTGGTGCTATGCCATCTCCCTCTCCCGTTTTCTGTGCACTACCAGGTGTTGGTGATAACATCGACTCTCCTTAGTGTGGGAGCTGTTTTCCCGTGGAATCTCCTAGCATGTATAGATGATAATACTTCCCGTTGTCGGTATGGCCCTGATGGGACTCGTGATAGTCTTTCTATTACGTCCTTCTCCATCAACAGAAGGATTCCAAGCGGATATTCCCGCAGAGTTGTCGGCGCTGGAGCCCGAAGACGACCCCCGAGACCTGCCCTGGATTGCCTCCTGGTCACCCGCCGACCGCGCTGCGCGTAAGGGACATATCTGTGCTGTAACTTACACCGAAGAGGGGCCATACGGTACAACGATTCAGACGGTTAGCAAAACCTGTGAAGAAGGAATGGCCCACACCCGGGTCGGTGACCGTATCATCATTCCCGACTCCATCCCTCTGCCGCATCGGGACCAGACAATTCGGCATGAGCTCTTCCATATCTATCAGCGACGGAATCCGGATGCCTGGCGCACTTTCTATCGCCGGTCCTGGTCCTTCCAGTTTGCGGATGCACCACCCACCGGAATGCCTGCAGCGGTTGTACAGGCCCGTCGCGCCAACCCCGACACCTGGGACCCCGCCACCGGCGGGCCCTGGACCGTCTGGCAGGGACGTTACTGGCCCGTTCCTATTTATACGAACGCCCAGGAGCCAACACTCCGCGATGCACAGACCGTCTGGTGGGACGATTGGCGGCAGGAGGTGTTAGCCTTTCCACCGGCAGCCTGGTCAGCCTTCTTTGGCTCTCCTACGCAAACAGAGCATCCGCATGAGCTGGCGGCCACTTATCTAACAGCAGATGACCGAAGTACAGAAGCCGGACGCCGTGCGCACGACTGGTGGGAGGCAAACCGACATACCCTTACCACACCGGTTTCGCCAGACTAAGAAGAGGAGGCCGCCCTTATGTCTGCCACGGTTGTCTCTGTGTCGCACCAACAGCCGATGCTTGTATTGCCCTCCGACTTTACCTTCCATTTTCTTGTGGAGCCGATTATTACGTTCCGAAGTTGCTCATCTTCATCGGATGGCGATGGAGAGGAGGAGGATGATGATGGATTTCAAGTTCCTTTTACGACATCGCCGCTGGATGAGTGTCGGGGTGCGACAAAGTCCAAGGAACCAGTAAGGGGTGTTACACTACATGCGGTTGCGAACAAGAAGAAGGCCACGACAGCCGCACGGCGGCGCAAAAACACGAAAGCGGCCACAATGCGCGCGGCTCACTGATTTCTATGGGTCACAAAACGGACGCTGGGTGGCGGCCACCTCTATACCCGCAACGGAAACACGCATTACACAGGCCTATTTCATTCGGGAACGGATTAATCGGGAGTTGGCCGATGTTATCCGTAAGATAACAGACGGGCCGATTCACACACTTCTTCAGAGCTGGGACGCTGCCTCCACAGAAGCAGTGACAACGGTGCCCACGGGACTGACACCGATTCTGATGATGTTGCTCACGACATCGTCTCCCTCCGAAGTGGCAGCGAACATTGGCTGGATGAACCGACACGGAATCGGTGCGCCGTTGGATGTGTATGTACAGGGAGACCCCCGTGACCATTCGCGGTGTCGGGTCTTTCTGGAAGAGGGGCGACCGCGGATTGGCATACCCGAATACTGGTCATGGGATAAATACCGCCCGCATCGTCGGGCCTATGCGGCCTATGTCAATCGGTTGGCCACCTTCCTCCATCTGCCGATTCTCCGTCAGGGATACGGCGCAGAGCGGGAGTTCGCATCCATCTATCCATCGGCGCTAGAGCGCCGCACACGAACCAACATGATGACGCTGCGGGAGCTCCGTGCGGAATACAGCGCGATTGACTGGACCGCACTGCTGACGGCGACGGGTCTGCCGGCGGAGAGACTGGAGGACCTCCTCTACAATGTAACATCGCGCCCCTTTCTCCATCATCTGAATCGGCGCTTCCGTGCCTGGACGCCCACGCGCTGGGGTGCCTGGTTTGCGCTGTCGGCGGCACAGTGGGCTGCAGGACTGTCACCTCCCGGTCCACTCCGCGCCGCCTGGTTCGCTTACAATCGGCGATTCCTTCAGGGTATGACGGCGGATGATCGCCCGACAGAGCTCCGAAATTCCATTGTACAGCTTCTGTTACCGAATACACTGGGCCGTCTCTGGGTACGCGACCACTGTCCGGCATCTCTGCGTACTTCAATACGGACAATGACGGAGCATATCCGTTCAGCGGCACTGGGAGCACTGGGCTCCACTCCCTGGTTGGCACCCCGCACACGGCGGGCAGCACAGGCCAAACTCCGTGCGATGGATGTTCAGCTGTGTTGGCCGGAGCCGTGGCCCACCGGCTCTGCTGCGACAGTGGGAGACCTCTCTCCCACGAGCTATGTGGGCAATCTATTGGAGGTAGCGGCACGGGGAGCTCAGCGGAACATTGACCAGCTCAAAAAATCAGATGGATGTCGGCATCCTACGGACGATGATTGGGGACAGGCACCCTATGTTGTGAATGCCTTCTATTATCCGGAGGAGAACCGATTCTTGTTACCCGCGGGCATTCTGCGCCCGCCGTTCTATGACCCCGCTGCGTCTCTAGCAACGAACTATGGTGCGATTGGTGCCACAATTGGTCATGAATTCTGTCACGCATTTGATTCGGAGGGACGGCAGTATGATAAGGAGGGTGACGCACGGAATTGGTGGTCTGATGGAGATTCCCGGGATTACAAGAGCCGGGCGGCACAGGTTGTCCATCTCTTTGGCGCCGCACGGTATCGAGGAATGCATGTGAACGGAGAGCTAACACTGGTGGAGAACATTGCGGACTTGGGCGGCATTGAGTTTGCATTGGCGGGGCTCCAGCGGGCGCTGGGGAGACCGGCGATACCGGCGGAGCTGCGGGAGTTCTTTGTGTCATATGCGGTCTCCTGGCGGGCAAAGGACCGGCTGCGACGGGCAGCGCAGCTCTTGGAATCGGACGTTCATGCTCCGCCACAACTTCGGGTAAATCTGATTGTTCGGCAGTTTGATGAATGGTATGAGGCGTTTGACATATCGCCGGATTGTCCGGATTACGTGCCACCGGCCAAGCGGATTCGGTTTTTCCGTGCTGTATGAGCTAGTGGCTACCAAAAGTGATGGCTCACCGTTTCTCTGCCCGACCCCATGTACGATGATACTTCCCATTGATAATAGTCTTGATCTAACTATCAGAATACTTACCTATATACTGGCAGTTATAACATGGTTTCTTCTACCATTTACTATACGAATCTGTTTGCTGGTGGTGGCAATCTTTTCTCTCTATCATTACCGTAACTATCATCTGCCATTCGCACGCGCGCATGGTCACCTCTACTGAAGCAACATGAGGTCTGACAGTCGCCAGTATTCGTAGTCACCGTTTGGCAGCGGGCGCTTCAGAATGAACGGCAGACGCTTCGCCTCCAGCTCCGCCTTGGCGATTTCGTAGGCATCCGTGAGATACTCCGGCACATCAATGAAAGGGGCGGAGCCACCTGCCAGTTGTGCCGCCCGGAGCTCCAGCACTTTCGTGCGCTCATAGAGTGTCAGAAACGGATAGGTCGTGTGACGACGGTCCGCGGCATCTCCCTTTTTGGCAGCAGCACCCAGCGGCGGATAGGCCTCACGAACAATCAGCTTCTCATTCACGGACTCTTCGTAATCGGGGCGGATTTCGGGATGCTGCTCCAGGAGAGTATGCGGCTTGACAGTGGGAGCCTCTGTAATACCCAGAGCATCGGCAGTCTGAAGGGCCGCACCGCCGACATCTTCGGGCTCCTCCGGCATATCCTCCTCCGCGGGGCCAGCAGCGTCTAGCGCGGAATTGTATTCATCCAGTGTCATCATGTCATCGGCCATCTTGTTACCTCTGATTGTATGGGGGGTTTCAATGCGACCGATTAGCGCAGTCAAGTTTAGGGGGCCACAGTAGGGGATGGAACGAAACCACACACACAAACGGAGGGATTCAGCTTTGCGGCGTACTCTGCGGCGGCAGCAGCGGGGTGGGGCTTTGCGGATTCTGTCGTCGGGCATGACCGATTTACAGACATTTGTAATAGCTAAACGTACAGAAGCAGCTATCCCTGTTGAGGGGACACCCTTTGCATTTTTATCAACTGCTGATTGGCTCAGTGATGCGTCATCCAGTCAGAATTATGCGACACTTGTTGCGCAACAGGATGAATTGTTTGAGCTTGGATTGAAAAAAATTCAGAATATGATGGATGTTAGTGACGGCTCTACTGATACACAAATTATTCAGGCTATCACAACAAAAGGCGATACTATTCCAAGTGCTATTGGAACTCTTAAAAATATTTTGGATATTATTTGTTTGGGAGAGTTTGGTAACAAAACTGTAGGGGCACCTGGTAATGAATCTTCTTTTATTTGTAATGCTGCCACTAAATTTTGGTCATTAATTTATACAACAGTGAAATCAGATAATAATTTGCAACCTAAGCAGTTGGCAAATATACTTCTTCGCCCCATTACTGTTCAAAATATAGCAGTTTCATCTGTTGCAAAAATTATTCATCGTTTTAAATCAGACTCTGATACAAGAGCATTACTAACAACTACAGGTAATGCTTCTATAGTTGATTTATCACGATATTTTTTAATAGATAAGTATGCTACGCATATGCAAACCGTTGCTTATCATTTAACAAATGATAGCCTTAAAGATTTCCTTTATTTATGGGGATGCCCGCGCAGTGGCTATGAAGCCTGGCGGACATTTTATGAAACATTCCTTACTATAGCATTGGATGGTACAATACAAGATTTTAATGAATCTGACTTACAAGCTGTATCTCATTTAGGGCGTCTTGATCCTAAGACAGAACTCACCATTATTACAAACAACCTAAATAGGCTAGCAAAGATAACCGCAATCTTTTATAAACACTGTGATAAATCAAAGGAAGAGATTTTTTCTAAGTTTGTAGGGGTAACATCAATAAAACCTGCTCCTACCCCTACCCCTACTGCCGGCACAGCAGGTGGAGCAGCAGCGGGGCCTACAAGACGTTCGGGTAAACAGACACCCCCTTCAACAGATTTCATCGGCATGTTACCCACGACCGAATGGGATAAACCAATCGCAACATTTACACCTGCAGGCGCAAACCCCATTGAAATCACATTCGGCAAACTCCTTCGCAAGCTGTCAGTTGAAGAAGTGCATTATATCCTTCATCTGACACATGTTTATAAGAAGCTGACAGAAGCGCCCGCACCGACGGCTGGATCTTCAGGTGGTGCCGCTTCAGGGAGTGGAATAACACAAACACCGACGGCTGGATCTTCAGGTGGTGCCGCTTCAGGTAGTGGAACAACACAAACACCAACAGATGGATCTGCAGATAGTGGAATAACACAAACACCGACGGCTGGATCTGCAGATAGTGGAACAACACAAACACCGACAGCAGCCGCAGTTGTCACACCTTAAAAAACAAATAATTACTCCCTAGAAAGAGCTGCCCAACTAACAGGGAAACGCTCAATCATCAGCTCCGATACAGCCGACGCATAGGCCTGAATTTCCCGCTGCGCATCCGGACTCAGTCGCAGTCCGCAAAGACGCGCATAGGCCGCCAGTGACCCCGTCTCAATGAATTCCGTATACATCCCCTGAGGCAACACTGTCCGTGCTACCTCTGGGGCGACACCTCCTGCCAGCAGCTCCTCATAGAGTGCCACCGTCTTCTCATTATGCTCCGCAATACGGGCAGACCATCCGTCTGCCCCATCCGCTGGCTCGGCACGGGAGCCCTGTTTGGCCCGCGGGTCGCGTGCGCGGAGCTCTGCGACCGCGGGGGTCCAGCATTCGGGTTTGGAATCCACATACCGCCGGCTCACTTCATTCCGTGCGAATCCAATCTGGTGTCGGTACCATTCACGGGCAACGAAAATCGGCATCTTGATACGGAATCGCACCTGCGGGTGAAAGAAAGGTGTTACATGATTGTGCTCTGCCAGATACCGAATCAGTCCCTTGTCGCGGTCCATCATGGTAGTGGATTCCTTGGCGAAACTGACACGGGCAGCATTTACGACTGTCAGGTCATCTCCGAAAGAGTCCAGGAGCTCCACAAAACCAATACCATCGGATGCCGTCCAACGCTTGGGGTTTGACGGAGTAGGTGCAGGCACTTCTTCCACAACTAGAGTGGGTAGAGAGGCAGGTGCAGGTGCAGGAGCAGGCCGGACAGCCCCCACCTCAATCGCGTGCTTCTTGGCCGCTGCTAGTTGAAGAAGCGCCGCCAGCTTGTCATCTACATGAATCGTTGCCTGCATTTTATATCTTTCAAGCTAGGAGTAGCGCCCCTTTAACCTGTAACATTCCTGAAAGAGACGCACGGGCTCACAGGCCGGCACATCCACTTCCGCCCGTCGCAGAAACTCATAGATGCCCTGATGATAGGTCGGTGCCCCTGACATACGTGCCTCCCGTGGAGTGCCATCCTCTTCAAACCCATGGAGCACATCGGCCACTCCATCGGCCCACGGAATCTGGAGCCATCTCCGCAATTCGCGATACAGCTCATAGGGCAGAAACACATGTAGCGGAAAGTAACAATGAATACAGAAAATGAGCTGGGCCAAGTCGCGTCCCACCTTACAGCACATCTCATGGGGTGTGAAGTAGCTACTGGCATTGAAGGCTGACATGGGCGGACGCGGTGGAGCACATCCCACACAGGCAAAGCCGAAGTCAATCAGTGTTAGCTCCAACGGAGACTGGATTTCTATGCCGCTCATCCGTAGAGACACCGGTGCCACACCTGCTGGACGCCGCCGTACCAGAATATTATTGACCTTGACATCCCGATGGTTCAGACGCATATTCCGCTGGAGCACATACAGAATACAGGCCATCTGCGCTAGAATCTCCAAGAAACTGACCGCGTTGGCGACCGTGTTTGTTCGTGACCACATCCGCTCCAAAAATAGATTGAGTTTCCGCCCCCGCACGAAGTCCATACAGAGTGACATGCTGCGCCATCCACCGCCCGATACATCGTAGTTGCCGTACATCTCATAGGGGCGCGGAACGGCCCATGGTAGAATCGTCTTCTGAATAGTATTCCAGGCAAATACGTGAAGAAGTGCCTCTGACACGTGGGCCTTGATGTCGGCCTCATTCATATAGAGCCGATTCTCCGCAGGGGTTGTCTGTTTGAGGATAACCTCCTGAGCGTCCGTGCTGGCCATCATGAATCCATCAGCTCTCCCAACACCTCCACCTGGGATGCGCTTCACAAACGCACGAAACGCCTTGAAGATTTTTCCATAGGTGCCTTCATCGTAGAGCTCCTTGATATGCCAGCCGACGAATACATCATCACGTGTAAGACTTCTATCCAAAAATCGCCAGGGCAGACCCTGGATGTATTGGACAGCACCCAGGCGGGCAATTTCACGGGGTGCCGGTAACATTTCATGTAGGTTCGTATGGTCACGATTGAGAGCAATATCCACAAATCCATGACGCTCTAGGTCACATACTTCCATACCACACTGGACGGTCCCTTACTTCGTTGCGGGGGTTCTTCTCCTTCACTGACAAAGAAAATTAATAATTAAATCCTTCCTCAGAGCTTAAACCGCGTAACCGTCTACACAGACAATCAGGCGACCAGCATGTTTGTCTATGGAGTTCGTTGTGCACCGAATGACCTAACGGGGCTTCCCGCGGATGCAAACGCGGATTACTATTTGGATTACGGCCTTCTTGTATTTCCGGGCCATACACAGGCCAGCTGTATCCGGCCACACGGACGGAGCGGACTTACTGCTGATTTCTGGCAGCGTGTGCGACTGCTGGCCCAGTTCTCACACAAAACGCACTGCGTAACGCATCTGGAGCATCCGTGGCTCTCGGAGGAAGAGGCAGCCGTTGTCAGTAGTCTACGGGAGTTTTACCCCGGTCTTCAAGCGGACTGGTACTATGTGCCACGCACTGCCACTGCTTCTACTCAAGAGACAGACCCGTCTTCAGAAGACGATTAAGATCGCGGAGGTGTCCCACCGTGGGACCGGCGCACCGGGATTCTAGTGCATTCACAGTATTCGCAGGGAAGGAGCATCGCTGATCGAGCTGCTTCTGTGTGAGAGAATGTTCACGGCGGTAATCTTGAATTATCCGTACAGATTCGGGTGTCAGCAGTTTGACACGGACATGCTCCGCCGCATCCATTTTAGCGACGGCTGTTGCCGCAGCGTTGTGTCGAGGAGGCACATGGGCAGCAGCCGCAGAGCGAATCGTGTAAGTGGCAGTATCCTTGTCCATGGTAAGTGTCAGTCGTACCGGGTAGGCTTTCGGTGCCGTTGGGGTCATCAACTTTTGACACCGCTACCACCCCCTCCCGGTAAGCTCTGTGTCGCTGCCGCCGCCCTCTTTTTATCACAGTCCGACGCAATTCCCCGCTTCAAATCTGCCGTCTTCTGGTCCACCGGAGCTAACAGGCGGGTCTGTTGGTCCTGCAAAGTGGCTTGGACGGCAGTGAGTCGCTGGCGGGGTGTCGGCACAACGGGTGTTACCATATCCTGGAATCCCTCACAGCGCATGGTCGTATCATAGGTGCGTTGGAGTTCCGGTCCCGTGAACGACTTCAGTGTTTCCTCCAGTCGTGTAAGCCGATGCGGCACATCTTCCTGTGCGGCCTCTGCTTCGGAGCAGTCCACCATTGCAACACCATCCCGTGCCTTCATCTGGGCTGCCAGAATCAGCTGACTGTCGGACTGACCCGCCGGTCCCTGGTCGTTCTGAATGAATCCATCGACGCGCGTAATCAACTTACAGACGGCATCTTCTGCTGCTGCCAAGTCGGCCAATAGCGTTGGATCCTCTGCTTTTTCGCCAGTGGGGGTAGGTGACCCCGACCCATCCTGAAAAGCCTCTGTTGGGCGAATTGTAACACAGGATAGACACAAGAGACCCACTAACACAATCGGTATCGCAATACCAATGCCACCCATCCAAATGAACAACCTATGACTCGACCTGTCAAACTGTTGTATGCTGGCCAGATGCGGCTCCAGATAGGACCATAGTTTGGCTCCCAGGAAAAGCAGAGCTACTATGACAACAATCGCAACAACGGGCATACCAACAACCAGTCCAATAATCGTATTGTCTCCCAGTGCCATCCCTCTTTCTCCATTTGCGAAAATCCCGCCATTCTCCAAGGATGACAGACACGGCCACTCCCTGTTACTGTAACCGACAGATGCCCGCGATTCCGCTAGCACCTCCTGAGCCCGATGCCGAATCCTCCCGTATTGCACGCAGGCAAGCCGCCATTGCACAACTAGTGTTGTCTCCCGGAATTGTAACATGCCCCGCATGTAAGCCAGACGTATCACAGCCCCGCCGGCTCTATACAACAGTGGGAGAGCGCGACCGCATGTTACGTCAAATCTCTCTCTGTCCGGTTTATCGGCGGAATCCCCATCGTGGAGGTTTCTGCCCAAGAGAGCGGGCAGATGGAGATGACACAACCCGCTTTAGTAGTACTGTACCGGACGCCCCCTTGTTAGAAGTAACACGTCCTTACACGGTACATCAGTATCGGACGACTCCCCGAATTCGGGGCCTTGAAGACATTGCTGTTGTCGTTCGGGGTCCCTCTGCCGGAGAGGTGACTGCGCGCCGACGGGCCGCCATAGAAGCCGCCGCTGCCTCTGCGGTTCGTCACAGCGAACACTTCCGCGCACAACCACCACCGCCTCCCTGTCGTCCGCCAATTACAACACATCAAGTCGGTGTTCCCTATCGGACCTTTACGACGCCCTGTATTCCGGGAAATCAGCGGGTGGATTATTCAAATCCGATTGCTAAGTAGAGGCCGGCATCCATGAATCACAGTGAATATCTACGTCGCAAGATGGAGGCGATGCCAAAAGTCTATGGCCCTGCCCGTCCGGGAGATGCCAGCGAAACAACGCGGATGCGCGGAGCCATTGCCGCGGCTGCGGGTCGCGTTCGGGCGGTTCCCACGGCTGCTATCTGTTGTGATTCTCCGAGCCGCACGACGACGCTTCCATCGGGAGTTGTTCTCTATCGGGCATCCTCTACACGCCCATTGGGGCCGGGATGTGGGCTTTCAGAGGATCGCACGAATACGGCGCGCGCACAGATTGCTGCGGGATGTGCCTTACTGGGAGCTGCTGCTGAGGGATGGTCTGCTGCTCCTACGACACCTGTTACATATATGGCCGGCTGTATTCCAACAGGAGAGATTCGTCGCGACTGCTGTCCCCAAGAATGGACACCCGAAGTTCCACGGGATGCTGCGGGCAATCCCACGGACCCCACAAAGAAGGCGCTGGCCTACCAGGGAGAAGTCGGTTGCTGTCGCTACCAGGGCGTGCCGATACAGTCACTGGACCCGGCAACACTCAATCACTGTTGCTACATTCCGGGGAATATTGACACGGTGACAATGACGAATGTTCCTGCGCGGAATCTACCGATTGTGCCGGCGAATCAGTCTAGTTGTTGCCCTGCTCCAGCTGTCAGTACAGGCGGCTGTGATGCGAACGGTTATCCTCTATAACATGGGTTCAGTGTCCATATATGTAAGTTCTTCAACTCCCTTCTTGAAGGAAGAGGGTTGAAGATATTTGAAGACTCAAATCATAGTTCCCTAAGCCCGAAGAGCGGGTTAAGCCCGACGACCCGCAGCCTTCTTCGGCGCACGGGGATGCATGCCGCCAGGGACGGGACCGGGACCCGCAGCGAATCCCTCAAAGGGAGCAAAGGCCGCCGCAAACTCCGCCTGGGGTTCCATATCATTCTGCATCACACAGCCACCGCAGAAACCGCGCCCACCGCACGTGCAAGTGGAACCCTGGGGAGTGCCTGTGACTGCCGTACAGTCACCGTCGGACTTGCAGGGAACCTCAAATCCCTCCTTCTTGGCAGCCGAAGGCTTCAGGGCCGACCGACAGACCCAGAACTGCATGAGCGCCAGCACAATGGAGACCAAGCTACTGAGACCCAGAGCCAGAATTGTGCTCACAAACGGAACTACCCGCTTGTAGGCACCCGGCATGAGAACCAGCTGGACGATGGCATAGACGCTGTAAAGAGCAACAATGACCGCCACCGCAAAATAATAGTAACAGAAATCATAGGCCCAGCTGGGAACCTGGATGATGGCATTCAGAGCGTCCATTTCTACGGTGGCTTAACAAAAGGATTTTGGCAGCGTCTTCAACTGAAGACCACTTGTATCCCTTGATTAAACTACTTTCTTTTTGTTTGTGCGCTTAAGCCTTCTTAGCACCGGGCACCACCTTCTTCACCACCTTCTTGGCAACAGGAACTGCCACGGGCTCCGCGACCTGCTCCTCCTCAAACGCAACCGGTGCCGGAGCAGGTGCAGGGGCCGCCACCACAGTCTTCTTGGCGGGCACGACCGCGCTCAGAACACCGGCATCGGCCTCCTCCTCCTCCGCATCTGCGCCACCGCCGTAGTCATCGTAACCACCGCCCGTCCCAGCACCGCCCGCGGCTGCAACAGGTGCGGCCGCCGTGAGACGCGCCGTGAAGGCCTTGATGTCAGGAGCATCCGTCGCGAAAGAGCGGAACGCAGGCCCACGAATCTGCTCGGGCTGACTATCCACACGAACCTGAACGGCCTTCCAGGTCGTACCATACTTGCCGCCTGCGAACCAGATACCCGTGCACTGCATGATGACACCCACCTGAGAACGCTTGGGAAGCACATCCTCCAGCTTCAGGTCACCACCGAACTCGGCATTGGACTCCGCCGCATTGTAGAACTTCGTCTCAAAGGCTGATGCCGTCTCCGCAGGGTCCTGGATACCCTCCTTGTCACCGGGCTTGCGAATGATGCGCTTGCGCAGAGCCAGCTTGAAGGTAGGAGGATACGGCTTGGGGTTGCCATCCTTATCAACCGACACCTTCACCAGAGGCGTGTAGAACGCCTTGATGACCTCCTGGTTAGGCTTGGCCATCTTGAACCAGGCGCCGGCGTTCTCCACACCAGCCTGGATAAGGCGCTCATCGAACGCCTCCATGAACTCCTTCAGGGCACCAACGGCCTCATTGTCCTCCGCACCCCGCAGAGACAGGTCCAGAGAGTACTTGGGCGCCGCACCGGGCGTCTTGTCAAACTTGTTAACACCATAGGGAACATTGAGGCTAGGCGTCTCAATCATCAGATTGCGACCCTCATAGCGCAGCGGAACCGACTTGGCACCGCTGTTCAGCACCTTCACGGGGCCGAACTCAATCTTGGAAGCATCAATCTCAGAAGCAATGTGAATAGAAGATGACATCGTTGTAATCGTCGTGTGCCGGGTGACCTTAGGCCGTCGCCACCCCCGTCAACTTTGGGTCGGCACCCCCCCTAAGTTGCCCTACCCCTCAAACAAGGAGGCCAGGCTCTGATACAGAATACGCGGCGGAGGGTCGGCATCACACCAGCTCAAGGGCTCTAGCATATCAAAATACGTGCAGAGTAACGGTGTTACACCCCGGGCCATCTCCTGTGAGCGATGTGCCACCAGACCGGCGGGTGTCAGAGTGCCGGCTCCCTCTTTCCGCGCAGTCCGTGCCATCAAGATGAAAGAATCTGACTTCTCCGGATTCCAACAGAGTCGGGCCAACAGATACCCCAGAGCTGTCAGGTCAAATCGCCAGGATGCAATCGGCTGGTAGAGCTCGGCACCGAACTCCAAGTAGTACCACAGATAATCATGGGAGTATTCTGCCAATACTTTACGGGAGGGCTCTCTGGAGAGTCCAACATCGGATACAACAAACTGACAGTTCTCTACATCCACCAGAATGTTGGGGCCCTTGATATCCATATGAACTCGCCGACACACTGTATGATAATCCTCCAGAAAGGCTAATACTTGGATGGCCAATCGCTTCCAATGCCGGCTCCAAAATGCGGGACCAATGGGACCCGGTGTAAGTGATAGAGGCCCATCATAGCGGCGCATCACATACCAGGCATAGCTGCGTCCGACTCCACAGAAATCGGAGAGAGAGCGCGGAAATTCTGGACAACTCCGGATGCGATGTCGGTTGTTAAAGACAATTAGAATAGACTCCAACTCTTCACAGATTTCTTTTGCGTCAGCGTCTGTGCATCCTTCGCTTATCGTACTGTACGCAAGACGTTTGATGACCCATTGTGGGTCGGTTGTTCGATAGATGGTGCCCTCCAGCACCTCGGTAACAGTCCAGCCACCGGCCTCCATTGTTTCGTTTACCTTCTGCTCTGTGTGAGTACAAAAGACGGTGTCCTTAATAGAAATGTCCGCCCTGGCCGACCGCAGTTATGCAACCCGCATTGCCCAGAAGCGCGCCCGTATTCTGGCCATTCAGTACAATATTGCTCGCTCGCAGGACCTTACGGCTCCCCAGCAGGGACCCGGCGGGAACGGTGTGGATGACTCCACGCGGGCGGCCCGCGCGTTGGGACAGCGCCGTCTGTGGCGTGAAAAGAATCCGACATCCTGTGCGTCAATCGTGGATGGAATTACCGTGTCAGTGAATCCTCCCAGCGCAAACCCACTGGTGAATGGTTGCTGCTCCCTGTCTGCTACCGGCGGCTCCCTGATACCAGGCTAGCGCCATCGTATTGAGATCGGATTAATGAGACTATTAATTAGTCTAATTCGCAGTTGTAGAGACTAGCGTCAGCTAGTCAACTGTCGTAGACTAAACAACTGGATAATTAGAGATTATTAGGAAGTATTGAACCTAACTTCAATGGTGGCCACATGCTAATAGCTCAATACCATCGGATGACTGACCTGGACGGACTGTGCGCCAGTAACAGGATTGGTAAGAATCCGTGTTACACCAGGTGAGAACATCTCCACCAGCCACGAATAGGCAAATCCGGCGCCGGGACTCACAAGAGAAAGCGCCCCCAACACATACATCGCACCCAACTGCCTGTCTGAGCGCGCTGCAGCGCTCGCTACAAGTAGGAAACATGCCTTAATTACCGTCCGTTGGAGGGCCTTGTGTGTCATAATGAGAACGGTTGTTACGGGCACGGGAAGTGCGCGTTCAACGGGCACAATCCGCATACGGTCGGAGGATGACAGCATGGCCCGATGATACCAGATGTCGGCCAACTCCATATACAGCTGTTGGAGCTGGAAGCGATTCAGTGCCATAAACCATCCGGGGTCTGTATAGTATCCCAGGTCTTCAAAGCAGCGGAAAGTGTCGGTTACCTCCAGTTGGAATGCCTGCTCAGGTGTTACAGGTTTGAGTGTCTCCTGTGTGACTGTGTGGCCGTGACGGGTGAGGCGGCGCAGAAAGAGCGGGGGAAAGAGTGCCCGGTTAAAGGGATTGGTAGCAGTAGCCGCTCCGGCATCCGACTTGCTGGTGTACTCCAGTAGAGAAGTAACAGAGCGACTGTCCATAACGTAGCCTTTCCGGTCACTATCCACGTAGCTGATGAAGTAGCGGAGGGGGATTTCCTCTACGGGATCGGAGCTATAGAAGTCATAGGGATTGTTGGACTCTTCCCGGAATCGCAGAAGGGGGCCAGCACGACGAGCAAGCCAACGATTCCAAACGCGGCGAATCCGTTCGGCTGCTACTTCTGGTGTGAGGCCTCCGGCTTCTGTTGATGCACCGCCTCCAACTGCTGGAGATGGAACCCCTGGTGTAACAAATCGCAGGCCCGCCTTTGCATGAAGACCGCACCATTCGGTCCCTCCCCGTGTTGGGCGGGGGCATCTCTCTCCCGGACAGGTTTTTGACTTTGGAGCAACACATTGAAGGTTCATTCCTATCGTGGGCATCGTGATAAAGTTTGTGAATGACCTAAGCAAACCCGACAACTTTGGGGGGCCCCCGACCCAAAGTTGAAGCCCTCCAACTCTTACTCTGGTAACAAGCACACACTGCGTTCTATGTCCTCCAACGCTTCCTCTGACAACAGCAAAATGACCACTGCTGCCAAGTCTGCCTCCAAGGCCACCAAGACCGCCACTGCTGCCTCTACTACGGTGCCCGCCGTTGTTGCGACCCCTTCTGTTGAGGTTGCTCCCAAGGCGGCAAAGGCCAGCAAGAAGGCCGCTGCCCCCGTTGCCCCCGTTGCCCCCGTTGCCACTCCTGCCCCCGCCCCTGTCGCGGCGGATGCCACTGTCGCTGCCTCCCACGTGGAGGAGGACGTGGCCACCAAGCTGGCCAAGGCTGTCGCCCGTGCCGCGGAGATTGCCCACCAGCAGAAGACCCTGGCCTCTGAGGCGTCTGCTATCGCCAAGGATATCGCCAAGCTGTCTGAGCGCCTGGCCAAGAAGGCCGCAGGCCGCAAGCGCCGCGTGGCGGGTGAGGGCTCTACCTCTAACAACGGCAAGGCGTTCATCACCCCCGTGCCCATCACGAACGACCTGGCGGCCTTCCTCGGCCTAGAGAAGGGCGCGCTCATCAGCCGCCGTGATGTCAGCAAGCGCATCTACGCCTACGCCAAGTCCCACAATCTGCAGAAGGGCAAGGTCATCAACACCGATGCCTCTCTGCGCAAGCTGCTGGGCGTGACGGAGAAGGATGAGGTTACCATCCTGAACCTCCAGAAGCACATCAACAAGCACTACATCAAGGCTACTCCTGCGGCCAACTAAGTGCGCATCTAGCTAGATAGCTGGATTATCAACTTCTTTTTGTTTCTGTTCGTTTTTGTTTGCGAGCAGTGGGGGCCTAAAGACAGCCGTAAGGCTACATGCTTGCGAGGATGCATGAGTGGCTAAAATGGGGCCCCTTAAGAGGGTCTGGATAAAATCCGCGTGGGTTCGAATCCCACTCCTCGCACAGGTCCTATAGTCTAGTTGGTTAGGACATCGGTAACCCTGGTTCGACTTCTCTTGTGAAACAAGAGCTGGCGGCGCAGCAGCTTCGCTGCGAGCACCGATTCCAGGTGGGACCACCAGGTCTCTTAGCACAGTGGTAGTTGCGAACGGCTGTTAACCGTTAGGTCGCTGGTTCGATCCCAGCAGAGACCGTCTTCCTGAGTTACTCCAGGTTATTTCATGATCTTTTAAAGACCATAAAATAACAATCTACAATAGAGGATGCGCATTCAGTTCGACCCAGATAACTCACAAATTGGTGGAGGTGATATACCTTTCGATAAAAATACATATATGACTCTTATCAACGCTCTAACTAGTCGCCTTCCTGCTGATAAGATTGATTATCCTAGATTATCAAATGATATTCTAAATATAAGCAAAATAGAAGTTCTTAAAAAAATTCCCCCTGAATATGATGATGCTATTAAGACTGATATTGAACATCGTATAAATAAATATTTTTCAGATGCGAATATGATCGCCGATAATAACTATATTGGTAAGATAAATATTGTATTACTTCAATGTCTAATACTTTTTACTGATTATGCTATGAAACTTACACATAGTAAATTGCGTGGACTTCCTCCTGGAATTGAAGTTGTCTATAGTACTCTAATAGAAGATAAGTGGGAAAATTATAACACTATTATTAAGATACTTAAATATATCAGAGTGAAAGGTTACGTAGGTATGTTATATCCTATAACAATTACTGATAAAAAATTATTTATTATTACTGTTGTTGATTATTTATCAATTACTGATATAGTTGAATCATTTTTAAATAATGTATTTTATTGTGGATTTAGTTCAACATTTACTAAAGCAGATGGGTATGATTATTCACCATTTGAATTTACGGTACATGATATAATACATGCTGACAATCTAAACTATTTTATCATGATGGGTAGTGTTAATTTAGAAGATTTAAAAAATTATTATTATTATTGTAAAAATACAATAGATAATAAAAAAGAATTATATAAAATTAAATTATTTATATTCTTACAAATACATGAAGGTCCTAGAACTGTAGGACCCTCTTATGCAGGAAATAAATATAATAATAATCTAACAATTTTTTTAGATGAAGAACAAAAAATGACTCGATATATAAAACAGGATGATTTAGGATTAGCATTTCCAAAAGAGATTCGAGATAACAAAGATAAGATTAAAAACTATATTACAGAAGCATATAATTTATATATTAATAAATTTCGTGAATGGAAAATGTCAGGTAAACCATCAGCTAAATCAAATTATCTAACAGGAATTAATGAAAAGATACCTGATATTCTTACATCAATTGGGTCAACCCCTATAGCAGCAACGGGTGGTGGAGGTGCTTCCTCTGCTAATAATACTACGCCTACCTCTACCGCAGCAATTTATGGTGGAGGTGTATCTGCGGCCATTCCTGTTACAGGTGGTGGAGGTGTATCTGCGGCCATTCCTGTTACAGGTGGTGGAGGTGTATCTGCGGCTATTCCTGTTACAGGTGGTGGAGGTGCTTCTTCCGCTGTAAGCACTAAGCCAATCATTCAGTCTTATGTAGAACTAAAAAGAAATAATTCTTCTAATACTTATAGAAACGGTTTATCCTCAACTATCGCAGCAACGAATGGTGGAGGTGCTTCTTCCGCTTCTCTAAAAATCACAAACTTAGAGAATGGTAAAAAATATGTAGGAATATCAAAAAAACCTGGAATACCTGGATTTACTGCTACATATTTGGATACTACGAATTCGGGTGGTAAACAAGAATTTAAAAATATTAAGTTTACTAATGGTAAAACGTATGGTAGTTGGGATCTTAAAACTGCTTTTTTAGGATATCACATTAGAGAACAAACTGGTGGTAGACGACTCAAACGCAAAACGCGTAATAGAAAAACACGGCGGCACCAGACGCGTCATAATCGGTCATCTTGATTCTATGACATAATTTCAGACTGTTTCTTACTAGCCCTATCCAATAAAGTTTAGACTAGAGTATTTTCTTGTTTGTCTAATTATCGGTCGTTTAGTCTACAACAGTAGACTAGCAGACGCTAGTCTTAACAGAGAATAGTTTAGTCGATAGATTTATGATAGCCACTAGCTAGTGGCATTTATTAAATAACCTACCAAACATAACCCCAGACACTCTAATTATCCAGTCGTTTCACGACTTGTTGCGAAGCACATGCTAATTAGACTAACTAGAATTCCATTTAGTCGTTACTTAATCGTAAGGCGCTAGCCACTAGCTCTTCCAAAGGTCAAGAAACATTTACTATTTAAAATATTTACACCACTCAAAAATGACCTCTATCTATGAGGACGTTCTTTCGAACGAAGAACTCCAGTATTTGAAGAATCTCCCTGAAGTTCTTGCAGCCAAGGCTTCCTTGGATTCCCGGCCATCTGGAATGGTCTATTTGTCAGTTCCTGTAACGAATGAAATACGGACTGCTCTGCAATCCCGTTTTGGCTTACATCTTCCGGTCGGCTCATCCATCCCGATGCGATGGATGAAGGGAGATACCGCACCCCACGTGGATACTGGCGCATCGGACTTTCAAAATACATATTTGCTGTATCTCAATGATTCTCCCGGTGAGCTTATCGTAGATTCAACATCCTATCCGATTCATGCCAATACGGGCTTTGTCTTCAATGAAGGGGTTCGGCACGAAACACAGGGGACTGGGGCTGTTCCGCGCCTGTTGCTCGGTCCTATGAATGAGTTGGCAGAGCCGGTTGGTGGGTTAGTAACCTTTTACTTTCCGAGTGAAGCGGATGCGTTAGCATATACCAATATAATTGCACAATTTGGCAGTTATACTGTACAAGATGTATCTGGAATTACAAGTTGGAGGATTGCTTCCAGCAGTACAGGCCCATCACCACAGAATATAGTATATAATGTCGGTGATACCCTTACCGGAGATGGAATAACTGATTTTTACTATTTATACCCCTCTGCTCCGTGCTTCTTAGAAGGGTCCACCATCCTCTGCCAAGTAGATGGCGTTGAAAAGTATGTTCCGATTGAACATCTCACGCCCGGAACCCTTGTCAAAACCAGCTTGAATGGATACAAGCCGGTTGTCTTACTTGGAAATGGACCCCTTTACAATCCTGGAACCGACGAACGAACGGAAAATCGCCTCTATAAATGTTCTCCGTCTAAATATCCTCAGCTCACCGACGATTTATATATTACAGGATGCCATTCTATCCTTGAATTCCCGATAACCGATAAACAAAAGGCAGACACTATCAAGCATCTTGGTCGATTATTTGTCACCGATTCTAAATATAGACTGATGGCATGTGTGGATGACCGTGCGGAGCCGTGGAATGCTGAAGGCACGTATACAATTTGGCATTTTGCTCTTGAACATCAAGATGAGCGGATGAACTATGGTGTCTATGCCAACGGCGGACTACTCGTAGAAACGTGCTCTCTATATTTCCTAAAGAATAAATCAAATATGTCAATTGTTGCTTGAAACGTTCATAGTATCAAAAGAGTAACATACATCCGGTATAAGATGTCTGCGACCGCCTCAACCTCAACATCAATCCCTGTCGGCTACCTCTATTGTTTGTCGAATCCGTCCATGCCCGGTATTCTCAAAGTCGGCATGACACTCCGCACACCTGAAGAGCGTCTTTCCGAAGCTAATCGCCCCGACACCTTCAAGCCTCCCACCAATTACCGTCTAGAATTTGCCAAACGTGTTACAGATCCCCGCGCCAAGGAATCCACTCTCCATGGGCTTCTAGCCAGTTTTTCCATTCAGGTCAACAAAAACCGGGAGTTCTTCCGTGTTCCCGTAGAGGAAGTCCGCCGCTTCTTTGACCTCATGGATGGTCTCTGGTGGGAAGAGACAGAGCTCGAAGAAGAGGAGTTGGGAACCGATACTGTTAGTTTAGCAGTGGCAGAGGCCGCTGCCGGTGACAGCGACGTCAAGGAAGTGTTCATGGCCAGCTATGAGCAAACACCTACGGGTCGTGGTTACAAGAGTTTTAAGGTGTATAGGTGATTAGAGCCAAGCCCGCCATTCCGCCGGCCACCGATACTCGGCAAAGTAGGCTTCCATCGCATCGGGTTCTTTTGCCGGTACTCCACCGGCCCATTTCTCCCGTTGCCGCTCATCCAACAGACTCTCCCAGGTGACACCCTCCCCGCGCAACATGTCCTCTGCCCGTCGGAGCCCGGCTTCATCTACGGTCTCCCCTGCGCGCACCAAGCCCGACCAATTCTCTCCCGTCCGTGCCCATGTAAGTGCAACGGCCGGTAGAGTTCCACGCCATCCCGCCGGTGAATAATCGCATCCCATCGCCACACAGGCCCGCACAAACGGCTCATATCCGATTCGCAGCACACCCAGCACATCGGTCAGATCAATCTGTGACCACACCGTCGCATCGGGATTCTCTGGAACTAACATACGACCCACACCCCGTGCCAGCATGTCGTAGTCCGTAGTCACAACGGCACTTACTTCCCCCCGTCGTACCAGCCAAGCCATCACATCGTCGGCTTCGCCCGTTGCGGTTACGCCGAGCACTCCCGCGGAATATAGAAATTGCTTGATGGTGCCTGTAACAGAGCGACCAACCGAAGGCGCTGCTGCCCTTAGAGCCGCAATCTCCACTTCACGCTCTCCCCGCTCTGCGACTGTCAGTGTTATGGAGGTCGCCAACTCTTCGGTGAGAGCTGCCGTGCGTTCCCGTGCTGCTGTCCGTGCGGCCCGGCGCTTCTCTTGAACAGCGGACTTCTCTGTGGGGGCGGAGCGACCATCAAAGAAGAAGACCGGCTCTGCACCCGCGCGCCGAATGCGCACAATCACGGAGGCAATCACGGTGAGAGGTGACAGTCCCGCCGACTCCGCCTTGTAGAGAAGACAGGCACAATCCACGGCCCAGCGACTGCCCGCCGGCGCACTCCACTGTACGGGACGGCGTACAGACCCCCCAACTTTCCATTTTAGGTAAGATGCCAGTCCATGAATTCCCATGCGTTGTGGTGTAAGGTTATACCCCGGGCGGCGGCTTTGTGTGGAGGCATCTGTCAAGTTTAGGTTCGAAATCGGATTCGGATATAAACCTTTCCGCCGGGAAGGAACAAGAAGGATGCGATGTCGCTCACTCTTTTTGTTGCTGTTAGCGGGCATTACCGGCAGTGTGGGTCCTCCACCGATGACTCTAACAACATCAGAAATTGTATGGAGTAGTGATGGCTGGGCACGCCAACTCCAGGTGTCGGCAACACCAACCCGTACCCGAACTCCAACACAGACACCAACCCGTACACGAACCGGAACAGGAACACCATCACAGACACCTACCCGGACACGAACACCATCACAGACACCTACCCGGACACGAACACCATCCATAACACAGACCCAAACACCTACGCGAACTAGGACTCCCTCTGTTACTCCTACAGGGACTAGGACTCCCTCCCAAACAGCTACGCGAACTAGGACTCCCTCTGTTACTCCTACAGGGACTAGGACTCCCTCCCAAACATCTACGCGAACTAGGACTCCCTCTGTTACTCCTACCAGGACACCCACCGGGACAGGAACTCCATCACAGACACCGACCCGGACAAGGACACCTTCTGTTACTCCTACGGGAACACGTACACCGTCCCAGACACCAACACGTACCCGAACGCCAACGCAGACACCCACCCGGACATCAACCGGTACACGCACACCGTCCATAACACCAACAAGAACACGCACCCCATCTGTAACACCAACAAGGACTAGAACCCCATCCGTAACACCAACAAGGACTAGAACCCCGTCTGTAACATCTACCCGTACCCGTACACCGTCTGTAACACCAACCAGGACGCCAACACCTTCCCGGACGCCTTCTGTAACACCTACTAGTACAAGAACTCCAACCAGGACGCCAACACCTTCCCGGACGCCTTCTGTAACACCTACTAGTACAAGAACACCAACCAGGACGCCAACACCTTCTGTTACTCCAACGCGAACCCCGACACCGTCCCGGACACCTTCGATAACACCCACTGGCACTGGAACACCTACCAGGACCCCGACCCGAACCAGAACACCCTCTCAGACAGCCACGGGTACCGGAACACGTACACCAACACCCTCTCAGACAGCCACAGGTACAGGAACCGGCACGGGTACAGGAACCGCCACAGGTACAGGAACCGGCACGGGTACAGGAACACGTACACCAACACCCTCTCAGACAGCCACAGGTACAAGAACCGGCACGGGTACAGGAACACGTACACCAACACCCTCTCAGACGAACTCTGGAACACGTACACCGACCTCTTCCCAAACGAGAACCGGCACGGGAACGGGAACGGGAACGGGAACGGGAACGGGAACTGTTACAATGACAGATAGCTCTTCTAGTACTGTAACTTCAACACAAACATCCACACCCTCCAGTATCGCCTCTGTTACAGGTACCCAGACAGCAACCAATTCCGCAACACAGACAACGTCCCAAACATCAACGTCAAGCCAAACCGCCTCTGGAACTCTAACACAAACTACCTCTCAAACTGCTTCGGGAAGCGCAACAAGCACAGGAACAGCATCCATGACGGCTTCTCCGACTGTAACAGGTACACCAACACAGACAAACTCTCAAACACCGACTACGACAAGAAGCCCAACAACCAGTATCATGCCCTCCAGCACACAAACCGTCACTGCTTCACTCACATCATCTGTAACAGCATCCGTCACTGGAACCCAGACGCAAACTCCAACCAGGAGCTCTACGGAAACCGGAACCATCACGGGTACAAAAACGCAGAGTCAGACAGCCTCTGTTAGTGCGTCTCAGTCAGCCACTTCCAGTAATACGGGGTCCTGGACGGGCACCGCGACAAACACCGAATCCAGCACACAAACCCAGAGTCAGACGGCTTCCACCACACGGTCCGGAACTGTTACTCAGACGGCATCCCAGTCCGCCAGCCCCACCCAGACAACAACTGCCAGTTTCACACCGACACAGACCCACACCGCCAGTCAAACGCCGACTGTAACAGCATCGTCCAGCCAAACCCGGACTGGAACTCCAACCACTACATGGACAACAACAAATACGAACACTCCCTCTGCGCCCCAGACGCCCAGTAGTACAGCGTCGCAGTCTCAGACGGCATCTAGCTCTATTACCGCGACGGTTACACGAACGGGCACACCCACACAGACAGCCTCCGTATCGGTTACTCCAACGCAGACGGCTTCTGTCACACAGAGTTCAACGCAGACGGCTTCTGTCACACAGAGTCCAACACAGACGGTCTCCGCATCCATCACCTCAACGCAGACGGCTTCTCCATCCATTTCCGCTTCACAGACTGGAACCATAACAGGCACCTCCAGCCCCTCTGCTTCCGCAACACAGAGCCCCACACGGACCGCTTCTGTAACCGGAATAACAACGGCTTCCTCAACCCAAATCCCGACGCAGTCGCAGACAGCGACACGGACAGCCACGGAAACGCAGAGCCCCAGTGTTACCGCATCCCAGACGCTAACACAGACACCCACACAAACGGCCTCTGCATCGCGCACAGCGACCCGCACGGCCGCCACTACTCTGAGCCCCAGTGGAACCAGTACGGCCAGCCTGAGTGGCACACAGAGCGGTACAGGAACCGCAACGGTAACAGGAAGCTCCACCCAGACGGCAACCGGTACACAGAGTGGCACGCCAACGCAATCGGTTGGGGCCAGTGCATCCCTTACCGGTACCGCGACCCAGACACTCACCGCAACACCTACCAGGACTCCGACCCCAACGCCCACCGGCACAGGAACTCTGACATCCACCGCTACGCCGGTCCCCACTGTCAGTCCACCCGGAACACCCTCACAGACTCTGACCGGAACCAGTAGCGGAAGTTGCACTCCGACATCCAGCGGCACTCTGACACCGACACCAACGGGCACCATTACCGCAACACAGACATCCAGTGTTGGTGCTTCAGTCACAGGAACCACGACCGCAACACGGACCTTCAGTGGAACCAGCACTGCGTCTGTTACAGGGACTCCCAGTCGCACGGGCACCGCGGCAGCAACCGGCACGGCTACCGCAACGCAGTCCAGCAGTCAAACGGCTAGCGGAACGAACACGCAGTCGGTGAGCCCTACACAGACAATAAGCGGGACGGTATCCAAATCTCTTTCGGGAAGCGCTTCAATCACAGGAGCGCTGACACCAACATCCTCCCTAACAGGAAGCGGAACTGTCACTCAATCGGGTAGCACCACTGGGTCGGCAAGCTCCACGGGTAGTGGCACAACCGCAACAACACAGACTCCCACTGTGAGTCTTTCCACAACGGCTACTCAGTCCGCCGCAGCGACAGTCTCCTCCTCTTGGAGTTTTACATCTACGGTAACCGGCACATCGACACCCACCGTATCAGGAACCTCAACCGGCACACCGACCCTTACAGGAACCAGCTCTCCCACGGTTACCGCGGCACAGACCGTGTCACCCTCTCAGACAATTACGGCAACAGTCACGGGCTCTAAGACCGGCACGGCACCCCAAACAGCCACTCTGACACCTTCGCGCACGCCAAGTCGTTCCGCAACACAGACTGCCTCTCTATCAGTGGGTGCATCGCCCAGTGGAACGCAGAGTCAGTCGCAAACGGTAAGCGCAACCGCATCTATTTCTGGCTCCAGCATGCCGACACCATCAGTATCGGGTTCTTTTGCATTTGTGCCATCCCAATCCGGCTCTGGAATCGGAACACAGATGGCTACATCTTCTGTAACAGGAACACAGAGCACAACATCACTACAGACGTTATCACTAACTCCAACACAGACACCATCACTGACTCCAACACAGACGGTTACCCAAACATATACCACGACCCCCACCAACACACAAACGCAGACACAGACGGTCACCCAAACGGCAACTGGAACACTCCCCGCGACTGTCTCACCGTCGGGAACCACCACACAGTCCGCGACACCCAGCAAACCCGCCACTGTCTCTGTCACGCAAACGGGTACAGGGTTACCAACTGGAAGTCTGACACCAACTGTTACGGCATCGCTGACAGTCACTCCCTCTGTGAGTCCTACAACCAGCGTATCTGCTACACCTACACCGACTGGAACGCAGAGCCCTCCTATTACGGAAACAGCCAGCCGGACGGCTACTGTCTCTTCTACACAGAGTCCCTCCAAAACGGGAACAAATACGGAAAGTCCCTCCATTACACCGACAAGCGCACTGACACCCAGTGTCTCTGCTACGGGCAGCGCCACACAGACTCCCTCTCTATCGGGTACAGCGACAGGTAGCCAAACGGGCACTCTCACACAAACTGTCACAGTAACAACTTCCAACACAGCATCGGAAACACCCCGTATAACGGACTTTCCCACACAAACGGCCAGCGAAACACGGACGGGGAGCACCACTGTTACCGGGACACAGACGGCCACACGGTCACCTACCCTATCACCGACGGAAACCGTAACAACATCCACCACTAGAGCCCCCAGTGGCACCAATCGTGTAACACCGACATTGTCCCCATCTCTTTCAGCTACGGCAACCGTGACGCCTACTCTGTCAGAATCGGCCAGCCCCAGTCCTTCTTCTACAGGAACGCGGACTCAAACCGGCTCTGGGTCACAAACGCCTACTGTCACGCCATCTGGAAGCTCCACCCAAACACCAACAGGAACACAAACCGGCACACAAACGACCACACAGACCCCCACTGTAACGGGAACCGGGACCGTAACAATGACATCGACCCCAACACACACGCAGTCTCCTTCTGGTACACAGACGGCATCACAAACATCGGCGCCCACCGTGTCACCGACACAGACGGCGACCATCAGTCAGACGGCCTCCCAGACGGCTACAGGAACAACGCTACCCACCGGCACCGGTGCGGTCACACCCTCCAGCTCCAGCACTGCGACGCAGTCTCCCTCCCAGACAATTAGCTCTACGGTAACCAGCAGTGGCACACCGACACAGACATCCTCTGTAACGAACACGGCGACTGCGACTGTGACCAACACGGCGACTGCGACGCCCAGCCAGACCCGCACGCCCAGCCAGACATCCTCCCAAACGGCAACTCCTACACAGACCGCCAGTCAGAGTGTTACGACAACACCCTCTCTCACACAGACACTCTCCGCGCTACCAACTCCATCCGGCACTCCATCGGGCACACCGACACTAACACGCACTCCGTCACTAACACCCAGTGGGCCGCCAACTCCCACACCGACGACCACCGCATCGGGCACACAGGCGGCAACTCCCACCGCCTCTGAAAGACCCACCGCCTCACCGACCACAACGCCTTCGGTGACAGTAACGGCATCGGGAACCGGGACTCCCTCCACGGGTGCATCTCTCTCTGTTACACCGCCTGTCAGTCAGGCTCCTACGGCCAGCCCCACTCCAACCGCAACCTGGACGCAAACACGAACGCCCAGTCGGACCGGCACGGTGCCGCCATCTCCGTCGGTGTCACCCTCTGCAACATGGACATCCATAGGAACACCCACAGGAACAATGACACCCAGCTCTACCGGTACAAACACTCCCACTGGCACTGTTACAGCACTCAGTACGGTGTCGCCCACTCAGACGGCCAGCCTCTCTGCTTCTGTAAGTAGTACGTCAACACAAACACAGACCGTCACACAAACAGCAACGGGCTCTGCTACACGCACACAGAGTGTAACGGGAACAAAGACAGCATCGGGTACACCATCGGCGCCTCCCACCGGCTCTGATACAGTGACGGGCACGACCAGCCGAACGGGGACTGTCACGGAAACAAACACGGGAACGCCTACGGTCTCACGAACACAATCCGGAACACAGACCGGTAGTGGAACCCCCAGCGCAGCCTCCACTCTTACACCAACAGAGAGCTCCACACAATCGGGAACGACGACAGTCACAAGAACGCAAACTGGTACACTGACGGGAACACAGAGTCGGACGTCTTCCATGACGGGCACACTGACCGGAACCGCGACACCCACCCTGTCGGAAAGTGGCTCTTCCGCTGGAACGACCTCTATTACATCCACCGGGACAGCACTGGAAACAGTGAGTGCAACGCCCACCGGCACCGCCTCTGTTACACTGACATCCACCGCTACCCGTACCGGAACTGTGAGTGCAACCTCTACTCTGACGGCCTCTGCAACAGAAACGGCTACTGTAACTGGAACTGTGACCGGCACACCCAGTCGTTCGAGTACGATAACGCCAACACTGGGAGCCTCTGTGAGTGGCACACGGAGTCCAGACCGTCCGACACCTACGGCGACAGCCAGTGTTTGGCGAACACCGACAGCGACTGTCTAAAGCCGCTTTCCTCTACAGCAGTAGTTGCGAATCTACGATGTCTTCTTCAGCCGCCTCTGCGTCCAAACCCCAGTATGTCTCTATTCTGGCGAACCCTGACCGTGTCATTCCGGGTGACTTCTATCAGGAGGATTCGCAACAGTTCTTCAAGCGTTCGCTTCCCGGTGTTGGTGTTTCTCCCCATGGCCCCTACATTCCTACGGATATCGCTCGAAACCTCCGCTGGGTCCTCAAGGAGGGGCGTATGGTCTGTGTTCCCCGCTATGAGTCCGATGAGGAGGGCTGGATTTCCTATCCTTCTCAGCGCGTGATGAAGAAGCGGGCCCGTGCCGCGGAGCGCCGCAAGGAGCGTGAGGGTTGGCGGGGCTCTCTCACGGAGCCCGTCAGTGAGCTCCCTCCTCTGTAACACAGGTCATCCCCATTGCCAGCGTCTGGGATTCCGTTCCTGCCGCCGCAGCATGATTCGCGGCCATTTCAAGCGCCGCCCGTCCTTCTAACCACCATCTCCACCAGGAGCCTACAGCATGTGTTGGTGACAGGAATGTCACTGCCAGATGTTCAGTATCCCGTAAGAGAATCCACTTCATTACATAATACGCGAAGACGTTCGTGTCTTCATCGGTCCGACTGTCACGAATACGGGTCCATACTTGTGCGGCTTGACGTGCTGCACATCCCACCTGCGCGGCCCAGCGCCGCCGGGCATCCAACAGAGAGCGTGCTCCCGCCACGGACCACAACCATTCGGCGAACAGCTCCGTGTAAGCCTCTCCGAAATGCGGCCACAAACGCCGTCCAAAGGCGCTTTCAAACTGCCGGCGCACCGGCTCCACTGCCTTCTGGGGAACATCCAGCAGTAGTGCATGGATACTCTCATGGAGGAGCACCTTGTGAGCCTCTTCGCGGCGATAGGTATGGACTTCCCGCACTCCTGGCACAGCCCATCCACCATTGACATGGTCACGCCCCGGATCTTGTCCCGCCGGCAAAGTTCGGGTCCACGGCTGGTCCCACCAATACCAGACAATAGGTGCTCCCTGTGACATCCAGGCCAGTAGATGGAGACCCAGAACCAAATCCCGCTGGAGACCTCTATCAGTTGCCGGTCGATCGGAGACACAGAACACCGTGTGTCCCGTCGTCGCATCCCGTAGGCCGCGCCAGCTAGGTGCCGATAGACTTGCCATCCAGGCCGCCGTTCGTCCTCCATCGAAGGGGTCTCCTGCTGGTGCAACCCGTGCCAACAGCTCTGCCCGATTGGCCGGTATCTCTTCCAATTCTAGAGTCCGACCCTTCACAGCGTGCCAAGATTGCCACAGCTGCGCACGATACATGTTTAGCACTTCCATGGACATGACCCGTTGTTGTGCGTCTCTTACTGACGCTACAGATTGTCAGTGAGCAATTAGATGATGCGGGTCTTTCAACCGATTGGCCGCCTAGCCGATGGAACCGTATTGCTCTTTACGGCACCGGCGCAACTCACAGAGTCACCCACTGAAGAGCAGTTCACAGAATATCTCCACCAACTCCGTCAGATTCGGGTTCCCTGGATTTGGGTCGTGGACTGTCGGGGTATGTCGTCGGACCATTTTTTGAATCTGTCCATGGGACAGCGACTACAGCGTATTCTTCGTGAGGAGCATTCGCACCTCCTGAAGGATACATGGATGATGTTTCTTCATTCGTGGTTGCGTGCGACACTGACACTCTTCCAGGCCCCTGTTACGGCACTGAGTGCTGACCGCTTAGAGCTCCTGGTCTATCTCCAACGGGCGGGTGTAGAGCGCGCAGCACAGGACTGGTTGTTGGCGGCGATTGCTCAAGTTCCGCCAACACCCGTAAGAAGAGCTGGTATTCTACGACACTAACGCAATTGTATTCTGGTTCCATTCAGTAGCGGCCGTTGTAGCTGCTACACCCGCTCTTGTTACAGAAGCGCCAGCAATCGCCATATAGACGTCTGTCAGTACCATTTCCAACATGAGCGGCGTACGATAGGAAGGAAACCAGCGTACTCCCGCCAAAACGGTCAGGACCGCGCGGGCCTTCTCTGAAGAAAGTGCCCCAGTTGCCGCCAACCGGACAGTCGCCCACGTCAGAGAGCTAACAAGCTCTGTTCCCGTAAGCATGAGACCCAACATCTCATAGACCCGGGCACGAATCCACGTCGCAACGGCCAAACAGGGCGGTCCCTCTTCGAGTGCCAACACCATCTGCCGGAGGGTTTCGGCGATGTAGGTCTGGAGAGTGGGAATGGCGCTAACATGGGCAGCTCCTCCTAGAGCAGCGGTACGGTCCAGACGGTGTTCTAGGCCATCTCCGTGAACCCGTCGATACACAAATCCATCCATGATACCCGCGACCACACTGTTGATAGACCGTGTTGTTGCCCATATCATAGCCGTCGCCGTGGGCGGCCACACAAACTCCTCTAGCGCTGCCCGCAGTCGGGCCCCTGCCGCCGGTGACAGCGCATGAATATGCCGGAGAATCAGCATTTTCCGGTGTCCCCCGGCCACCTCCCGGGTCGCCAGCAACTGGGCCAACATTTCGGGAAGCACCTGTTTGTCCATCAGGGAGAGGTCCAGGATATCAATCTCCATGTGTGTCGGAAACAGCCAGTAGCGCGCCTGGTAGTCACCGACCTCCAGAATCTGGAGACGGGGAGACACTTCACGACCGACACCCAGCGTCGCCCGGGCCGCTGTCAGTTTGCCGGAGCCCGCGGGGCCCACCCAAAGAGTTGGATAGAGGGTTGCTGTGGATACAGTCGTCATATGCTATCCGAGCCTGGAGAGCCGGAGCTTAAGCAGCAACGCGACCGGCCAGCAGATTCCGTGTATTCTGCACCGCCGTCACATTCATGGCCGTCGCCGCAATCGTCGCCGGGAACACAACCAGCAGCAACAGATGGGTGTTGAGCCAGGTGAGTCCACTGTCACCGCTATCTCCGCGACGCCCAATGAAGAAAACTGCGATGAGCCACACAACAACCGAAAATGCGTAGGCGACCGCCGTAATAATTGTAACACCGGATACAGCCGGTACAGAATCCAGTGGAATCAGGGCCGTCACACTCATAATACCGATGATAAAGAGTGCTGTTATGGAAAATGCATAGGCTCCATATGTTTTGACAAATTCAATAACGCTCATCCTATCTCTGTTAGTGGGTGCGACTCTTTCGCGCTCCGCCTCTCATTGGAATCGCCGGTGCTATGGCCTCCGTAACAGAGGTCGGCATGTGGGTCAGGATGTTCGTGGGTTCCATCAGAATCGTCGCCAGCGCAAACATCAGTACGCCGAGACCCCAGAGAGGTACGGTCCAACTCCAAAGACCGGTTAAATCCAAATCCATTCTCTCCTTACCGGTTGCGGCTGATTTTCCCGCTGAACAGTAAGGGACGTCATGAGTGTGACAGCTACACCCGAGTACAATCTCTTTCAGTGTAACCCCAGCACACTCAATACAACAAAAACCACCTGTCTGCCGTATGATATGCTTGTGCGACTGCGCACGGCATGGAACAAGACACATCCGGAGCATCCGATTTCCGCCTCCCTCCGTCGGAAAGAAGACCTCTGGCATGCTCTGCGTGATAAGATGCGGAATACTTACAAATGTGCCTCCGAATACTGTGCGGTGGAGCGCCTGGGAGGCTCTACCATGAAAGAGGAGACCCGCGGCTTCTTCCGTCCCGCTCCACCAACGGAATGGACTGATAAGAGCAAGGACAAAGAACAGCAGTGGCACGATACGGAGTCCATTGCCGTTGTTATGGAGCAGTATGAAGAGGCGATTCCTTCCTTTGAGTTCATTGGACCGGTGCCAATTGACTTTGATAGCCAGCTATCCGGCTCTTGGGGGCGCTGCGTCGTAAATGAACTCTGTAACCTGGATTTGGCAGCTATAAAACGCCGGGGGGATACATCGGTGGGCATCATCTTCAATCTGGATCCGCATGACAAACCGGGCTCTCACTGGGTCTGTGCTTATCTGGACCTGCTAGGCGGAACTGCCTATTACTATGACAGTTACGGCTACCCCCCCTGCCCGGAAATTCGGCGCCTTCTGCGGCGCTGTCGGGAGCAGGGATGTCGTAAAATCTATTGGAATGATATCCGCCATCAGCGGAAATCCATCGAATGCGGAACGTACTGTATGTACATCATTATCTCACTGTTGAAGGGAGCCTCTTTCACGGACCTCTGCCGGAATCGTGTGGATGATGACACGATGAATGGAATTCGGGACCTGCTGTATGCAACGACTGCGCCACGACCGGACGCTGTGCGCACGGGCCCACGAATTCTGCGCCTGTGAGTTTGGGGGGTCGCCATGTAAGGATACGTCTCCGCCAAACCTCTAAGAATCGCCGTCCTCAGTAATGGACGGGAGCATCAGCAGCCCTTATGACCGTATGGTATCCTCTCTTCGGAGTACATTCAATCGCCGAATTCCCGGAGGACTATCGGATACAGCTGACAAGCGACTCCAACGCACAGTGGACCATTATATCAAGCAGGTGTTACGTGTCCAGGGTGTTATGAATGAACAAGAGATTCTGCGGGAATCCTTTGATTCCATGGCGGGATGGTTCCGTCGGAATACCGGCGCTCTGGGTGGCTCTCCATTGCCTACAGTGGCTGTCTCATCGTTGCCCCAGCCCCAGCCTCCCATGCTTGCTGCCTCTCCTCAGCCCCCGCTGACCATGAATGAAGAGGAAGATCCCCTTGTTCTGTTTGAGCGTATCAAGGCCGCCCGCACCGGTGCAGTTACTGTTGCGCCGCCGCTCCCGCAACCATCCCGTCCTCCGATGGAGCTAACCTCCATTGAGACCCGTGCTCCTCCTCCAGTAGTGGGTGTTCCGACCCACTTCACGAGCACTCCACTAGAGGCACTTGGTCAAAGCAGCCAGCTGGGTGTCCTTCAACGCCAGGACGATGTCGTGAAATACCGCGAAACCGAATACAATGTGGTTCTGAACTCCAAAGACCGCAACTGGTTTCTCAATCGCGCAGAGAACCGCTACAATTTCAGCGTCCAGCTGAATGGCGGAGCAACACCCCAGGGGCGCGGCTACCAGGCCACTCTCCTGAATCGTCTCAAAAACATCGTCCGTCTGGAATTCATCAAGGCCATCCTTCCAGTAGAAGGACTGGAGGTCGTTGTACCCCGTGCCTGTGACCCTTCCGGTACAGAGCCTACACCCGATACCGCCTTCGTGAGTGTGCTGTCGGCACCCTTCCTTCAGGTGCTTCTGGATGAGCAGACCGGTAACAATATCGGCACAACGGACACCGTAGACCGCTCTCTGGCTATCTGCCAGTACGATGCCACCTGGAAATCCGACCAGACCCACGACCCCACCCACAGTCGCGGTTACACTCTCTTTTTCCCGAAGTTCATGAAGGCCCAACGCATCTTCGCGCCCACACCGCTGGCTTCCCTCCAGAATCTCAATTTCCAGCTGCTGAATCCCGAAGGTCTTCCTGTTAGTTGCCTTCCCGACTCACTCAGTGTTACACGTATTCTGTACAGCAATGCACTGGATGTAAGCGGTACGTGCTACCATGACGTGGGGACCGGTGCCGATGCCGACTATCTGTTCATTCAGATGTCCGACTATTTCCCACGGTGGTCGTTCAGCAAGTATGACCGGGTTACCTTTGCAGGACTTACAAAGCCGACAGGTGTCACCAACACGGCGGCCTTTGATGCGCTGGCCACCTGGCTGAGTCGTCCCGCGGGTCATATTGTTGTGGGTATCGCGCACGGATCTCCAACCGGTGTTACGGGTGCCATTCAGATGGATGGAAACAGCTGCGGATATGCGAGCTGGATTGTCATTCGCAATGCCTTTACAGAGCCCGATACCACAGGAACCTGTAATCGGGAGCTGTTTGCCGGTACGACTGCTCTGGAAACCACCTTTGCGAATCAACTCAATGCAACGGGTACCGTTCTTCCAAATGGAGCTATCTTAAATCTGAGTCGGCAGGTGCAGCTCTTCCTGCGTGTCATAACCCGCGAAGTGGATTCCGGCACAAATGTGCGCCCAGATAATATTTAACCATAATCATAGTAGAAAAGTATGCCAACTAGAAGCACACGCAGTCGGAGCAGTAAAGACCACCGTAAAGACCACCGTAAAGACCACCGTAAAGACCACCGTAAAGACCACCGTAAAGACCACCGTAAAACAAAGAAGGCACAAAAACAAGAGCCGAAAGTAACAAAGGATTACAAACTTCCGGGAGTAACTGTTTCAGTGTATTCTACAACGCCCTGTAAGTGGGATAGTCCATGTCAATTTACAACAAAGAAAAGCAAAAAACATACATGGAAGACATGGTTTAAGGAGGGGGAATATATATGTGTCAATAAAAATAAGGAAGGTCAGGACTGTCCTTGTACAATTGATTTCAATCCTCCCCCAGTATTTTCGAAGCACTAAAGTCCCCATGTATATGTTCTCTGTATGATTCCGGATACGACGAAATCATACAGTGAAAGTAGGGGATGAAATCGACTACGATTCAGTGGCTGTTACTTGGATTGGCAGTCCTAGGGGTCGCCGTCTTTTTGTGGCTCTCTGTGGCCCGGCCCACCACAGAGGGATTTCTAACAACGGACCCTGATACTTTGAAAGCCCAGCGTCAGCAGCTCCAATTTGAAGGAGAGCGCCGGTACAATCCACTGGCCCGCATCCAGACACCCGACCAGAAGATTCCGGCCACCTCCGTGGATGCCGCCATTACAACGGCCCGTGCTGCTCCCGCTATTGGTAATCCGGCAAAGGCCTCCCTCCTGGGTCTCATCGGTACATCGCTGGGACTGGGTGCCGCCGATGATGGCTCCGGCAAAGTCGGTGAATGGGTAGAGCAGACGGGTGTTGTCCAGGACAAAATCAACTTCTGTGAGTCACTGACAACGATTGACTGTGACCTCCTCCAGAGCGACCCCCGCATGCGCGAATGCGGCTACTGCCACCGCGATGGAACCGATAGCAAGGGAAAGGCCCATCGCGGCGGTCTCTACATCTCCGCCGACGACCAGATTCGTGCCAATGAAGCCGCCGAAGGCGGGCAGGCGAACTACCAGCCCACTGTGGGAACCTGTAAGCCCCAGAACTTCACACTCATGGCCTCCAACTGTAAGGTCCGCGAAGCCCAGCTCCAGTGCCAGTCCGCCGGTGCTCCGACCAGCGGCAACCCCTGTGCCCAGTGTTATGGTGCCACTCCCAACAATGCGACCGGTCTCATGTATTTCACGCCGAACAAGCCGTATCGCCACCAGGTTTTCCTAAATGCGAGCCACCCCGGCTACTACACAGGTCCAAACGGATACGGACTGGAAGTGACATACCCCAATGGTGCCAAGGTGGGTGTTCCCGCTGCACAGTCTCCATCTTCCACTATTAATCCTCCTCCGCAGCCGCTGGCACTCAATCTGGCAGAGGGTGACATAATTCAGATAACTATATATGGACCTCCTTCTGTGTTCTGTGGATGGCTTTCAAATCAATCTGGAAGTCGTACAGTAAGTATGGATGTAGGGCTTCAGAGCATGAGCCCCGAAGGTGCATTTGAGATTGCGGGTGACAAAAATAGCTCTATAGTGATTGAAAATACGGGAGGCAATACTCCTCCTAGTTTCATGCCATCTGTTCCGAATACGGTGCTGTGGTATCTGCGGCGCAGTGATGTAATGCCTCCTTCTGTTGCAGAAGCAATCTACGGAGGAAATGGAAATGGTAACGTAGATGTTACACAGACTGTCCAGAGTGCACTTGCAACCAATCAGACTATAACAGTTGGTTCTGGTCTTCTGAATGGTCAGACTATCCCTCCATCCAGATACTCAAATACACTGCGAGTTCAGTACGACATAAATGGGGAAGCCACACAGTTCGTGGATGGGCAAAATATTGATGCAACATCGTTGACAACCAAGGTAACCTTTACCTTCCAGATGCCGGCTACACTGGCCGACCCTCCACTGGCCGAAGACCAGGCCGACTGCCCTACCGGTCCGCTGGTCATCACGGAAGTTGGTGCTGGTCTCATGGGCTCCCATTCGTGCTTCAAGCCCGATGGCTCTTTCAATCCGAATGCCTACTGTCTCCAAGAACTCTTTACCGCAGCGGGCGGAACTCGCCAGGGAACAGATTGGCCTGCGACCGATGCTGCTGCCGCGAAGCTGGTCGCTCCTAGTGGTACGCTGGATGACACTGTGGCCGCTCTCAATCGTCTGGGCAATATTGCCATCTACGGTGTGGATATGAACGGTGCCCAGGTGGATTTCCCGACATTCAAGGATGCCGCCATGCGAATGCTGGGAATTGCCGTGAAGAACCCCTGCGATGGCCCTCTTTCAGGAACAGGTCCGCATTCCGCAGAGTGTCTGGACTATCTGTGGCGCACGATGAACAATCCGGGCCAGGATGCGACACCGATGACAACGGCCCCGCCCTACAGTGGCTGCTCTGCATCAGGTTTGGCTGCACCGCTGAATCCCGATGGCTCGGTAAATGGACAGAATGTAACAAACGCCAATGGACAGGGCGGTGTCTTTGGCGTGCGGTCCTACTTCCAGAGTCTCTACAATCGGACGCAAAACACGGCGAACTTTGATGACCAAGTGGCCGCTATGCGTGACTGTTACGGAACGAACATCCAGCCACCAGTCACGCCGCCTGGCTCTTGTCCTCCTCCGGCACCGAATGATTTCCAGTGCTTTACACCTGATAAGTTCCTTCAGCCTGAAGTGTTCGCTGTCTGCCCTGAAAGTAACTATACCGTAGAATTCAAGGATGCCGAATCCACGTGCGCATCTTATGGTGCTCGTCTGGCAAGCCCCGCGGAGATTACAGCGGCCCAACAGCAGGGCGCTCAGTGGTGCTCTTGCGCCTGGGCATCTGATGGAAATGCCTATTATCCAATGCAGCAGGGATTCCCTGGTTGTGGCTCACCAGGACTCAATAATTGTGGTGGTATGACAAATGGATGGGAAGCAGCACCAGGAAAAGCCTGTGTCAGCTGTTACGGTATCAAGCCTCCACAGGGTACAACCGATGTAGATGGCTTCGTAGTACCAATTGGTAATGATGGACCCGTGGCCAAGTGGAATACAGGTGTTAATCAACTAATCGGCATGATATCGGCGCAGGGAGTTCCTGCTTGCCGACAGGGGGTGCCGTTTGCAGAATGTGCTTCTGCAGATGGTAACACTATCAATTACTTTCCATCGGCGGATGCGTGCACAGCCTTTATTACAACGGGACAGGGACCGTCCTCTGTTGCTCGTGACCCCATGACAAGTAGTTTTGTGAATACGTATCTCTCACGCCGAGTCTAGAGTCCAGTCCAAATGAACCTCCGAAAACAGCCCTACAGGAATAGGGGACACAAACATGTCAGACAGCAGTGATTTCACAACCAATCAGCGCCGTCGCTATCTACAGGAAATTAATCGAGCAATTCCAACCCGTCAGTCCGCACTGGATAACAGCACGGTGACCGCCGCGCTTTCTACCACGGATTCTGTGGCCCGTCAGCCAATCGCTGTTGCGCAGATTCTAGAGCAGGTCGGTGATGGAACGGGGGTCTCCGCGGCGCTAGCACGGGATTCGGCCTGTCGGTCTCTGCCGTATCCGGGTCCGGCTATGCGCGACCCCGCTGCGCGCACGGGCTGTGGCTGGTGGTTTGTTGCGGACCCGGGCACTCCCTCTGTAGGCGCATACGGAACACGACGCGGCCCCATGCATCCGACATTGGACCGTGACATCGCTCCCGGTGAATGGATTTGGGATCCGATGGAGGCCCAGTCCCGTGAAGCCCAGAAACAGGCCGCGCGGATTCAGACATGTCCGGATATACAATTCTCCTCTTTTCCGAATATGGGCTGGTGCACCTCGACGGGACGCGCCCTAGCAACGGATGGAGCCGGCAATCCACTCTTTCCGCGTGTGCCTGGAGGTGACTGCCCAGGTGGACAAATTATTACAAACGCGGCATCCTGTCCACTACCGACACCTCCTTCCACTGGCGGTCCGGCACTGCCACCCGGACTTTCGGGTATCTGTACACCACAGCCGAATGGCGCGCTGAGTCCCGCCTGTCTCCAGGCACTTATACCCTGGGGCGGATGCTCTACATATGGGGCACTGGCAAATAGTTTGAGCGGGTCCACATATGCCAGTAGCTCCACAGGATTTCAGAGTCCCTATGGGGCTCTTCAGCGTCGGGGATTCTCACTCCACAGTGGCATTGTGAATGACGGCCAGGTGTCAGTCCAAACGGTACTCCAGTCCATTGGTGGACTCCGCCAGCAGGCAGCGGCAGGAGATGGCTCTCAGGCAACCGCGGCTGCTGGAAATCTCTGTAGCGGCTCAAAGTTTGACCCCTGTGCCGGAATCCAGCCCGGTGACACGGGCCCCTTTGACCCGTCGTGTATTGACCGGCAGCTGGACGCAGCGGGTTACGCACCGAACGGCGGACTTCGCCCTGCGAAAGTAGGGATGGACTACTGGGGACAATCCGCACTCAGTACCTGGCAGAGCATTGTTGATAACATCGGCTGGTGGAAGGGAACGGCAGATAATGATGGTGGCGATCCACCAACACAGGCCACCGCGATTCAGAATGTATATGGTGTCGGAATCCAATGGCCACGCTCCAGCTGTAATTACAACGGTGTGAGTATTCTCCGTTATTCTGCAGCGGCAGCCGATCCCTCCCTCTTTGGCCCCTATCCCGATGGCCCCCAAACGCATTTTCTGGGGCGGATGTTACAAGGTGCCGGATTCCAGGGTGTCGGTATCCAACAGACGTCCTCTATGACGGATATGTTACCAGCAACGGGTACAAATATAGAGGCAAATCGGCATATGATGATTTTTCGTCCATCCGTTGGTGGCTCATACGGATTCAATGTTTTTTCTGAAAACTATCAGTTTTCTATCATTGATTCGGGCGGGACACTGATGCACAGTCAGGGAGGCACTCCGGGTACTGGATACAGTGGTGGATATGTCTCTCTTGTTGCCGGCCAGGAATACAAGTTGGTGTATGACAACTGGAATACCGGTGGCTCTTGGACCAAACAGATTCCAATCTTTATAAATGGCAGCACTGTACCTCAACAACTCCCTACTGCGGAGCTCTATCTACCGATTGACCGCCGTCAGCCGCTTCTGGAGCTAGCGTTCCACAAGATGCCAGCCGGTCTCACAGGGCCTGTAAGTGACACACAGGGAATCATCCGGAACTGGTTTCTGAATGCACCGACAGGAACCGTAGCGGGTCAACCCTGTCTCGTTGTGGGGGGACACAGCGCCTACTGCGGCAACTGGTACAAGTATTCACAGGGACTCCGTCTGCGGGCACTCAAGAGTTTCACGATGCGTCTGTATGTGACATCAAGCTCTGTATCTTTCCCAGGGCGGTATACACCCTCCATCTTCGCCATGTACAATCTGCCCAGCACGAATACGACCGGGCCTCTGCGTCTGGGCGCGCCACAGGATTCCTGGAATTGGCCCAATCGGACGGCAGACTTTGATATTACGACCAACGGGGCAGCACTGTATCCATATGGAACCGCACAACAGGGCGGCGGTGACTTGATTCAGCAGACATTCCTGTACAATGCGACGGCGTCTGCTCCCATGATTCCGCTTGACCGCTGGTTCCATTTTGCGTTTGTGTGGGCGGATGACTTCACTTCATATGCTATGTATCTGGATGGAAAGGTTGTGGCGAATCTTCCTGCTGCAACGTATGACCCGGCACTGATTCTGGAGCAGATTCGGATTGGCTGTGATGCGACAGATGATATGGCAGTTTGGCAGGGCGGTGTGGCATGGTTCCGTGGGTTTGATTACCGGCTGAGCGGCGACCTCATACAGCGGGATATGAATGATGATTGGGCAAGTCTCATCTAAGGATGAGACAACTTGCAAAAGGATGATGTTATACACAAGAAAACTATCTTTCTGACAGAGTCATAATGTGAATCTATCAGAAAAATTGTAAGAGTACGTATTCACCCGCTTATGCTTTCCGCACAATAGAAGACAGCTGAATATCCCGTTTCCAGTCCGGATGCCACAGAAAGTTCGGTCGTGAGCCCTTGTTGAATCTGTAACACTTCCCCGTGATGCCGTTCTCATATCGGTGAATCTGACAGTCAATCGCACCTTCCTGTAGGACTTCGGAGAGGCGATCTGCCAGCACTTGTTTTTTCGTGGCGATATCGAAAATCACCTCATCCGTGGTCATGCCCTTGTCTATCATCATCAGCTGACGCGCATCTGTTCCGGCTTTCTGTGCGTCCGAAAAGACCGACAGATAGGTGAAAACAGACACTTCGCGCTCTTCCCACGGCAGATTCATGTGAGAGCATGTACGAATCGCGCGACCAATCACCTGCTGGAGACGAACGTTGTTCCAATACGGCTCCATGATATGGACCTGCCGGGTGTTCATCAGCGAGATACCTTCCGCACCGGACTGCGTAATCATGAAGATACGGGCAATGCTACCATCGCGATTATCGGGTGCACCGGCCAAGAGGGCCGCACACTGCGCCGACAGACGTGCAGGAAGACCGGCCACATCCGCATTGTAGAGCTGGAGGAGGAGACGACGCTTGTCCAGTGCCTGGTCACCCGTGTAGAGAATGTATCGTGGCTTGTCCGCTGCCATCAGCGCATCTGGAATACTCCATTCTCCATCAGCGCCCTGCTCAATATCCAGCGGAATGAATCCTTCGGGTGCGGCCCGCAGAGCCGCCGCGAAGATGCCGAGCCCCTCCAGCGTCTTGAACTGACTGTAAACTAACACAGGACCGGGACTGGTTCGGATGTTGGCCAGAATCGCCGCGTATTTGGGTGAAAACGTCGCCAACTGTTTGTTCAGATACGTGTCACCCTTTGCCTCCAGCCCCGACAGAAGACCGGCGACCTTGCTGGCCAGACCGGCATCTATCGCGGGATCCTCTGTGGGAACTATCTCATCAGCCAGAATGGCTGGGGCTGATGTCTCTTCGGCGGTAGCCCCTCCGCCTCCGATTGCGGCATTTACAGCCGGGGCCTGCTCAATGTCGGTGTCCTCTCCCAGTCCCGCGGCTAATAGCTGCTCCCGCTTATCGATTCCTAACACCTTCGCCTGCTCTTCCTTCGTGAAAGTGGGACGCGGTATCTCTTCGGGAAAAACCCAGTTACAGGCCGCACGAGTGAGTGACTTGAAGCCGGCCGACGGGGTCTTCGTGGCCTGTGCGTACAAATCCTGCTCCGCTGCAGTGATACCCTTGCGCTTCTTGACCGCGGCGCCACCACCCTCTGTCTCTTCGACCCCTCCTTCCATTTTGAGCTCCTCTAAGCGTGCGCGCGTGTATTCCTTGAACATGAAGTCGGTCATCGGTACCTTGATGACTTCATTCCGGCTGGTACGCGGCATGAGTTCTTCAGAGCCGCCCTTGAAGTAGGACACCAGACCAGAGCAACGGGCAATGAGTGTTGTGCGATTTTTGAGAGAGAGTGTCGCACGGTCCACGAAGGTCGGAACAAACACATCACCATCATCCGGTAACATGGGATAGGTAACACAGCGAAAGAGCGTCGTTGCGGGTACCGTACCGATACCGGCTGTACGGGCGGTCTCCACGGCCGCCTTGGCCTCCGCGGCGGCCCCGGCCTTCGCGAAGAATCCCTCCGCCTCCATCTGCTCCATCAGAGAGGCTCCCCAGCGGTCCATGTTACGCTCATGAGAGGTTGCGACCGGTGTAATATAGCGGAGCTGTTTGCGCACGAATCCGCGCATCGGATAATCGGGTGCGGATACCTTCACAAAGCCGTGGGGTACCGGTGTAACACGGAGCACCAGTGAGCGGTCGGCGGCTTCCTCAATGGCATAGTAGTCAATGTCCGGATGATTTTTGGCCCAGAGAGAGATAGCACTGGTGATGTTCGCCGGTAACAGAGCCGGTGTGACAGGAGCGACCTTTTTACCGGCCAGTCGGGATTCCTCCTCCGCCACTGCAACAGCACGCACCTTTGCCGCCTCATTATCTGCCTCTAGAGATGACCGCTCTGCTGCCGTAATGGAAGAGCGGAGACCCCGTAGAGCAATTTCCACGGTGCGCTGCTCTCCACCAATCAAATTCACTAGAATCGCCAACTCCTGTGCATAGTTAATCATCGGTGTGGCGGACAAACAGATGACCTTCGCATTCACCGCATTCTGAAGAAGACGATACAGCGTGTAGCCACGGGGATACTTGTAACCGGGTCGCTCCCGCCGCAGAGGCAATGACCACGTGAATTCGTGGGGCTCAATCCCGCTGTCCATCAGAGTGGCCGGTGTGTGACCGCCAATCCGGGTTCCGTTGATGGTACGCACCAAGTTATGGACTTCATCAATGATGATGACGGCATTGTCAAATTCGGAGGTACCGCTCTGCATTCCCATTTCGGCCAGTTGGGCAATCTTGGCGGGAGACACACCGTTGTAATGGATGAACCGGAACCGCGCACCCATATGAACCCGCTGCTGCTCACGGATGGATTCCTGTTGGGCCGGTGTCAGTGTCTCCCAGTTGCTGTCACGATTGGGGTCGGGCACCCAGCCACCGCTTTGCGCAACAATCAACTCTTCGGGAAGCCCCAACACCTCTGTAAGATAGACGAACGGCATCGTTTTCATGAGTTTCTTGCTGGCATCATACTGAATGGAAACCGGCATAAAGGACCAATAGTTCGCCCGCCGCAGTGGATAGTAACCGCACTTGGCCAGCTCACGCCGGTAGTTATTGGATAGAGTGGCTGGTGTCAGCACGAAAATCTTCTTCTGACCGCCCCAGTGGAGCGCCTCTGCCGCTGCGATAGACGTACAGGTTTTGCCCGTACCCAGACCGTGATAGAGAAGAGAGCCACGGTACGGTGTGCCGAAACTCAGATAGTCACGTACCAGCTTCTGGTAATAGAAGTTTTCCACTTTGTTGGGGTCAAACTTCTTACAGGCATCCTTGTCAATCTCCTTCGGACCCGTCGTAAGACTTGAAAGCCCTTTGGAATACTGCTGATAGGTCTGGACCATGAAATAGGGAAATTCGGGGGATGTAATGGGTGTATAGATGGAGCCAGAGGCCACTACAATAGGGGCACCCTTCGCATCTGTTCCTTTGATTTCTATTTTATCGGCAGGAGCTACATCCACGGGATTTGTTGCTTTGTGGGATTTAATCATATCAATCGCGTAGGTCTGAACAGATTTGTCCTTCTCTGCGGAAGTCATCGTTGCGGCCTTGTCGGCATCCTTGGGACCCACTGTTAGAAACAGTGAATCCGCTGGAGGGGGGGCAATTCCACGAACATCAACACCTTTCACACGTGCCTTGATGCGGGCAACTTCCTTTTCGGTCAAGATGCTGCTGGCATCAACGGCTTCTTCTGCGGAAGGGAGAGCACGTGGAGCAACAGCAGCCGCAGATGTCCCGGCACCGCCAACAGCGGGAAGCTCTTCCGTAAACCGAACGGACTTCTTAGCAGTGGGCATTCCAGTGGGCATTCCAGTGGGCATTCCAGTGGGCGCTTCTGTAACAGGAGGAGCAAGAACAGAAGTCGCACCCGTGGGAATTAGAGCAGGCACCTCCAGCTTTTTAACAGGTGCGATTGTCATTATTCGGATAGGAGCAGGAGCAGGAACAGGAGCAGCCACTTTCTTAGCAGGAGCGGGAGCTGGAGCCGCCGTCATAGCCGCCGTAAAACGGGAGCCAATAGCAGCAGCTGCCTCACCGCGTGACAAGTTCTTCACATCCGCAACAGAGGCCAACAACTTCTTGCCTGGCGCCGGCTTGAATCCCAACCTCTTTGGCACCGCCTCTTCCATGTCACTCTATTCCAGGCCCCGATTCTTCTACATGCGTCCTTAACTCAACTGCCCCAGCTGAATAAGTGCCAGACGGGATGCCTCCTGCTCCGCATCCTTCTTGTTTCGTGCCGTCGCCGTCGTCATCACAGAGCCATCCGGATGGAGAACACCCATCGTAAAAGTCCGATTGTGGAGCGGCCCCTCCGTCGCGACCTCCTTGTAGCGGGGCGGTTGATGAAACGTTGCCTGGAAATAGCGCAACAGCTGGTCCTTGTAATTCGTATTGTGGGCAATCAGCTCACCGAAATCCACATGCGTCTCGAGTACCTCCACAACCCACTGTTGGACCGCCCAGAAGGCAGAGGCCGGATTTTCAACCGACCGGTCACGGAACATCGCGGCAATCCATGCCTCCAACATGGAGCCCAACATGCGCCGATTAGACCGTCCCCCGCACACTTCTTCCATATGACGACTCATAATCAGCCACGGAGCCATTCCCAGCTTGAGGGCCAACTCTCCCAGATGCTCATTGTTGACCAAGTCCGACCGGAGAGATGTCCAGAAGCCTTCACCCTCTCCGGGATAGCGCCGCTCCAGATAGTCTCCCACAATGGCATCCAAGATACCATCCCCCACGAACTCCAGATGCTCATTGTCCGCCGTCTTGAGCGGCATACAGTCATCGGGGCGCGGTGCAATGAGTTGCCCCTCATGGGCTTCCCGGGCAACGAACGACTTATGCACACACGCCTGGCGGAAAAGTTCCACGCGTCTGGGCTGAAAGCGGGTAATCCGGACAATCTCTGTTACAGGAATGTCACGATTGTTGGGATTCCACGGATTGTAGATTTTCGGCTCCGCGGCGGCCATCAGACCCGGGCTTGCAGTTGGGGAAGTAGTGGTCGTGGCGGCTGACATCGTGTAGAGCTATAGAGGAATAAGTGCCGCGATTGTTTAGACGGCCAGGAAGCGACCGGCCCCTTAGAGAAAACACGATGACTCCAACGCTCTGTCTAAATATGATTGTCAAGAATGAAAGTCGCATTATTGAGCGTCTCATTCAAACAGTTTTGCCCCTGATTGATACCTACTGTATATGTGACACTGGCAGCACAGATGATACAGTGGCCATAATTGAGTGCACAATGGCCGCTGCCGGTGTATCCGGTGAAGTCTTTACGGAGCCTTTCCGTAATTTTGGATACAATCGCACGGTTGCACTAGAGCGCGCTGCCCGGTGGGCCGACTTCGCCCTTCTGTTGGATGCCGACATGAAACTCGTCATTGAGCCCGGATTCAGCAAAGCGGCTCTCCTCCAAAGTGGCCCCGATGTCTTCCAAATCCAACAGCGCTCTCCCAGCTTAGTCTATTCCAATACCCGCATCGTTCGTACAGGTCGTGGAATCACCTGTGTTGGTCCAACGCATGAATATTATAATATTCCTGGTGGTCTGCGCACACAATCTCTAAAAGACGGTCTCTGGATTGACGATATTGGTGATGGCGGCTCTAAAGCCGATAAGTTCCAGCGGGATATCCACCTGCTTACGGAAGCACTGGAGATGGAACCCAAGAACCCACGTCATCTCTTTTATTTGGCCAATAGTCAGCGGGATGTGGGAAATCATGCGGCTGCCATTGAAACGTACAAACGTCGGCTGACCGTAGGTGGTTGGGATGAAGAGCTATTCATGACAGCATTCTATATCGGTAACTGCTATGACAAGATAGGGGATGCGGCCAACGCCTGTTACTGGTGGCTGGAGGCGTACAATCGTCGCCCCTCCCGTGCGGAATCACTCCATGCGCTCTGTAAGTATTATCGGATTACATCCAAGCATGCACTGGCGTACATGATTTGGGAGAAGGGCTCTGCGATTCCCTATCCTGTAGGAGACACACTATTCGTAAATCCGGAGGTGTATTCTAGCGGATTTCTGTATGAGCATTCCATTCTGGCCTACTATATGAAAAAGCCAGTAGATCACCGGGTCTACATGCGTCTGCTATCTTCTGCAGAGCATTCGGGGAGCGCAATCAGCAACTACAAGTTCTACGCCCGCAAGCTGCGGGATCTTTCGGGAACCGTCATGCGGGATTTTTCAGAGACAGTGGAAAAGGTGGTTGCGGGACGCGGCATGGATACCTTCCGCTCTAGTAGTCCGTGTCTTCTGCCAGACCCCAGCGGCTATCTCATGAACGTACGCTATGTGAATTACAAGATATCTTCACAGGGAACCTATGAATTCCGTCACAGTGATGGCAAAATCACAACGCTGAACCGCCTTCTGCGGTTGGCCCCGGACCTATCGCCTGTAACAGGTGGTGAACACTGGTTTGATGAAGTGGCAAATCCGCATTTGCGCTACCAGGGAGTGGAGGATGTACGTATCTTTGCTCCCACTTCTACGACACCGCTCCAGTTTCTGGGGACAGTTGAGCATCCTACGAAGGGGCTCATTAGTGTTGGGACAGGACACTATGACATCTCCGCCAGGCTTCTAACACCGACGGTCTACGAATCGCCACTGGGCCGCTCCTGTGAGAAGAACTGGGTCTATGCGTCGGAGGGGCAACTGATTTATGATTGGTCACCTCTCACTGTGATAGATGCTTCCACTGGCACTCTCCTCAGCCGGGACAGCACGGTACCGCCTTTCTTTTCACTTCTTCGTGGGTCTACCTGTGGTGTGCCTGTTGTCAGCGCCAGCAGCAATGAACTCTGGTTCGTCTGTCACTTCGTGGAATATTCCACGCCGCGCCATTACTATCATCTGATTGTTGTGCTGGACAGAGAGACACTAGCCTACAGACGTCACTCTACGCCGTTTAAATTTCAGGGAGAATCCATTGAATACTGTCTGGGTCTCGTTGTAGAGCCATCCCGTATTCTGTTTTCCTATAGCTGCTGGGACCGCTCTTCTGCTGTCATGTCAGTCCCCCGTGCGGAGTTTGAACGAGAATATTTTGAGAAACCCACAGTATCACCTCCCCTACCCCTCTTTGTTACAGGAATCTACAATATAGATTATCCGACCCGCCCAACCTATTATGATACTCTGTGGGAGCGTGTAGCAAAATTAGGAAACTATCTTAGCTCGTTATATGTCTGTTGCTCACCAAAAGATGCTGCCGATAAAGCAGAATTATACCCTCATTTACATCTTGTAGCAAAAGAATTTACAGATTCTCCTATTTATCGTGAAATGAGCGACATAACAGAGCTACCCGCAGTGCGTTCTGCTGATAAAGATACACTCAATTATTTGATGCTCATCAATATGAAAACGGAGTTTATGGATTTTGTTTCTTCTGGGAAATCAAACCCGCACATTATTTGGATTGATGCTGGAATTGAGAAGGTGCTGAAAGACCCTCATCAAATCTTTACTAAACTCCAACAGAATACGTTTGCGAGCCTGCCGACCGATAAAATAATCATCCCTGGTTACTCTTTATCGGCGGTGTCCGATATTCATCATTTAACACGCGAATTCTGGTATCGGTTTTGCGGTGGCGTTGTTATATGCCCAACAACACTTATAGGACAGTTCGCTAGAGAGCAACTTGCTGCGTGCCATTTCTTGAAAGAACGCACAGGGAAGGCAACCTGGGAAACAAACGTATGGGCTTATCTGGAAAGTATGGGTCGGTTACCAATTCAGCATGTTCCTGGTGAATTTAACGAACGCATCTTTGACTATTTCCATTTATTAGTTTAGAAACTAACAAACCTAAAATGTGTATCTGATAAATGATACCCTATACATTCTATATTAATCTGGACAGACGCACGGATCGTCGCGCTGAATTTGAGACCGAATGCTCCAGAATGGGTATCTCCGCAGAGAGATTTTCGGCAATAGAGCAGAATCCTGGCGATGTTGGATGTCTTCGGTCCCATATTGCCGTCTTAAAAGAAGCACGGATACGCGGTCTTCCAGAAGTTCTCATTTTTGAAGACGATTTTCAGTTTCTTGTGTTAGCTGAGCAATTCCATACATTAATGGATATTGCACGTGACATATCCTATGATGTAATCATGCTGGGCTACAACCTACAGACTTCTGCTCCATTCAACGCAGTGCTTGGAAAAGTAATGGACGCTCAAACCACATCCGGATACCTGGTTCATTCTCGATTTTACGATAAGCTTCTTGCCGTAATGGAGGCTAGTATTGAGCCACTGTTACGAACACGCCGTCACTGGATATATGCTGCAGACCAGTGTTGGAAACCGCTTCAGCCAACCCATGATTGGTATTACTTTTTGGAGCGTATTGGGAAACAACGGGCTGGATATAGTGACTTAGCAGGACAGATAGTTGATTATGGATGTTGAATAATAGTGAAGAGAAGAATAGAATAGAATAGAAGAACGAACAGAATGACCTGGTGGGCAATGATTCTGATAATGATTGCCCTTCAGGTGTGGGTTATGCCCTTTGTGGGGGCGGCGTCCTTGTCGCATGTCTATTTTTCCGTGGGACAGGCATGGATGGGTGCCGCAATGGGTGCAGCCATGGCAGTCGTGGGAGGCCTGCTGCCGGGTCACCCCCATGGGTCACTGGCCACTTGGGAATGGCTAACAATTGCGACCATCGGTATCGTGGCCGTCATTGGATATCGCTGGCAACTCCTGGTGGATGACCGGGAATGGCTCCACGATATGATTCCACATCATTCCATGGCACTAACAACGTCCAGACCTCGTCTGACATCATCTGACCCCCGTGTTACACGACTAGCACAGGAAATCATCATGACACAGGAGCGGGAGATTGCGACGATGAAGGCGATGGCGCAGCCGTATGAGTTCGCGGGGTGGCGACTCAGCTGGATTTCCTAGCAGGGCGGGTTTCCTAGCTGTAGCGGGTTTCCTAAGAGCGAGCCCCCAGCGCCTCCGCAATTGCTGCGCCGACCTTCGCACCCAGTTTCCTTCCACCAACCGACAATGCTCCTATGTCCTCTGCCGACATTCCCGCCAATTCCCGAATGGACTTTAGTGCCAGAAGAGCCCCACATCGCTTCTCTCCCAGCCCCGGAATCGCCGACAGCATTGCCGTTGCCACAGACCCGCCCGTACGATTCTCCTTCTTTACAGTGCTAAGCGCACCCGTGATACCCGCCATGACGGCACCGGCGACCTCTCCCTCTTCGGGGCGGAAAACAGCTGGGTCATCCCGCAACTGGGCCAATAGAGTGGAGAGCCAACGTGCCGTCTCCGCGATTGATGCCGCCGCCAGCATGGGCATGCCATACCGAATCTGGAGGCGCGTTGTCAGTCGGCGTAGGAGCCCCTCTGTTACACGTCCGTGTCCCCCAACAACACGGCTATCATCACCCGTCCAGGTTCCCTCCAGCACATAGACCAGCGCACAGCCCGTGGCACCCCGTGCAGCCAGCAGACGCGCGCGCTGCTCCCGATAGCGTCCATCCGTGTTCGATGCGGCAAAGTCCGCCAGCGTTTTACGCTCTCCAATCAACAGAGGGTTCTTGACACCATCCGGTGTAACAGCCAAAATCTGGAAATCACCGATTGCCAGAGCCTCTACAGTAAAGGGAACTGCGAAGGCTGTCAGTGTTGAAATCAGGGTGTGCTCACGGACATCAATCGTCAGCTGGGGTGTCAAAGAAGCCGTAACCGGTGCTGCTGCTGACATCTGTTGTAGTCGCCGAAACGGCTGCGCCGCCTCCAACCTCAGCAGGGGCAAGGTATTTCTCTGCCTCTATAAGAACCCGCGCCGCTGTTCGCAGTCGCCGATAACTGTCGGTTAGTTTGGCATGGTCACCGTCCGCCATATACACATGAAGAATATCCGCATAGGCTTCATGGGTATTTACATATACGGTCTCATTGCCGTCATACTCCTCAATGCTCCAGGAGCTCTCAAACAGAGACGGAATGTTCCGAATTGCCAGATAAGAGTTCTCTCCCGAGCTCCATTCGGCACCCTTCTCTTCTAGAAGGGCGATTGCTACGGGGTCGCGGCGTACAGACTGTGCGCCAAGATGGAAGAGTCGCTTCTCCGTCATCAGGTCCCATCCCGTACGCTTCTTGTATTCGGTCTCAAAGGCTTCCGAGAACTTGAAACCACCATAGCAGTCATTGTAGATAATCTTAAGCATGGGAAGAGTCGCCATCGTGTAAGAGTTGCGTCGTTATGGTACCTGACGCCTGGCGGGGTCGGCCTGTCACTTTTGGTACCTGCCTAAAATCGCCTCCTCCATCCAGAAACAGACACCATCCCATGTTTCGCCTTCTGACCGGTCTCCTAGCAGCCGCCTCCACGACAATTGCTACTATCTCCAGTTGCGGAACGGCCGCCACGCGCTTTCAACTAACAGCTCTGGACTTCCAGCCGGCCAATCCCGTTCCGGGCGATACCGTCTTTATGACAGTGGAATTCCAGAATCCGGGCGCTGATGTTACAGCCGGCTCCGCACATCGGAAAGTATCGCTGAACGGCCTGCCAATTGTGGATGAAACGGTTGCGCTCTGCAGTGAAGCTACCTCCTGCCCGCTGATCGCCGGGTTCAACAATCGCTCTGCTCCTTCCACATGGCCGGATGTCAAGGGGAAGGTGGTAAGTACGATTCAGTGGTTTGACACGACCGGCGCGGAGCTGCTGTGTATTAAGACATCTGTGAGCTCTGCTGTGGCGGGTCCTAGCCTGCGCGGCGCCAAGCACCTCACCGCTGAAGCCATTCAGCATCTGGCGCAACCTGTGTTTGTTCATTCGCAAGCTATCCAAATAATATTAGACTAAAGTGCTTTCTAGTTAGTCTAATTAGCAGTCGTAATATGACTGGATAATTAGAGTGTCTAGGAAATAGTTTAGACTACAGATTAATGATAGCTACTTGGAGGCTATAGCTCTAATCCCGGAGGAGTCTCTCCAGCAGCCGCCCCTTGTTTGCCCGGCGTTCCCGGCCAACAAATCAGCGGCCGCACCGGAATCGGTCGCAGAGTGGGAGTAACCACATGACTCACAACATACCGACCGACTTTGGAGTACGAATACAGTACCGCCTCCGCAAATACACGCCCCCGGTCATTTACAACGAGCTCCATCAGCTCAATACAATCGTCAAAATCCCCTTCCGCGATGAGTTCATTGAACGAGCCTATCGCAGAATCCTTCACCCGATGAACTATCCGCACAGCACCCGTCGTTGCTTCGCGAATAATGAAATAATTCTGAATAGGTGGCATTCTGGCTGGCGGATTATCTTCCTAGCTGGTGTAACGACTCTTCTAATACCACTTCGTCCGGTCAAAGGTGGGACCGAACATCCGCTCCATACCAGGAACCGTGCCCTGGTAGGGGTCCGGTGTCGGACTCGGGTAACCGGAGAAATAGGGGTCAATCGCTTCATCGATGATGGCCTTTTCGCGATACCGGAAGCGGATATCTACGGCGTCATTGTTGGTATCCACAATCTGCTCTTCAACAGCAGGACCTGCCGGAGAGCCGCGGCGTGCACGGGGCTTGAGTTCATTGACTTCCCAATGATGCGGTCCGACCTTGGTAACAACGGGCTCCCATTCCGGATCATTCTCATAGGCGCGGGCCACCATGTGGGCAACTTCCTTGGCTTCGCGGTCAATCTTACACTGCACATCTGGATCACCCGGTTGGCGCTCTCCGTAACGCGCAGCTGCCTCTTTGGCGGGATCCAACGTCACGCGTGCCGATGTTAGAATACCATCTGCCGTAAACCCCTCCTTCAGCCCCGCATACTTATCCCGCCGCTCATCAGAGGTCAGCGGCTTCTCCACCCAATCCGTCTGCCGACTTAGCAGAATCATATTGTAATCTTCACGGGGTTCCACCATGCGTCCGTTGCGTTCATAGCCAAAGACGCGGGAGAACTCATAGTCATCCACCTTGTAAATCGGTGTCTTGGCATAGGTTTCCTCCTGCGGTTGCTCCGTGCGTAAGATAACCACCTCCCGTGCGCCGGTCAGACGGGGAATGGGACATGTTGCCACATAGTTCGCAGCCCACCACTGTTGGAAGGAGTTCATGTCACCAAACACCTGACCCGTTGGCTTCAGCACCAGTGTGCCATCCTCCTTCCGATGGATCTCTGTGGGGCAACCGGTTACACCCCGCCCTTCCAGATAGAAATAGATAACAATAATGACCACAATTGCGATGAGCGCCAGTCCGCCAGCCAGAAGCCACTGACCGCCACCCCCTCCGATGCGACCCATATTTGCCGGGCTAAAAAGATTTGGCATCCGGGGTTTCTCTCTAGTTTCCCCACGGCTTTTTCGCGGCCCTTCGTAAGAGAATGCCTTCAGCAAGTCATCGCCGGACAAATCGGAGACAGACAGGGGCCAACGTAATGACGGTGACAAATTCATCACAGTTTGGGCTCTTGGAAAGTCTCATTCGCCAGGGACCTGTTACAGTAATTCTGGTGTTCTCACCGTCCTGTCCGCACTGCCACACTTACATGCCGATTTGGAAGGAGCTCCAGAAGACGCCCAACAAGAAGGCGAAAATGGTGAAAATGGAGTCATCCGTGTTTGACCAGACATCCCTCTCTAAAAAGAAGCAGATTGAGGGAGTTCCCAGTGTGCTGAAGGTGGGGCCGGATGGAAATATTACAGAGGTGTCCGACATTCGGAATACCAGCAAGATGACAAATCTCCTCAAGACGGGTTCAGAATCACCGACCGCTGGAATGACCTCCACAGAGCTCTCCAATCTTCTGGATGATATCGGCACTGAGCCGAAACCGATGAATCTGTCAGAGTCGGAAGAAGACCCGTCCAATGTAGGCTCAGAGGAGGCGATTCGTGCCGTAATTCCGGATGCAACCATAGGGCCGAATCCTCTGCCTGTGATGCCAGGTATGCCTCTTGCAGAAGCAGAATCTCAGAAAGGAGGGCGCCGTTACCGGAAGAGGCGGCAGACGCAGCGGCGGCGCCACCGTCAAGTCGGAGGCAACAACATCAGCCACCGTCAAGTCGGAGGCAACAACATCAGCCACCGTCAAGTCGGAGGCAACAACATCAGCCACCGTCAAGTCGGAGGCAACCCCTGGGCCGCCTTCCTGGCCTCCGCAGGTCCTGCTGCGATTCTGGCCGGTGCCTATGCGGCTCTTCCCGCCCGCTCATCCGGTCTTCCGCCTCCGCAGCATTCTGCCAAGTGGCGGCGTATCCGCGCACGTCTGACACGGCGGCGGTAAAAGTGACCCCCCCCGCGCCTAAACTGCCGCCCACCCTGGTAGTCTAGGATGACAGACACACCCTCCGATCTCACTTTCCAAATCATCAGTGCCTCTGCACGCGATGTCTATCAGCCCGCTCCTGAAGGCGGGCCGCGCCCTCCTCCCATCTATACAATCACACTCTTCGGTGCTACCGCCGCAGGGAAGAGTGTCAGCCTCGATGTGGTTGGCTTTGAGCCCTATTTCTTCGTGGAGCTCCCCGATGATTGGTCCCCTACCGATCTCCGCGCCTACCAGTCGTATCTAATGGCCGCCGCGGGGCTCTCCGACCCCGACCGCGATGCCGTCACCTTCACAACGGAGCGCCATCGCTCTTTCTGGGATTTCAGCAACAACCGAAAATTCACTTTTCTGCGCGTCCAGGCCCGCACCAAGAAGCTCTGGACACGTCTGCGCGATGTGACCCTGAACTCCGACCTCATGACTCCTATACCCCTCCAGCTGAGTACGATTCGGGGCAGCCGGGCAGAGGATAGCACTGTCACTCTCCGCGTATTTGAAGCCAACCTTGACCCTATGCTCCGTTTCTTTCATGAGCGGGAGCTCAAGCCCGCCGGCTGGGCCACAGTACCCGACGGTGCCTGGGACGAATCCGAAACCGCAAGTACCACTACTGCGATTCAGGCGACCTGTGAGTGGGATTATGTCAGTCCTGCGCCGCCCGCGGTTCAACTGACACTGGCTCCCCTCCGTGTCATGTCGTGGGATATTGAATGTACCAGCAGTCACGGAGATTTTCCACTGGCCATCAAGACCTGGAGAAAGCCGGCCCGTGAGCTGGTGGCGGCTAAGATTGTAAGTCCCGTTGAAATGGCAGCGGCAATTACGACAGCCGTTGTTTGGGACACGGAAACAGAGAAAACCTGCCCACTAAGTCGTATCTATCTGGGACCCGAAGGGCCACGGGAAATGGCGACGGGTCTCGGCGCAGTTGTAGCGGCCTGGCCAACTCTGAGTCATGCGATTTCCAGCGGTGAAGAAGACGCAATTGACCGCGTGGAGGCACTCTTGAACAAACATCTGCCTCCACCACTGGGCGACCCGATTATCCAAATCGGCTCCGTGCTGTATGTGAATGGAGTAGCACAGCGCAAAGATATCTTCATTCTGGGAACCTGTACGCGTTTGCCAACACCGCCAGGTGGCGCCACCGTTCATACGCACCGATGTACAACGGAAGCTGCTCTGATTCGGGGATGGTGTAAATTGATTGGAGAGCTGGACCCCGACATCATGGTGGGTTACAACATCTTCGGCTTTGACGAAAAATACGTCTGGGACCGGTCCACCGTGAATCGCTGTACGGGTGCGCTCTCCATCTTCAGTCGCTTCACGGGTCGCAAGGTCGAGCTCAAGGAGAAACAGCTCTCCAGCTCGGCGATGGGTGATAACAAGTTCTATGTAATCTCGGGGGATGGTCGCCTCCACATTGACCTGTTAGCCTATGTTCGCCGCAATGCGGTGCTGGATTCTTACAGTCTGGACAATGTTACCGCCACATTCATGTCGGGTGCCGTTCTGGGCCCGCCGGCTCCTACCGGCCAGACCCGTGCAGAGGATGGAGCGCAACTGTGGCGCATTAAAACGAAATCCACCAAGGGCACTCTTCCGGGGCGCTTCGTAGTAATTATGGATGAGGAGAATGACCTGATTGGGGAGAAGCTGGAGGTGGTGGCCGTAGAGCCAAAGGCTCTTATCGTTGCGATGCCTGACAGTGGAGCAGCACTGGTAGAGCATGGTCCACCTCCCTGCCGATGGAGCCAGTCCAAGGACGATGTGAGTCCCAAGGATATTTTCCGTCTTCATGCGGGAGGTCCGGCTGACCGCTCTAAGGTTGGGAAGTACTGCCTACAGGATTGTGACCTGGTTATGGAGCTTCTTCAGAAGCTGGAGGTTCTCAATAATTCCATTGCCATGGCAAACGTTTGTTGGGTGCCTGTGGAATACATCTTTACCCGTGGCCAGGGTATCAAGTCAGAGTCCCTTGTTTTCTATGAATGCCGCAAAGAGGGACAGCTCATTCCAGTTCTGCCAGCTCCACCGCGACCGGTGGGAGAGGCTCCTGCCGATACGGATTGCGGCATTGCTGAAGTTCCTGAAGTCATTCTAAATACAGATGACATGGAAGGCTATGAGGGGGCGATTGTGTTAGACCCGCTGAGCGGTATTTATCTGGATGATGATCCCGTGGCCGCACTGGATTTCAGCTCTCTGTATCCTTCCACCATCATCTCAGAGAATCTCAGTCACGACAGTCTGGTGTGGGTCAAGGATTACGACCTGGATGGCAAGTTCGTTCAGCTCAAGGAAGGCTCCGAAACCTATGACAATCTACCAGGAACAGAGTATCTGGATGTGGAGTATGACATTCTGCGCCCCGACCCGGCACAGGCGCACCGAAAGCATCCTCCGCTGATTCCCGCGGGGCGTCGTGTCTGTCGGTATGCGCAGTCAACGGATGGCAGCAAATCCACTCTACCGAAGATTCTCATGATGTTGCTCAAGCAGCGCAAGGTAACCCGAAATCTAGCGGCATCCGAAACAGATGAATTCCGTGCCGCTCTGTTGGATGCACAGCAGTTGGCCTACAAACTAACAGCGAACTCTCTGTATGGTCAGCTGGGCTCTAACACGTCCAAGATTCGGCGCAAGTGTGTGGCCGCTTCCACGACGGGTCACGGTCGGCAGCAGCTTCTGTTCAGCAAGGCGTGTATTGAGCGCGCCTATGGTCCGGCGGCGGGAGACCCCCGTTGTGCGGCTGTCTGTGTGTATGGCGATACGGATTCTGTCTTTATTGCCTTCCGCCCCCGCGACCCGGCTACGGGAGCACGTCTAATCGGTCGGGATGCACAAGCGGCGGCCAAGGCGCTGGCCGAAGAGGCAGGTCACAAAATCAGCGGGGCACTGAAGCCGCCCCACGACTTTGAGTTCGACAAGATGTTCCGCTGCTTCTGTCTCTTGTCCAAGAAGCGCTATGTCGGTGACATGACAGAGGGCGGCCTGGAAGACTCCGATTACCATCGCAAGAGTATGGGCATTGTGATGAAGCGGCGGGATAATGCACCGATTGTCAAATACGTCTATGGAGGCGCGATTGAGGCGATTCTAGTCAAGCGCGACATCCGTGGAGCCTTTGCGTTCGTCCGCGGAGCAGCACGGGAGCTTCTGGCCGGCAAGTTCGGTCTCAAGCGGCTGACCATCACGAAATCGCTCCGTGCTGAATACAAGGCGGTGCCGGCACACAAGATTCTGGCGGACCGGATTGGCAAACGGGACCCGGGTAACAAGCCGTCGTCCAATGACCGCATTCCGTTCGTGTATGTTGCTCCGCCGCGGGGCAAGAAGGCGCCGGAGAGCCAGGGTGAGCGCATTGAGACACCGACCTATATTGTGGAGAATGAACTGAAGCCGGATTATGTGTTCTATATTACAAATCAGATTGCGAAACCGGTCTCTCAGGTGTTCGGTCTGGTTGTGGACCAGTTGCCAGGTGTCAAGAAGCATCAGCTAGAGGCAGCGGCCCGCGCAAAAGACCCGGTTGCTGCAAGGGAAGCACTGGCAGAGGATTTGCTGTTTGGTGACCTGTTGGCGGATGCACGACGTGAAGCATCGGGAATGGCGGATTTGCGGTCGTTCTTCAAGCCAAAAGCAGTCGGTGGCGCAGGAACAGGAACAATCGTCTAGGGCTTCTCCGCAACTGTTGGCAAATCCGCTGTTGGCTCTTCTTCCTCTGTTGGTGTGAATTCGAATCGTTTCCGATGATAGACCCCGCCCTTCATAATAGGACAGCGTGTATCATTTCCACTACCATCCAGCACAAACCAGACTGGAATCATGATAGGTAGCCATGGACCAACAATAGCTCCCACCTGTGCATGTGATGTTACATGAATAGCAGTGTCTATTGGCGCTTTGGAGGAAACCAGATGGAGAGATGCTGCACCATGTGCCGCTCCAACGATTCCACCACCAATGGTTGTGCAAAGAAGATATTTCAGAAGCATCGTGTAGCGACCCTACATGTCAGTTACACACGACCCTGTCACTTTTGGCGCATCACTGGCGACACCCGTGCTGATTCTGCTTCCGAATCCGTTTCCAAATGCAGTAACATCCGGTGAAATGCTAGAGACAGTTCTGGCACGCATCAATGCCTACCGCGCACCGGGACGACAGATTGTGGGTGCTGTTACGACGGACACGGGTCTGCCGATTCCACTTCACACACAGATAACAAATCGGATGGTTGCCCGGGAGGTGTTAGCCAATCCGTATCTACAGTTCGGTCCAGAGCAGTATCTCCTGGAAAAATCATGCTGTACCGTCACCCCACCTAAAAGGTGATGTGGTTGTCAGCAACGTAAGCCGCTGCCCCCAATATGACAACGCCTGCCATATCCAACGACGATACTTCCATGAACTCTGCTGTTGCTGCTACTGCACCGGTTCCCCTTGCACCGGTTCCCCTTGCACCGGTTCCCCTTGCACCGGTTCCCCTTGCACCGGTTCCCCTTGCACCGGTTCCCCTTGCACCTCCCCCCGGCATTGTGCTGCCTACTCCCGGCGACGCCTTTGTGCCTCCACCGCTGCTGCCAATTCGCGGCCTGGGCAATCTGGGTAATACCTGTTACCTCAATTCAGCCATCCAATGTCTCCGACACGTGAAGCCCTTCGGTGACTATCTAGGCGGTGATGCCTGGCATCGCTGGGAACACGCCGACCGCGAAGGCCACCCCCTTCTGCGCGAATCCGCCGCGCTCACCCGTGCTCTGCGGGAGCCCGTTCCTCCCGGTCATGTTGTGATTCCCGGTAACTTCGTCCGTGCTTTCATTGCGTACGGCAGCAAACGGAGCGATGAAATCCACTTCGGCGCACAGGCCGATGCGGCCGAAGCCCTCCAGATTCTATTGGACGGTCTTCACACCCAGCTGGCCCGTGAAGTCCAGATGGCTGTTCGCGGAGAGGCCGACAGTCCTGAGAAGGCGCAGTATATCAAGTCCCTGGATAGCTGGACAGGCTTCTTCCGCAAAGAGTATTCGGCTCTGCTGGATATGTTCTATGGTCAGTCCCAGACCCGTCTAGTCTGTGAGCGCTGTGGCAATGTCAGTGACTGTTACGAGCCCTGGAATATGCTGAAGGTGCCGATTCCGGGCGCAACAAAGGAGGGTGCACCGGCACCAACTCTCCAGGAGTGTATTGCGGAAAGCATGGTATCTGAGCGCCTGGAGGACTATGTTTGCTCTGTTTGTACGGAGGCCGAAGTGGCAATTCTGCGTGCCCAGACACCGGCGCCTCCCGAAGAGGAGCTCAAGCGTCACACATCTAAGGGTCCAGCCCGAAAGGAGCACAGCATTAGTCGCTTTCCACCGTATCTGATTCTGACTATCAAGCGCTTCACCAATCTAGGGCAGAAGATACGTGCGCGAATTCCCTATGAGGAAGATGACATCAATCTGGCCACCTGGCGTGCCTGGCCGACTCTCCAGAGCTCGAAAGATGCGCGGTATCGTGTATGTGCCACTGTGGAGCATCTGGGTACCTGTCGCGGCGGTCACTATGTGATGCGCGGGCGCGATGCGACAGATGGCAGTTGGCGCGTCTATGATGATGCCCGGGTATCCCCCTCTCCCATTGGTGGTGGAGCGGGTCCGGACACCTACATACTCTTTCTTGAGCGCAAACAGTAGAGGAGACGATGAACACGGGCGGAAATGTTGGTGCTGCGGTAACCGCGACGAATTTTGGTATGGCAAGCGCCTCTAATACAGTAACACAAGCCGCTTCTGGTGTTGGTAATTTCTTTATGAGTTGGGGTGGAATGCTGATGGTTGTTATTCTGTTAGTTGCCGGGTTCGCCCTCTATTATGAAACCGTGGGCTATTACTTTCAGATGGGCTGGAGCAAGTTACAGGCCAGTCACAATGCAGGAGAGACCGTGGAGATTCAGGTGCCCGGCTCTTCCATTGTAGCAAATCTGCAGCCAGCAGCGGGCCCATCCGGTACAGCCTCTGGCGGCTCTTCGATTGGTAACAGTCTGTCCGGTGCGGTTCAGAGTCTGGAATCTGATGTAGCGGCGGCGCTGGGCGGCAGCGGTGGCAAACAGGTGTTCAATGTGGCGCGGAATCTCTACTCCTATTCGGAGGCCGAGCCACTCTGTAAAGCATTCGGTGCGGAGCTGGCAACCTATGACCAGGTGAAGGATGCCTATGCACGGGGAGCCGACTGGTGCAACTACGGCTGGGTAAAGGGGCAGCTGGCGATTTATCCGACACAGCAGGCGACGTATGATAAGCTCCAGTCTGGTCCCGAAGACCAGCGGGGCTCTTGCGGTATTCCAGGTGTAAACGGTGGTTTCTTTCCAAATGCAGACCAGCGATTTGGTGTCAATTGTTACGGTGCGCGCCCTACAGAGACGCCTCTGGATGAGCGCCTCCAGTTTGAGGCGAAGAATGAAACGGCCTTTGATCGCGAGGTCAGCCGTTTCCGGGCTGAGCTCCCAAGCATTGGTGTGAATCCCTGGAACGGGTCGCAGTGGTCATCCTAACTTCGTTAGGATTCCCAGACCCTCCTACTGTCGTAGTCGGTGGTCGTCATAACTCTGTTATAACTCCCGAATCCGTCTCCTGCTTTGCAGAATCCGGTGGTCATCCTAACTCCCAGACCCGTCTCCTGCTTCGCAGAATCCGGTGGTCGTCCTAACAGAGTTATGACTCCCGAACCCATCTCCTGCTTTGCAGAATCCGGTGGTCGTCCTAACTCCCAGACCCGTCTCCTGCTTCGCAGAATCCGGTGGTCATCCTAACTCCCAGACCCGTCTCCTGCTTCGCAGAATCCGGTGGTCATCCTAACTTCTCCCAGACACTACCGCCGCCACTCTTCATCCCCATGCGCTACTGGTACCCCATTCTCCTCTTCTACCCATGGTCGCGGGTCAATCTCCTGTAAGATGTCCCGTGAGCGTGCCACAAAGTATGGCAAATAAGAAAGCCATTCCCGTCGCCACTGAGGAATTGATTCTTCCCAGATACTCATCTCTTCTCCACAGATTCGGGTCCATGCATCCGGTGCCAACACAGAGGTCTCCAGCCACTCAATCCATATCCGGTCATCGTCTTCCGTCCAACCAGAAGGACGCACGACTTTCCGTCGCGGACCCCTCACCGACCGATAGGGTGACTCTATCTGTAGTTGCACGAAATCCACAAGTGCCTGGAACAGTGCATCTCCTGTTACAGCCAGTCGGAGCCCCCATCGTGCCAGCCGTGCCTGTATTCCCGCTGTGATGCGCATAAGGTCTGTCGCAATCACCTCTTCATATTCCGTCGGAATCCATAGAGACCGGAGATACCGTCCCCGCTCTCCATCCACCCAACCTGCGCCTACTTCCTGAAAGGGTGTCGTCATGATTTCCCGGTAGTTGTGTTAGCTGCTGCTGGTTTAGCGACCGTCTTCTTTAGATAATCGGCTTCTTTTATGTCACGATGATCCCGGAGCCACTGAAGCAGACTGGCGGACTGTGTTGCGGTTACTCCCGTGTGCGCAGCCCAGGCGGGCACTTCGCGCTCCAGATAGCCCCATGTTAGAGACCCCGGTGTACGTTGATGCGCTAATGACAGCGCGGCTCCTGATATCTGGATGGTAGAGTTTGTAAGTCCCATCTCCCGCATAAGACGAATGGCATCCGTTTCATAACGTGCGCGGGCTTCCCGAGCATTTGCAGCCTGACGCGCATGTGTTTCTACCACATTGTCCATATGAACAAAGGACCGAATTGCTGTAACAAGTTGGCTCTTTGTATCGCCTGTGCCCGTGCCTGTGCCGCTACCACTCATCCGTGTTGTGTCCCTGCTCCCGGACGTGGGAAATCAGACTGACATCCCGGCCGCGGTAGCAGCCATGATCGCCGTTGCCGGCACGGTGAGCCCGGACCGTATAACAATGAAACAGGTCACCACCGTACAGACTAACAGAATCAGAAACAGAATCGCGCCTCCAATAACCCACGGAAAGATGCTACTCAGAATGTGACGAACCGCCGGGTCAATAATCTTCTGAAGAATGAGTTGCTGAGTCGGACGCTGTTGGAATCCGGTGGCCCACTTGTCCGCAATTTCCAGACTCAGCTCCTGGAGTGCCGCCCGTGCCCGATGCTCCTTGGTATCTGTTGGCGTTGGTTGAGTCATGGTCTCCTCCCTGCTTCTGCTCTGCCGATGCGTTTCTGCAAGACGCGCCCAGACCGCAGTCTAACACAAGAACATGCCTCTCTACCCCCCGAAACGCACGGCTGCGGGTTATTTCCTGTCGCTCCAGCCACCCGTTGTCACTCCTGAAATCCGTTGGTCCGCGGAGGGACGCTGGGTCGATCCTTCTGCCACCGATACAACCTGGATTACCTGGGCACAGGAGCAGCGTGCCGCTCTGTTAGGCGAGCTTCTGGGACATGGCAACTGGTTTTCGCGTCCGCCGCGCCGTGATATTTTGGAACCCTTGTTTGGTCTCTGGATCACCCGAACGATGAACGGCGGTTTCCGCTTCGCCTGTAAGTTCCCGGATGTTCCCGGCGGCGGAGATTCCGGCAAGGCCACTCTTCGCCTAGATGGTCTTCTCATGTCCTCTCTGTCCATTGACCCGGTCTGGTCTATTGCAACGGCCACACCTGATGAGAGCCTGGACCGTATCTCTCTGTTCGGCGGTGATGATGAAACCGATTCTATTGTAGGTCCCTGGACACTGGATTCAACCGGAGCAAATAGCGGGAAAGGGCTTCAGCTGGATAGCGGCGTACGGGAAATTCAGCTGGACGACATTGAGGATGCCTCCGGTGATGCGCTGGTCGGTATGGGCTCCGGCCCCACTTATCTCCGGTCCCGTGAATGGGAGGCCCGGAAGTTCCTGGCCAAGGAGCGGGTGCGCGAAACCCGTCTGAAAGCCCAGGTGGCCCGTCACATTGCCGCCCGCGAAGAGGCCCGCTATTACCGGCAGTTCGGTGACCTGGAGGATGGAGAAAGTCATTTTTCCGATTATGATCTCTCCGACACCGAAACTGAAAGTGGGAGTACAACCGACGCAGATTCCTTGGCCGGCGGTGATGAGTAGTGAATGTATGTTTGACGGCCAACAATTTTCCAGGAACACAGCAGAACATGTTTGACCAGAACCTCATTGTCGGCCTGGTGGTCCTGGCAGTTGTTGTATTTGCCATCTACGCTTATGCTCCCCGTGTCCGTGCCATGCTCTCCGGCTGGGGCTTTGAGGGTTTCGCGAATGGAAATGGAAGCGGTGCCAAGAAGGTGAGCGGTGTCCCGGCACCTATCAAGACGCCCGGTGCGAATCCTTCGCTGGGCGGTATGAATAATGCCGCGCAGGTGGCGGATGCCAAGGTTCCCACGGCGGCCCCCAAGCCGGTTGGTCCCATGGCAGCCGGTAAGTCTGCGGAGGGCTTCGCTGATTTCCAGGGCAGTCCCTTCGGTGCCTCCGACTCTATTGGCCCTGTTCCCATGGCCGCTGCACAGAAGCCGCAGGGCTGCTACCCCCGTGAGCAGCTGAACCCTGGTGAGCTACTGCCCGCCGATATGAATTCCCAGTGGGCGCAGGTGAATCCCACGGGCGCCGGTGACATCCAGGGCAAGAACTTCCTGTCCGCGGGTGCGCTGGTCGGTATCAACACGATTGGCCAGTCACTGCGCAATGCGAACTACCAGCTACGCGCAGAGCCCCCGAATCCCCAGGTACAGGCGGGCCCTTGGATGCAGTCAACTATCACTCCCGACCTCCAAAGAAGGCCCATAGAATAATTTTTTATGTTCTATCGTATTCACGATATAAAATCGTCTACACCATCACTACTAAAATAGCCATCATTGTTTTACAAGGATAGCTATTTTCATTCCAGAATACATGTCACCCACCCAAACAGGGAATGAACTCGGCTAGCCCCTATGCGTTGGTTCTAGGTGTCGTCGGTGCCGGTCTGGCCGCCATGGCACTGAAAGGCTCCAATCACGAAATGGCCTACGTGAAATCCAACGTCGACGGAGAATCCTATATTGTCCGCAATCTAACCGACAAACAGGAAGCCGCCGACCGACTGGCCAATGTCCGTGCGAAACTTCTCCGCCTCATGCGTGACCTCCAGACAACGGACCCCGACAAACCGCTCGTAAAACAAATCCAGCGAAACTTTGATGCTGCGCCCTCCCGGTTCAGTGAATCCACTCCCGATGCCTCTTACACATCCTATTCCGTCAACAAGGGCGAAAAAGTCTATATGTGCCTCCGCCAACGGAATGAACGCGAAGAGCTGGTAGATGACAACATCATCACGTTTGTCGCTCTTCATGAGATGAGTCACATCGGCACCCACGAAGTCGGTCACACGCCCCTCTTCTGGAATAACTTCGGCTGGCTCTTGAAACGGGCCGAAGATATTGGTATCTACCGCTATCAGAATTTTTCCGCACATCCCGTGGAATACTGCGGCATTCAAATCACCGACCAGCCGACCTATGACAAGGCGAAGGACCCCGATGTTAGATCCTAAACACTAGCCGCTCTGAAAAGCTCCGTCACCACCCGATACGGATTCATATTCGCAGCGGGACGACGATCCTCAAAATACCCACCTCCTACCCACCAGGTCTCCCGTCCGACTCGTACCGAAGCGGACCGGTCACCAACACCCCACGTGAAACGACCCATCTCCGATGTTTCGTGCGTGCCCGTCAGGCGCAGATGATTGTCGACCCCATACGCATCCGTCGCCATGAGCTCTGCATGTCGGGTTCCCAGTCGGCGCACAATCCGCTCAATTTCCAGGGTGCCCGTGCGCGCACCATCTACCCGACGTGTCAGTGCCGTGCTGAAATTCGCATGACATCCCGACCCGTTGTATCCAACCAGTGGCTTCGGCTCAAATGAAATAGTCACCCCATGCTTCTCTGCCAGTCGAATCAACAGATAACGTGACACAATCAGCTGATCCGCCGCCCGCACTCCCTCCACGGGACCAATTTGGTATTCCCACTGCGCGGGCCCCACCTCTGCGTTGATACCACTCACTGTCAGTCCGGCTGCCAGACAGGCCGCCATATGCTCTTCGGCCAATGCACGCCCCTTCGTTGTTCCACAGTAGAAGCGCCCCTGTGCCTCTCCTGTGAAACCCAACGGCATTCCCGTCGCCGGGTCCATCATGTAATATTCCTGCTCAAATCCAAACCAGGGCATCGTTCCTGATGGGAGTGCTGCATAGGTCTCCTCCACGACCCACCGCGCCGTTGTACGCAGGGGATTTCCCGATGAGTCCAGCAGGTCACATAGAATGAGCTCACAGGCGGTGATGCCGTCGCCGACCATGGAAGCTCGCAGAGAATCCTTCCACTGACCAACAGGACGCAACCCTACTTCGGAGGTAGTGGCTCCCGCGGCCTGGCCCGTGCTACTTCCGTCAAAGTTCCACTGCCCCGCCGACACATCATCACCGACCACACGCGTCTTAGAGCGCACACCTCCTGCAGCATCCAACCAGATATATTCTTGGAGCTTGACCATGTTATCTACGCCTGTGCCGGGTTGTGCGTTTTCCCTTTAACCCTCTGCGCCGGCGTGTCGGTTGCCGCCTACTTCTATGCCGTCTGCCGCCTTTTAGGGTTCCATCTGTTACTCCCGTTTTTACGGTCCCTTTCGTGCGTATTCCAATCGCTTTGCCAGTCATATATTCTTGTACGTCCTTTCCACACATTGTGCGAACTGTGTCTATGTCTCCTGTCCTTAGTGCATTCCGAACTTCCGTTGAGCTATAAGGCGCCGGCGCAGGAACCAGATGCGTCTTTGCGCCAAGAGCTAGTAATGCGGCTCCAATCCCTTCAGGGTCTTTTTCAAATAGCTCTGGTACTGTATATTTTTCCGCCTTTTCCATCTTATCATTTATTTTAATACCCCAGGGAGCAACACCCGCAAATAGCATGACTGCTCTGTCACCCGGGCGATAAGAGCTAGCATATGGTATTGTACTAACAAATTCAGCGGGGACAGGTGGCTCTCTATCAACAAAGATCATCGCGTCAATCAATACTGGATATTCTTTCACGCGCCCCCACCATGGAAGCTGACGCCCATTGTCTTCCCCCATTGCCAAGACACGTATCGCATCCGGATATACCTCCCTCAATTTTTCAAGCGTATTAATTGTAGCAGTACCCTTGCCTTCACTCCCCAGCGCATACTCAATCTCACTAACAGCGAATGTTACTAACTTTCCAGGATGAGGAGGTATGCTAGCATCAATGTTTAGAGCGGATGTTATTTCACTGCTCTTTCCTCCTGCTGGGTCGCCGAAGAGGCTATTCAATGTCTGACAATAGATATCTAACATATCCTTTCGCTCCTGCTCTGAGACAAAGGAGGAGATTGTTGGGTCGTTATCTGCGACACCAATAGCCGTTTTCCGACTAAGCGACTCCTTGCTTGCTACGGAGCTAGTTGGCATAAAGAAGATTGTAAAGTCTGTTACTGCTGGATAAAGCTCTAGTAGTTTAACAGCCGTCCGAAAGGCACTTCCAGCATGCCCTTTATGCGGCGGAGCAAATGCGCCTTGAAGAGAGCATATAACAGTAGAAGCCGATGAGCTACCAGCGCCACCAGTTGCCGCCATCCTATATTGATACACAGAAATGGGTTCTCTGTTCCACTCCGACTACGGAGAATATGCCTCTCAAAATACCGTGCACCGGGTTAGAGGACCCCCATGAGCAATGTCACAACCGTTCCCCTTCTAACGGACCTCCAGGGTCCGTGGGCCACTCTCCGGTTGGAGATACTGGGACCAGGCGCACCGGGTGTCACCGTAACCCTACCCGACATTTATCCCATTCAAAGTATCCAGGAATTCAAGCGTCGGCTGTGGCTCTTTCAGAAGGGAGACCCCCGCTGGGCACCTGAGCGCGTCTTTCTAGGTGTGCAGGATGCCGCAAATCCCACGCAGATTCGCCCCATTGAATTCTACTGGCCCACCGCTGCAGAGCCGACACTGGCCGACCCCGTGACAGCCGCCCGTGTTCCTGCCTCTTTGCTGGTAGATGCCGCGGGGAATCGTAAACCCGTCCAGCCGAAGATGGTCGGCACTCTTCTGTTAGAGGATTCTATCAAACCCACAGATACAGTTATAGCGATTTGTCTGGCCGCACTCACAGCTGATTTGACACCCGAAGTGCTGACACCGGCTCTCTTCACCGGATTTTATCAGCTCTATTTTCCATGGCTCACATCTCCCGCACAGGTACTGGATGCCGGTCTCACAACTCTCTCCAAAGCTGATGCAGAGGCATACGCAATAACGGTGCCGTATCTGGAAGACCGCACGGGACGTATGGGCATCGTCCAGGGCGCACTGGCTCGCGGAGTGGGTGGAGCAGTCATGAGCATGAGCACGATGGTACGCCTTCGCTGGCTGTTACCGCCCCCGATAAGCCGCCCCGAATCTCTGGAAAAAACATTCTACGGACTCTCCGCCACACCAACAATCCCCTTCCTACGTTACTTCCCGGCAGAGGGCTCCGCGCAGGGAATAAGTCCTCTTCTCAAACTGGCCCTCCAGCCCGATGGCAATCCAGTGCTCTCTGACCCGACAATCCTAACTGCCTATCTCAACCAGCCGGCACCGAATCGTCGCACGGCGGTGATTCTGGCCCGTGTTCCGATTCGCTCCGCACATGCGGCGCCGGGTGCCGCCTTCACGATTCACATGTTTGAGGATGGAGTGTCGGATATCGTGTTTGAAGTACCTCAGCGCGGAGCCACCTACATTGCGGCCGTTGCCACGGAGGCCCAGCGACTTCTGCGCGAAGTGATGACCGCCGTGGGCTTTGATGCAACCGAAGAGCCCCGCCTGGAGGAGCTGTTTGCGACGTATCGCTGGTCACACCCGACACCGAAAACCGCCTCTCCGCTCACGACCGAAATCCTGCGACGGCGGGTGCGTGCACTGACACCCTTCTTGGATCCAGCACCTCTGACTACTGATGAAACCGCACTAGCCGCATTCCAGTGGCGCGCTGTTAGTAATTATGAAGCGGAGAGCGCACAGTTTGCCTACATCACCCAAATGGTGCTTCGTGCCGAAAAGGAGGGGCCAATTGCAGCAGATCCCGCGGCAGCCCATGATGCCTATCTATCGGATATTGCTACGAAGTTCGGTCTGACAACGGACCAGGCGGCCCTCCTTCTTGAGCGCTGGATGGAGCGTCGTGGAGAAGCTGTCGCACCGGCACCTGGTCAGGCAGCGGGTATGAAAGCCGTAGCGGCCCACTCTACCGGTACACGCATTGCCATCAGTGGTACACATCCCGAATACGCAGTGGAGATTCAGGGTGCTTCCTCTATGCGGGAACTCCAGCGGATTGTTAGTGTAATAGGTATCCTTCTGGGCGCCAGTAGCAAAGAGCTAACACTGGCTCCACCCACAAAGGCCGTTCAGATGCTCACGCAAATGGTGACCGCCAAGGAAGAAGCCACTGCCACTAGCGCAGCAGGAGGAGCGGCAGCCGCAGGTGTGAGTACTGTGGAAGAATCCCTTGCCGGTGTTGAAGAGCTGGACCCTGCTATGGCCGACCTGTTAGCGGACCTAGGGTTTGATTTTGGAGGTGATGCCGAAGAGGGCACAGGAGAAGAGGAAGCTGCTCCCGAGCTTCTTGAAGCGCCAGTTGAAGAGGCCGCCACTATGGCAACCACAGGAGGTGGCGGTGTCAGTGAAAGCAAGGAAGAGATTGAAGAGGAATGCCGCGCCAATCCCTGGACCGCCGGTGAGCCTGCCCTCCGCCCGAAGCCCGACTGGTACATGGCCCGACTCAAGAAGGAGGATATCCGCATGTTCGGCTTCAAATCCACCGCCACGGGTCGCATCAAGTCCTACAGCAAATCCTGTCAGCGGCGGGATGACCGTCAACCCAACATCATGACGCAGGCCGAATACAATCGGGTTCTCCGCTGTTACGAAGACCGTGTGCGCTTTGTCAATCTTCCGCCCCGTCGGCCAGAGGATCTCCCCCAAGATCCAACCTACAATCCGAAAATCCGTAATGAGGATGACTACTTTCTCACAGACCCCCAGACCGGTAAGCCCCTGTGGTCCGTCTATAACTATGAGAACAAGTCCTTCCCCGGTCAGCGGATGTATCTGATGTGCGCAGAGCTCTGGTGTGAGCGTGACAATCTTCCTCTTCTGCGCGCCGAATTTGAGGGTACAGAGGGGCGCGGCTTCACGAAACCCGTGAATACGTGTCCGTTTTGCGCCGGCCGCCCCTTTGCGTCACTGGCAACACCGGTTCCGGGTGAATCCGTGATTGTGCGTCTGCCGAAGGCCGCCACGGGGCGCCTCCACACATTCATTGGAACGATTACACGGAACAAACATCCGGAGGGTTATTCCCTACCCTGCTGTGATACGACACCGCGTCTTCTCCGCAAATATATGTTGGCTGCTGCGATGCACCAACTGACATGGGGACGGGAGCTGGGTGACGACGAAGAGGAAGAGGAGGGAGTAGGGGCAATAAAGGCGGGCGGCGCTGCGGCAACTGGTGCCGCTACCCTGGAAGAAGGTCGTCTGGCAATTGAAGCCACACTGGAAAAAGCGGCGGTCGAAGCTGAAGCTGAAGGAAAAATCGCTGCGCTACCCGAAGAAGAGGCCCATGTGGATTACGCCCAGCGCCTCCGTACAATTCGCACACAGTACATTCTGGCACCCGACAAGGCACTGGGTCCCGGTAAGTTCGGCATGTTACCTCCGATGTTGGATGCCTTCTTTGGACAGAGCAGCCCCGCCGCCATGGAAGCCCGTGGTATCGCCCGCTCCTTCCGTGAAGGCACCACGGTGTTTGTCCGTCTGGGTGTGGATACACGGACAAAGGCACGCGGTCTTAATCTGTTTGCTGGACTGGCACCGCTTCTGGGACACGAATCCGCAGAGGAGACACAGCGCGCGTTTCTGTCACTCCGTGCCGTGCGTGCCTTTGAGGCCGCCAATTACGGTACACTTCTCCATGAATTCGCCGCCCGTCCCGGCCCACCCCAGGCCGACTTGGAGCGCACCCTCCGCGAATTTGCGGCAGAGTTTGGCTATCCCACCGATGTGGAGTCCCGCCCCCATGTACTCCGTGTCTATCGCGCCTGGACCGCCTATCTGGCCTATCTCAATAACAAACAGGAGCCGAAGCAGCTGCGCCACATCGAGCACCTGCTGGCACAACCAGGCATCGTGTTACCGACGGGTCTGCTGTTAGTCGTTCTGGAAGAGGTGGACGGTAAGATACAGGTGGCCTGCCCCTCTTTTGGCATTCCGCCCAGCAGTGCCTACACGGATGTCCCTGTTAGTTTTGTGTGGCACGACCGTCGCGATGATAGCTGGGAGCCTCTAATTCTCTACAATGACAGCCCTACAGCCGGTACCCGCCATTCTCTTTTCCGTTTTGGTGACCGCACACCAGAGATTGACGCATTGCCGAAGGATATGCGGGCACAGATGGCGGCCTGGATTCGGAACTGGCGCTCTTCTTCCAAGGGCTGCGGACGCGGTAAACCGGCACCCCATGTTTGGACACCCGACCGCGATACGGCAGGTATTCCCCGATTGTTGGAGTTATTGCGCACCGGTGATAAGTATGGAGTCGCTGTAAAGAAGATAGTGCGTGACCGCAGTAATCGATTGGTAGGCGTTCTAACAGCGGAAGACCTGTTTATTCCCTGCCTGGATGATGGAACGCTGCTAACACGGGGTGCGACTGTCTATGAGGCGACTGGTATTCCACCCAAACCGCTAACCGAATATCTGGCCCTCTATAATACGCTGGGGGGTACCGACACGGGACCTTACAAGGCTCTGCGCCCCACGCACGCCGTTGCCAAAATTAGTGATAAGACGATAATTGTTGGATTCCAGACCGCAGTTGGAACATTTGTGCCGGTTGCGCCCGAGCCACTGGGCGCCTCTCCGCCACTGCCAATTCAAGAAGTGTATGAGTTTCCATGGGAGCGTGACAATCACATTCTTCGCGCACCGGATGCTCCGACCATCACGGTTACAGCGATGGAAGAAACCCTGGCCCCAATTGACGAACAGCTGGCAGAAGCCTATCAGCATCTGCGTCTCAGTTTCAGCCGGTGGCTCCATCGCGATGCACAGGCTCCTGCATTCCGACGGGAAATTGAGAAGATTCTGACATCATCCCTACCTCTCTATGAGCGTCGGAAGCGTATGGACATTCTGTTAGAGCCCCGTATTCGCACCATGGTGGAGCTGACACCTGCTGCTGCCACGGACCGCAAGGCTCTATCTCTTCTGCGCCAGGACTGTTTGTCTCTGCCGGAGTCCGATTGTGCGGCGGCGGGGGCCTGTCGCTGGAGTGGCGGACGCTGTCTCATTCATGCACCGACCGTCGCACCCACGGACCCGATACGTATCTTTACGGCACGCCTCTCTGATGAGGTGTTACGGTACGCAATACGCCGTAGAGAGCTGCTGGAAGAGACGGTCCCCGAAATCCGTGTGCCCCGCGGCGTAGTACGAATCGGAAATGAGCTGTACATGGCGACCCGACACAAGGAAGCCGCCACGTCTATTCTGGAGAGACTGGGATTCACGGGTACCATGGAGATGCGCTTTCCTGAAGAGATGTTACGGTTTGATGGGCTTGAAGAGGAGGCGGATGCTCTGACTGTCGCTGCTGCTGATGCCGGTGGTGCACCCATTATTGCGGAGTATACGAATGACAAACTACCCGCCCACTGGCTTGCGATGGGATATGAGCTGCCGGCACCGTTACCGGACCTACCGGACCCCCGTGGCGCTGCATTCTATGCCGGAACAGGCAAAGGTATAGCGTATTGGTCCTCTATTGTTCAGATATCCAAATATCGAAGCGCAAAGGGCGACTTTAACTGGAGTTTACGCGATATGTACGCACTGGCATCTGTTATGAAACTGAACATCCTGTACATTCAAGATGGTCGGATTCGTCTCTGGATAGCCCCTCCTGAAAATAAAAAGACGGGAGAGGAATTTATTCTTTTCTGGGGACCTCTGGAGCTGCTCTTGACAAAGAATAAACGGTGGATTCTGAAAAAAGTGGATTTTCCGGTCGATCTTCTCCAACTACTGGATGCTTCATCACCTGCCAATCCAAAAGAGCTCTTGGCTCCACCGGCTGAAGTTCGGGCGGGAGGTGCGGCAGCAGGTGCCGCGGCAACGTCCTCTGTAGCTTAGACTAAACATCCTCCGTAAAGACAACCATTGGTTTTGAGCCATCGTTGCCGGCAACTGCCAGTGCCGCCGCCCGCGCAGCCATCATTCCTGCGACCTCATCATCCATCCTATTCAGCCGCACAACCCGCCACGACCGGTTGTTCGGATGAAGCACGACGAGTGCCAACTCTGACACCGTGTAACCATAATGCTTCTGGAGAATGTAGCGATAGACATTCAGCTGAAGAGAATAGTGCCAGTAGTTCGTGTCGGGCAGATGTGACACCGGACCCAGTCCACTCTGGAAGCGATTCTCTGTTTTCACCTCCTCAATTCGCTTCCAATCATAAATGGCCAATGTTCCGTCGGTCTTCTTGTAGACCATATCAATAGAGCCCGCCACTTTGTGCTCCTCATCAAACACCAGCCACTCGGTACGGAATGGCTCAAAGCGGGACCCATAGGCCGTCTGATAGTCCTTAAAGTAGTCCCATTCGGCACCAGCAGCGGCGTTCCATCCATCCTCCTCTTTCATAGCGGTCAGACCTGTTGGCACATCGACTGCCCGGGGACCCGAATGCGCCCACGCCGCCGGCAATGCATTGTAGAAATGCTCAATATCCAAATGCATCCGGGTTCCTGCTTCAGAAGAGGCCTTGCCCTTGTCAGACCACTGCTTCTTAATCGCCTCCGCAGTCATGCCATAATACTTGGACTCATACCACTTGGAGGATGACATCATCTTGGCAATCACCGCATCGGCATCAAAGTGACCGAAGAAGTTGTGAAGAAAGCCCGTACAACTCGTCCAGCCTGCCCGCGCTCCATCAATCGTGTAGGTGTGACTTTCTTCTTCAAATTGAATCCGCTCATCGCGGGGATGCGCATTCACAACGGCCAGGCGCTGCCAGGCCAGAGCTCCATCAGTAATCGAAAGTGGCATTCGTGTGTTGTCTTATATGGCAAGGGTCACCGGGTGTTAAGGCCCTTGTCACATTTATGAGTCAACCCACTGAATGACTCTCAATATTGGCAGCGAAGGAATGGGAAGTTGGTTCAATGATATCTTGAAGCCGCTTATGAACCGAACATTCTCCCATACAACAATTACGTATGATAATAGCCGTCCAGCAGATTTAGTAATTCGGAGTCACTTTTTTTCAAGAGAGATGCCCCAGATTGAAAACGCAAAGGTTCCCTATATTACATGGTCTGGTGAATCCTATACAGTTCCGCCACGTTCTGGACAAGAGCCTCTATTAGAATTCAATACGGCGCATACAGGGAGACCTCATGAAGTCTGGTTCCCTCATCTTGTAACAGAAATTCCAGTTACAGAGCGTCCTTCAGCGCATATTGCCGATAAACGATGGTGTGCAGCGTATGCGTTTGGCCATCGTGTTGTTGAGCGGGAGAGATTATTCTGGAGTATGCGCGTACGGGAGCCAACCTGTTATGGATTTGGTGCTTCCTGTCGGTCAGCAGATGCACCCTTCGTGTTACCGGTGGCACAGCGGTCTGAAAATGGTCGTGCTTTCCGGGATTTTGGCTTTATTGTTGCTATGGAAAACAAGATAGCACCCGGGTACCTAACAGAAAAGATTGGCTATGCTTTCTTGTCAGGTGCTGTACCAATTTATTGGGGTGACCGTACGACAGTGGAGGATTTTTTCAATCCTGCATCTTTCGTGAATGTACTGGACTTTGCGTCGCCGGACGCAGCAGGAACCTATTGCGTTGAGCTCTGGCGCGACCCCATGAAACTCCAGCCCTATCTGGATGCACCGCTTCGGCTGAACAACCGGCTAGCGGATTATGAAGCTGTGCGAATAGAGTATCGTCCCTGGCAGAAGCCAATTGTCGATGTGTTACGGGATACATTCCCTGATTTGTCTTAGTGGCGACGACCACCACCGTAGAGACCACTGTGGCGACCATCTCCTTTTCCTCCAGCAGGGGACAATATCCCGCTTCCGCCATGCTGTAAATAGGGACCCGGGCGCGACAAAATCCCGCTTCCACCATGCTGCCAGTAAGGTCCTACATGTGGCAGAATACCCCGACCGCCGTGCTGCCAATAGGGGCCCGACTGTGGCAGAATACCCCGACCACCGTGCCGCCAGTAGGGACCCCATCCATCACTGCTACCCCTGTGCCACCACCGCCACCAAGGCCGGACCTCTTCTTCCTCTACAACGACAACATCGGTTGCCGGGCGTGGGCGATACCGCCGCTCAAGAAGCATAACAAACGCAAGAATCAAAAGAACCAAGAGAACAGCAGAAAGAATAGCCCACATGTTGTTTCTACTGTTACAAAAGAGAAATTGTTAGTGGATGACTGGGGGCTGGCTCTACATCATCCGCCTTCCAAAATACAGGTGCATGTCGCGGCAACACCGGGTCCTGCTTCTTCGCCATCAGCCACGGATAGTAAACGCACCGAACATACACCATGGAGCCGATTCCCGCACTCACAACCAACCAATTCCGATAGACTGTTACATCTTCTATAGATGTCTCCTGCCCAGACATATAGAGAAGATATCCTCCAAACAATGCCACCAGAAGTAGCCAAAAACACCAAAACCAGGCCCAGGCCAGGATTGTCAGGCTGTGACAGCCATAGTTCCGCATTTCACTTACAGCAATATTCTGTCCATTCGCTTTATCCTTTGACGATTACTCTGCCGTAACCTCCATCATCCACTTGCCAATCAGGTTGTCACCGCCCAGAATCGTGCCATCGGGAAGCACACCGACTCCCAGTTCATTGTAGGTCTTGCCGTTTTCTACCAGGATTTCTCCGCCCTTTGCCCGAACGGCGTCAATCATGGCACGGTATCGCGCATCCTTCTCATACCGTTGCTTGATGTATGTCTTGTAGGCCGATGCGCGGTTGGTCAGCCACTTGTCGGGGTTGAACTCCATGGGCTTCGTCTGTTTTGTATTGCTGGCATACTTCTTCCCCAATTTCAGAATGTTCTCATTGACACCCACAGCACGAATAATCTTCATAAATTTGTTCGCAAGAGCATCCAGAACTGCCTTGGACGCTCCTTTTGCCTCTTCTTGTGCCTTCAACTGAAGATAGGCCTGAAATTGTGTGCCATTCACTGCTAGTTGTTTCTGTGCAATTTCGGGATAGGTCGTGGCTACCTGGTACTTCGCGGCCGATACGGCCGCATCAATGCTGGGATAGGTAACTGCGGGGTTGGGGATATACTTGTCCTCCAGCTCAAAGAACATTCCGGTTGTCAGATACCGTGGCCAGTCTGATAGTGCATCTCCCAGACGCATATCGGGCTCCACGTTGTCAATGGAAATCAGATAGCGTTCTGGAGCCGCTGTTGCAGCGACCATAGGCTTCTCTGTTACTTCCAGGACAGGCATGCTGGCAGGTGCAACCTCTTCCATAGACGATGGCAGGGGCAGAATGGTAGATGCTGCACCGGCGATGGAGCCACCTCCCGGCCCGGTGGTGAGCATGGAACCACCTCCCGGCCCGGTGGTGAGCATGGAACCACCTCCCGGCCCGGTGGTGAGCACAGAGCCACCAATCTCCGGCACCGCTGTACCGTCTGGATACTCCGTCTTCATCTGTGTAAGCTCCTCCATTGCCGGTGGCGCAACGGGTTCCCGTGGAGGTGCCGGTCGTGCGTCCGACCGACGCTTGAAGATGAACCAGCGATTCAGGAAAGAGAGTCGCTTCATAGCATCTGTCATGGCCCAGCGTCCACCCGATGCCGCCCAGACATCGCCGAACATCTGTGAGGATGCCGGCAAGCCAAGTGCCCCAAACTCCGTGGGTGTCAGCAGCTCTAGACCCGCCGTTGCCATCATGGTTTGGAGATAGGGCCACGACACCAGATACTCCGTGTGATTCTCACCCTGGCTGATAAAATCCAGCTCTACGGCCATGCCTAGTCCCACCGCCGATGGAGGCACTGACGCACCAATACTGGCCGCATACCGCTTTGTTAGAATCCACGCATCCGCCGCACCATCACGTCCAGTAACTAACGTGTGACCATACAGAAGACGCGCCACGGCATCACCGTCCATACAGCAACCCACAAAGTAGCCGCCCACCTTCACCGTGTCCGCCAGATTTGTTAGGAATCCGGACAGCGTGTTCTCATCGCGGAACATGTAGGGTAGTGCAAACATACATGACACGACGTCATAGCCAGCCGCCCCGCGCCCGCCGCTTCCGAACTCCCGTGACAGTAACATCTGGTCCTCAGGTGTCATTCCGGCTTCGCCCGTCTTCAGACGACGGGCGGCATCGGCCTGCACAAACAGCATCGGTGGAACCCGATCACGTCCACCCAGACTGACAATCTTGTCCAACAGCTTGCGGTAGGCGCCGTCCTCCGGGTCATTCAGATTCGCCGGGACAACATCACAACCGAATACGTAACTGACACCCTCCGCGACCCACTTGTGAATATCGGCACCACGGCCCATCGCCAGGTCGCAGAGTGTCGCACCGGGCGCGGCTGTTAGAACGGGCTTCAACAGAATCTCCCGCTTGATACCCCCTTCATGGAAGTTCTTGAGACACTGAACCTTGACGAGCTCCCGTGCCGGTGCACGACGGGCTCCCGTGGTCGCAAGCGTCGGCGCCACCAGCGATGCCGGTGCCACACATTCTGCTACCACTCCCGTGCGGATTCCTTCCTCTGTAATCGGGTTGTGAAGACAGGACCAGATACTGTTGGACACCCAGTCCGCATTCATGGTGCCGCTCTGTGCCCCTGCCCGCCAACGCTCTGTCTTGTCGTGACGCACCCGTGTCGGCACCCAGCGCCAACCGGGTGCGCGCTCCGGATAGTAGGCCATCTCCACAATCATATCACTCTGGAGAACATCGCCCGTGCGTGTCGTACGAATCGTTGTGGAATCAGTGTCCAGCGCACCGGCTGCCAGAGTTGCGCCCGCAGGGTCCGCGGCACCTTCCCCAATCGCTACGTAACAGACAGAGGCCGTGGGGTCCCGCGGCTCCGTGGGGCGGAATTCAACGGGGCGCCAGGCACCTTCTTCTGTGGAGGACGGCAGAGGTGCATCCGGATTCATCACAGTTGCGCGTGGGTCCGAATAGGCACCATCCCGATTGGAGCCCACAAACAGGCGGAGCGTCTTGTAGCGCACCGTGTGACCGGAATCCTCCCGATAGCGCGTGGAAATCTTGTCTACGGCAGTCGGCGCACCCTTCGCATCCAGCTCCTTCTCCACGAGTACCAGAAAGTCAATCGTGTTTTCGGTCGGAGGCTTCCACTTCAGCTGCTCTGGCCAGGAGCGGCGACCCAGTGGCAACGGTGCCGCATTCGGCGTGAAGATGAGACCATCCGTATTGTAAGGTGCCGTGGCAGTTGCCGCATCCAGAACGGGTGTTACCGCGTCACGGAACAGATTGCCGCCCTCCTCCACGGTACGAAAGTTCTTAATGCGCACCTGTATGTCATATGCCAGTGGCACGCCCTTCTTCTTCTGCTCAGCATCGCGGAGAGCCAACTCCACTTTCTTGAGGACTCCGTAACGAGTCTCTACCTCTGCGGCGGAGCCTGCCATAGCACCGGCGACCATGAACGGCTTCGTGACCACTGAAGTGTCACCTCCATAGGACAGAATGTCAAATGCATAGAACAGACTGACAGCTTCTCCCCTCCGTGTACGCTGAATCCATTCGCCATCCAGAGCCGTACCGACCAATGAGGAAGGACCAATCTTGCCCGTCGCATAGACGCGACCACCACCATCCACCAGGTAGAGTTTCCCACCCGTCGCAATATAGAGCATACAACGCAAACCATCAGCCTTATCGGTCACGTTGTATCCTCCTGGTGTTGCTAAGAGATTGGGAACTCCCGGCTCTGGTTTGGCCGACATGTTGGCCCGCTCAAGAGTTGCCGGCTGCGGACCCGGATAGCGGAAAGAACCTCCAGCAGAGGCTGCATTACGTCCTCTGCCGCCTCTTCCACCCCGATTGTTGGTAGAAGCACCGGCCCGGCCACCACCTCCAAAGAGACCCGCCAGTCCATCATGGACGTCTCCGGCCTCCTTGTTTGTCAGTAGCACATAGGACCTCTGCCGCCCCTGGAGCATCCATCCCAGGCCCTTGAGAAGCAGCGTCATCGCATCCTTGGCTGTCGTATCCGCGCGAGTGGCGGTCACCTCCACCTCCGCTTCATAGCGCGCCGGTGTCAGTGTAATGCGGGATTCCTGATAGGTCCGCCCACGACCTTCCCGTACCAGTGACACGTCAAAGCGCAAACCCAGCCCACCGGGTGCCACGAACTCAAACCGCTGAATCTGTCGATACAGTTTTGCTAGCTGGTCCCAGCGTGCCAGTGCATCCTTGACGCGCATATCGTCTGCGGCCAGTGGCAGCTCCCGTTTCAGCTTCGCCCGCGCCGAATAGGACTCCAACTCAACCGGTACAGCATCTGTGATATTTTCCTTCAGCATGGCCGTATAGGGCTTGTTGTGAATCTTGTTATCCCGACAGTAGGCCTGAATGACACCGGCTCCCTCCAGCGTGAAGCGGATATCGTTACTCAAACAGATATTGAGCCGCAGAATCTGTTGCTCTTCCCGCATGCCCAGGCTTCGGAGATACTGGATGATGTCCTGCCATCCCGTCATGTCCAGCCCCGTCAGCATTGCTTCCATCTCCGCACCGGGAGTCGTCTTCCAGAGAGTGGCCAATTGGCTCACCCCATCGAAATCAGTACGTCGTAGCTCCATCCCTTCTTACTATGGGGGCGGGTTGTTTAGGCCGGGCTATCACCTTTTGTCAGTTAGAGGTGTTTCCACTATCTGACAACTGGTTTCAATCTGTAACCCTACACATCACGCATCATACCCGGGAATCTAGGAAGAGCCAGTGGAGCCCGCTGAGCTGTCACTCAAGATAGCTAGATTCACATCCACCGTACTGTCGGCCAGATTCTGAAGCAGCATCTCCCAGTGAAGTGCTGCCCACAGCGCGGCACGGGAGCCGGACCGTTTGACTCCGCCGCCCGCCCCTACAATCGCCGTAATCCGCTCCTGAATCTGTGATACAGTCATCGCACCCGCGGAGGCAACACAGGCGGGTGGCAGCCACTGCCCCTCTTTCACTAGCGCAGCCCAACTGGAGGAGGGCTGCAGAATCCAACTGCCCTCCCGGCTCATGAGTGGACGCCCCGTCATCGCATGAATCTGACAGATACCGACATCTCCTGCCTTGCCGACTCCGGACATGGGCAACATTGTGACAGTCGTATCCCACCAAACCGCCATACGCATATCCCGCCGAACCAACACAAAATCCACCATCTGGGCCTGACGCCGGGAAGTTCGGAGTGTCGTCCAGAAATCAGCTACAGCATCTCCACCGGCGGACCGTGTGCGCAGGTCTTCCTCTAGATGTTTGCGGACCCAGCCCCGGGTCTTTCCGTTATGGGTGCGCCAACTGGCTTCCATTGTGTCGGCCAGTGCGGTGGCCATTTCCCGCTCCATCGTGCGGCGGACTCCCTCCGTTGCCGCACGGTACAGGGGGTCCTGAATCCACAATACGAAAGAGAAAATATCCGTCGCCACGAATGTTGTCTCTTCCGTCCAGCCATCGGGTAGCCAGCTGTAGGTCTTTGTAGTAGCCGCCAGCGATGCCGGAACAGCGGCAATTGTCAGAGAGGCACTGACACGACCGGTGTCTGTAATTCCGCATCCAGCAGACCGGAGGGGATTCGCTGCAATCGCCGCGCTCAGCTCTGACCAGGTAACGGGTACATTGCCAGAGCCATGGTTATTGGTGTGTGTATGTGTGTACTTTGTTGTCATTCCTCTAGTAAAGAGAGACTGCCCGCTTCTTTTAGGTCACGCAGAATGTTATCCCGCTTGGCCAACTCTGTCGCTCCCTGTGTCACGAATTCGCGGAAGCGTAACAGCTCCTCAAAGACGGATGCGGGCAGCTTCGCCATATCAAAAAACAGACCGTTCCGATTTTCGGAGATGCCCACACCGTTACGCTGAAGAATACGGGCAATCTCAATATACTCCGGACGCGACATCTTCTTCATGGCATCACAGAACGTGCGACGGCGCTCATATTCTGCGGCGGTTAGGTCCATTGCCATCGTCATGTATCCCCTAGGAGTCCAGGTGGTTCTGGGAGTCTCTGGCTGACCGCGAAGACCTCTTCCTTTATAGCACCAACGCTGGTGACAGAAGTGGAAGGCTGTCTCGCACAACAAACAGCACATTGATGAGACCCCGATTTCGCGTTGTTAGTTGGATAATCACCGTTGCCTCATCTGGTTTGGTAACCGTAATTCCATTGTGTGTGCCGGTGGACATCATGCGGAGACAATCTAGACGATGCTCTTCGGTGAGACGGGTGGCGGCATGTGTCAGCTCAATCCGAAAACAGTCGGTATCGGGTAGGTCCAAGAGAGTACCAACAGCATAGTGGTCCGTGTCACCACTTCGGAACTGAAAGACTTTGCGCTGGGAGCCACTCTCTACAAAGCGCCGACTCACAAGGGATGACCAGGATGCACGTTGATTCAGGATTTGGTGTGTTAGTACAAAATCCTGGATAAACAAGTCAAGTGTGGTGGAGTTCATCTGTCGTCGGGGGACGAATGTTTGGGCGCACCTATTCCGCATTACCGAAGAGACTGCCCAGACCGGTATTGGCTTTTGGGGTCTTCTCTTCCTGTGCTTTTGCAGCAGCTGCGATTGTTGCGGCAAAGTCTGCTTGGAGCGCTGCCTGTGCGGGCGTTACAGGAGCGGCAGGAGAGCCACTGCTTTCACTATCATATTCGGAGCTACCAGAGCTACCAGAGCTACCAGAGCCGCTGGAGCCAGTTGAATCCGTATTAGAGCTGGAGCTCTTCTCAGCAATCGTTGGTAGAGGAGCAGCCTTCCGCTGTGTTACTGTAAACCCACCGCCCTCCTCCAGTGTAACATTGTATCCACCCTCACTCACTTCTTCTTCTGTTACGACTCCTTCTGTTGCCGCGACAGCCGGCTCCAGAGCTCCCTTGCGTGCCGGAGCGGTCACTTCCGCCATACTCATTCCTTCAAAGGTGCCCACCGCCTGGATGAAGGGGTCATTCGCCTGGAATCGTGAGCGCCGCAGCTGTACACGAATCACCTGCTCCTCCATCAGGCCATCAAACTCCTCATTGCCAATATGATAATCCCGCGGCACAAAGATGCGCACAGCCTCCGACACCCGCCCATTCTCCACGATTAGCGCATAGGCACCCCCCTTGTTCACCTTCAGCACCTGCGCATCCACCATCTGGCCCGCCTCCGGCAGGAAACACAGCACGCGCACCTTACAAACAAACAGGAAATCCCCCGTGAAGCGACAGTGCTCCGCCTGTCCCATGGACCGTGCCAGAATCTGCGTAGAGCCCCGTCGCACATAGCCGTGGACACAGCACTTCTCTTCCAGCTGTCGCCGCAGCTTCTTCGTTAGAAACTCATCAATGTTCGCCGCTGCCTCCCGTAGCTCCGTCGGTGTCAGTGTCACCCGACAATCCATGTAAGCGGGGCGGAACAGATTCATCTTGGTGGTCATCGTCGTCGTTGCCCGTGTCACCGACATTCACTACCCAGGTGGTCATTTTTTGCCTTTGAGCCCTGACAGCGCGGACTCCACGGGGCTCAGGAACCAACGGCGCCCATCTAGGTGTATCTCCTCCAACAGACGTGTCAGGAATTCCATATAGATACACAGCGGCTGATGCGTGATATCCTTCATGTGGGTAATGTCAAGGGATGACATACGGTCTCCCTTGCCCTCCGATTCCCAATCATCGTCGCCATCCGGAATGATATAGGGAGCCATAGCTGGTAGACTGCGCGCGGCTGCATGGAGAATGCGCACACGGGGATGATGCTCCCCCAGATTGGATACATTCCCACATTCGGCGCCGACATAGGACTGACGCTTCGCCGCCGCAATCTTGGCAATATCTAGCGTCTTGAAGACCATTCCACTGCCCTTGGGCACCATAAACCCCATGAGGGGTCCGGCTTCCGCCGGAATAGCAGCCGCCTTTCCTTTCATACGCTCTAGAAGCACCTTTCGCGTTTCAGAAGAGCAGGGTGAGAAAGCACCCCCCGTCTTTGCGCTCCGACACATATACTCCACCTCTCCCGTTGCGGGATTGTAAATACGATAGGCTGAAGAGGAAGAGGAGGGAGCTATATAGATATCATCATGGAATGCTTTCATGAGTGCCGCAAAAACAAGAGATACCTTTGAGCCGGGTGGCGGAATATTCAGAAGCGCATATTCAAGGAGTCCCTGTCGTTCTTTGTAGGTTGGAACATGGTCCATCCACCAGCGGTACGCAACTGCTCTGATAGCCGAAATACCGCGGAACTGTGTGAGAATCCAATTCCAGATACGTGCTGTGCTGGATAAATAGGACGGCAGTTTGAGTTTGTCTTTGTTGGGGGCATCAACATAGAGCACCCACTTCTTCAGTCGGTCCAGTACTTCTGTTAGCTCAACAGGGGGTTCTGCTGCTGCGCCACCCCCCACAACCGCAGTACCGGCGCCTCCTACTGCTGCAACAGGGGCTGTAAGAAGTGTTGGGACAACCGTTGGACCAGGGGCTGGTGCCTTCAAGCGCTCCTCCTCCATTTTGTGGAAGACTGGGCCCAGCGGATCCATGATGTGACGATGCATCTGGAATGCCCGCGCATACCGAAGCGCAATCGGGATATCCGTGTTTGTTACATCACTGGGCTGGAAGACCAAGTAGCCCGCACGCTTGATGAGATATCCATTCACACCATCTGGCCGGCGTAATCGGAATCGCCGACTGTCCAAGAGCTCCATAAGTGCCTCCGACGCAATCTCCCATGGCAAATCGGAATACAGCTCTTGGACAACAGTTTCCGGAATAATGATTTGCTCATCAAACAGATGGCGCACGGCATCCTGTTTCTCAATTAGAGTCCGGCGGGCATCCACTACACCGTATGTGCTGGAATTCAGCCGAAGACCCTCTGCCGGAGTACGGGCAATCGCCACCGCACAATCATGCCGGCACTTCTGATAGTCACAGTAGGTTGTGTAATCCTGGTCATTGATGTCATACTCTGCTAACACCCGCCCCTGGGCATCCACCTGTTTGCGTTTGGGAAGACCCACGAAGCTGATGGCCTCCAGCTCCAGGTTACAGTCCCACGCATTGGCCTTCAGCAGACGCTGGACGTGACCGACGCGCAGAGCTTTTGCGATGGCGATGCGATAGGCATACATGTCAGCGGTTTCAAACCCGCCAATCAGGGCGGGTTTATCTCCGGCCGCCGCCCCTCCACCTGCTGCTGAGCCACCACGCACGGCATGGAGATAGATGAGACAGTTGTTGTACGTCATTGCCGGTTGTCCCTCCCGTTTCTCAACCGCCCGTAGGGCCGCATGCGAACAATACCGAATCGCGCGCCCAATAATCTGCTCTGTGCGATTCAGATGGTACCAGGCATCCATCACGTGCATCTCCCGCACACACTTCAAGTCCAGACCTTCGGATGCCACCTGTGACCCAATCACGACCTTGACATTTCCACCCAGAGGCCCCCATTCGGTATCTTCCGGCCAATAGGCAGCCTGCCGCACGAGTCCCGCTGCGTTCGGAGAAATGTCATCATCGGATGTAATCAGCACGTAGGTTGCCGGGCGAAACGGATGGTCCGCACCAGCTGTCGCACCATGGGATTCACCACAGATTGCGCAGACCGGTGCCACAGGAGGCGCTCCCAAAAGAAGCGAAGCCAACTGACCATTCGCCATACGGCGCTGGAACCCTGCCCGCTCTAGCGCGATTGCCAATGGCAGTGCACCTGCCTTGATGTAACGACTGTACGCGAAACAGATACCCCGTGCCTTCCGAATGCTCTCCACGATACGGGCCATCTTGGGGGCACACGCCCGCAGCCCCTCCCCGGTAAACACCGAATCCACGTTGAAGGGACCATCTTCCTGCTCACGTGGCGTGAAGGTCATGATTTTCCGACGGTCAAAGTCCGTCTTGGCCCCCATAAAATAGTTGTCCCATCCACTGCCACCATACATCTGATTCGGATACGTGATGTTCGCTATCTGCATACGGAGATCCAACATCGTATCACGGGCTGGACCAACATCTACCGCAGCCTCTTCCTCCTCAACGGTCTCTACCGCACCAGTTTCGTCGGTGTTGGTGTCACTGGATGACTCATTCTTTGCGATTAGACCCATAACCGCCGTCCGCACAGTGGCTCCCCGCAACATGATATCCACCGGTGAACCCGGCACCGGCTCCGTAAAAACCAGCGGTAACACATTGAGTGCGGGTGCCACTCCCTCCAACTCTACGGGCTTCCGTGTTGCCGAAATTGCCGGCCATTCCGCGGCCGGCTCTGCCGATGCCGCCGCCGGCCGCATGCGCAGTGGAAACGTGTAAGGATTTTCACCCCGCATGTAACTAACATACGCCCGTGCCGCCTTTGCCAACTTCGCCGCCGCCGCTTCATCCCGCAGATTTCCCTGTCGGTCAAACATCTCATCAATCTTCAGATTCCGTGTTTCAGTCTTCGCATCATTCATTATCAGATAGTTGAGCAACAGAACAATCTCAGGAGCAGAGTTATACATGGGTGTGGCCGTCATGAGCACCATCCGGAGTCCCTCTGCATTCATCACAATCCGCCGCAGATAGGGATTCAGCGCCTTGCCACCGGCATTCTCCGCCGCCTCACCGGCTGCCGCTCCGCCCTCTGTGGCTCCACCCTCTTCCGATTCTTCCTCTGCCACGGCATCGGCACCCGTGTCACGCAGATTGTGAGCCTCATCCACAATAATGAGATGGTCCGAAAAAAGTCGCCGTAGCACCTCATTCTCAGCGGCCATGCGCGCCTTCGGATCCGTGAGCCCACCCGGTATGGACGACTTGAGCATCCGTTCAATCCAGTTCGCGAACGCCTGATAGCCGCTAATTGTGTAGCGCGCCCGCCGGTCTTCATCAATGCGATACGTGACAAGTCGCTCATCCGGATTTGTTAGCAGTCCCAGACGCTCCATGTAAGAGAGTCCCGTACATTGGGACCCCTTCCAGCGGCCCTCTGTGGCATCCCAGCGAACTTTGGACATATCAAAGACCGTTTTCTTGAAGTTGTCCTGAAGCGCCTGGGGGACTAACACAATGACCTTCTTGCCAGGCGATACCTCCAGAAATTGCTCCGCAATTGTTACCGCCGAACAGGTCTTTCCGACACCGACACCGTGAAATAGAAGCAGGCCATGGTACGGCGTCATTGGATGCATGAAGCGTGACACGATTCGCTGGACGGGTGTTAGTTCAAACAGCTTCTCTGCTGAGCTGCTGGAGCAAGGATCCACGACACCCGACGCCACCGCGGCAGCAACGGAGCGGGCCTCATAGAATTCGCGCTTCTCAAACAGGCGGGCTCCGAAGGTGGGGTCCACCGGATCTGGATAGAGTCCGGCCTCTCTTTCCCGTGCAGAAACGGGACCCGATGGATAGGCTGCATCGGCGCCCTGTTTTGAAAGCGCGAAGAGTACTTCCGCGCGCGCCTTGGGGTTCGTTTCGGTGTTCCATGCTGAAAACAGCTCTGGTGATTTCATACCGGCATAGAGTGTGCGATAGTCTGTTGGTCCTGTAGCCGCTCCTGCTGCGGCCCCTCCCCCACCAGTGGATGTTGCCGGAATAGCCGACAAAAGAGTTGGCGCCGCGGACGACATCTCTCTCTCTACCGAATACCATGGGTTTCTATGCGACCATGCCGGCCGCGCGCTCCAACACCGCCCGTTTCTCCACATTATAGGGGCGAATCAGTGCCAGTGCCTCCTCCTTGGAGCACCAGCGCACATCGCCCACTTCCCGACGCTGCTCCACATTCGTCGGGTCAAATCGCACGACCACTTCCGGATTCACATCTGCGAGCCAGTAGCGATGCCGGTAACAGATACTGTTAGAGCCCCGAAACTCCTCCAGCAGCGGTCCTCCTAACACCCGCATATCGGCCGCCCGCACGCCCGCTTCTTCCCACGTTTCCCGCAGAGCACAGGCCAGCTCCGTTTCGGAAGACGACCGTCGGCCCTTTGGAAAGCCCCATTCCGGCTCTACCCACGATGTAGCGGATGCCTCACAGTAGGAGGCAAGACTCCGTCGTCCCGGTCCCGATGCTCCCCGGAGCACCTCAAACTTCGCACGTGCCTGCTCATATTCCGTATGATACCGGCGCGTGGCGGGTCCATTCCACAGCTCCAACCACAGGTCGGCAAAGGACCGTGTTAGCAAACTGGTCCGCTCCCCTAGTGTTGTCTGGTCAATCAGCACCTGAATCCCTGCCTCATCACGGAGCTCATATTTTCCGCGCATGAGCTCCATCATACCCAGACTGTTACGCCGCCGAATGAGAAGCCACTGTTTCTCTGAACCCCCCACAGGTCGCCGGAACGCAATAATTCCCAGCGACGTGATGGGCTCCCGACATTCCCGAAAGAAATGCCCGCCTTGACCGCAGTTTGAACAGACAGAGCTGCCGCGCATATGGGTCCCTTACGAAGGCAGCTGTCGGTGCCGTTTAGACCCGGTAGAATTTCCCCCAGAAACACCAAGGGACATGCATTTACCGCCGGAAATATGGGGTCCGATTTTCTGGGCCACGTTTCATCTAACAAGTATGGCCTATCCTGATACTCCCACCTACGCCGAAAAACGCGCTGCTAAGGAATTCTTCAACTCCATGGTCCATCTGTTACCGTGTCCTGTCTGCCGCGAGCACTTCAAGGAGATTCTGGCCGCTATGCCCGTGGAGAGTTGGCTGGATGACCGCCGCTCACTAACAGAGTGGGTCTGGATGCTCCATAATCGCGTGAATGCCCGACTGGGAAAGGCGGAAATTACCCAGGCGGAATTCATAGAGCGTTACAAGGAGATGGCGGACCGGGGCCTGCCCATTCCACCCTCCAATCCTACGGCAGAGCTCAGTGATTCGGCGATTCGCGCTGCGCAGATGCAGGGTGCCATGTATGCCGTGGGAACTCTAGCAGCAGTGGCTGCGATAGGTGGACTCTTGTGGGCCTCTTATCATAAGTAGGTGTGAATATGATTGTTACTCATTGGTTTGTAGAGGCATCTCTTCTCTACTTCCACGTATAGGCGGAGTCGGTGGTGTAACTATCTCTTCTCTCCGACGCACAGTGGGCCACTGCCAGCAGGTCGTCATCAAAATATCCAGAATCGCTGATACGTGTTGATTCATTGTACTAACAGGAATCAAGACCGTTGGATATCCCGGAATCATCAGCTGGACATTCTGGAAGGGGTCCGAATCCACCGACAGAAGCCAGAAAAGTCGCCACATGTAGTGGAAAAACCGTTGATAGCCCATGAGGACGGAATCCCGCAGAACACCATCTTCTGTCCGCTCTGTATAAACAACCCGCAAGTTGTTTTCGCCCAACTTGGTGACAAGCAGTGTGTCATCCTTTCGTGGGTCAGTCTCTGCTACACCACCCACGCCACGTCGGATAAATCGCAGTTGAATATCATGATAAGAGGGCATCTGGTTGGACCCCACTGTTACACCTTAAATAGGCGTCCAGGGTAAGGGAGCGACTCACAGATGGTCCGCATTGTGGAAGCCAAAGCCGTCGCATCGGACAAAGATTTCGCCAAACACGAAGGCGAATTCTTCGAAGCCACCAAGGATTTCCAGATATTCAATGAAGACGTAGATGTCTATGGAATCAACACAGAGGAGGATGTTGCCGCGGGTCTGCCCCGTCGTATTCTGATTGCGAAACTTCGCAAGGGTGTCTTTCCAAAACCGGTCATCCAGACGGGCTGGGATGCCTTCCGTCTGTTAGCGATTCCCAGTCGTAACCGGGGCGCCGCCGCAGGTCCGATTGACCTGAAGGGCATGTATTGGTCCCGCCGTAATCCCGTCCAGACCCACAAGTGGGGAACCCGCTATATGCAGAACGGCAAGGTGAGCAAGATGGTGGTGAATAACGTGGTGGCCAGCGGTGTCATTGGCTACTATGAGAAGACACCGTTTCTCAAGCAACCCTGCCGCCTTACCGGTTACACCCGCCGGGGTCTCCGCCAGTTTCTCCACGGCATTCCGTTTCTCCAGGCCATTGACCAACAGTTCAAGAAGCTCGTCCCGGAAGCTCACAAGAAGCAGCTGGCAGCTGTTTCCAAAAAGCCCCTTTATCAGATTGCCGACACCGCGTTCAGTACACTGACTATCAATATGAATTTCCGCACGGCCGCGCACAAGGATGCCGGGGACTATCCGGAGGGATTCGGCAATCTGACCGTCATTGAATGGGGCAAATACCACGGCGGAGAGACGCTGTTTCCGCGCTTCCGGGTGGGTATCAATCTGCGAACGGGCGATTTCGTGGCCATGAACGTCCATCAGTTCCACTGTAACGCCAAAATCTACGAAACGGCAGAGGACAAGGCGTATAACAAGGCTCTTCCCGATATCCGTACGCGTGACCCAACCACCGGTGTTATTGGATCGCAGGAGCTGTATCAGCGTATCAGTTTTGTCTGTTACTTTCGTGAGAAGATTGAGAACTGTATTGAAAAGGATACGAAGGATTACTATGAGCGGATTGATTTCAATCTGAAGGATGAAGAGCGCCTGGCCCGCGCAGCGGGTCAACCATCCTTGCCGATTCCGGACCGCACGGGCACACTAGCCGATGCGCAGGCAGCACTCAAGGGGTCCCGCACTCTCAAACAGCGGAATACCCGACGCGCCAAGGCGGCTGGACGCAAGACACGGAAGCTGGGTAGTAGAAAGAGCCGTGATGGAGACGGTGGTTCCTTCGGTGATGGTGGTAGCAGTGCAGATGATGTTATCTCCTATGAATAATGCGTACTTCAACAAGGGAATCCCTTAACCAGAAACAGAAATAGAAACAAACATGTACGAAACCGAACTCATCTTTGGCGGACTCATCGGTGCCTGGATTCTGTATGAAGTCTATGGGCGCACAGCGCTAGAGTGGCTAACACACTATACGACGTACATCCGAATTGCTGGGGGTGTTGCGGTCCTGGGTTATCTGTACTGGCAGGCCCGTAGTTCACCTGAAGGATTCACAGAATCTCTGGATGCCGCCAAAACTCTGCTGACATCCTCTGTGACCGCTGGCACAGGGTCCGGCTCAACAAAGGAGAAACGGAATGTGACGGGGCTCATGAAGAAACGCGTCGCAGCCAGTCAGGGATGGAAGTGCGAACACTGTAGCTCTCTGTTAGATGAAACCTATGAAGTCGATCATCGCCTAGCTCTCTTCAATGGCGGATCCAATGATATGTCGAACTTGGTAGCTCTGTGTCCCGGATGTCATAGAAAGAAGACAGTTGATGAGCGTCTAGCATCATAGGATGTCCCGACGCATATCCTTTTCCACGACTCATCCATTCTAATAGTCCCCAAACAACATCCGGCACATCGGACCCCCATACTTCCCGTGCTCTGTAAGCAGCCGGTCTCTCACGAATCTGTCCCTTATCATATGTGTTAGAGTCGTGACAGATGACTACCATGGTTCCCCACACTTGGACCAGCGGGGCTGCATAGTTTTCCAATATCTCTGCGGAGAGTCCTTTTGACAACGGCAGAAACCGATGGGTCGGATTTCGCAAATAGTCGGCACGAAACACCAGTGTTGGCTCCAGTGCGTGTCCCTCACAGTAAGGTCCGGCGACTAGGACTGCTCCATCATTCAGATAGTAAAGAGGTGTTAGGGATGCACCGGCTACACCGGTTGTAGGAGGTGCTGCTTCCAGTGCGGCTATCATCCTCTCCAGATGTTCCGGTGCGTAATAATCATCATCATCCCAGAGGGCCAGATACTCTGCTCCTACCGCCAGGCCAGCCTCAATCGCCATGTTACGGCTTGCTCCTAGGGGAATATCTGGACAGTGGATGTAGTGATCGGCCCACCGCCATGCTGGGTGCGGCTCAACGGACCCATCCACCACCACCACCCATACCCTCCCTCTCTCACTCTGTCGGTCAATCATCGCCCGTGTCCAATGTGCGACGTGTGCCCGATTCCTAGTTGAAACCAATACGGCAATCCGTCCTGTTGTGTGGGATGTCTGTGTCATTGACATCTTAGGTTGCTAGGCAACCGGGCCAGCGCCCCAACAAAGCAACTTTTGCCGTGACCCTAATCAAGGAATGGCAGACAAACCAGGCTCTGAGACTGCCGGAATCGGTGGGCGCATCTTCGGTGCCCTTACAGAGCGGATTAGTACTCCGAGCACCCGAACCTTTCTGTTACCGCTCTATGTATTGGCTGCAGGCATCGCAGTTGCAGTTATTCTCATGATTGTGGATGCCTACTATCCTTTCCTGCCCGTAAATCCGTTTCTGGGTCCCTCCTCTATGGCTCGCCGCAGTCAGACCTTCTGGTCGGGGCTCACCTACGATGCGCAGAATCTGATGATTCCCTCCACGGCGAGTCCCACAACAACGGCAACCGGTTACACGGTCAGTGTCCAGATTCTCCTTCAGGACAGCCGCACACCCCTTAACGGGCGGTACCGACACATCCTTCATCGGGGCGTGAATCCCTGTAATCTGTCCGTGACGAACCCCGGTCCCACGGGACACACAAATATCCAGCCCTCCGATATTCCGAACGCGGACCCCGCCTATCTCCAGACGGGTCTGCCGACCTTCATGAACCCCGGCATCCTGCTGGACCCCACGACGAACGACCTCCATGTATTTGTCCATACACAGGGGCAGGAGGCGGGCGGCAATGTTATATGGTTGGAGTCCACCACAGTGGAAGACCTCCCGCTGAATACGCCTCTCACGGTGGGTGTTGTTCTGAATGACCAGACACTGGAAGTCTATCTGAACTGTCGGCTGTATAGCACAACTCTTCTGCGCGGCAAGCCATATATGCCCAGCAAGGACCTAACGTCCTGGTTCGGTCGCGCCTGTGCGTATCCCTTCACGGGAGTCGTCCAGGGACTGACACTCTGGTCCAATGCGCTGAACTCCAGTGACTATCTCCAGGTCTGTCGGTCGGCCGATTTCTCCAAGGTGTCTCTCACACCGATTTGCCCTACGGCGGGCTCTTCTGGCTCTGGAACTTGCTCTGCATAAGGGCTAGCTGTAACAAGCGCCAACAACAATAGGGAAGAGAGATGGAAGCAGTAAAGGGCCTCTTTGGCAGCTCACCAACACCCGCATTGGGCGGCGGAATCACCAGCTCCGCAAGCTATTTGATGCCCATTTTCCTGGGATTTATCGGACTCCTGATGGTGCTCATGGTCATCTATGTCATCGTACAGACCTACAAGGGACGCCCCACGACAACAATGACGGGTCCCACTGACCTCTGGGCGCCGTCCAATCCGGTTGTCGTGGACCGTACAACCGCGCGCACCCAGATGGCCGCCAGTTACACCTTCGCCACCTTCATCAACATTAACGTGGTTCCCGATATGCGGTCCTCTGCCGCAGGTCTACTGACACTCCCCGGTGTGTGGACAATGAATTACGACCCCGCGCAGGAGGCACTGGTTCTCCGCTTCCAGGAGACCGCGGTTAGTACCCCCCAGACGGTCCATGTACCCGGATTCCCGATGCAGCGCTGGAATCAACTGACACTCACATTGGAAGGACGCTCCGTAGATATCTATGTTAATGGGGCTCTGACGAAGTCCGCGCAGCTGGAGAATGTTCCCCCGTCACCGAACTCCTCTGTTACAATTATTCCCAACAGCATCATGGGCTCCATCGCTCTGGCACAGATGTGGGGACGCCGTCTTACTGTCAGTGAAGTGATGGCGAATTACGCCAGTGTGTCGGACTCACAGGGGCGCCCCTTCCTGGGCTCCACACTGCTGGCGCCGCTCCAGAATATTCCGAAGCTGCCGAATCTGTTCTGTCCTGGTGGAGACTGTCAGACCGTGACACCAACCGCCAGTGCATCCCAGACATGGGAGTTCCCGTATGCGTAGGACTATCTGGGCACATACAGACAACCGTAAGAAGAGATAAAATCCGGTCCAACTTTAGAGAAAGAGATGGACCAGGTGAGCGGTTTCGTACAGAGCAACGGCGGATGGCTGTGGCCCGTTCTTCTTTTGGTGATTCTGATAGGAGTCGTCTATGTGATTTATAGTTACCTGTATGCCGGCCGTGACCCGACCTACACGCTGTTGCTGGACGGAGAGGCCGTTGCGCGCAGCCCGGTGAAGCTGACAAACGACCGCATTCCGCGTATCTCAACGGGCACGGACTTCACCCTCTCTCTGTGGCTCTACATTGACGACTACAACTACCGGGCCTCACAGCCTAAGTTCGTATTTGCTCTGGGTCCTGATCATATGGTTGATAATACCCGGAACGTGTTGGTGGCGGCACTGTCTCCGACCACGAACGACCTGATGATTCGCGCGAATGCCCGGGCGGCCACAGTCTCCTCTCCTTCCCCGGCCACGATGCCCGCGGCATCCGGCTCCGCAACACCCGATATCACCCAGGAGCTGACACTCCGCAGCCTGATGAGCCAGCAGACCAGCATGTCCATGTTCCAGCCCACCGCCGGAACCGAAGCACTGACACCCTGTGATATCCGCGAAGTGCCCCTCCAGCGCTGGGTCTGTCTGACCGTCGCGGTCAGCGGTCGTACGATGGATGTCTATATGGACGGCAAGCTCACCCGCAGTTGCGTACTGGATTCCGTCGTGTCAGTTCCGAACGGCAAGCTCACCCTCCGCATGGGTGACTACAACGGCTTCGGCGGCCGCGTGAGCTACGTCCAGATGTGGGCCTCTCAGCTGACTCCCGACGCGGTTTACGGCATCTACCAGATGGGTCCCGCCCGGCACTCCTCCAACATCTTCCAGCGCCTGGCGAAGTGGCTGGACTTGGATGTTACTTTCACGGGACCGTCTCCCGGCGAGCGCGCTCCCGCGCCCGTGAGTCAGATGTCGGATGACCCCTTTGCCTCTCTGTACCAGAGTGCCCAGGGCGATTTCTCTTCCGCTGAGCAGTATGCGAAGGGCATGTATGCGCGCCTATAGAATTCCGCCTACCGCACTAGAGGAGCAGTATGCAAGCTGTGAGTGATTATCTAGTGGGCGACGCCGTGATTGCCCAGCTCATCCAGGTTGTTGTTATTCTGTTTGTCAGTTACACCGTCCTGGTCACGGGCAAGAGTCTTATTGATACGCTGACAACCTGGGGTGAATCCACGCAGACTCTGTTACCCTATCTCTATGATGATTACAATGTCATCTATCAGGACCCCAATCAGGACGGCTCCATTACGATTTATCCGTCGGTGAATGCGCCATCCGGCCTGGAGTTCTCCTATTCGTGTTATCTTCTCATCAATCCCCGGAGCTTTCAGGGATCCCAACAGGGTCTGCGCCACGTATTCCACAAGGGCTCTCCTTCCTACAAGCCGTTCATGTGCCCCGGTGTCTATGTGCGAAACACGGAGAACACCCTGGTTGTCTATATGAATACACTGACGGGCTGGCGGGAGCACTGTGATGTACCGAACATTCCGATTGGCAAGTTCTTCCATATGGCGGTCATTGTCCGGAACATGGACATGGATGTGTATATCAACGGAAACGTGGCCGTGCGGAAGCGTCTATCCAGTGTGCCCCGTCAGAACTTCGGGGACCTCTATGTCTTCAAGCATGACCAATATACATCGTCTGACCCGGCGGATGACTTCCGTGTCCTGGGTCCCGCGGACGGCATGATTTCCGTGCTCCAGTATGCCGGCTATGCGCTGAACTATGAGCAGATTGACCGCCAAGTGCGCGCCGGCCCTTCTACGAAGCTGGTGTCCGCTACCCAGAATCTGCCCCCGTATCTGGCTGACAATTGGTGGGTGACCTACACGTCGTCCTCTGGTCAGTAAGTGAGCGCTGGTATGTAACCATTCATGAAGGAGGACACTCATAGAATATAAAAGAGTCAGTGTTCCGAGGTTGAGAAAGACAGCCTAGAAACACCGCCAACACAATAGGGGACCGACAGAATGCCGGGAGGAGGTCAGCTGCCACTTGTTGCCTACGGAAATCAGAACCGCACTTTCAATGGCAATCCGTCTGTTACAAACTTCTACAAGGTATTCAAGCAATACACACATTTTAGCACGGAATCCATCACGATTCCGATGGACGGACCAAATGAGCTCCAGCTGGATTCACCCGTCCGGATTCGGGCGAAGATTCCGCGGCACGCTGACTTGCTCCGGGAGCTCACCTTCGTGTTTCGTGTTCCGGAAATCTACAGCAAAATCTGGGAAGAGGGGCGCACACCGGCCTTTCGATGGATTCACATGTTGGGGCCACTGCTGATTGACAATCTGGCCGTCTTTGTGGGTGGCTCAAAGATTCAGGAGTTCCCGGGCGAATGGATAGCCGCCCGCGCCGCACTAGACTTGCCCACGGACCAATATCTCCGCTGGCGGGAGCTGGTCGGCGATGTTCCGGAGCTCCACAGTCCGGAATGGGGTGTCTATGGACGGGCGGCTTCGTATCCCTTCCAGAAGGGAGAGTATCCACATACCGTCCAGGATGCGTCGGGTTTTGAAACAGCTCCTAGTATTCCAGAGCGCACCCTTCGTGTGCCGCTGCCGCTTTGGTTTTCGGAAGAGTCGGGACGAGCGCTTCCGTTGGTCGCTCTGCAGCTCCACGAAGTGGAAGTCCAGATTACACTCCGGCCTCTGCGAGAGATTTACCGGATTATGGACGCCAGTCTGGCCCAACGGGAGCCGAATCGCTACGGACGCACACTGGATGTGGACACTCTGTTACCGACCTCCAATGACCCCACGGACCCAACCGCCTATGACAATCTGACACTCCAGACGGAATACGCAGCCTATACGGACCCAACGGGCGCACCCCGGTATTACTATACAGATGTGGGTCAGCCCATTCCGGCACAGGACGGATTTATCATGAATCCCCGCTTGGAAGGAACGTTCATCTATTTAACGGAGAAGGAGCAGGTTATGTTTGCAGAGCGGGAGCTAACACACTTGGTCCATCAGGTCCAGACATTCCGCTTTCCAACGGTTACCACCAAGACGAAGCTGGATTTGGATGCGCACGGACTGATTCAGCGGATGATATTCTATGGACGGCGGTCGGATGCGATTGAGATGCGGAATGACTACATCAATCTGAGTAATTGGAAGAGTCTCAGCCAGGCACCGTTCTGGCCGGCATCGGGGGCGGCGGTTCCGAATTCGGGGCGCCTGGTCCCTTACACACAGCGGGATGTACTCAAGGGCGCGCGTCTGCTGATTGCGGGAAATGAGCTGTATGAGGAGCGACCGGCAGCCTTCTTTGAGCATCATCAGGCGTATTTCGGTGTTCCCCAGACGGGTGGCTCTTCCGCAGTTACCGCGGGGTCGAGTATCCGCCCCGAAGACGTCATGGGGCCAATTTACCAGATGAATTTTGCGCTGAACGGAGGTGACCACTGTCAGCCATCGGGAACTTTGAATGCCAGCCGTCTGCGGGAAATTCAGCTGGAAGTAGAGCCGTGGCCACTGGACCCCTATTCGCTGTATGCGTATGATTTCACGGTGTTCTGTGAGTCGCTGAATGTTGTCAAGTATCTCAATGGAATGGCGGGCTTGGCATTTGCTATCTAAGTTGGTGCGTAACACCAAGTGTGATAGCGGCCTGTGGTTTGCTATCTAAGTTGGTGCGTAACACCAAGTGTGATAGCGGCCTGTGGTTTGCTATCTAAGTTGGTGCGTAACACCAAGTGTGATAGCGGCCTGTGGTTTACTATCTAAGTTGAGCCGTAGAACCTAGAGAAGCCACACCATAGTATCGTCAAGTATGATTGTTGACAGAGAGCAAGCACGTTGTCTTTATCTAACTTCTTATTTATCGCTACTGTCACTCACATATGCGATATATAGGAATCATTACAATCTGGCAATAATTCCCGGCGCCGTCTTTCTAACATCCATCAATTATTGGAGAACCCCGACATATTCGTTCATACGTAATTTGGACATTGCAGTTGTTATTACCTCAGCAGTCTATCAGACTTATATTGCATATTATTCCCAATATGGCAATCTATATCATTTGACAACTGCCGCGTCCGGCCTCTTGTATCTACTTGGCATCTATTATCATCGCAAACAAGAGCTGTGGAAAGGAACCTACGCACATATGTCACTGCATGTCATGGCAAACATAGGAAATATTGTATTATATTCTGGATATACGAAATAGGTCTAAAGAAGTCTCCATTATCCTATCAGAATGGGCATCTATTTCCAGACACGTTTCTATCCAAATATGATGGATTCCAGTTGCTATACAGTTTTGGCGGCGATGGACCGTGTCCTAACCTACCAGGATATAGAGCGCGGCTGGGTGCGTGCAGAAGAGCTACTGGTGACCTACAGAGACAAGGTATCATCTACAGACCTTACCACTAACTCTTGGATCGTTGAATATATGTGGTCCTCCTATGAATTAAATACAGAGCTGAAGGAAGTTCGACGCCTACCAGTACACTGATAGAAACCGCGTTCCTCAGTAAGGGATGCCATCACATCGCAGCCGAACGGCACGGCGACGGGCACACGGTCACAGACGCACGGTACGTGCTCACCCCCGAAGCGACCTGCTTCTCCAGACCTTTTGGACGGGCAAACCTCTATCGCGACTAGAGCGCGCGGCGCTGCAGAGCTACGTGAATCAGGGTTACACGGTGGAAGTCTATACGTACAATCCCATCCGCGACTTTATAAACCGCCTTCCACCCGGCACATACGCAGCCGGTACGATTCGCGTTCACGATGCGCGCACAATTCTGCCAGAATCAGCCCTCTTTGAATACGGTGGACGGGCAGATGTTGGTAAACGTGCGAATGCCTACCGCTTCCTTCCCTTCTCCGACCTCTTCCGTTTCACGATGCTCCACAAAAAGGGCGGTGCCTGGATGGACCTGGATATTTTCCTGACACGCCCGATTCCTACCGATGTGTTGGCCGCTCCCTACGTGTTCAGCAGCGAACGCACCATCCAAAAGGGTGCATACCGCAAAGCAGAACCCCAGATTGTGGATATGGGCTTCATCAAGGTGCCGGGCCCGGGCTCACCGCTGACCACCTGGATTCTGGACCATCTGCCGGACCCCACCGCGATGATTAATCCCAAGACACCGTTTGACTATATGAATCTGTATCGGAAGGGGATTACTGCATTGGGACTAGAGCGCTACGTGTTACCGGCCCATGCCTTCCTGCCACTCAACTGGTGGGATGTCAAGAACTCTTTCGGCCCCGGCACCGGCGCCCCGTCGGCTTGTCTGCGGTCAAAATACGGTGTTGCCGCCTTCTGTACCGCAGAGCTCCAGCGCCCGGATGTCTATGGCGTTCATTGGTTCCGGGCCATTCTACGCAAAAAGGGACTGGCCTATGAAGAGGCTGGCGAACGCACTGTGCGCGACAATCTGTATGAGGCGATGATACAGAAGATTGAGAATGATGCCGGTCTGTCCCGGAATGCTCTGTAAGTCTCATCGAAACACCGTCCCATTCCCCGCTTCCAGCATGAGCGTTCCTGTCTCCGGCCGATTCGCCGCGACAGTGAATTCACCCCACCAGTTTCCGATACGTACAACAACGTAGCGCTCCTGTATTTTGGCGTACAGCATGTAATCACGCAGAATATGCTCCAGCTGATGATGAAGGATGGGGTCTCCCAGCATCTCTAACAGATACGCCGCCCGGAACTGAATGAAGTTCGTCGATTCCGGGATGTGAAAGAGATGTTTCACGACGGCTCCTCCAGTTGGAGGAGGCGCGCCAATCAGTCGTGTAATAGTGTAGGTCGGTGGAGGCGATTCCTCTTTTCTCCTTCCCGACAAGAAATCATAGATACCGCGGAACATCGTACCCTACCTCACGGTGGTTGCGGCCATACCCGTCGCCTTTGTAGCCACCCACTGTAAGGAATGAACAACGGTCGTGTCAATCTGTCAATGCGCGAATCGGCGGCACCCGGCGCCGGAACTGGTGACTACAACACGGCGTTCAGCTATCGCACAACGGTTGGCTCCACGGAGGCGGAGGATGCTATTCGCGGCAATGTTCAGTCCACTCCTCTGAACCGGGCCTACTTCAGCCCGGCGAATGTCCAGATTGTCCAGAACAAGATACGGCGGGAAGTGTATGACCGGTCCGCGGGAGAATTCCTGATTGACGAACAGTCTGTGGATGAGTTGATGATTGTTATGCGCGCCATGTATCTCCAGTACAGCCAGAACCGTCCCGATGGAATTGCGGAGCAGATTGTAACCCTGAATCAGATTGTGGCGGATTGGTGTGTGCCGAAGATTTTGGCGGAATGCTCTATGCACAAGACCTACCTGCGGGACATTCAGAATCTCCCGGTGCCGATGGAGCACCCTGTTCTCCTGACCCGGGCGGGATCCAAGTCCGCCACCTTTGACCGGTTCTTCTAAGGTTATCCCGAATCGGGATAACCGACGTTGGTGCTGAAAGCACTGGCCCTAATAGAAAGGACAATGCTCAACTGGGGTCTGTTAGCACTGCTGCTTGCCGTTCTGTTAGTTCAGGTTATCACGGTTCAGGAGGCGTTCGGTTCGTCACAGGGTGGGGCGCAGGTTCAGCTGGCGGCTTCCCGGCCGGCGTACTTTATGGCAGCGGTGCCTGTCTGAGCTTGCGATGTCTGAGTTATCTCATAATTCGCAGAATGATGAGTGCCAACACTTGCAGTGCCTGTCTGATATCAATCCCTTGAAACCTCTGTTAGAAGTAAGGGAGTGATATGTCTGTAATAGATAATGATAAACTTCAATCAGGGATTGTACAAGCACGTGCTGTAGCAAATAATATTTCTATAACACAATCATTATCATCTGATACAATTAACAACGCCATAGGGTCTTTACAATTAATAAAATCTGGATTATACGGCCAACCACAACCAGTGTCAATGTCACCAATTCAGAAACCACAACGTTCAACCCCTATTAGTCCTTCACCACCAAAGCCACCATCTTCTGCAGAAATCTCTGGAATAGAACCCCCTGTTACAAAATTAGAAGAGGGAAAGAAATCCTTTAATATTGAAAATATAGGGAATCCATTTGCGGGAGGGCCAGTGCCACCAAATCTGACTCCTAAACTACCAACCCCCCCTACTAAAACGTACCAATCACGTGGACCCGTTACACAAGTTATTAATGTAAATAGGAAAATGAAAATGTTTGAAAATCCATTATATGATGGAAAACAACAAGGCGGCAGCCGCCGCCGCACCCACCGCCACCGAAACCAAAAGAAGGCCACCAAGCGTCGTTCCTCCCGTAAAGCTTAAGCCTTCTTCCCGATCCGCACAACCCGCTTCTTCGTACCGCCGCCCCCAGAAGCAGCCCCACCCGCAGCAGACGAGGATGCCGCTGCCTCTGCACGAGACGCCGCCCGGGCCGCCACGAACTCCTCATAGGCCGCCGCAAAGCGGTCCAAGTCCTCCAGCCACAGCATCTCCGGTGACTTTGCCTCCAAGGTCGCCCGTGTTGCCCTTACAGATAACAGCTCTGCCTGGAGCTCCACAACCGCTGTCGCCTTCAGCCGATCCACCCGCATGCGCAGGAGATACTCATAGCTACGGAGCCCCTCTCCGCCTGAAAGGGTTGGGAGGCCCAGCGCCACCAGCCCGGCCAACAGCTCCTCATCGGCCGCGTTCGCGACCTTGAGCGTTCCGGCCACCACCGCCTGAACGAAGCGAGATCGGGCATCCAGCTCCACGATGTCCGCATCCAGTCGCGTCAGCTCCTTCACTTTCCGCGTCGTGTAACCGGCCAGACGCACACCATAGAAGGCCTCCATGAGCTCACCTGCCGATGCAAACTTCCGCAGAGTGCCATCCACATCAAACGCCACCATGTTGGATAGCGAATGATTGTTGGTCAGCTTGAAGCGCTTCTCAAATTCGGACGGAAACAGTTTCGCCTCCACGTAGTATTCGGGGTCCAGTGTCAGCACGAAATCCACATCCACATCGTTGTAGTTCGCCTGATAGTCACGGAGTACCTTGGCTGCCGCAACATCCGACTTGGAAGAGAGAACGGACGCTGCATCACCTGTGCCGGCACCCCCCAGCGCCTTGAGAGGCGCACCGCTTCCACTCTTCTTGGCAGCTGTTGCACCAGCAGCCGCCTTCTTGGTCGCCGCCGCACCGGCAGCACCCGCCTTCTTCACATCGTCGCCCCCCAGCCGTGGTTTCTCCTCACCGGCCAGCAGCTTCTCCAGAAATGCCTTGTAGGTCTTCGTCCAGACACCCACCGGCAGCTCCGTGATGCGCACCCGACACCCCTCATCGTCAAAGAACTGGTACATACCATGAGACACCACGCTGCGACCACCGACTCCCTTTGTCAGAGTTCCCCGGAAGCCATCCCACCAGGGAGACAACGTCACCCCCGTCAAGTCAGAGACGGTCCCAGACAGACGAGACCGCAGCGCCGCCACCACATCCCGTGGAGAGTAACAGGGAACAGTGGACGAATGTCCCGTACCGATACCCTCCGTTCCATTCACCAGCAGCAGCGGCAGAATCGGCATGTAATACTCCGGCTCCACCCGCTGGCCGTCATCCTCCAACCAGGTCAGCGCCGGGTCATCCTCCTTGTGGAAGAGAGTGGCCTGGATGGGCTCCAGCGCCGTGAAGATATACCTGGGCGCGGCCGAATCCTTGCCACCCTCCAGGCGCGTTCCGAACTGTCCATTGGGAGCCAACAGATTAATGTTGTTCGACCCCACATAGTTCTGGGCCATGCCGATAATGGCGCCCATCAGAGATGCCTCTCCATGGTGATAGGCCGCATGCTCCGACACGTAACCCGCCAGCTGCGCCACCTTGATTTCGGATGTCAGTCCACGCTTCCGGGCCGCCCACAGAATTTTCCGTAGAGACGGCTTGAGTCCGTCCATCAGATGCGGAATAGAGCGGTGATTGTCCTCAATGGAGAAGTGGATGAGTTCGTCATTCACAAAGCGGCTGTAGCTCACCAGCGTGCCTCCCGCCGGCACCTCAATGATGCGGTCGCGTTCGTACGTCTCCAGCCATGCTTTGCGGTCATCGGCGCGCTTCTTGTTGAACGCCATATCCACCGTGTCACGGGTGGTCGCATCCCATGTGAAACCCACAGTGTTCATGGACTTGAAGTATTCACGGCCCTCCACGGCGGTAGAAGTGCCGAGTCCCTTGTAATATTTCACGGTCCAGCCGCGCCCACCGGTCGCCTCCGCGTCCGTCTTCAGCCACGTCTCATACTCCGACGCCGAATAGAACTGGCGCACGGTCTTGCCCTTCGTAGCCTTCAGCAGCGGTGTCATCATACATGTCAGAAATGGCAGCTTCAGCAGCTCCGGCCATTCCGCATCAAACATGTTGATAAGAAGCCCCTTAATGTGTGACCCATCCACGTCCTGATCCGTCATAATCATGACGCGTCCGTAGCGGAGGGACTTCAGATCGGTATATTTCTTGCCATGAACGAGACCTAGAATCTGTTTGATGTGGGTCAGCTCCACATTGGCAGTCTTCACGACAGCCGACGCATCCCGCACATTCAGCGGCTTTCCCTTGAGCGGAAAGACACCGTACTTCTCACGCCCCACAACCGCCAGTCCGGCAATCGCCAGTGCGGCGGCAGAGTCACCCTCTGTCAGAATCAGCGTACATTGCTCCGACTTCGCCGTGCCGGCCCATGTCGCATCCTCAAGCTTCGGAATGCCACGCACAGAGGCGGTCTTCTTGCCATCCACCTTCTTGGCCTCCCGCATAAGGCGGCTCTCCAGCACTGCGGTAGCCTCCTCCAGAAGCCCGCCCTCCTTGGCCAGACGGGTCACGAACTTGTCCGATACCTCCAGCTTGGAGCCGAAGCGTGTCGCGACCGTTGTCAGTGTCTCTTTGGACTGGCTCTCAAAGTCCGGATTCACAATCGTCGCATTCACGAAGAAGGTAACAGCGTCCTTGAGCTGGGCCGGCTTGAGGTCCAACTTCTTGCCGGGCCCCTCACAGAAGGCACCCAACACTGTCCGTGCCACAGCATCCACGTGCTTGCCACCCCGCCGCGTGAAGATGCCATTCACGAAGGAGATGTGTCGGTCATCCGGCAGACTGTCTGCATGGAGATGGCGTGTTAGAACTGCCGCAATCTCCCACCGTGGTCCACATCGCTCATAGAAGACGGGCACCCCCGGCTCTGCGAAGAGACGCGCATAGGCCTCAAAGGAGGAGATCGGCACAGCCGATGCCAGGGCTCCCTCCTCATCAGATTCGGACAGAAAGACCGACACGCCGTACGCCGCCGCCAACGCGGCCATATCCACAACACGGGTGCGCAGCACATCCAGCATCTCTGCCGGAATCTTCAGCTCTGCCGAAGCATCAGTCGCCAGCTCCGGATAGAAGCGAATCAAGTCGGGCTCTGATGTCACCTCCGTGAAGGGCTTCGCCGCCGCCGTTGTCCGTGCCAACACGGGCTTGCCAATGACGGCCATGTTATCGCTGAAGGTCTGCTCATACAGAAATCGCCGTGCAGAATCACAGGTCCGTACCGTGAAGCGCCGGCTGTAGATGTTCGTCAGCTTGGCACCGAAGCCGTTCTTTCCACCGACCACCTTCTCCTCCGCGTCATCGTAGTTGGACGACGTGAGCAGGTGACCGAAGATGAGCTCCGGCGCCATCACCTTGTATTCCGTGTGCATCTCCACGGGAATACCCGCTCCGTCATTGAAGATGCGGAACATCGTGGGAGTCAGTGTTACCACAACGCGACTCACACGGGCCGACTTCTCCGTTGCACCCGCCTGCCGGACCACGTGGTCCAGCGCATTTACCACGAGCTCATCAAAGATTTTGAAGAGGCCCGGATTGTACATGAGAGATCGCCACGTCATGCGTCCCTCCGCCGGATTCCAGACCCACCGCTGCGTCTCAAGCGCCATGCGCGACCCGATGTAGCTATCGGGGCGTACAAGGATATGTTCCCGCTGGGTCAGCTTCTTATAGGAAGCCGCCGAAGCAGTTGCCGTCACAGTAGCAGTTGTTGAAGAAGCGGCCATTTTTGTATCGTCGTTACAGTCGTGAAAGGGGGTACCCTTAGGCGGCCCACACCCGGTCAAGTTTGGGGCGATCCCGACTGCGTCGGGTTTTTCTCTTGTTAGAGTGTCGCCGCAGAGTTCGCTGTCGCTGTCGCAGTCGTGCCCCTCCACTAGCAGAAAAAACAGCACCACCGCCCCCCGTAGTTGCAGTAGTAGTACCCCGAGTAGGTGCACTATTCTCTAGTTTGTTACCTTCTGTAACTTCTGTGATAATAAGTTTTTTTTCAGCAGAGGCCCAGCCCTCACTATTTATATTTAGTTCTACTTCAACAAGTGAATCATTCGGAAATCCTTCAGTTTCAAAATTAATTGTAAGTAAGTAATCAAAGATTGAATCACTTATTTTATATCGTGCATCATGTACAGAATCGATTCTTTTTAATAAATCAGGAAGTGGAGTGGTTTCATCATAGTCTCCTATAATTTCTTTTATGCCAATAAAAGCATTTGTTAGTGCTTTTTTTAGAGTCTGTGTTATTACAATTTTCCCTTTCTTAGTAGGTGTAATAGTATCTAAAATAAGTTTAGGTGTAACAGTTCGAATATATTCAGAAAAAGTATCCCATTGTGACTTTGAAACTACTTCCTCATCATCTTTATCAATAAATTCATAACCATATTTTTGGTAGATACTTGGCTCTAAATAACCACGTAAAAAACGGAACTTAAATAAAGGAAGTCTGTATTCTATTTCACCTTTTCGAATAACTGCCGTTGCTTTATCCCAAATTTTAATTATTGGAGATGGAGTAAGAGTATATTGATGAAACCGAAGTTTCAATTTAGAAGATAGGATTTGGAGGAAATCTGTCATTGAACCCGATACGTCTGGAATAACTGGATAAAAACAATGAGGCTCATCTTCTTTACGACTATTCTGCCGGATTATACTATCACCCGCATTAAATTGTCCTGTATTATTATTATATATTATATGAACACATGAATTTTCACTATCTTCACTATCTTCGGTATCTTTAAGAATAATAAATAATATATATTGTGAAGAAACTTTAACGTATAATATACATTTATGGATAGATGGACTGGCCGATTCATTTGGTGTATATTGAATTGTTAGAGTAAATTGTTTTTTTTCAGGAGTATTTTTTTTGAGTGACTCATTAATAAATGTAAAGACTGTATCCAAAGTATCAATTTCCCTTTTAGCAATCTCCCCGTATTCGGTTGCTGCTGCTGCCATATGTCTTTCTATATATTAGAAAGAATTTACAAAATACCAACAGTATACATCTTTCTATATCAATTTGCACCAATACATCATAACTTAAGGGCGCTAGAAAGATATGAGATAAAAGAATATAAAAATGGAGAATCGTATAGCAGCACGCAGGAATGAATTTACTACTAAAATAATTGACGGGTGTATTAAGAATGATTTGCTTGAAACAACTCCGATTACACGACTCCATTTTAAACTGGCGAATGGAGAATATGCGCGCGTATTCGTGATGACAGTTACCCATGAAGAGATGCGAAATATACAAATTTGTGAAGGGTGTGTGATTGTAATAGATAACGATTATACATTAAAGTATATTGACATTACCTTGTTAGGCGGTTTTGAACAAGAAGAGTATAGTTTTGAGGAATGGTGTGATATTCCCAACTCTGAAAAAGTAAAAGGAAATTACGACCGTTATATATCCACCGTTGTATATGAATGTATAATTGGAGGAGTGTCTGCTATTTTGTAAACATAGAAGTTACACATTGAAAGAAACCGCACACCCCAACAGAGGACTCCGAACTAACATGAAAGAAATCACACTGGTGATGATTCGTCACAGCAAATCCTGCACGAACCACCTTCGTGATGTCGCCGGCACACACGTTGTTGACCATCCGTTAGTCGCCGCCAGCCAACAGATTCGTGACCCGGCACTGTCAGTCCACGGAGCCGCCATGGCCCGTGCCTATGGACCGACACTCCGTGCCTGCCTTCAACGACTTGGTCTTCCGCCGCTGTTAGACTCTTCTGTAGCAATCGGTAATAGTGGTCTCCGCAGAGCACGGGAAACGGCATCTCTTCTATTCCCTACAATTCCAACCGCCGACCTAGTCCATTTTCCGCATATCAAGGAGTTCGGCAACATTCCGGAAAACACACCGTCCCGTCTCCGTCGCGACCGCCCCGATTTCCGCGCCTTTCTGCGGCATCTCCACGGACTCCCTCAGACCACGTTCATTGTGGTAGCACACGGTTCGTTTCTGCGGTCCGAAGCCTGGCCTGCTGTGGCACCCCGGCGTCCTCATCATGCCCGCTTCGGCAATCTGGATGCATTTGTCGTGCGAACCAAACTTACAGAGGATGGACGACTCCTGTCACCGCGTACAACGGACCTGCCCTGGCGCGGCGGAAAACCCCGTGGAGCGGACCGCTGTAGCCGGCGCGTTGAGCGGCTTATCGCACGTCACACACAAAAAAATCGGCGTGGAGAGTAAGGGATGGCAACGGAAGGCGGAGCAGCGGGTGGTGCAGCAGCAGAAGGAGTTACAGATACTTTGATTACTAGTCCAATACCCTATCCAGAATTAAATAAATTAAGAGAAAAATTTAGTGAATTTAAAAGAGACCCAACTAGTCCTTTACCCATATTTGAGGTATTTCCCCCCGAAAAGGTTGCAGGGGGTGTTTCCCCTGCGGACATAACACGTGTTAATCAGCTCTATCAAGATCTTCTCCATGATTTATATATTGCTGGGGAAACAGAAACTTATATTATTGTGAAAATACTTTCAAGCAATATGAGCTATAATTATGAAAATATAAAAGTTTATTTACGTAATAAATACAAAAGCTATACAGAGGGAGAACGAGCACTTCTTCTAGGTCTCTTTTGTAAGATATATGCACTACATGAAAATATTGTAGCTATGTCAATGGAATGGCCGCCATATAATTATCCAGTGGATGGGCCCCTGTTAGTTGATGTTCATGGATATAAGAAAGAGACAATTCATGAAGCAGATATTCGTGTTTTAATTGAGCTTATGAACATGACACATGATTATAAAGAAGGTACTGGAAAATCACTGAACGATTTTCGTAAGGATTTTCAGGCGATTACCAACGACCTTGGACAAACAGTAGATTATGAAAAAATATTTAATAAAAAGTTTCTTGATAAAACAACTGGGAATAAAGAATTTGATAGTGTAAATACTCTTAAAAATCTGTACAAAGAATCTCAGTTTGATTCAAAATCAACAAAAATTTTTGTTGAAGGACAATCATCATTTCAACGATTATTTGGCGGTGTATTCTTAAATAAATATTTTCCATCTCTATTTGATATTCATCTAACACTCCTAAATTCATCAAGCTTTGGAGAAAATGGTCAGACCGGGTTTGTTGGAGGACAAATTCCAACGTTCCTTATACGTGATATTGCTAATAATTACCTTAATCGAAATCAAATGTATTTTTGTTTTATTCCAAGATGCGCTGATATTTCGGCAGGAGTACAAGAAATACTAAATTTTCCAGCATTAATGGCACTTGATGTTACATCGGGTGACCAGATACCATGGATACAATTTAATTATTCTTTCCCAAAGTCTATGTTGTGTAACCGATTTGAAGATAATATGTTTAAACTATTGGGGAACTTCCAAGGTAGGCGCGCAGAAACATTGCCACATCCCGATTTATTAATTGGAATATCAAGAGGTATTGTAGATGCAAATCCTCTTATTGAAACATTGTGGCCAGAATGGTTTGACTCAATTCAAAGGGGTAAGTGGCTTGATGCTGTTTTATATAGATGGAGAACTGATATTAATGCTATGCCCTATGAATCCCTTTATGAAAAAACAATGAAAGATGCACAAGAAATGTTTTATTCTTATGCTAAAAATAATATTACACCTTCATTTGAGGGGGAAAAACAATTTTTAAATGTAGTACGTCCAGCAAAAGAAACAAAAGAAATTATCTTACATTCTCTTGGCCCGAATATGAAACCAGTTGTGTCTCTCATTTCAGAAAAGTTAGCTCAACTGAACAAGAATGCCAATACGAATGTCAATGCAGCCTACAATCGGTTTAATCAGAGAGTGCGCCCCCTTCTCCAAGGGTCTGCCGCTGCCTCCGTGAAGGCCCGCAACCGTGGATTCTTCACCGGTGAATCCAAGAACAGTTACCGACGCACACTCAAGGGGAAGCTCTACAATCTCATGCGTAACGCCGGTGCCCGTTTCACGACAGAGGATGCAATTGCCGAACTCCAATATATTTTTGACCTGTCTCATAATAGAACAGTTTCAGACCGTGTTGTCTATGAACGCATGAAGGATTGGGTTACTCGGTATGTTACCAACAAGACATCTCCCCGTGACCACAGTCTAGATGGAATTGCTAACTTATTCATCAATGTTACTCCTACAATGAGTCGTGCCGATCTCCAGCATGTGATTGCGGAAGCAATCCGTATGGCCCATCCTAACAATCTGCCGAGTCGTAAGGAGGATATGACGAAATCCCTTCGACGGGTTCTATTTAATCCAAAGAAGCTGACACGGGGTGCAAATCTCTACAAGGAGCTGGACAGGCTTCGTACGACGTATCGGAATGTAGTAGAACAGAATTCGAGTGTGGCGACTGAATTGACGAAGGTCGTCCCACCGCCGAAACGTGGTTTCTTTTCACGGACATTTGGAGGACGTAACATGGACTACAATTCCGCAATTCAGAAAGCGGCGCAGAATGTGCTGCGTTCATTGGAACAAGAGCCTAAAATTTCCCAAAATACAGGAGGCGCGGCTGCTTTCCCATCTGCAATAGGAAAGATGGGTCCTCCTGTATCAGCCCCAAGTATACTTCCTGCTACACAAGGACAACCTGTTACAGTTAAGCAGGCGATTGTTCGGTATAGGAAACCGAAGGTGGGACAAGGCGGGGTGGCGGCCGACATGGAGGATACCTATAATCTACTAACGCTGACAGGGAGTATAGCCAGAAAGACAGGCATTAATCCCTCTAATTACGAAGGGGTTAAGAAGCTTAACGGCAAGAATAGGACAGGCCATGTAACAGATGAGCAGTTGGCACAGCTGGGTGGGCGACGCAAAACCGCCCGCCATTCTAGAATGGGTCGTCGTCACCGCCACCAAAAGACACGCAAACAGAGGGGCGGTGCTGCCACATCCATGCCACTGGCCTGGTATCAGCAGGGCGCACAGTTCCAGGGAACGGTCGCGGATCCAACCGGTGTTGGTCTGGCGGGAAGTAACGCGGCCTGGGCGCGTTCAGCGCTGCCGGCACAGGGAGGGGGTCGCCGCAGAAGCCGTAGGGGGCACAGCCAACAGATGGGAGGCTTCTATCCAAGCATCATGGGCGCCGGCTTCGCATCTGCCGGAATGCGTCTTCTTCCTGCAGCGGCGTATATGGGTTACAACCAGATGGAAAGCTATAAGAAGCAAAAGACCCACCGGCGGAGTCGTAAATAAAGCATACCATAAACAATAAGAGGAGGGGTTCTCCAAAAATTACACTGTTTTAGATATAAAAACAGGAGAGGTCACGGAGAAAGGCTATCGCCAGATAGTCTGACTGTCGTCAGACTGAACCTGGGTTCTCCGCGTCCAAACCTAAAGCCACACACCCCGGACCCCCAGTAGAATGGAACTTGTGCCGGTTGCTCCCTCTTCCGATTATCTCTTCCGCATCCGGACGGTCAAGGCTGCTCCCTTTCGGACGCTGACAGAGGCTATCAAGGAAATCCTAACGGAAGCGAACCTGGAGATTGACCGCACGGGCATCAAAATCATGGCTCTGGACGGCACCCACACCATCATGGTCCATCTTCGCCTCCGCGCCGACCGGTTTGATGAGTATTACTGCCCCGAGAAGCACGTGCTGGGTATCAACATGATTAACTTCTTCAAGCTGGTGAAGATGATGTCCAACAATGAGAGCCTGGTTCTCTATATGAAGAAGTCCGACACCACGCGTCTGGGGATTGAGATTCTGAATGCCGACAAGCAGATGGTCACGAACTTCCAGTTGAATCTGATTGAGCTGGACATCGTTCATATTCCCATTCCACCCGTGGACCTCAACATCATCACGATGCCTTCTACCGATTTCCAAAAAATCATTCGCGACATGCACACGCTGGGCGAAACCGTGGAAATCCAGTCGGCCAGCACGGAGTTGGTGTTCCGCTGTAAGGGTGATTTCGCCGAGCAGGAGACAGTCTTTACCATCGGCTCCAATGGACTGTCACATACGCATGCGACCACGGATGACATTATCCAGGGGAATTTCCTGCTGAAGCATCTGGTGCTCTTTACGAAATGCACGAGTCTGTGTTCAGAGGTCGTTCTGTATCTGAAGAACGACTATCCGCTCATCACAGAGTATTCAGTGGCAGGGCTGGGCGAAATCAAGCTGGTGTTGGCACCCGCACTCAAAAAGCCGGAGGAGGCGTGAGGGGAATGTGACTGTCCGTGATGTATCAATAGAGCAGGATTTTTTCTTTCTGTTCTATCGGTAGGAAGAGGATGGCTACTATTAGTAATCTAGCTGCAAAATGGTATGTTACTCGATTTCCTTCTTCAAATCCACATAAAGGATCAGTTTACGCAGCGGCAAATCTTGCTGGTTCTAACACATTCCATGGGTTGGCAGTAAGCGCGGCCACTGGCGCACTTGGTCCTTCAAATTCTTTCCTTCAAATGAAAATGATAGATGAACCAGACCTATTTTATTTAGAAGAGCTTGGAAAAAAGGTAGAAGAATATGAGCAAGAGAAGGAAGACAAAAAGGAATTTGGTATGCAAGTTAGAAATTATTCCTATTCAGCAAAAAGGGGACCTCTTCTTACAAATCCAGTCTTTTTGGAATTTTGGCAAAAAATGGAACACATGTCTCTTTTGTTTCGAGGAACTTATTCTCCAAAAGGTCAGCCAGATATATGGGACCCATCCTTTAAAGCTGTCATTGCTACTTCTAGTGACCCAGCAATGGCGGATTTATTTGCACTAAAAGCATTTAGTAAGGTGAATCCACATATTGAATACACCGGTCATATGTATCTACTTATTGTGGCGCCTGGTGTTCAGTATATTGATGTAAAAAACCAAGCAATTATACCTTCTTTAACAGGACATATAGTTCATTATTATACACCAATCTTCAAGTCACTTGTAGGTCCAACAATTCATGAGGAAGATGAATATGTTCTTTTATCAAATCCGAATGTGAAGATTATTTTTGATTCACCGCTTTTACCAACGGCAACCTTTAAAGAACATAATGAGATTGTAGTTCCTAGTTTTAATCACATTGTTGAAATAGTTTTAAGAAACAGAGAAATACCAATCCATAACATACTGAAGGATATTTCTGTACCCAAAATATTCAAAGCAAACCCTTTCTTATACCCATTTGAAAGAACTGAATCATTTAATCCAGAAAAAAGACAAGATTATCATGTAACAAATATGCAATTTCATATTGCACTTTATGGTTTTGATGGAGTTATTGGTGGAAGTCGCTCTGTAAAAGTTGTAGGGGCTCCTGCTGGTAGTAATTTGACGTTTGAAACCCAGTCAAATAACATCTTTATAGAACGTCCTGTGTGGAACACAATTTCACCGACCATGACGTCGCCATTTGCTGCTACAACTGGAGGTGGGAGTGCTGCGGGTGGAGCCGGCATGGCTGCTGCGGGTGGAGCCGGTATGGCTGCTGCGGGTGGAGCCGGTATGGCTGCTGCGGGTGGAGCCAGTATGGCTGCTGCGGGATCGGTGTCATCGCCGTTTGACGATTATAATGATGATGATGGTGGAAGAACCCCTAAACCTATAACGGGGCCACCACCTGGAAAAGTGAAATCATCTGGTCAGAAAGGAGCACCATCCAGCGGTATGATTAAATCATCTCCATTTGCCGTGGCAGCTGCCAAAGCCCGAAAAGAAGCTTTTGCAGCAACAAGCAGAGGCGGATACCGACGTACACGAACAACCAAAAGAAGTCACCGTCGCACACAGAAACGTAATCACAACAAAAGGTGACCGGGCCTAAAACCGCCACCCCCCATATACCAACAACGATGTCTGCTTCCACTTCTGTTACGCCCGTTTCTTTCGCCACGGTGGCCTCTGCACCACCTACCGCGCTACCAACGCACCCAATTGGGTCTGGCCCATGGACGTTCTATTTCCATGAATCAGATGATAAGTCCTGGGGCGCGGATTCTTACAAGAAAATCCAGTCCGCTGGCTCCTGGGAGGGGCTCGGCACACTTCTCCGTGAGCTCGGTCCCACGCGGATTATGGGTGGAGTCCTGAAGGTAATGCGCGGTGACACCTCTCCACTGTGGGAGAACAAGGTGAATATCCGCGGAGGTGCCTACTGTCTGAAGATTCCCCGCCGTACCGCTGTGGAGGTGTTCACGCGCTACCTAGCCGCCGCCGCCGCCGAATGTGCCACCACGGACCCCGCCGCCAATCCGATTGTGGGTGTTACAATCTCCCCCAAGCGTGGCTTCTGTATCATCAAGGTCTGGAATCTGGATGCCGCAAAACACAAGAGCCCTGCCGATATTGCCATCCTTCATGAGGATGTACGCACGGAGGAGATTCTGTATCGCGCCCATGTGGAAGCCCCGATGTAAGTGACATATCCCCTTTCGCCGAATACAACTAAGAAAAGAAGTAGAATCTAAATTCTCCTTCTTTTGTTAGAGCACAACATGTGGCTGTATTTTATGGATAGGAAAGAACAACAGACGTTCATCAATAATACAGTGTATCCAACATCGGAGCATGCAACGGTTGCGGCACTCCAAGTCGGACGCGCTCTTGACCGGGAAGGACATGTTTATCCACTTGAGAATCCCTCTGACAAGCATCGCTCTACCTTTCTTCTGTTTGAGTCCCCCCGTGTCATGATTTATCTCATGCGCCTAGTGAATGTGTCTCCTTACCGAATATAATTCACGTGCGCAACAGAGCCTCCGCCACCCGACGCCGGTGCCGTATCCACAATAGAGCCCGTCGTTGCATCAATCAGCATCTCCTCACCATCCCGCCGTGTTACCACGATATGACCCTGCGGAAGCCATCCTTTTTGATGCGCAAAAAGACCCAGAGCTGCGGCAACAGGCGGAGTCGGCGCACTACTCACACGTAGCTCCGTAAAGAAGTCCGTGAGGTCCCGCTCTTCACCACCGGCTTCCAGAGCACCCAGCCACGGCCACCGAATGCCGCGACCGACTATAGTTTCCCGTGAGCGATAGAGCATATGGCGGGGTGCATCATAGACCCACGCAATCTGGTCCATGTCAAATCTGGGACCCGCATCGACCCACTGTCCGCTCTGCAGAAGAAACATGGTCCGGGGTTCGTACCGGTAGAGAATGCGATAGAAAAGCGCGGCACGCCACCGACGCATGCGGGCGGTCCATGCCTCTGCAGCCCACTGATACCAGGCGGCCATTGTCATCCAAAAGCGAAACCAGCTCATCTGCTAGTTCGCCAAGAGACTGCGTCTCTAAGTCGTGTCACAGGAGTCGCACTGGCTATGGTGATGAGGGCAGTAGGGACAACCGGGTGCGCCACATCCTCCGCAGGGTGGCAGGTCATCCTTTCTCTTTTTGTCACACCCGTGGTCTCTATCAGAGCGCCCACACTTCACCTTCTCCACATTCTGGATGCGCATGCTACTGGCGAACAGGGCAACCGCCAGAAAGAAACAGACCAGCAGCACCGGGATGAGCATCAGCACCCAGGCCAGTGAGTCCAGGCCACCGTAACAGAGACCCTGGAAGACCGCAGTTCCGACGGCCCCAACGGCGAGCCACCACATGACGGACTGACCCGCACCGACTGCTAGATGGTATAATACACCCGCTACCGATATCAAAAGAATGGCCAGCGCAGGTTGGCACAACATTCTATTCATATCACAGGTTATGGTTAGCGCTAGCCTTTCCAATAAAGATTAGTCTAGAGTATTTTCTAGTTTGTCTAGAGGATAGTTTAGTTGAGAGATTTATGATAGCCACTAGCCACTAGTTTACCGTGCCGCTGCAAGGAACACGGGGCGACCCTCCACAAACTTACCGACCTCATCGCCGACATCATCGTCACCCACGACAGTGTAGAGCTTGTTGGTCTTGACATCCAGCCAGTAGGCACGACCGCGGAAAATCTTCTTCTCAACCTCCATGCCCTCTTCCTCCTCCTCTTCCTCTGTAACCTCCTCTTCTACCGCTTCCTCCACCTCCTCTTCCTCAGTAGTCTCTTCCTCCTCTACCTCTTCCTCTACCTCCTCTTCCTCTACCTCCTCTTCCTCTTCCTCAGTAGTCTCTACTTCTTCTTCTTCCTCTTCATAGTCCAGCACATGAGAAATAGTAGAAGGCTTCTCCTCCACTACAAGTGTAGGTAGGGCAGGGGGCTTGACCGGTGCTGCTACAGGAGCAACCACCTTCACTACAGGCACAGGTACAGGCACAGAGACAGGCACAGAGACAGGCTCTACCTTTATGGTAACAGGCTTCTCAACCACTGACACAATCTCCACTTCTTCAGTCGCAGCGGTCGGCTCAGGAGGAGTCACAACAATGGCGGCAACCGCGGCCACGACTGCAGCATCCGTCGCGAACTCATCCAGCGCATCCAGAATCTGTGCCGCCAGCTCTGCATCACCGGGACGTGTCTCCCGTGCCATCCATACCTTCAGCAGACGCTGGGAATCTGCCTTCACCTGCTTCCAGGCACCTGCCCCCTCCGGCTGAATCTTTGCCACAATCTCATCCAGGCCCTCATGGAGGGCAACAGTACGTGCTGTTTCATCCGCAGCATACACCTTTGCCAGGTGAGCAACAAGAGTGCGGTAACGTGTCTGAGTATTCATCGTAGAGCTCATCGTAGTAGGCTACCCAACAGCGGCCTTAAGCGCCTTCAACTTTGCGTTACCCCTTATACCGTCTTAATACCCATACACCACTCCAGCGTCGCCTCCTTTTCTGCAATCGGCTTCGTGCGCCGCAGACGCAGCCCCTGTGCACCCGGTCGATTCATACGGTCCATCTCCCACGGGATAAAATTGTTCTTCACCGTCGCATCATAGAAGTCAATTGGCTTCGTATCCATCACCTGGGTAATGGAAATCATCGGCGGTGTCATGACATCCACGCGCATCCGCTTCTCTCCCACCAGGCTTCGGTACTCCGTAATGTCCAGATTCCCGCCGAAGAGACGCAGAACAGCCCGCGGGGATGCCAGACGCACCGTTTCAGACGCCCCACCCGCATACAGCCGATTCAGTAGCGCATACCGCTCCCACTGAACATGAGAGTCAAGCCGCTCATGGAACAGATACGCCGCCGCACATTCGGGGCAACAGAAGTTTCCATAGACGTGCCAGATATCCTCCTGAATCTTGACGGGAATCACACACGGCGCACCACGGAATGCGTGACAGTCCCAGAAACAGGCCACCTCCGTGGTTTCAGGAAGGCGCTGGTCACGATTCGCATCCAGATACCGAATCATGAGTTTCTCTGAATAATACATTGGCAGAGAGGGACGGCTCAGCGCAGCACCAACGGTTGGTGCCTGGGCCTTCTCTTCATGAAGGAGAGCCGACGGCATCTCCTTTTCGCTGTCAGGCTCTGTAACAGAGGTCACATCAGCTCCGCCCCCAGAGTTGAATGACACAAACCGGTCCGATGCATCAAAGGGTGTTACCATATTCACGGTGCCACCAAAATCGCTGACTGCAACACTGGCAAACAGGTCGCACTCAATATCTGACATCCGAATCGGCATGTGCGCAATCAGCGGGCGCGGCTCCGTTGAAGTGAGAGAGCCCACGATACCATCGGGTGTAACTGTTGCGACCACGGGTGGCTTCCGTGCTGCCGCCGCACCGCTGCTTGGCTTCTTCTTGGAGCGACTGGCCGAAGGGGCAGGCACTGTAGGGGCCGGCGCAGAAGGCATCTCTTCCACTAGCAGGCTAGGAACGGGAGCAGATGCCTGTGCTAGGATGGTTACTGTTACTTCTTCAGTCGGCGTAGCAGTAGCCTTCTTGGTACGCGGGGCACGTTTTGCCGTAGCGGGCTTTGATGACGAAGACTCCATTGACCTGATGAACCCAAGGGTTGTTTAGACTCTTTTAAGAATCCCCCCCACTGCGAATCTAAACACCCTGCCCCCTCCGACCGTCTAAGGGAATGGATTCCGCAAGGCCATGGACAGATACCTATAGACCTCAGCATCTTGCGGATATAACCGGACAGGACACACTCAAGGCGTTCCTTCAGCGTCTAGTGGCCGGCGGAATTACCCGTGCTCCCCATCTGATTCTCCATGGCCCACCCGGCACCGGCAAGACGAGTATTGCGATGGCCTTCGCAACCGACCTCTATCCGACAGTCCCCGGTCCCATTGCCACGATGTATCTGAACGCCAGCGACGAACGCTCCAAAACCACGGTACGGGAACGCATCTGTGAGTTTCTGCGCACCTCCTGGATTGGTGTTACCCGCAAAATCGTCATTCTGGACGAAGTGGAAACAATGACAACCGATGCACAACTGACACTCCGTGCTCTGATGGATGCGCCTCTAGTCCCGGGCACACCGCTGCCACTCTTTCTGTTTCTCTGTAACACCCTGAGTCGGATTGTGCCGCTCATTCGGTCGCGGGCGCTGGCTCTCTTCTGTGGGCATCTAACAAGCGGACAAATTCGGGGGCTCCTCCAGACGATTCAGACGGCCGAAGGACGCATGGATACACTGCTGCCCTCTCCGTTGGCTTGTCTGTTGAATCGGGGTGACATGCGCGCCTTCCTCCAACGGGCACAGGCCGGCGAAGACCCGAATGCCTGGCTTCCGTGGCTCCAACGTCTTCTGAATGCTCCACCGACCCGTTCGGAAATTGTTTGGACCGATGGCCTGGAGCGCGCCCCCGCCTGGATTCTGGTGCGCCACGTGTTAGCCTTCGCGTATGGGCTCAATCTTCCTGCAGTTGTCGGTCCGACAGTCTGGAATGCCTGGCTCCGTGCTTCTCTCACGGCACGTACGGCATCGGCACTTGGCACGGCATGGGGACCTGTTACTGCCCAACTAAGGAGTCATTCGCTGTAACCAAATGTGACCGCCCCGCCAGGCACCTAAGGCCACCCCGCACCGACCTAAACAAGATGACTTCCGTGACGGCGACTCCCTTGCGCATTAGTACGATGACAGTGACCGGCGATTTGGGTGCTATCCCCAATCTCCGTCGTCTGTATGAGCACCCTGGCATCATTCCCTATTGGTGGATTGGTGAGGGAATTCTGAAGATTGAATTTGCCGGTGAGCGGAAAGGACAGTGTATGGAGGATATCCTCCATGTTAGCACGAAGGAGAAAAAGCGCTTCTTCAATCAATCGTCACTGGTATTTCGACTGGCTCTTCCTGCTATTACCTCTGGTTGTGGAACAACCAGTTTCAAAGAAACCAACATCAAACTCTTCAAGAACGGTGGCTTCCAGATGACGGGCATCAACAGTGAAGAGATGGCCCGCTCCGCACTAACACGCCTGATTGCCATGTATCGCGACATCTGGCCTGCAGATGCGACCCCGCACATCAAGAAGTTTGACACCTGTCTGATAAACTCCGATTATGCAATTCCCGATAAGGCCATTCATCGGGACCGTCTTTATCACATTCTGGTGGAGGAATACGGCATCTGGAGCACCTATGACCCCACACGCTATCAGGGTGTAAATGCGAAATTCTTCTGGAACAAGGCCCGTCCGGCAGATGCGCCTCCCGGTATTTGTCTCTGCCCGGTGCCCTGCTCTGGTGATGGAGCCGGTTACGCCATCGGTGACTGTAAGAAAATCACCATCGCACCTTTCCGGACGGGCAAAATCATCATTACGGGTGCGAAGTTCATGGAGCAACTGGAAGATGCCTACGCTTTCATCAACGGAGTCTTCACAAAACATGCCGACGATGTTCTCCGTGACCCGGTAACAGATGTTCCCGATACGCCGGCTCCGAAATCGAAACGTCTGACGGCACCCCTCACGACGCCCGAGGCCCTGGTCCGACAGAGAATGCGCACAAGTCCCCGGAATATTGTGCGACTGTCACTTCCTGCTAACACGGGGCCCACTGCGGCAAGTGATAACGGGCTAGCGCTATCCAATAAAGTTTAGACTAGAGTAATTTCTAGTTAGTCTAATTTACTGTCGCATAGTGACTGTTAATTAGAGTGTCTAGAGGATAGTTTAGTCGACAGATTTATGATAGCCACTAGCCCACTGCGGCAAGTGATAACGGGCCCACTGCGGCAAGTGATAACGGGCCCACTGCGGCAAGTGATAACGGGCCCACTGCGGTCAGCACCACGTAAAACATCCCGGCAAGCCAAACAGAATGAGTGCCGCTGCCATCCCCCCTGCCGGAGCTACTGCCGTCGCCGCTGCTCCCGTAGAACTCCCTCTAGAGAAGACTCTGATGAACGCCGCCAAGCTGGCGATGGCAGAGGACAAGCCCATCCTTTTGGACTATTACAAGGATACCCGCTCTGGTACGGCCTTCCTGGGAGAGGACAAGGATACCAAGGAGCAGATTCTGTTCAAGAACGCCGATGAGTACACGAGCCCCATCCAAAAGAAGTTCCGGGTCCAGGACGCGACGGGCACAAAGACGGAGTATCTGTTTGTCACGGAGAACTCCATCTATATTGTTCATGGTGCCATCAAGAAGAAGGAGATTAGCGCAGTGTTCTAAGTATCCCCATCACAAAATGTGACACCCTGGCCCGGGCACACCTGCTTCCACCGGTACGATGTCAGCAACCACCTCCCTAGATGGATGGCTAGGGCGTATTCCAGCAAAGATAGACCCCCGCGCTCTGTCACCCGTCCGCATGCCCGGCCACCGGGCAGACCCAACCCACATCGTGTTTGGAGTTCTTGGAACCCGAAACAAGATGTCCTATGAGGACTTTGTAAGTCAAATTCTGAACCCCACCGTGGAAGTCTGGGGTCTTCCGGCAGAGATAGTGGCTCCTGCCGATGGAGAATCCGCCGAAGTGTTACAGGCCTGGGCTGCCCACCACAAAATCCCGGTCTGTCTGGTGGCGGCCGATTGGACTCGGAACGGTAAGCGTGCAGGTCTCTTGCGGGATGCACGGATTCAGCGGGAAGCCACACACATGATTCTCCTCCAGGGGCCGCGGTCCAATGCGTTGGCAACTCTGGCGGGGCGTCTCCAGCGGAAGAGTCGCCCCGTTGTAATTAGTGAGCGCCCCGGCACGTCAGTTCAAATCCCGGGTGTCAAGCTAGAAGAATAGAAGCCCAATGTAGAGACAATGGCCCGCCGTCATCACCGGAAACACAGCCGCAAGAGTCACAAGCGTCGCAGCCATCGCCGCCGCACTCACCGTCGCCAGCATGGCGGCGGTAACTCTTGTGCTGCCCTTCCCGTGAATCGTGAATATTTTGCCCAGCACGGAGGCATGGCACCGTATGTTGCCGCAGGTGGAAGTGACTACCTGATTGATGCCGCCACCCGCGTCCAGGCGCAGGTTGGCTCTCTGGATTCTGCGTTTGCAGAGCTGCCATCCGTGATTCCCCGCCAGGGTGGAGGCCGTCGCCGTCACCGTCGCTCTAGCCGTCGCGCCAGTCGCCGCACCCGTCGCCGGCAGCGTGGGGGCATGTATGCCTTTCAGGGCCCCTCTATGCTCCTGACATCCGCCGAATATGCGAAGGATGGCACGAACCCACAGTTCCACACAGAGGGAGAGGTGAATTCCCTCTACCATTTCAACAAGGGACCTCAGTAATACGCTCCGCCCGATAGGCCCCTGCTCCTGTAACAGGAGCCACCCACTCCGGCCACACAGATTGTAAGGCACGCCGTTGTTCTTCCGACCACGCGCCCTGCGAATCATCCTGAACCCGACAGACCAACAGAAGGTCCCCAAAATCAGAGCCAGACCGAAGCGGCATACCCCATCCCGGTACCCGCAGCACTTCCCGGTCCCGCACGATGCCACCTTCCCAAACAACGGGTACTGCCTCCCCCGATGGATGGCCCGACAGAGACCGCTCCCATCCCAAGAGGGACTCGGCCACTGTCAGTGTCACCTCTACAACCAACCCCGACCCACGACGCTCCCAACCTGTCCCACTGTCAGTTGCCGCAGCCCGCAGCACTAATACGACATCTCCCGGACGCTCAAATTCGGGTGATTCCGAACAGGCTTCCGGAAAAACAATCCGCTCTCCCTCTGCCATGCCCCTCTGAATCTGAACATCCAGCGTCTTCTCTGTCTCTGTCACACGCCTTCCCGCACAATCCGCACACGTGGAAGTCGCTTTCTCACCTTCGCCCTGACAGTCGGTACACGGCTCCTGTGATGCAATCATAATCGGCCCCATCTGTTGGCGCACGACACGGAAACACCGACCTCCACACGCACCACAGGGACGGAGATCCTTGCCACCGCGGCCTCCACAGCCTTTACAAAGAACATCCCGCTTCATGTGGAGCGTGAAGATCTTGCCGGCCCAGAGCTCCGCCAGTGACACACCGATTTCATGAACCTTGTTGGGGCCGCGTTCCCGTCGCATGGCGGCGCGCTGGACCGGCATGCCCATTCCCATTCCCATTCCACCCCCGCCAAACATCATGGGAATCGGAATTCCACCTGGCACGCCGAAGCCACCTCCAAAGAGGGAGCCCAAGAGTTCCGAAATATCCGGCGGTGGAGGAGGTGCCTCTCCGCCCTGTGGTACGCGCCCCGTGCGGTCATATTCCGCCCGCGCATCGGCATTGGACAATACGGTGTAAGCCTCATTCACGGCCTGGAACTTCTCTTTGGAGCCGGTGGGCTTATCGGGATGGGCTACTAGAGCTGCGCGCTTGTAGGCCTTCTTTAGGTCCTCCGCAGTTGCGATTCTCTCTGCTCCCAGGATGGCGTAGAGATCCGGACCCTTGTTAGCACTCATTAAAAGAGCTTTCTCAAATCCCCTTAGATTGCCCCATTCCCTCCTGCCTAAACTTCCACACCCATCCGCCTCACCAATGGACGCCATTCTGGGGCAAACCGAAGCGGTCACCTTCCTCCGCAGCCGTCTCACAGCCCCACCCCATCTGATTCTGTGGGGCCCCACGGGTGTTGGTAAGACGATGCTGGCCAATGCCTGGATTGCTGAGCAACTGGCCGCCCAGGGTGTTACAGACCCCGCCCAGCAGGCAGCCATGACACTCCGTCTCAGCTCTGCCGATGAGCGCGGCATTGCCGCCATCCGTCAACGCCTCACTGAATTTGTGCGACAGCGTCGTCCCATTCCAGGAACAACCGCCTGGGTGCTGTTTGATGACGCCGACAATATCAACGGCAAGGACCATGTGGTTGTTCAACAGGCGCTCCGCCGCATCATGGAGCTCAATGCCCACCAGACCCGCTTCTGCTTCATTGCCCAGAGTCCGGAGCATTTCATTGAGCCGATTCAGAGCCGATGTGTCATTCTCCAGCTCCATCCCGTCATGCTTCACACATGCGCTGCCACACTTGCCGCCAAGGAGGCACCTGCATCAAAGCCAACAGAGGATGCCCTCCAACTCATGGCTGCGCTCTGTATGGGAAATGTCCGGCAGTTCGTCCTCATCTGTCGTGCGCTGCCACCCGGCCCCGTCAGCGTAACCGATATACAGCTGCTCGTGAATGCGCCCCCTGTTACTTTGCTTCAGCGACTACAGACCGCCACGATTCATCGGGACATTGGTGGTGTCACAGAAGCCATTCTGGCACTATGGAGCCGCGGCTACAGCTTTGAGGATATCGTCGCAATGCTGGAAACTGTCGTGCGTATTTACAGCCCTCTTCTGACGGATGAGCAACAGTATGTACTCCAGTGCTGCGCAGAGGGACATATCTGTCAGATTCTAAATCGCACGACGCTGTTAGACCTCATTGGAGTGTTTGTACCCACTCCATACCTGTAAAAAGTGATAGCCCCACACGCTGCCCGTGACCCCCGGTACGATGCCCACCCGCCGTACTGTCTTTCTCACCGGCCTCACCATCTTTGGAGCCTTCACCCTAGTTGGCGGTATCACCTGTATGTCACTGGAGATACCAGCAGCGGGGGTTCCTCTCATTCTTGCCTTTCTGGCCTCCTCTTTCTGTTATCTGGAGCGCAACTGCTCTGTATGGAACAGTCCTCTCCATCACAAATCCAGGCTACAGATTCTCACACATACAGTCACTCCTCCCGCGATACCCGAACATGTTACAGTGGAAGTTCAGCCACTGTCATTCGAATCTAAACCTCCACCAAACAATCCCTCTCCAGAGTAAGGGTATTTCTGTTCGCATTTGTCGGAATGCAATATGCACAGTTCCGAATGATACCGCCTTTGACGAAAGTCAAAGAGCTGTTTCAACAGCTCACAGCGACCGAATTTTGTCAAGGTGCTACGTGGAGCACCTGGGTCCCACATCCAAACAGCGCCCCCTTTGAAGTTTTTCGTCCCTACATTCGCCCCAGCCACCAGACTCTTCTCAATACTGTGGTTGCTGCCGGTCCTGCCGCATATCCTCTTCCTTTCCTCCGACAGCTATTACGTCCCCATGGATACCGTATTGAAGCAACCGCCGCTGGGTGGATTCTTCATGAAAAGAGCGACAATGGAAAGGGCATTGTTACTCTTCACACGAAAGTGGCCCATATTACGTGGGATTAATTCTTTTTGATGAATTCCTCATTAAATACAGTCGTATTTAATTAGATATTCCTTTGCGAAGTCGGCATCAATGCGATGCCTTTCAAGTCGGCATCAATGCGATGCCTTTCAAGTCGGCATCAATGCGATGCCTTTGCCCACTGTGCCCACACAAACGGCGCCTCCAGAATCTGCTCAACGGACATCCGCGTGAACCATAACCACGGGGATGCCCGCTCCAGACCATCCCTTCCATCGGGAAGAGGTACCCACAGCCCATCCTTCGTGCTGCCATTGGGCCAATCCGTTTCGCCCAACAGCGTGTCCAGCTCCAGACGCCGTCCGTAGCGGTCACGACTCACTTCGCCGCTCCGATCCACACGCACAATGCCGCTACAGTGTTTGTCCCACAGAGTCCGCAGACCCTGTCGCGCCGTCACGGCACCCCACGACTGATCACCCGCCGCAATCAGTGCTGCCAAATCTGTTTCCAGACCCCGCCACACCGGATGGTCCGGACGCGCGGCCCAGCCTGCGGATGCGCCTGCCATTGCCTGTGATCCGTCCAATGCCGACAACCCCTCTGCTGCGTCGGAACCGAATGTGAGTGTTCCGTCAATTCCCGCGGTATCCAGTCGGGCACGCACTGTCGCTCCGGAGGAAATCGGTAACACAGAGCCATCCATCCAGAGCCCCCCGAATCGCCGCAGAAACGCCGCACGACACCAGGCCATCCAGAGCGCAGGTGGGCAACGGTCCGCGCCGTCAGGAACACTGACACCACCTTCTTCCAATCGCTGAATCGCCGCCAGTCGCCCCACAACCGGAATCACCGTGAATTCGGGACTCCAGCGGTCAATCGCCCGTGCCTGGCAGATTTTGAGATAGGGCTCATTGGGCTCCCGTGTGGAGCGATTGAACCAATCCAACCACTGCCGCGCATTCACCTGGGAATCATCCACATGCCACCAGACAATGGGTTTGCCACTGGCCCCGGCTGCGCCGTTTCCACTCCCAATGAGACCCGCCACCTGATTCCGCACACCCCAGGCCACACCGAGCACCAGCACGACGGCACCAACAACCCATATCCATAGTGGAACAATCATGTTGGGTTTCCTCTACTAGAGAGTATGGGATTTGATTTATCTGTTAATAAGAATAGAGAGGAAATGGCAGCGGCTGCAGGAGAAATTCAAGAGTTAGTTCATTATACAAAGCATCCAATCAAAGAATTTACAAATCGTCCAACAAATGCCCAGACGATTATAACAATTCGGACTGGAAAACCATCGGGATTTTGGTATTCTTATTACGGTACCTGGAAAACAGAATTTAATCGGTTGGCTGAGAAGATTTATGAGTATATTATTGGTGTTCCGGCTTATAAATTTACAGAAGATATTACGGCTGCTTCCCATCATTCTATTCTGCGCTTGACTGCAGAGAATATAGCTGGATTTCTCCAGATGAATCATGATGATTCTTTTGTTGAATCAAGGTGCCCTGGGCTAGTTTATCCATGCTCTGGTGCATACCGATATGAATGGATGAATTTCTGGAAAGTCATTGCTGCACACTGGGGAGGTGTTGAATTTACAGAAAGTCTGCGGATTGCGGATAAACGGATACCGGTTCATCATGGCAAATATGGTACTATCACCGTTGATATTTCGAAAATGATTGATACCTTAGACATATTTCCGTCAGGTGTGCTCTTTCATCCTGCTCTTTTTCAGGGTGACAAACCACTGGAGCCAACAGTGTATACGCATAATACTTTCTTCAAGCATGTTTCACCAAGTGTAAGACGGGTAACAGCCAAGAAGGCTTCACCCACACCGGTAACAGCCAAGAAGGCTTCACCCACACGGGTAACAGCCAAGAAGGCTTCACCCACACGGGTAACAGCCAAGAAGGCTTCACCCACACGGGTAACAGCCAAGAAGGCTTCACCCACACCGGTAACAGCCAAGAAGGCTTCACCCACACGGGTAACAGCCAAGAAGGCTTCACCCACACGGGTAACAGCCAAGAATACAACTGCCAAGAAGAATGGAAAAGCTACAACTGCCGCATTAATTTCATCTCTCCTGAAAAAGAAATAAGTCTTCAGCCGTTAAGCGTCTGTCACTGCTAATCGACCCCTCATGCTCTTCGCCCATGCGTCCATTGTTGTATCCGCCGCCGCCATTCGCAGCTGCCGCTGCCGCTCCCGTGCCTCATACGCCGCTGCCGCCGCAGCAATTCGCGATTTCTCATCGGGGTCAATCCGTGACATCTCCGCCTCCCGAATGCGCTGTGCCTCCTCTACCGACCGGGCAGAGCGCTCTGTTACCCGCACATCCGCCACATCCAAATAGGCAACCGCACCCGTTGTGTAAGCCTCCTTGAGGTCGGTGAATTGTGTATCCGACCCAAAGTCCGCTGTAAAATTCCCGCCCTCTTCGCCTAGCACAGATGCTCCCCGTCCTCCGATGAGCGCATCTGGCTCCAGACGTTTGATAATCGCATCTGGATTCCGCTGTGCAAATTCGCGAACCTTAGATTCAAAGGAAGCAATTCCACCCACAGAAGAAACACCCCCCGTATCACTTCCCTTAAGCCAATCACCGTAGCCGGAATCACGGACCGGATCGGGTAACCGATTCTCCTCAAACAGCCGATTGAATACGTTCATGTCCAGTTTCTTTGCGGATAGTTTGATGGGGCTACCCCCACCTCCCACCTCTCCTCCATACGCAGCAGATCCCTTGGGTGCCGTCCGCTCCCGTGCTGCCATAGCAGACTCCATCGAAACCGGCGCACTCATACGGGCAGACTCCTCCGTCGTTGTCCGTGGCCGCACACGGTCCAGAATCTTCCCAACATACGTGTAAGCCCTGTTCAACGCATCAAATGCCGCCGCAGAGCCGCCCGGCTTATCGGGATGCGCCGTCAAAGAAGCCCGCTTGTAAGCCATCTTCAGTCGTTCGTGTGTCAGTGTTTCCGATTCACGAATGTCTAACAGCTCCAATGCCTCCTGGAAATAATCCAGCGCTTTTGCAGCCGGACTTACAATCATAGCACTCTCTCTATCCCCGCCCATGTCAGACATTGTAAGAGATGGAAGAGCTGCCGACGCCGGACCATACATCATGGGAGCAGGAGCAGGAGCTGGAGCAGGAGCCCTAGAGCTCCAGCCACTACCACCACCACCCTCTAGCCGAATCCGGTCACCCCGCCCCGTCGCAAATGGAAACGGCTGCGGCCATCCACGTCGATAGGCCTGGAGCCATGCGGAAGTGGGTCCATAGACACCTCCCCGTTGCGCTGCCGTAATGAATCCCGGCGCGGTCATCACACGCTCAATCATCGTCGCACGTATCTCATCCGACTCCAACGCACAGATTTCGGACCAGACACGCATTTCCCGTGAGCCAACGCCGCCCATATGGTTTCTAGCTGTCACGCTCCCCGCTTTTATTTCCGGGGACAATACGCAAGTGCCACGGCCGCACCGACTATCGCCGCCACAGCAAGTAGACCGATCACTTCCCGACTTTCCAGCATAACAACACCTTTCGTTTCCATACGGGTCGGTACGTTCAGAATACTTCCCATTCCGTGACCAATATCCGTATCAGAGCCATCCGGCGGCTGAATGTCCAGCAAGGGATGCCACAGCATCCGAATATATCCCAACCGGCTCATGAAGGCCATGTAGGCATCCACGTGAAGCTCAATTGGATACGCACGGGCCAACATCTTCTGCGCGCCCTCCCGTGAAATCATGTAGGCATGTGCTCCCATGAGACTCTTACAAACCTTCCAGGGGGGCGGCGCAACATCGGGAGGAGCTGGCTCACATCCCGTCTCTCCACCCGCAAACCGTGTATTCTGAAACTGAATCATATCCCATCCCTCTGCCGGTAAAGTAGCCAAAATCAGCGCAAGGCGAGACCGAATATCCACTGGCAGAGCACAGTCGTCCTCAAACACCAGGATGGCCGGTACGGAAGGTGGAGACTGTAAGAGACTCTCCCAGGCCTTGAAGTGTGACAGAGATGCTCCAATTGCACCGGGCACATCGATTTCATAATGGGAGCGCCGCTGCGAATAGAATACATTATGCGCCGTCAGCAGCGAAATACCCGGATGCTGATGGGCCGGCTCCGTAAAGGCCTGTGCATCGACGGCTGGCAGACGACGGACGGGCAGCCCCGCTGCATCTGCAGTTGCCTTGAAAGCGGTCCAACGGTCCGGACGACGATCCAGTGAAATACAAACCGCCGGACAATCTTCAACGCGCATTGTGTGACAAATCCCTACAGAACTCTCAGAAATCCATATCATCGGCAGAAGGCGCGGCAACGGCATAGAGACGCATCTGGTCTTCCCAGATCGCCATCTCTTTCGGAGTATAAGCTTTCCAGCCAGATGACCGTCCCGCCTGCTCTACCAGAAGACGCACCGTCGGTAACGCAGTCACAGAGGCCTTCAGACTGTCAGTCTCCTCCAGCGCATCGTAATTCACCTCCTCCAGCATTGCTCCAGCAATCTTACAGAGTTGGACTACCTGGGGTTTGATTTCGGCACAGCGCTTACACCAGGGCGCTGACACAATCTGGACAAACAGGCGGGTAGTGGCAATCGCGGTCATTGTTCTTAGTAGTCGTCGTTGGTTTTTTCACCGGCTGACCGTCGCAAACAGGGGCATCACTTTTACGGTCATGTCAGTAACAGAGTCCATCTGATTCTGTAACTCACATATTCTATACCAAAACACTGCACCAGAAAACCAGAGCTTAGTATCCATAGGAAGCCGACAGACGCCATACCACCTTGCTAGTCAGATACCAAATCAGACCAAAGACTGCCGCATGGGTTGCTGCCACCACTACCTTACTGCCACCGGTGGGTAGACGCAGAAACATGCCGGGAACCAGTACAAAAAAGAGAATCGCCGCGTAGACCGCCATGAACGCACCCATTCTGTGTTATACTAGGGGTGGCGGTTTCACTCTAGGCTACGGAGAACTCCCTCTAGAATCAGCGGCAGCACCGGCTCACATTCCCACATCTGTGTACGTCCCACATCAAATAGCGACCACTGGGATGGCCAATACCAGGATGCGGATGTCAAGAGACCCTGTTTCTCTGCCGGTAACAGTCGGCGCACGGAATCTGCTGGAAGAACCGCCAGCAGATGAACCCAGGGTGTCAGTCCCTCTGCATACCGGACAGGCGGGGCATCCAGGTAACGACCAGCCACCTCTGCCTCCAGTCCCGCAAGCACATCACACCACAGCGGCGGCAAGTGCCGGTCATACACCCAGCCCTGACAGACGGGTATACGCCCCGAATAATAGTCCCAGACCCAGGCAACTCCCTCCAGATAGGCCTGTGCGTTCGCTCCCGCGGACCAGCCTTCCCTTACAATGGACCGCCACTGAGGAAGCAGCCCACCCGTCTTGACCGATTTGAGTCGCCCCAACGCACACCAACGCGCAGGAAGCACCTGCCAGGTCGCCAGAGCCTCTTCGGCCGCATCGCCCTCTTTACCCGGCGGAACGCGCCCCTTACCGAATCGGGCCGCCAACGCATTATCAACGATGCGTAACATGTCAGTCTCCTCTGTTGCAGCCCATTCCTTCACAATTGGCAGAAGACCTTCCCGCAGAAGCCGCCCTGTTGTTGGACAAATAACCGAACGCCGTGCCGACCAGAGCTCCCGTCGCAGCACATCCAGAAGAGCCGGAATTCCATCATCACGTACAGTTCGTGTTAGGCTCCGGGGCAGGAAATCATTGCCCAGCAGTGACATGGCCGCCACGTAATCACGAATCCGGGATGCACGTCCTTCCGCACCGCCTTCAATACCGGCCAATACATTTCCCAGGTCGCGGATAACCAAATGTCGGAAGAGCGCGCCTTCACTACCGCGAACCCGATTCTCAAACTCTTGCGCCTCCCGCATCAGCACAACATCGCAGCCCGTCTCTGCATCCAACAGAAGCGCCAACAGAATCAGGTCGGCATCCAGTCCATAAATCGTACAGGAGGATGGTTTCTTAGAGCGCATAGCCGCCATCAGTTTGTGCTCTCCCTCTCCTGGCTCTGCGGTGGTACTGACAATCACCTCCAGTCCCGTCCAGGCCGCCAAATCGGCACCGGCCCGTTTCAGGTCATCTCCCAGTGCGTCCATGAAGGCCGTTCCGGGTGTCAGTGCTGTAGAGTCCCATACTTCAGTACTCCCTTCGGGCCCACCTGCCTCCTTCCGAACGGTTCTCTCTGCTGCGGAGAACCACGGCCCCTTGAATCGCCGCAACCGCTGCTGTCGCCGTTTCGCCGCGCACACCACTCCATCACATCCCACATAGATACCCTGCGTTGGTCGCGCTACCTCCACAAGTTTCCGCATATATGCACAGATAGCCTCCCGAAAGGCCGCTTCCCAGGCTGCTGCAGCCGCCCCTCCTGCTTCGCCAGGCCAAGGTGGCTGCTCCCGCAGAACCTGATACATCGCACAATTGAAATCCAGACACAGCCATTCTGCCGGTCGCCCCGCTCCACCGCCCACTAATCGCGGATAGCGCCGCACCAGATGCCGATAGAAACTAGGAATACCCATTTGTCACACACACACGTCGTTGAGACACTGTCCCTTCTCTGTTAGTCACCCCATCACCTTTAACCCACCTACACAGTAGGAAATGTCAAGTAACTCCGGCATACGCGATTATATGGTCGCACCGCTTCTGTATCATCTCCAAATCCTTCCCGACACGCTTCTGATGGGCGCCGTTGTGTTAGCCATCTTACTGGCCAATCCATCCGTGTTGGCACTGGCACTGGGATGTGCTGCAACCCAGGCGATAACACATGCAGTGGGCGCCACGATTGCCGCCGCACAGCCACAGACCGCCGTTCTTCGCTCTTCGATGGACACCTGCACCGGCGGTTACATCGGTCGGAGCTGGGGGCGTCTCTTCCGCGGTGGCACGAATATGCTCTGGCATCCGTATGCGCCCTCCGTCTATCTGGCCACGGTCGGTTTCTTTGTTGCTTACGGTGCGGCGCTCTCCCAGCTGTATAGCGAAGAGGTGGCGGCCGGTATGATGCCCCGCAGCACACTCATCGCCATGGGTGTCATCACCGCCGTCTTCGTCGTTCTCACCTTCGTCTTCCGCATCGGCAGCGGATGTGACAGTGTGTTCGGTACCATCGCCGGCTTCGTCTTCGGATTCCTGTTAGGCTATTTCACGGCCATTCTGACAGGCTACTTCACGAATCGCCGGGGCACGAATCTCTGGGGCATCCCTCTCCTCCGGGACCGTATCAACGCCGGCAGCGCGGTTTATGTCTGTCCCAAATAAGGAAGTCGCGAATGTCCACCGCCTCAGTAGCAGCCGGACTTTTGCCGGAGCTGATTACCGGTATTGGCAGGTATTTTCCGAATACGATGTTCGCCATCTCTCTCATTGGTGGTCTGGCACTTGGCAACCTTCCATGGGTTCTGATGGGTGTCGGAGCACTGATTCTTTCTCTCTTTTTCTTGGCAGTTCAGGGATTTATAGGGTCGTGGACATTCTTCACGAACTGGTATCCCCGATCAGCAGACGCCGCGATTCTCCAGGCCTGCTCTATTGTGCCACTGGCTTCTTCTTCTACACTCTACTTTCTACCGTCTCTGTGGGTAACACTGACCACCTATTTCGCCGTCATGATTCTCCAGAATGCCAGTGCGGTCTATACCGCACCCGCGTCGAAGATGCCCACAGAGGCACTTCCTGTCCAACACCGTAAGTCCGTCGGTATGGTGAGTATGTTGGCGGTCTTACTTCTGTTTGTCCTTCTGTTGGCATTCCGTCTTCGTACCGGATGTGAATACACCTGGAACGGTCTGGGTTTCCCGATTCCCACCGGTACCCTGATAGGTATTGCGGTTGGTGTGGGCTCTGCCTATACTTGGAGAGCCGCAATTGGAGCCACTAATTCCAGTGTCTTCACGGATATTCACGGTGTCATGGCAGGTCTCCAACCTGGAACTCTGCGCACCAATCCACTGGCGTGCGCGCCCCAGCGGGCTAGCGCTATCCAATAAAGTTTAGACTAGAGTGTTCTCTTGTTTATCTAATTATCTGTCGTTTAACGACTGTTAATTAGAGATTCTATGATTGTTACACAATCACGTTGACGCACAATCAATAGATTGCGCGTTTCAAGAGGATAGTTTAGTCGACAGATTTATGATAGCCACTAGCTTAGCATCTCTAACACTACCGTCTCCTCCTCCCTCCCGCTACGACCACCATTTCGGGTGTTGCCAACAGAGCCGCTAGTTGCCGCACCGCCCGTGCCCACGGCTCCAAATGAACCGCACGAAATCGGTCCAACACGTTTCCCGCCCGAAAGGAAGAACAAATCTCATCTACCAGTCGGCGTACCTCTGTTACAATGGCACCCCGGTCGCCCCCATAACCATATTCCGCACTAAGTCCGGATTCGGATAATCCACCGCCCGTTGCCGCATGCGAGAACCATAGCATCCGACGCACGGCATCCCGGGGTGTTTGTGTTGCCACGGGTCCCGGTAACCGCAGCCCCCGCACAGCCACTTGAAAATGGTCCCGGCACATATCACACGGCAGCATCTGCACAGTTTCTTGTAAGACAACCCGCCAGCCGCCTCCGCAGTCCCGCCGGTCACTGATTTCGGCCAAACAATGAAGAATACGCCAGATACGCGGCCCCCACCAACGCTTATCGGCTACTGGTACACTCTCACCCCCTGTAACAGCAGCTGACATCCACTATGCCGGGCACGGCAAAATGTGACAACCCACGACCGCGCGCCGAACGCTACCCTGTAGGAATGACAACCCATGTCGCTGCTTCTTCTGCCTCTGATTCTGACCCAGGCCAATCGTATAGGACACTGCGATTGCCCCGTGGCCTTCTAGAAGACTTAGAAGAATCCGTTATTCAATTTGACCGACAGTTTCTCACAGAGGTGGGGCTGTCACTGGGGCTGAGTCGCGCGGCAATTGCTCCCATGATTCGACAAATTCTGGGTACCGGCGCCCCACAGCCAATTCTGACACTCTGGACACCGCCCGTCAATGACGACACCGAAAACAACCTTCTCTTCTGCCCCTGGTGGGAATGTCATGGTGGGAATCTGTGGCGGCGCTGTCCCCGTCATCGTCTGTCGCCCTCTTTGCCCTGCTGTATTCATGAGCGCGCAGTTCCCTGTCCTCTAACATGTCTTGGCACCGACCCCTCTCTGCTGGCGCTGCCCCTTCTGCAGCCGATTGAATACGAAAACCGGATTTTCTGGGTGGGTTCCGAAGGTACGCCCTGTTACGCGGAGGATGGCACCGTGCCCACGGATGGTGTAATCCGCTTTGCGACCGATAATGGAGAGCGTGTCCCAGTCTTTGTCACCTATGTCGCACTGGCACGCATGAATCCTTCATAATGGAGGTCACTAGCTAGGAAACCGGGGTTAAAGACGCCACTCTTTTAGGAAAGTCAATGGACGTCCCCACCCTGTCAGTTTTGTTACCTCTACCGGCAAATCCGGCTCTCTATATCTGGTGGACCCGCTCTCTCACACTGTCGGCATGGTTTCACGCTCTAACACAACTATCTATGGAGGCTACCACGACAACAGTATCGGGCGAAACAATTCTGCCGGGTTTTGAAAGTAACAGTCTGGCGGCTCTGTCATCATTTCAAGAGTATGGGAACGTAACGACAGACTATGTGAAAGATTCCTGGGACATTTTCTACGCCAATCAGCGCGCCCGTTGGATGGCACGCAAGGCCCTCAACAAGTGGCGCTGGAATATCTGGCGGAAGCGGCCTCAATGCGGCGTGGATATGATTCTGAATGAATCCGTACCAGAGCAGGACGCTCTCTATTTGACGGATAACCGCAACCGGGCTATCTATTGTTTCCATCGCCGAGATATCTTCACGAATCTGATGACACGTCTCCGTGCGGCGGATGAGATGTTACCGACACCCCGCCAACCGACGAATCCCTGGACGAACCAGGAGCTAACACTGGGGCAGACCATCGCCGTTTGTCAGGCAATTCTCCAACATTCAGTGGCACGGGAACGCTGTCCGCCAACTCTGTTTGCGGCCTACTGTGCGGCGGGTTACAATCTCCGTCGTTTCGAATCTGAAAATACATCTTTCCTGGCACAGCACGCGATTATGGCCTATTTCAAGGATATTCATGAGCATAATCGGGAAACTGTCACCGATACAGTCCTAGAGCTGTTGCGGGATGCTAGTGTGCGATATTCAGCGGTTGCTGTGCGGCGTTGGATCCGTGCGACACCGGTGACACCTCTTCATCGTGAATGGTTGGCCCTGGTACGGGATTACACGCTCCATATCAATCTTCATATTCAGCCCCGCCGTCACTGGTATCATGATATCGCGATTTACACAGATGTGCGGGAGCTCTATCGTCGCACTCCACTGGGGGATCCCGCGGGTCCCCGTCTGCGTCTGCTCCGCAGTCACCCCCCCCTTCTTTCACCGGTCGGTCTAGCCATCAATCAGTTGATGACGGCAGTTGCCCCAGACCAACAGACAATAGATCCCTCTGGAAATGTCGTGGTCGGTCAGGTGGATCCGTCTGGCAACCCTGTTACATTTAGAGCTAGCAGCTACACACGCATAACAACGACTAGTAATCTGGAAGAAGATGCCGTCAATGCGCTCATGCTGCTGTTTCAGAGCACCATGAACCAGTAGATGAGTGTTCCCGCCTACGCATCCGCAAACGCGAATGAAATCATCCCGGGAGTCTGGCTTGGAGATATTCACGCATCCCAGGATGCCGACTGGCTCCACCGTCACGGTATTCAAACCGTGTTTAATTGTACGAAACAGGTGCCCTTCCAGGCATCGGTCCCGTATCAGTATCGTGTTCCGGTGGATGATAATCTCCAGCCGGGTGAAATCCAAAATATGGAGCGCTGGGCCCCCGAAATCGCTTACAAGATGCTCCGCGAATACAAGGCGGGACATCCGATGTTGGTCCATTGTCACGCAGGACGACAGCGCTCTGCAACAGCAGTCGCCTTCTTCCTGATGGTTCTTACAGGAAGACCACTGATTCAGGTGATGTATCTGATTCAGAGTCGTCGTCCGATAGCGTTTCAGCCGGCTCCGAACTTTGCGACAGCGCTGCGGGCCTTTGAGGAGATGGTACGCAACCAGATACATCCGGCATAGGAGTCTCCGCAGCAGCCACAAGGGCTGGCTCCCGCTCATCTGCTCCCGGCCCCGCTCCTGTGACGACATCCACAAAGATGTCTCCACAGAAGCCCGTTGTGACCTCCCCAGGATAACCACGGGGATTCAGCACACATGGAATAGAACCGTCCGGTCCCTTGAAGACAATCGAGCCCACATGAGAATGTCCGCAAATCCAGGCCCGCACGGGCTCCTGAATGAGCTCGTCAAGCGACGATGCAAATCCGGCATTGAGGGGATTTCCTGTCCAACGGCTGGCAACCAGGTCAAAGGTCGGCAAATGATGTGTTACAACAACCGCACCGCGCCCCTCTTCACGACAGGCGGCTAGCTCTTCGGTCAGCCAGGTCCGGTCCCGTCTGTGCCAGACCAATGTATCTGCCGCCCGTAGTTTCCGATTGGCCCCTCCTCCCTCCGCACAGATGACATGGTAATCGGACATGCGACTCTCTACCAACTCTTCAGAACCCGAAACATCTGACCACAGCGTACATCCCAAGAATGCCAGGTCACCAATATCCACCCGTCCCCGCTCCAGAAAATGAACGTTCGCACCGGCTGTGATAGCAGCAGCCCGACAGGTGGAAAGACGGTCCACTACCGTATCGGGTGCTTTGTAGCGCCATCGGTCGGACGCATGTTTGTTATAGAATTCATGATTGCCAGCCACTACGACCACATGTTCCCATGCACGGCCACAGTCGCTCAGAAAATCCTGGTAGACGGACTGACAGGGATTGCCAATATCGCCTGCTAGTACTAGAATGGGTGCGACAGGAAATAGACGGGGAGGTCCGCTGCCAAACTCTAGATGGAGGTCAGATGCGTATTGAATGCGTATGCGTCGTGTTACTGCGCGAAGAAGTTGTGTCATATCCAAAACAGTTGGGCACCCAGCTTTAGGAGTGACGTGGTCACATTTTGCTACTTCCTAGCGTATGACCGGAGCCTGAGAAAGGGACAAAGTCTCTTCTGTTTGCGGATGTAGTCTGTAACATCCCAGGAAAGGACATACCCGCTCCGCCGATGGGAACAGGAGCAGGCGCCTCCGCGGAAGGCAGCAACACAGTCGGTGGAGAAGGTGGAGGTGTCCCAGGTCGCGGTACAAACTCCACTGTTACATCCTGATTCAGAATACAACCCGCCAGCACATCAGAGCCAACCACATCCGTCACATTCAGAACATCAAACACGCCACACTCCAGTGACAGCTCCATGCCGCACTGGAGTGTCGCCCACCGACCCGATGACAACTCTGCGGTCATCACGGCCTCTCCTGCTTCTGCGGCCTGGCGGCTTCGTGGACGCAGCATAATGCGCCCCACATCATGGAGTGTCGTAACACCCAGCTCCATCGGAGTTCCCGTATCCGGCGCGCCCAGCGCCAACCACATCCATTCGGGTACCTCCACACGTCCGGGCTCCCAATCCAAATCCGCATCGGGCTGCACCCGCCCCACAACATTGCCGAGTCCCAGCCATATAAACACGGGGCGGTCTCTGTCAGCCCCTGCGGCTGACCGGTCCTCTTCTGCATAGAGCCGCCGCCACATAGAGACAGGAATTCCAATCATGTCAGTCTTGTTCCATGGCGACTCCGCCGGGTAACGATATACGCGCACAAACATCTGTAAGTCTTACCGCTCACCCACCGTCACCCGACCCACCCCATCACGTTTTACCCACCCATCATTACTCTAGTAACAGAGCATCCTGTTGTTGTCTCCGCTCCTCTAACCAAGCAATTCCAATGCGAACTCAAGATGATATGGCCAACATGTTTGATAATATCCAGGGACTCACACTGCTCCAACGCGAATCCATCAAGTCGCGGCACCAGTTTCTGTTAGCAGAATATCGGTATCGCAGCTGGCAATATGCGTTTCTTTTCTATGTTCTCCGTATCACGATGACGGTGGGGTCTCTCACAGTGCCGGCCCTTCTATCACTCAAGGCAGATGGCTCTGTGGGAGCAGCAGCACTCTATTGGACGACCTGGGCCATTTCACTTGCCGTTACGACCAGTAACGGTTTGATGACACTCTTTAAGCTGGATAAACGCTTCTTCATGCTCCACGGCGTCGCGGAACGTCTGCGCACAGAAGCCTGGCAGTATCTCACGCTAGCAGGACGCTATTCGGGGCACTATAACAGTGCCGAAGCACCGACGCACGCCAATCAGTACGTTCATTATTGTACGAATATTGAGAAGATTCGGATGCGACACATGGATGATGAGTATATTAGTGTAGGAGAGGCGGATACCAAAGTGAAAGCCGTCCAGAATGCTGCCGCTGCGACCGCAACTACCACTAGCAATCCGATCGCCACCGGATCAACCATCGCCACCACACAACCACCCTCTGTTAGTCAAGCCGTTCCACGGGTAGCTGTCCCCCCACCCATGTTACCTCCCGCTGGCACAATGATTCCAAATTTCCTGTCACCTACTAGCAGCTCAAATGTCCCAACTCCTCCCAGAGTCTTATCACGCCATACGTCGTTTGCGCAACCGCAATCACAGCTTGAATCACCAATAACACCACCCTTGGTAGGGATACAAATAACAGATGCCGCTCCCCAGACAAACACGACGGAGGAGTCGTCCTCTGCATTGTCGGTGTCGCGACGCGACGGGGACTCCATGTGACAAACCCGCCGTTGCGGGAACACTCTTCTGCCGCGCACACCAATTCTGTCCGCGGTTACCACGGAGTGGAGATGAGCCGGTCTTTCGCCCCGACCGTTACAACAAAAACCCGCTGGTTCAGGAGACTCACAACTGTTGGGCGTACGGTATGAATGTGCTAGACCCCGCACAACTAACACAATGCATGGGAAACTCAACGGGATGTCAGCTCATGTATCACCAACCCGGTGGTACAGAGAATCGGGCGTCTAATCTCCGTACAGAGACCGGTCGCTCTTGTCCCACTGTGGAGAGACTTATGCGCACTGATGTTCCCGATATTCGCCGAACGACCTACAATGCCCGTTGCCCCCGTGGCGCCAGCAAAATCGCCATGGTCGTCCATCCGGGTGAAGACTATCATTTCTACCGCCAGGATGCCGATGGCATGTGGTCTCACAAGGACGGTGCCAACAAGGTGAAGCGCTTTGATGCGGATGGATTACCGATTATTGACCCCTACACAGCCGCACGGAATTACCGCCCCGGTGGCTCTTTCTTGAATTATAAGAATTTCTGCGGTTACTACTGTGTGCCCCGGCGGCGGACTATTAGATTGGCACGGGATGAGTAATCACACGTATCTTGGACTTATACGCCTTGCGGGTAAAGAACCGTGATCCGACACCATCTCCCTGTAATGGCAGCGGCCACACCCGATGAAATCGCTTCATCGGGCATAGCTGTATGACCCGCGCTCTATAGATATAGCGTGTATCTGTCAGATACATCCTATACTCCATTGGAATCCGGTCGGCGCCCCGGTCCTCCCGCTCAACCAGCACAAGCATACCGGCCTCCACATCTGTTAGTAGTTGCATGTCGTCGTAACACAATGCCCCCTGTAACACCACACGCCGGTTCAACTTTATACGACTAAATCATCCGCCCCGTCGGCCGTAGGAGCCGCAGCGCCTCCTCTGCCGACATGCGTTTCGCCGGGTCAAATTCTGTCAGTCCCGCAATGATCCGTAGAATCACCTCCCGTCGCTCCGTGTAAAGACGTGACCGCCGAAAGCCCGGCAGGCCCTCACAGAGGTCATACCACAATCTCCACATACAGAGACCAAGCCGCCACCAATCCAAGCGCACTGAATTTTCACGTAGATAGGTTGCGAGCCCCTTTGAGCTGAAATCTGTCCGCCGCAGGAAAGCGGCCATGCCGGCTTCCAGTGATTCGCGCTCCGGAAAATTCCGCTCTAGTTGGCCATACTCTTTGGAAATTGTCCGCAAATAGCGTACGCCTTCGGCTAGCGTTTTGCGATCCATATAGAGACGCGCTGCATGAATCTCCGGCGCATACCAAACATATTTCGCCCTGAAGGATTTACCCATCATTGTATCTTCCCAGCGCCGCACATCTGCTGTCCGATACGCATTTCCGAAATCAATGTATCGGGCCACTCCCCGTCCATCCACAACGATGTTTCCCATATGTATATCGTTGTGAATGATGCCCGCCCGGTGATACAGAAGCATTCCCTCCAGCAGATGCGTGAAAATGGATTCGTAGTGCTCCACCAGTTTCTCCAGCCGCATCGCCCAGTAAGTAAGAGCCACTCCGCCATCGGGCATAATCGCCATGGAAACCGGCTCAAATAGACTCCGTTTCCGGAGCACGTCACACTTGTGGCTCTCTGCATCAGCAATCGGTAGCGCCGGCCGACATCCCGCTATGGGAACCGCGAAATAGTTCTCTGCAAGTGGCAGACGCATTAAATCGCGCCCGATATCGATTTCAGCCGTCATATCCTCCGTTGTTACCTTTCCCACGGCGGGCAGGTCTCCCACCTTCTCAAACACTTTGCCCCCCGCACACCGCGGCACCGGCTTGAACGTACAGCCATAGACACCTTGGCCTAACAGTGCTCCACCCCGCTGTCGGAGCCCCACACCGACGACCACCGGACCATTGAAGAGTTCGCTCATCGCCACTGATGGGGGCAGCGATTGTCGGACAACGGCAAAACCCGCAGCCAACGACAGGGAATGGAAGCAATCTGGGTTATCTTGACCCTGTTAGTTGGTCTGATACTGTCGGCACTGTTTGGTGGCACGGCTCTGACAGAGGGGTTCACAGCTCCGCGCCGTTCGGATATTGGACGCTTAGAGGACGGCTGGACAGAGGAGCCGGGCTATGAGCGCGACCTCCGTTATACGGAGTCGTTTACGGACTTACAGGGTCTGGGGGTCGCCACGGACTTCTGTCGCGCCGTTCAGCGTGTCGGTGACCCCGGCTCTCTCCAAATTGCCTGCGCAATTGGTCGGCGTGAAGGAATGGATACACTGGAATACCGGAGTCGCACACAGCGGGAAGGATTCCGCTTTGGACGCGACGACTATTGGCGGACCGGTACGCATGGACGCATGGATTATTGTCGCATTGTCAAAGACGATGTAACGGGCGAATTCTATCCGACGTGTGCCGTTGCGGGGCTGGACGGATTCAAGAAGACGGAAGAGCGGGACATGAGCCCGCCCCCCGAAATCCGCCGGCTGCTGCGGGCCTATGAGGGGCTGCGCACCTGGTATCGCTGGCTGGATGACGGAGAGGACGTGACGGGGAATACGACTGTGAGTACACAGGGCACTCCGGAACTACCGGCGACTTTGCGACCGACTGTGAGTCGGGGTGCTCAGTTCAATCGCTGGCCCGTCGCCGCCCAACAGGCCGGAGAGCCTGCACCCGCCATGCCACGGGATGTGTTGCGATGGGGTCCGGAGTTGGAAAATGCACGAGCCATTCGGGCGATGAGTTTCTGGATTTGGTGGGATGCCTTTGGTGCGCCGCAGAGACAGGCGGCCGTACTGGAATGCGCGAACGGGGGCGGACGAAAGGACCGGGTCTGGATAGGTGTGGAGGGCGGGGCACCTCTGTTAGCGGCTATGCCGACACCGCCCCGACATGCAGAGGCGGCTCAGGAAGTACGACCGGCATTGGCACAGGCGATTGGACCTGTTACAGAGCCGTATCGGTTGGCGGCACCGTCTCCACCTTCTGGGTCCCAGCAGCAAACCGGAATCTGGGTCTATGAAATCTGGGATGGAGAGCAGCGCATCATGCGCCTGGAAGGTCCCGCAGCCTCTGCATCAACGGGTCGGTGGCAGCATGTTACACTCACAACGGACGATGCAACATCCTGGTGGCCCACCTGGCAACTGTGGTTGGATGGTCGCCAGGTGGCCGAGCGCAAAGAGGGTCGTCAGATTCCCGCGGAAACACTGACAGAGAACTTCCTGGGTCGCGGACTCCGTGGCTGCTTGATGGACTTCCGTGTTTATGACCGCCCGCTGTCTCCAACCGATATCCAGGAGACAATGCACTGGGCAAAGGGGCGGCTTCATCCAGAGCCTTAACTACCACCAAAACTTGACCACCCGGCCCACCTAAAGCGCATCAGGTCATTACGACAGAAACACAGAATGGCTCTACGACGACTCCAACGCGAATACGAAGAAATCCTGCGCGACCCTCCGGCGAATTGTACAGCCGGTCCCACGAAACCCGATGACCTGTTTCACTGGGAGGCCATGATCTTCGGCCCCGAAGACAGTCCCTTCCACGGCGGCATCTTCCGCCTGAGCATCAGCTTTCCATCGGAATATCCCTTCAAGGCACCGATTATCACCTTCCGCACAAAGATCTATCATCCGAATATTAACGCAGCGGGGGGCATCTGCCTTGATATTCTGAAGGGACAGTGGTCTCCAGCACTGTCGGTTAGCAAGGTACTTCTCAGCATTCTGTCACTTCTAACAGATGCAAATCCGAATGACCCACTAGTGCCGGATATTGCGACGATTTATCGCAGTGAACGTTCGCGCTACGATGAGACGGCGCGGGAATGGACGCGACTTTATGCCAGTGGTTAAGGTGTAGATAAGAGCTGGCGGAAAAACACATCCACTGTAATAGCTCCTCCTCCATTGTTTGCAACTTGAAGTTGACCACCTCCTGCAATAGGACCAATCGCGCTATTTGGAACATTCAACGTAAAATTATAACTTACAGCATTCCCAGTCCATTTTAAGCCATCCCAGTAAAAAACACCGGATGGTTGCGCATTTTCATTGCCTGCCCCTTGTGGGACAGATGTAACTACCCAGAGACCCGAAGATAGATCTACCGGATTTGGTACTGGACTAGAGCTGGGAGTACCAATTGGTCCAACTGTTTGTGTAAAAACGGAATACCCCTTATCCGAATTTCCGTGAATATTACGATTCGTATAGGTATGTAACGTACCACTTATTTTACAGTTTCCAGAAATATCCAGTTTTTCAGCGGGCGCAGATGTACCAATTCCAACATTTCCATTGCTTGAAATCCTCAGTTTCTCAGAAATAACAGCCTTATCAAATGTATTAAATCGCAGACCACCTGCACCCGACCCGACCCCTCCTATATCATCATCTATACCTTGTATAGATGCCTGAAAATAATGCACATTATTGCCTGAAAATTGCGTATAAAATTCAATGCCGGGTCCATCATTCGAGCCACCATATGAATTTACAACACTTTCAAGTCTCAATACATTCTGTTGTCCTGTACCCGATGTGTATAAATGTAGTTTTGTTGCGGGCGCAGACGTACCAATTCCCACATTTCCAGGAGTGATTACACCTGTATCGGAATTTAGTAACAAATTTGCCCCGGATGTTATACCTATTCCATTATAATATTGCGCATCTAGTTTATAACCAACATTTCCGGTTCCACTGGCTACCTCTGTAACAAGTGCATTATACGATGCCCCCTGAAACACACGGTGAATAGAGCGCCCCCGTGCCCCACCGATTGTAATCGCACTATTTGGGTCTATCTTACTCCCAGCACCAACTGATATATTTTGATAAAATTCTACATTACCGGGACTGCCACCCGACGCATCATTCACGATTCCCCATACGGGACTATTGCCGAACGGGCCATACACATACCGATAATCACGATAGGGACCATTTCCTCCAAAATCGGTGTCATTTTGCCCAACGATATAGTCCCGTGTGTACATCACGTGTCCGCCACAGGGGTCATTAAAATATCTCTCAAAGTAATTATCCGTTGATGTTGCGGAATTATGGAGAAGTGACACACCTCCATTTGAACTAACAATAAGCCGGTCATCCGCTTCGGTTTTTCCTGCAGAACGTGTTGCTAGACGGATATCGGCGGCATGAGAGGAACTTGTAAAATTATCTGCCGCAAAGGAGCGGATAGCTGCGGATGCTAAGGTATAGTCTCCCGACGTATCAAGGCCAAAGAAGTTGATACGGCATAACTCATCTCTATTTTGAACTGCTCCCGTGTCACCCCTCTTCTTGAAGGCATTGATTTGTGGCCCAAGTGTATTAGAATCTTCTGAATAAATCGCACAGATACCTACACCTGGGGCATTTGTTGATAGGCGACTAAGCCCCGAATGTGAAATCACATCACCTGAAGCGCTTACAAGCCCATAAACATAGAGGTCACCCGAAATATCCACGGAGCCGCCTACGAACAGGTCGCCTCCAAAGCTACCAGAGCCATCTACGGACAGGTCACCACCAAAGCTACCAGAGCCATCTACGGTGAGCCCGCCCGAAATATCCACGGAGCCGCCTACGAACAGATCGCCTCCAAAGCTACCAGAGCCATCTACGGTGAGCCCGCCCGAAATATCCATGGAGCTGCCCACAGTGAGCCCGCCCGAAATATCTACGGAGCCCGTAACACTCAGACTATCCAGCACCAACGTATCAATCGTCATGCTGCCCACTGTCAGATTTCCGCATATATCGGCATCACCACTTACAACCATGTCACCTGAAATATCCACAGAGCCACCCACCGACAGCCCACCTGAAATATCAGCGGACCCCGTCACGACGAGATTCCCGCTATCATCCACGAAGATGCCAGAGGCACCCACAGTTCCTTCGGCATCTACGAATCGCAGGAGCGCATCGGCTGCCGGATAGACACCATCGGCACCCTGTAACACAAGATTCCGCGTGCGCAGCCGCCGCAGGTCATCGTTCCGCCACAAGAAAGATGCCATCCTCCACTCTCTATGAGCCACGGCCGAAAAATTGACCCCACCGGGGGCGCACCCCTATGAACAACGAAGAACCATGAACATCTTCTTTCTATCCTTCGACCCCGTTCTGGCCGCCCGGGCCCACTGTGACAAACACGTCATCAAGATGCTGTTAGAATCGACACAACTGCTCTGGACAGCCCAACATGTTGCGACGGAAGGCCGCATTCCTGCGCTAGAAACGGCCCCCACGACTCTCCGCGGTGACCGTCACGGTTACGCTCCCACGCATCCGAAACATCCTTGTGCCATCTGGACCCGCGCCTCTTTGGCGAACTACCGTTGGCTCTGTGAGCTGGCGCTGGCACTGGCGGAGGAGTATCATTACCGCTGGCCCGCCCGGGAGGGACCGCACGCCTGTGAGGCCCATGTTATCTGGCTCCGTGCCCATCCGCCGCCTCTGCCCGAGGGTCCGCTGACTCCACCGGCACAGGCAATGCCCGATATCTACAAGGTACCGGGCTTGGCACCGGTCGCCTACCGTGCCTACTACACAGGTGACAAGGCCGCCCGGGGTCTGTTGGTCTATACGCGGCGGACTCCACCAAACTGGGTTTCCGCATAGGAAGTAGAATGGCCACGAACCGACCAAGTACACCTCTACCGGGTCTTTATTATCGTTCAACTGTTGCTGGAACAACGGATGGTCTCAGAGGATACTTGACAACATCTCTTAATGGAATTGTTTGTTTATCAAATAGTTCTCTGCAAATTATCTATACAATAACAACTACAAAGAATAATGCTGTTTTAGCAAGCGACCTAAATGCTTATTTACAATATAGATTGAATGGTGATTCAAGTATAGACCAATTTGATGTTGTATCGGGTGATGGTCAGCAAGATAGAGTTTTAACTGTACCAAATACTGGTTATACAATTACTTCTATATATATAAAAATTTCCGCTTTTCGTACATTTGATGGTATTACAAATGGGTCTCAATCGCATGTGTATGAAATTACAATTCCAATTAGTAACCATCCTGAAAAAATAATTACATGTATATCAAGTCCCAATACATATTTGCGACTTCCTTCTTGTGAAGTATCACAGCGTGGAGCACTCTATCTTATCAAGAATACGACAAATACAACAATTACAATCGGTCATAATACCAATCAACCGATTATCCCAATTGAAAGTGCCTCTTATAAAATCAATTCCTATCCACAACTCCGCCTACTCCCCTATCAATGTGTCGGTCTTCTCTGTAATGGAACACAATGGTATATTGTATCTTTTTATGGTGGAGGCGCTACAGGTCAAGGCCGCAATGGATATTCTTCCACAACCACGACCGAAGTAGCGGCTAGCTCTATAACATCAAATGTTATCTATGGGAATATCAATAGCAAAGACCTTCGCGTGAATTTACCTGCCGCTGCCACCCGTCAAACTCTCATGATTCTTGCAGAAAGAACGGAGAATATGTATGGCTATCAGATTCAGCTCAATCAACCGACAGGAGAGAATTCCATTGATGGTCGCTGGTCCGAATTAAATCTGAATATTTTCGGCAATCGCAATGGAAATGCTGCGGTTTTCCTTATTTCGGATGGAACCACGTGGCATATCGCATCCATGTTTGATATGAGTGATATGGATAATTTTGGAACAACATCAATTACACCAACGACACCTGTTAGCTCCGCAATTGGAATTGGCATATCGGGGGCTGTTACTTCCAATGTATGGTCGGGGCGCTCTTATGATGTTATGGCTGTAACACCCTCATCGCTCACCGATAATACAGCCTGCTTCCGCATTTTTAAGGAGGATAATTCAGCTGCCGCAAATGGTTTTGGACTCAAATCCTCTGATGGCTCCAGTCTATTCACAAATTCATACAGTGGTCCGGATTATAATAATAGCAATACCCAGATGTTTATTTATGGGAGCAGTACGCTTCAGGCCATGTGGGGACTGGAAGTGAAACGACCCGGTGTCGCGAATCGTATCTACTTTTTGGCGCAGTATCCCACCCGTTTTTAGACGGACTGGACGGAGAAAATGAAATTGGAGGCGGTTATCGTGCCGCTAACAACCGCGTTGCCTGCCACATCTAGAGTAGCATTTGATGTTACGGAGTCTCCTCCTATTTTTAGTCGTGAACGCACAGCAGCATCCCCATACACGTTTAATGACGTATTCAGAAATCCTTGATTTGCGGTGACTCCACCGCTAATCTTTGTATCCCCAGACACATCGAGAGCCGCGGAAGGTGCTGTATTACGAATTCCCACATTTCCAGAACTATTCACAATAATTGCGTCTGTCCCTGCATCTGTATATTTATCAATATTATGTAGTGCCGCCTGAATCCGAATTTCAGGTGCCTTTAAGCGAATCCGGTCAGGGCCATAGTCGCCGACACCATCATCTCCCTTATAAATCAGTAATTCAGAGCGCTCAGTGCTTCCCTGATAATTCCGTGCTGCAAAAATTACTTGAGGATCTCCAGACGCATCACCGATCCGCAGCTCATTTGTTTGACCGACACCCCCAATGCTTACAGTTCCACGCAAAGTGCTTGTGCCACCGACTTCTAGAGTGGCAGAAGGTGTTACTGTACCAATCCCTACATAGCCACCCAAGGGGTTTAGAAGCAACGAGGTGCCATGGTCTTTAAAAGGGTCGCCTGATGTATCAGGATAATAATCAGATGATTGAATTGCGCTGGCAGTATTTCCTGGGGTATAATATGTACCAAGTATAAGCCGATTTGTTGTTGTATCACCCTTTATACTAATTTGAGCTGGAAGTGAATTTGCTAATGGAACAATATTACCCGAATAGTCAATATTTTTCTCAACTGTTAGTCTATTATCTGGAGTTGTTGTACCAACCCCTACATTTCCACTGGTTGGCATAATAGAAATACGCGGTGTTTGTGTATTATTATTTGAACCGGCCGGTGTACACAAATCAAGACGACATATATCTCCATAGAAACCAGGCGGAATAACTGCTCTTATAGTATCATGATATGCGGAAGTCCCAAACTTAATTTGCGAAATAGTAATGTCAGAGCCACTGGTATTTTGTCCCAAATATTGATTGAAACATTCAATTTCTCCAGGATTTGTAGTTGATGCTGCCTGAATAGTTGCCTTATTTTGAAAAGTAGATGCACCACATACATCTAGATTGCCAACTAGAATCGAATCACCCGATACGGTTAGATTCCGCCCAACTGCCAGGTCAAGGATAGTGCCGATTGTTCCCACAGGCCCCGTTGGTCCCGCGATACCTTGGCCTCCCCTCTCACCGGTCGGACCGATAACACCTTGGCCTCCCCTCTCACCGGTCGGACCGGTAACACCTTGGCCTCCCCTCTCACCGGTTGGTCCCGCAACACCTTGGCCTCCCCTCTCACCTGTTGGTCCTGCGATACCCTGCTCTCCCTTTTCACCTGTGGGTCCAGTTACTCCCTGTAAGCCTCGTTCACCCTTCTCACCCTTGTCACCTGTCGGCCCCGTAGGTCCAAGAGAGCCACCTGCACCTGGGGCACCTGTAGGCCCAACAGAGCCACTTCCACTTACAATCCCTCCATTCAGTTGTAAGCCAACACCGGCCTCATAGGTTAGAATCCCCACGACTTCACCATCCAACAGCTGAATCGAGTCACGCACCGTGACTGTATTGAGCTCCAGGTCACGTGTCACAACGGCTCTGCCGGCCACATCGGTCGCCAGTACCGAACCCGCTGCCGGAATGGAGCCATCCGCGTTTTCCAATTGGAGACCCCGTGTCTTGACGGAAACAAAATCACCCGTGCGGGGGAGGGACATTCTATTTAGAGCAGTGGTGTTAAAATTATATGAACAAAACCATTCCCCCCATCGCCTCCATGACCTCCATAATAAGGTCCTAACCCAGCACCGCCCCCACCACCTCCACCTGCCCCATAGACACCATTCCCCCCCGTTTGTCCATTGGTACCAGCGCCTGCTATGCCACCAGCACCGCCCCCAGAAATATCAAAAGGATTACTTCCTACATCGCCATTTGTTGGTGGGTTAGCATAGGTTGAGGGAGATGATATGGGGACACCACCTGTACCACCATTTACAAAATATAAATCTAGTATGGTAATACTAGTTGAGCCTCCATTAGAGCCATTCCCACCTATATTTCCCCCACCTAGGTCAGCTGTTGGTATTCCTTCTGTACCTCCAGCCCCTCCAGTTCCAACAGAATAAGAGATAATTATACCTCCTAAGCAGTATGTGCTTTGTTTATCATAATTACCAGAAGAGCCTCCACGTCCCCCTCTTCCTCCAACAGGAAGACCCATTCCTGTATCACCTCCATTCCCACCACTTCCGCCACCACCACCTCCTACGATTGTATATTCAACTTTCCAAAGAGGTGCCGTTGAGGGGACTGTAATTGAGCCAGTGCCATCCGTAAAGAAATACGTAATAGGTGTCACAGAAGAGATCGAATACACAATTTCAGAACGGCTGGGGTCATATAGTAGAGGCCGTGTTATATTTTGATTTACACGAATCGGTGCAACATAGAAACCCGACGCATCTGGATTGAGTGCTGCACCCGTTGCGTTAATTGCAATACTATTTCTGGATTGATTTAAATTTCCTGCATATGCTCCTATAGCAATTGAATTAACTCCTTGTTGTGTAGCTCCTGAATAAGAACCTATCGCAATCGCATTATCATGCTGACTGTCATTCGCTGAGAAAGCACCTATGCCTATTGCGTTTGCCCCCTGGTATTGATTAGCAGAGGCCCAGCCAATCGCAACGCTATTATTGCTTTGATCTAAATACCCCGCATCTCTTCCAATTGCTACAGCATTATCTTTTTGATTGTTATTACCAGCTTCTGTACCAATAGCAACAGAATTTGTACCTTGTGTTTGGTTACCAGCAGTATATCCAATCGCAATCGCATAAGGATATTGACTTGAGCTTCCTGCTGCTCTTCCTATAGCAATTGAGTTAGAAGATTGGAAAGCAGAACCGGCTGCGCCTCCGATGGCGATTGCGTTTGTACCCTGTGATTCATTACCTGCCAACGACCCAATCGCAATTGCAGTTGCACTTTGATCTAATAAACCAGCTTCTTGACCAATTGCAATTGCTTCCACCTGTTGATTCGTTTGACCGGCATAAGCACCAATATGAATTTCAGATGATCCAACTGCCCATTTATTTGATGAAGTATTCCAATAAATATAGTCAGAATACTGTTCACCTGAAATGCTAAGAAAACCAGCGGGCCCCGTAGCACCCGTTGGTCCTGTTAGTCCAGTCGGCCCCGTAACCCCAGCAGAGCCAGTTGGCCCCGTAACCCCAGCAGAGCCAGTCGGCCCCGTTGGACCCGTTGGTCCTGTAGAGCCCCCACCACCCCCACCTCCTACTGGCACGCCATTCACGAACAGAGAACCGCCCCCGTATGTCAGCACGCCGCTGCCACCCAGTGTCACCGAATTCAGGGACGGATCCAGCGTCCAAGAGGCCCGGTCCGGTGCTCGCGGTACCCTTCCAATTGTCAGCAAAGAGCCCGCTGCCGGAGGGTTTCCCGACGAATCCAACCAACTTAGGTCCCGCGTGCGCACGGACTGAAAGTCTCCATACCTGGGCAGTGACATCCTATTAAGATTTGATTAATTGTTTATTAGGCGTCTATTTATAATCACAACGTGATTACGATAAATTGAGTGGAATCGAATAATTTAGTAAATTGTTAATGATGTCCGCCTACAGTGACATCCTATTAAGATTTGATTAATTGTTTATTATGCCAGTGGCTATCATAAATCTGTCGACTAAACTATCCTCTAGACACTCTAATTAACAGTCGTAAAACGACAGTAAATTAGAAGAACTAGAAAACACTCTAGTCTAAACTTTATTGGATAGCGCTAGCGTCTATTTATAATCACAACGTGATTACGATAAATTGAGTATAATAGAATGATTTTTATCAGTCAAAAGTAAGATGACGAGTCTCAACGGAACACCGCTAAAAGTCTGCTCTACAAATCCTATGACAGGGTATTACCGCGACGGCTTCTGTAAGAATACCGCCGATGATTCCGGCACGCATGTAGTCTGTTCTGAACTAACGGATGACTTCTTACAATTTACAAAGTCAAGAGGCAATAATCTGATTACACCCCGGAATGGATTTCCCGGACTAAAAGCGGGGCAGCAGTGGTGTTTATGTGCGTTACGATGGGAGGAGGCCCGCCGTGCTGGAAAAGCACCTCCTGTACTTTTGGAAGCAACTGATAAATCTTCACTGCGTTTCAACAAGCTGCAGACGTATAAACGTTATTCAAGAAAATCCAAACGGCAAAATGGAACACGACGACGAAAGGTGCGAATTTAGGTACAGAGTAAGGTAAGTAAAAATAGGCTCTCTAAGTATAAAAGATGAAACATGAATATAACTCTACTGCAAAAGGTCTCATGATGTGGGCCAACTCTGAGCTGGAACATGTCGGACGAATTATAGCGGTGAAAGACCAAGATCTCCAATATTCATACGCATTAAGTACCGTTAATGGTATGGCACATTTGAAGGATGCACTCTTTCAGTATGTGCAGAAATATCCAAAATCACATATGCGCGATGACTTACTGACAATTCATGATCAGGTGATACGCGTCATGAAGCATCTGATAGCCGATTTCAAGATTAATTTGGATACCATCAAGGCATTCAATACACGTGGTGTCCTGAGCTCTATGGAATATTTACAAGGACAAGGTCGTCGTGCCACCCGTAAGAATCGTAAAAGTCGTAAAAATCGCAAAGAATAATCAACGAACAGGCTAGCGCTTTCTAATTAAGTGACGACTAAATGGAATTATAGTTCGTCTGATTAGCAGTCGCGTTGCGACTGGATAATTAGAGATTCTAGGAGTTTATTTTGTAGGAAGCTTAATGAAGGCCACTAGCCACTAGCTATCAGGTTTGAAAGCGCGCCGACCGAACCCCTGCCCCCTGTAAGGAATGCCCACCTCTACTATCCTTCAGTTGGTGGCCCGTGGTCGTCAGGACGCTTATCTGACCGGCAATCCACAGACCACCTTTTTCAAGCACGTCTATCGGCGCTACACTCCCTTTGCGATTGAATCCATTCCGATTGAGTTTGACGGCACACCCGATTTCGGCCGGCGCATCTCCTGTATTATTCCCCGCAAGGCCGAGCTCCTCAATACACTCTTCATTGAAGTGGACCTTCCCGCACTTCCTCCGGATACGACGCAAGACACGCCCGTCCAGCGCTACTGGGTGAATGACATCGGTCACGCCATGATTGAGGAAATCAGTATTGAAGTCGGCGACAAGGAGATTGACAAACACACCGGTGCCTGGATGCATGTGTGGTCCTCCTTCACGGTGCCCGCCGACAAGCGCACCGCCTTTAACACGATGATTGGTCACTCCGATGTTTTCCCGGCCACTTCCACGAGCCAGCCCCAGCGTCTCATTATTCCCCTGTATTTCTGGTTCTGTAACACCATCGGTGAGTCACTGCCCCTGGTGGCACTCCAGGCCCATCCGATTCGCCTTATCGTGAAGTTGGCACCCTTCCAGAATCTCTGGTGGTCCGCTGAGCTGGGACCCACACCGGCACCCGGCCCCTGTCCGACCATGGACCCCGTGGCGCCCACCCGTATCCAGCTGTTCGGCGATTACATCTTCCTGGATGAGCCGGAGCGTCGTCGTTTCGCCTCCGTGGAGCACGAATATCTCATTACGCAGCTCCAGTATTCTCCGCCCCAGAGTGTACCCGTCGGTGTCTTGTCGGCGAATGTGCCACTCACCTTCAATCACGCCTGTACGGAATTCATCTGGACCATCCAACAGAACCGCATGGCCTCCATTCACGAATGGTTCAATTACTCCAATCGTGCGAACGCTGGCACGGGAGAAGGTGGTGTAACACTTACGGATCCGCTGGAAACCGCCGTCATCCGACTGGACGGCATGGAGCGCTTCCAGCGCCGCTTCGCACCGCATTTCCGTATCACGCAGCCCTTCCAGCGTCACACGGTCGTGCCCGCCGGCGCGAACGACTACATCTATGATTATTCCTTCAGCCTGAAACCGGAAGATGAGCAGCCATCCGGCACGCTGAATGCCAGCAAGATAGATGATATCACCATCAGCATGGCGTTTCCCACGGGCCAGCCGTCCTCATGGGAACGCACCATCATTGTTTATACGCAGAATTACAATGTGTTCCGGGTTGTTGGTGGCCTGGGCGGAATCGCTTTCATCGCATAGACCAATCGCGACCATCCTTCTCAGTGGAATCTGCCCGTCCTCCAGTAAGGGGATGGACAACGCGCCACCAATAAAAATTCAGCCGCCGACAGTGCGGGCCGTGCCTAATCCGCCACCGTTCCCGGACCGCTCCGTGAGCACCACCTTTTGGATTTCCCTCTGTTTGGGTCTCATCGGACTGGACCATTTCTATCTGCGCAGCCCCCGCACCGGCATCGTCAAGGCTCTTACCTTCGGTGGCCTGGGACTCTGGTGGATCTGGGACGTGTTACAACTGCTGTTTGAGCCCACACGGTCCGCGGAATACGGTCTCACTGCGCCCTTCAATCTGGCGAACGGTATCGGACAGGGACAGCTCACCACCGAACCGACCTACATCCGCCAGCGCACGGATTATTTCATGTGGTTTCTGTCGGCCTTCCTGGATATGTTCGGCATCACAGCACTCCTAGAGGGTCGCCCGGGTGCCTTCGTTCGTCGCTTGATTGATGGTGGATTCATGTTAGTTTTCTTGGCAACGGGAAGTATTTTTGGACTGGTATTGGCCGCTATTCTGGCATTTTTCACGATAGTTCCCTCTTTTTTTACAATCTCCGCGATATTTGATCCGGAGCATCTGGCCAAGAAGGGTGTTGCCATTCCGCAGAACATGATTAAACTTCTCAATCTGTTTGAATCCTGGACGGATATTATTGGTCCGAATGCGACGGCGGTCGTTCGGTATGATATTGGACTCTCTGCGGTTGGTCCCAAGAATGCTGCCAACACATTCGGGTACGACAATGAGGAGACTCTCCAAGCGGAGCAGGAAGCCGCCACCGCGACCGAAAGTGACAGTGGCAGTGGCAAGAAGGGCATGACCAGTTGGCCCGCCTCTCTTTTCCTTGGAAGCATCTTGGGAGCAATTACACTCAATATTATGAACTTGCTTTCCTGGATTCCTGTTGTAAGGACCGGAATGTTAGCAGCAGATGGATACTTTGGGCTGGTGCGTGTCAGTCGTGGAGAAGTTCCCGATATTCCGGGCGGGTTGGGTGGCATGATTCCCGGTGTTGGGGGATTAGCCGGTGGCCTGCTAAAGAAGGCCTCTGTTGTAACGGATGTGCTGAAAAAGGGGGAGGAGCTTGTGGGAAAAGCCTCTGCTGTAACCGGGGCACTGGAAAAGGGAAAGGAATTGATGAAGAAGGCCTCTGTTGTAACAGATGCGCTGAAAAAGGGAGAGGAGATTGTGGAAAAAGCCTCTGCTGTAACGGGGGCACTAGAGAAGGGTGCTAGCGGACTGATGGAGAAAGCCGGCGCAGTAACAGATGCGCTGGGAGCTGCCAAGAAGACACTGACAGAGCCAGAGCCAGTCAGTCCCAGCGTCCAGAAAGGCGGAGCACGGAAGAGCGACAGCTCTCTCTCCACTGAATCACTGGTGCTAGGAACTACTGTCATTGCTCTTATTGCCGGTGGCGCGATAAAGATGGCGGTGGATACTCTTGTTAGCTCATAGATGCCTATACCATTAGACACACAAGAGCTCTTTGAAGCGCTCTGGTTTGCAAATGGACCCGGCCCCGACCGGTGGCTGATTCTGTTCACCTCCAAAAAGTGCGCACCGTGTGCGCGTCTGGACAAGGATGCGATTGAAGCTGCTGCGGCCGCTGCAGGAGCCACTTTCTTCGTCTGTGATGCCACCGTGAATCGCTACACGCCCGTTTATTGTGACATCACCCGCTATCCCACCTTTCAACTCATGGAGCCGGGCAAGGTTATCGCGTCGCTGACAAGCTCTGATACGGCGACGGTAATCCACTGGATAGCGCTATCAAATAAAGTTTAAACTAGAGTATTTTCTTGTTTGTCTAATTAACTGTCACAGCGTGACTGTAAATTAGAGTTTCTAGACAATGATTTAGTTTCAAGATTTATGATAGCCACTGGTTAGAATCGGTTACTAACAAAGTCTCCGAATAAGCCGGTCTGCCTCAACCGATACTAACAGAAGACCATCCGGTACTTCATACCGTGTTATCTCAAAGAGGCCACCCACAACGGGGTTCCGCAGTGTTTCCTGCCAGGGGCGCACTGCGGGTCGTATCCACAGAAAGCCGCGCCCATCATTCCACAGGCACCACCGAACATCGGGGTCCATCAACTCTGCCGATGTTGCGACCAACATATCCGGAGCACGGCGACGGCGCATTCCTTCTATTCAGTGGCATTCTTCCAATAGCGTTAGTCTGGAAGAGGGGGTTGCTTCTCTATTCACTGTCACTATCACTGTCACTATCACTATCACTAGCACAGCACACACAATCACGCTTATAGGGCTTATAGGCGTCCGCATCCGGGTCGGGGTCAGGGAGATATGATGCCAGGTCGATATCAAGCATATGTGGCAAGATGAACCCCGAAATATTAAAGATAGAAAGTTTGACACCATCTGGGATACTAAGCGCAGACCGTGTATCTGTATCAAGATTCAATTCTTTCCCGCGTGCCTGACGGAACCCCTTTGCGATACAGAGCTTGATAAACTTCCGCAAGACGTCCAAATTATAAGTGTAGAGCCCGTCCGACGGCAACTCAAGAAGAGTCGCCAGCTGTGGAGAAATGCGGGACGGTTTGTTAGTGCCCCTGTAAATCACACGCATCTCCTGCTGATAATGAACATGATCCTTGAAACGCGCATAGGGGTCGTCGTATGTCGTCCTATCAATTGGAGGCAGGTCAATCATGTGGGGGCGCAGGTAGCTATCAAGATTCAGGACAGTCACTGCATCCTCCTCTGGAATACCCAGCTCTGACCGCATAGCAGTATCCATGTGAATCACGCCCCCGCCCAGCGGCGGAATGAATCCCTTCTTACGACAGAGATTCACAACTTTTTCTGTGATTTCATACCGGATATGAACATCCTCCGCTGGCCGCTCTAGAAGAGTTGCCAGCTGAGAAGAAATGCGGGTTGCCGAGTAGAAGGAGGTCATTGTAGTCTGAGTAGAAGTCATCGTACTTGACCGACCCCTGGTTAGGCTATGCCAGTCAACTTTTACGCCTGTAGTACTACCTTAACCCCGCAGAATCGCTCTCCTAAGTAAGGACGACTACCCCTTGCCATCATGCGCACATCTGTCCGTCCTAGCAATCGTTCTGGTCATGGTCATACACACCGCCGCCGCCGCGTCGCGCCCACCACTGTCATTGTCGGTGCCGGCATCGCCGGCCTCACAATTGCCGAGCGTCTCTTAGTTGCCGGCACGGACCCTTCCAGTATTCTCATACTAGAAAAATACGATTACGTCGGCGGACGTATTGTAAGTCACCGGGATGGCTACGAAATCGGCGCCGGGCGCATTCACGAAAGCCACCGTCACGTGGGCGCTCTCATAGACCGCTTCGCGCTCACCCGGATTCCCCTGGGTGATAAGCTCTCCTGGATGCCTCTGAGTTCATCCGAGCCAATACCCAATCACTTTGAGGCGGAGCTCCGCGCAGCTCTGCGGCATCTTCCCACGCCACCCACCGGCGAAACGACTCTGCGTCAAGTTCTCCGCAGACACATGCCGCCCTCTGACCTTCATGCCCTCCTAGACCATTTTCCCTATCGCGCCGAAACAGAAGTGCTCCGTGCCGATCTCGCCGTCGAATCCTTCCGCCCTCACGCAGAAATGGGCACACATGCCGGCTACTTTGTTATCAAAGAGGGGTTGGCTTCCATCATTCGCAGCATGCGAGACCTCCTTACCGCAGCCGGCGTCCGCATCGCACTCAATACGGAGGTAACCCATGTTAGTTCCGATGGCTCACTTCATATTCGCGGTCGCAAAGCGCCCATGCGTCCCGGTCGTACTGTGTTGGCCCTTCATGCCACGGCTCTCCAGCGGATTTTGCCGTCGCCCGTAAGCCGTGCCTTCCACCGCTATCTCCGTATGGAGCCCCTTACACGTATCTATGCTGCCTATCCTCCCGACCATCCCTGGACCAAGTCCCTCTTCACCGGGCCGGCAATTGTCACCGATTCACCCCTCCGCTACGTAATTCCCGTTAATCCGACAAAAGGAATTGTGATGATTTCTTACACAGAAGGCCGCGACACCCGTCACTGGCATGGACTCAAGGGTCCAGCACTTCAGACCGCCATCCAAAAGGAGGTGCGCCGGCTCTGGGCTCCCCAAACGGATGATATACCGGAGCCCGACTGGGTCCGTCCCTATGAATGGACGGATGGCTGTACCTATTGGCGTCCGGGCAGCTATGACCCCGCCACAGTTGCCGCAACACTCCAACATCCGTATCCCACCGTGTGGATAGCCGGCGAATCTCTGTCGGTGGGGCGACAGGCATGGATTGAAGGAGCCCTGGAAGTGGCGAATGTGGTGGCGGAACAATTAATAATTTAATAATAAATATATAGGATACTATGAACGCTACAATAATACCAATTGGACAGACATGTAATATAACATTTTTACTTCAAAATGCTAAACTTAAAAAACAAACAAGTTTATTTGAGTGGTTCGTATCAAATAGACTAAACCATATTACAGATATATTAAATAAAATAGTTACTAAGACTGATAATACTATTATTACAGCAACACACCGGTATATATATATTGGCAATGAGAATATTTATTCTGAACATTATAAGCTAGATGAATTCAAGGATATTTATATTCGTAGAAGAGATAGACTATTAGAAACTATACAAGAATCTACATCAATACTATTTATTAGATTTGAAGGCTCTATTATTATAAATAATTATACACATAAAGAAATAGATGAGTTTATTAGTATAATTAGGAAAATAAACCCTTCCCTTGAAAAAATAACGTTACTTCTCATTACTAATAATCCTATAAAATTAGAACATCCATCCGTAGTAGAAGTTTTTTATAATAAACATAGTTCTGATCCAATGTGTACAGGTGCTGAAATAAACACAATTTTTATAAATGCTCTAAGAAGTGTTGGATACGATACAACAAATACAATAACTACAATATTTACGGATAAATCATACATTTAGACAATACATTATCCGAATCTGAACTGTGGGTGCAAATCAGTTGTGTTAGATATGAAGCCCTGGTCGATAGTTAAACTCAAAGCATTGCCGATGAAATCGCACCTGTCCCTCATGGGTTGTTGAGACGGCACCAGACTCCACGGCAAACATTGGATAAAGCAATGCCCGGTTTCCATATTTTGTTAGAGTCCAATCGGGGCTATAGGGTCCGGTTACAAGCCGCTTGTCGGAAAAAGCATCCACCATTTTTTGCGCGGCCGCCTTATCTAATAGATACATCTGTGAGCCCCACTGGTCATCGCCGTAGCCTAACATGTGGAAATCATTTGGACCCGACACAGAGCAGGGTGCCCGATTGATGAGATATCCCAACAGCAAAATATCTAACTGCTCTTTCTGATAGAAGTCGATTGCTACAGGAACTACGGAGGCAAAGTCCTTGCGAAGAAAGATATCATCTTCGCAAAAGATGCCATACTCCACTCCAGATGTATCAAGAAACGCACGCAGCATCCGTATGTGCCCAAGCATCATTGCCGTTGTTCGCGGAGATGTATCATCGGGAAGTATTTCAGAATCAGTGGGGCCGACTGCTGGTACCCAATGAAGAGGGACGCCTACACTTAAAAAACGTCTCTCCATCGCAGCATATCTTTCAGGATTATTGTAAGAGAAAGAATAAACCTGAAAGCTCATTTACAGAGTCATCGTGTTTGTCACGTTGCGTTTCAACCGAATCCAAACCAGGAGCGTAAATCGGCGGACTTGCTGACAACCCGACGGACGGTTGGTGTTGCTGTTGCTGTTGGTGTTGGTGTTGGGGTTCCGGCCCCGCCAAATGGAATCGCCGTTACATGACGCACAGGAGGAGCAGCTGTTACTGGAGTAGCAGAAGGCGCACGTGAAACCCCTGTAAGAGCCCGCCGATCCAGCGCGGTCGGTGTTTCCTGTGCTGCTAGCACTGCCGCGCGGTCCACCCAATTGTTCCCAACAGCACCGGGCCCTGCGCCGGTTTGGTGACCCCGTACATGAACCAGTCGCCATTCAGGTCGCCATAGCTCTACCAGCGGCCGAATCAAGTCCAGATTCTGAAGTGGCTCTCCCGAGCCGCGTGTCCATCCCCGTCGACGCCAGCCCGGTCCCCAGACCGACGTACAGTTCATCGCATACATGGAATCCGTATAAATTGTTACAGGACCACCTCCTCCGCCACATGCAGAGCTGGCGACTGGACTAGACCACCAGCGCAGTGCCTCCAAGAGAGCGGTTAGCTCTGCCCGCTGATTCGTTGCTGCCGGTGGAGTTTCCAATAAATCCGCCCGTGCCACTGTCGGCTCACCAACGACGGAGCCCGCCCACCAGGCCCAGGCCCAGCCACCCCGTGACCTAGAAGAGCCATTTCCACTACATGCACCATCACAGAAGAGAGAGCCCGTCATTCCGTACTCTGTCTTCTCTAGTGTCGTGTTAATACCCCAACCGAACGTACCAATGTCAATTTTTGCCCAAGTACCCTACGACTCCTCTTTCTCATTATCCCCCGACTCTATACGAATCACATCATCAATTGCGGATATCAACATACCGGTATATCCTGATAAGCCCAGTGACATATCGGTGGCCGGTATTGCTGATAGCGCATGATACCATGCTGTTGCTCTAATCAGGTCAGAGTAACACAGCTCCGAAAAACGAACAGTCGGTCTCTCCATGATGTAGGTCATTGCGTCCTTCCATACGGAATCTCCCATCTTCTTATGATACTGCTCTGCAATTAAATAGAGGAGTCGCACCTGCGAATCCAGGATACTACTAACACCTCTATCACTCATACTATTCTTAGAGATACAGGACTATATGTTATTTAGATAGGACAAAGTAGAAACATGGACAGCCACCAGACAATTCACCTCCTCCATCTCCTCATCCTGGGTCCGGCACTGCTCCTCATTGGACTCGGCAAAACCGACAACTGGATTCCCCTGCCGGCCGTTGCCGTAATCGGCGCGCTGATTACACTCTACCACGTGTATAAGTTGTACGGGCGGTACAGTGTTGGTCAACCCGGCTGGGTGAATCTCATTCATATCCTGGTGGTCGGTCCGGCTCTCATGACGTACGGCATCACCGGCGACCGGTGGGCACGTGAAGTTATTCTCATGTTAGCCTTCGCAGCCATCGGCTATCACGGGTACTATGCTTTCATGGGAAAGTAATCCCTTTTCATTCTGAATCCAAAACTCCACCAATTGTGTGAATATACCGGAAATAGTCATCCCCGAATCCATAATGGCAGCCGTTCGGCTCCTTTTCTTCCGGCACACGACGAGAGGACGTGTTCGCCGAATGAATGAACGACACGATGATACCCATGGGTGGAATTTCCCTATACTGTGACCCGACCCAGCCATCACCCTCCGCGACACTCTTGTCACTGAACCAGCCACCCTCCGGTTTGGCGCCAATACGGAACGCCACCGTTGCCTCTGAAACGCGCTCTGCTGGTCCCAACTTCAGTGGCGGTACATTCATAGCAGAGATATACCGTGTTACATCGTACATGGGAATCGTCGAAGATGCCACCACATCGGCGCCCGGTGAGCGCAGCAGCCAGCGCATTCGCTCTGGTACAGAGGACTCCGGATAATGGTCATCATCGTCCATCATGAGCGCATAGGTGGCGCCCGCCTCTGCAGCCGCCGCGACACCGGCATTTCGTTTTGCTCCCAGACTGTCACTCCTGGCGACTTCCATATAGAGGACCGACAGTGCCGGTACCTTCTCATGAAGCGCAGCCACTTCCTCCTTCAGGCGACTTCCCGCATCACCGTCATCCACAACAACCCACACCAGCCGTGAGGTCGGCCACCGTTGGCGCTGAAGATTCTCAACCATATTCGGCCACCATGCCCGGCGATTCCGTGTGACTGTTACAACTCCCACCATTGGCAGCTCCTCACCGGCACGGGTCTTCAGACCACTGGTCGGAATCGCGGAAGGATGTGACCCGCGACCGGCCATCTGTACCACACGTTCCCAACCCGTGCGAAACTCCCGCAGACACCAACTCCGCCGGGCCTGAAGACTCTCCTGCAGACGGCGCGTCTCCACAGGTGTCAAGGCCAACAGGCTCTCCACCGCAGCCCGCACACTGTCAGTTCCTCCCGTAATCTGCCATCCATTATCAAGATGTAGCTCCTCTACTTTTGCTCCTCCGCTGACAACAGCCGGTCGTCGCTCAACTGGAATCCGCCCAAGGCTTCCTAGCACAGCACCCCACGTCCAGCGATAGACCGGCAGGTCCGTCCAGAGAACGGATGCTCCCACAGCCGCCGCCTCCGCCATTGTGTAACCAAAGCCTTCTGCCGCTGACGCAACGACGTGCCAACTACAAGCGGCCTGTCGGGCCTCTCTCTCAGTAGCGGGGCGGAACTCCGTTTGGAATTCCACAGCGGCTCCAGTAGGTACCAGGGGGCGCAGACGGTCCGCAATCGCGGGAACGCACCAGATTTCCAGTGGCGGCCACGCGGGCTGCCATGCTGCGACGACCGTTTCCGCTGCAGCCGCCTTATTGACCGAGCCACCGATGAGATAGAGGAACCGCCGCTCTTTTGTTACGGTGCGACTATCCGACACCGGTGGAGGAGAACACCATGGAAGAACCGTTGTCCGGGCCCGTGGATACCGCATCTTGAACATATCCGCCGATATGGCATCCTTGAAAACAAACATGTCCATGCCCCCTCCAGTCGTAGAAACTGTCCAATCCCATGCGCCCGTGTAAAACCATTCCGGATTCACGACCATCACATTGTAAAGCGCCCAGGGCACAGCCATCCGACACGGATGCTCCAAATAGATATGGAGATGTGCGACAGCACTGGTTGCATCCCGTGGGGGTATCCACGTGAAGGGATTACAGGTCTCCACTGTTACTGTCCGCCCCGGTAGGCTGCGCATCCGCTCCAGAAGGCGACTTAGCCCAGCGGTATCCTGAACGAGTCCATAGCCATTCTGCCAACCAAAAATACGGATGTGGAGCTGGCTCATCGGGGGTCAGTTACATGGCCATCGTGTCAGTTGCCTTAACTGGTGACATCCTTGCCTCCAGAAGATGAAGAGCACGTAGGCTCTAGCGGTACTTTGAAACAACTCACAGCGTGATAGTAATAGGCCGTTGGAGAAGCCAACGATTTCCGGCAACCCGAGCACTCTACGGAGCCGCTGCTTCCCACCACGGGAATCCAGTCACCCCCGTGCATCCGCCCAATGTGAATGACCATGTTTGCCTTCATGGGGCACGTGTGGTCACAGCAAGGGCAGCCCCAGAGCACGCGGTCCGCTGCCGGATGTGCCTGGAGGCAGTGTTGCTCTAGCCCACTCTTTTGGAGAAATCCCTTTCCACATCCGGGCTCTGGGCAGACATAGTCCAGGATCCCAGTGTGTTTCTTGATATGATAAAACATCGTGTTTTTCCGTGCCTTGGTTTCGCTACAGTGCGGGCATACATAGAGGCCCGTGGCATTTTGGATATACTTGGAGGTGGAAGCGATCGTAGTAGAATCAGAAGAAGCAACGGAGGTCATCGTAGGCGTCTTGTTACCCTACGGTTGTGTCGCCGACCCCGTGTCAAGTTTTTGGGGTAGGGTGTCACTTACTGCGGATAAAATCGCCCTAGCACAGCCAGACCGCGATAAAATCGCTCCCCACAATATAAGATGACTCCCTCCATCACGGTTGGCTCCAAGGCCCAGGTCTACCACGGCACCGCCAAGCACACCTCCGGTGGGCTCACCAAATCTGAGCTGGTGAAGAACAAGCACGGTCGCATCGTCAGCCGCCGCAAGCAGGCCGCCGGCCGCAAGGCCCTGAAGTACCTGACCCGCAAGGGCTACAAGGCGCGCAAGGGCTCCTTCAAGCTGTTCCGCAAGGGCCGCCGCAGCACTAGCAAACGGCAGCAGGGCGGCTTCTTCTAAAGAGTCTTCTATCCTATAGCAGCTCACATCCTTCGCGTTCCTACCAGCGCATCTATCCACGCCTCTCCATAGTTAACCCGGGGGTCGCGGTGATGTAACAGATGATGCGATCCAATCCAACGAACCATCCGGTCATCGTGCCGCATCATCCCCCGGGCATTTACAAACGCCAGCGCGGCCAACCATCCGACCCAGTCCCCCACAAGACCATATCCGAACGCAAGCGGCAACAGGAATCCCACACTCTGGAAGGGTCCTTCGAACCAGTGACCGTAATAGGTATCCGGCCAGCGAAGCCCCACGACCTTTTCATGGTGAACCCGGTGAATCCAATACAGAGCAGGCAGATGAAGGAGACGATGTGAGATATAGAACCACACATCGTATCCAAAAATAGCCAATAGGAAAACAAACATCTTAAACATAACAATACATCTCTTCTCTAGATGGCCATACCGTATGAGATAGTTCCTGGGTCGCGTGTTTGGTTTGGAGGTGCCGGTCCTACACATGACCCTGCCCTCCTCCGCCCGTTCACGCATGTGGTGAACTGCGAAAGCTGTTTCACCTCTAGCTCCCGGGATGCCCAAATGCGGCATTTTCTGTTTCTCCGTTCCTATGATGATGAGAGCTTTCCGATTTTAGAGCAGCACTATGGTCGCCTGATGCGTTACATAACAGAAGCCCTCCGGAACCCTGCAGCGGCGGTCTATATCCACTGTTATGCCGGCATCAATCGGTCCGCAACTCTGGCCATTGCGTATGCCTGCTCTCTGACGGGTCGCTCCGCTGCAGAGCTTATTGAAGAAGTCCGCAGAGGAACGGGGCGCAAGGTCGTCGCAAACAGCGGATTCTACAAACAACTGACATCTAGATGGTCATAATGTTACACAGACTTATCCAGAATATGATATAGTACCATCTACTTCCATTAGAAAAACCTTAACAGATAATGTTGGGAATTCTTCAGCTATCTTCTCCTTGAATATTGTAAAATTTTGGATATGTAAGGCATATTCTTCTGAATAGGTTAATGGTGTACCACCATTTAGCAATAAACGATATGCCCCACAGCTCATATGGTCAATAACTATGATTTCATGGATATGATGGAGACTTTCAGCAAGATCGATATGATTATTAATAGTAGTTCGCCAGGATGTATATGTATCCTGATTATAACCAAGGCTAGCCCCAGCTAAAATTAATGCATCATAGTTATTATTATAACCAAGTCTATTTAATAATGTAACTTGGTCATCGATTAATCTAAAGTCCATGCATGATAAAACAACTGCTCTTGCAGTATGTGCAGTAAGTTGATTCTGTGTTGATATAATAACAGGTCTTGCGGCTTGCTGCCGCTGAGCAATAATTTCAGAGCTAAGCATTGCACGGGCAGTTATTCTAGCTGTATGTGCGCCAGCACTTCTATCCATCTTCTAGATATTCATGTCAAAATATATTATACAATTGTACGCTCTAGCATCCCCCCCAAAATAGTGAGTTGACGCGCCACTTGAGCAACCGATAACGTCACCATACCCGCTGATTCCGTGGGCCGATACCAATACCACGTTCCTCCCGTTACTGTCAGTCCATATCCCTGGGCGGCCAGTTGCGGTAACAGCGTTTTGGCTTCCAGACGCGGCACGGCACGCGCGGCCCATTCATTGAAGACGGCCATGAGTCCCGGTCCTCCACCCAGCACTGGCAGAAACACCTGGTCCGGCAGCATCACATCCACTCCTACGGGCCAGGCCGGCATACCCGACGCCACCGACCGCAGCACAATCACCGTGGCACCCTCTGTTGCCGCACTCTTGAGCGCACCCACCAGCTTCGGCGACAGCACGATATCCGGTCCCACGACCAGTAACATCGGTCCCGGCATATGAACCAGAATTCCCAGCAGACACGCCCACTCCTTGCTTCCGGGAGAGCGCCACACCTGCGTCCAGGAGGGGTCCGCGGTCAGTGCCGTAGAGAGTCCCGCTGCCCGCCCGGTCACCAGAATCCGCGTCACATAAGCGGCGGGCATGAATTCTGTTGGCAGCCACGGTGTCACGGCATCCGCAGTCTGCCAGGCCACCACCAGCCGCCCCTGGAGTACACCCATGAATTCCTCTAGTCGCACGGTTTCGGCAGCAGCAGACATTGCAGCCCGGTTATCTTCTGTCAGTCAACCGCATTTTACCGCATCCCTGATAGACGCAGAACCCAAATGTTACCCACATGGCTCACCCGGTTTGTCACGGCACTGGTCATCCTTCTTTTGTTAGATGCAGTGTGGCTCACGGCCAATGCTCCTACCAGTCGGCGCGTAATTGCCGGCATTCAGAGCACACCCCTTCAGATTCGCTGGACTCCGGCTCTTCTGGTGTATCTTCTGATTGCTGCGGGAGTCACATTCTTCGCCCCAGGAGACACTCTGTTAGAGACGGGATCCCATGGTGCTCTTCTGGGCCTTGTCATCTATGGTGTCTATGACCTCACGAACTACGCAACTCTGCGAGCCTATCCGTTGACGTATGCTCTCTCCGATATCGCCTGGGGCACCTTCCTGTGTGGCACAACTGCCATCGCAACACACTGGATTGTGAAGAATGTCTTTTAATTCGCGGTACCCAAATGCCAAACAACGTTCATATCCTGAAACAGCCCCGTCTCCAGCTGCGGCACCTGTGAGTAGCCATTGTCCTTCAGATACTTCCGCACATCCCATAGCAGATACTTGAGCTTGATGCCTGCTCCGTAGGTGCGCCACGTATCCAACAGCGCCATGGACATTGCTCCGCACGGCCGGTCGTCCTTTGCAACAGTATCCATCGCGTACTCTTCATCGCGGCAGCCACTTACAAACAGAACAGAACCCGCAGTCTTGGGATAGGCCGCGGCTTCCGTGTATGTGAGCTGCGTTGCCGATGGAGCCTGCCAGCGATACCGGAGGTCCACGGCTGTTCCGCTGTGACAGGAATCCAGAATAGCCAGACACTTACATCCCGCCGGGACACGCTCCGCCAGAGCCGACCGCAGCTCATCATCCGTGATAGTCTCCATACCCAGCGCGTAAATACAGGAATCAAGCCCCGATGCTTCATCTCCATTTGTATCACGCACGCGCCCGCCGTGACCCGCGAACTGGAAAACCACGTTCTGACCGGCAACCAGCCCGCTCACCAGCCAGTTAATCCCCGCCAGAATGTTCGCCTTCGTGGGCTTTGTTGCCGTTTCATCGGTGAGAGTGCGGATTTCTCCTGCCGCGGGGAAGAAGGTGCGGAGTTGTTCGGCCATGTTCTTCGCATCATTCACGCAGCCATACAGCTCATAGGCAGTGCTCTTGTAATTGATACCCACACAGAGCGCACGTACCAGGCCTTGGGGTCCTGTGACAGGAGCCGGGGCGGGAGCTGGTGCGACAGCAGCAGCGGCTGCTGCTGTCTGTAGTCGCGTCAGATTTGCACGTGCCGTAGTGAGCGCATTCTGTGCATTCTGTAAATCTATACGCGCCATAGCCAGCTGCCGACCAATCTGGGTCCGCAGTGTTCCTGTCTTTGCTGCCCGCTGTGCGGCATCAAGTTGATTCACAGTTGCCTCTGCATTACGTACCCGTGTTTCGGCTGCAGCAACAGCCGCCTGGGCAGCGGGAATTGTGCTCATTTGCTTCTACCTTTGAGGAAAGATTAAGATTACAAGAAGGGATTGTAAGCCCACTGAAGGAGTGCCTGTCGCTCCCGCGGATAACAACTCACATCGCCGCGCCGACATCCCGCCCGTACGGAGCCTGCGTGCCGCCGAAAGGACCGCCATCGCGCAATCTGGATCCGGTCCATTTCCGGTAGGCGCCGCCCCATCCAGTACCGACAGTACCATTGAAACCAGCCCCGCTCATCCGGATTAGAGGCCATATGCGATAGTGCTCCCCCATAATGGTCACCTCCAGCCGGAGGCCGCCGTGAAGGAGCCCAGCCATTCTCCCGCCAAACCGACAACGGCTGACGCGACCGCACTCCAAAACAGTTACACCGCACGGCATCCGCGCCTTCGGGAGACAGTCGCCCCGTTGTAAGTCCGCCGATGAACCACTCTGCGGGAAATTCCGATACGCAGTCATTGAGATACTTGCCTTCAAACACGCCTAGAGCCAACATCTCCGCCGGTGTTAGCTCTGGCTCAAACCCCGTTCCTTCCCGATCGATTGCACCGGGTGCGGCCTCCAGCACATAGGAATATCCCCGCCGATGCGCCATTCCGGTTGCGCCCCGAACGCGATCTCCCTGGCGAAAGGATGCTAGAGGTCGCCCCTGTCGCCGTAAAAGTGACACCAGCTCAGTCACGGTGTGCGGTCCTCCTGTACGACTGCCTCCACCCATCATGCCTGTTCCCCCTACTGAAATCGCCGCTTTCCGGGCCTCTCTGGAGCCAAAAGACCGACTGATTCATGAGCTAGCCACACAGATGCTCAAGACGCGATACACGCCGGAGCGGACAAATGCGTGGATTTCCTGGAAGCGCTCTCTGACGGTCGCTCCAGCTCCCGCACCGGCTCCGGCATCTTCCAGCTTATTGGGAGGGCCGCCGAAGCCATGAGACGCGCAAACCCGCTGCTAGGAACCATCGCCTTTTTGACCCAGGCCCGCACATCCGTGTTAGTAACAAGGCGACCCACTTCGGACCAGGTAAACCAGCCGGCATCCGAATGCTCTCCGAAGGCCAGACGCAGACGTGTTGCCGCACCGGTCGCGGTAAGAAGTCCCACCCAGTAGGGCCGCTTTCCCAGGCGTATGGAGCTCTCTCCAACCAAGGTGTAATCCCTTCCCAGCTCATAGCCGGTTTCTTCACGTGTTTCCCGGATTGCTGTGCGGAGAGGGTCACCGCCATCCTCCTCTTCGGGATGACCCTTAGAGAAACTCCAGATACCCGTGTCACGCCCCCGGAGGAGCAGAAAGCGGGGCACCTCTCCAACTACCCCCAAGCGCATCAACAGAATTCCAGCACCGACATAGCCGCCCGCAGGTGGAGTAGAGCAGAGACGCGTTCCGTTTGTCATGGAGAGGGGCGCGTATCTCTATTTCAAGAAAAGGGATGTTTGTGTCCTACGGGGCGCAGTGACCCGGCCTACCCACCCAGCATCAACTTTTGTCACACCCCTTTGTAGAAAGGCGTAGGATGTCATCCTCTTCTTCCAATGATGGGCTATGTCGCGGTCGGCTATGTGGTGAGCAAATAGAGAAGATTGCTGGTATGAAGTTTGCTCCTTATGTGGCAGCTGCCTGTAAGAAGCCCTGCGCAAAGAATTCGCGTCTCTGTAAGACGTGTTTGACACGTAAAATAAAGAATGCGGAGAAGGGAACAGTAACATACCATGGAATGATGGATGAGGAGAATATTCCAGAGAAGTCACATATTATCGGCTCAAAGAAGACTCTGGATGAGCTGGCGCGTCTGGGTCTGACGGTTGCAAATTTGGAGAACCGTGCGGAAGCAGCCGAAAAGGTAGCCGCCAAGGCCGCGCGTAATGCAGAAGAGGCTGCTGCTATGGTGAAGGCTGCAAAGGCCAATGCTACTGCTGCGGTAAGGCGCGAAACCGCAACCGCAAAGAAAAATGCTGTCAGTGCGAAGAAGACCGCTAGAAAGGCCCCCGTAAAGACAGCAAAGAAAGTCTCTTCCTCTTCTTCTTCCTCTTCCTCTTCTTCTTCCTCTTCCTCTTCCTCTTCCTCATCTTCATCCAAGCGTCGTCGCACAACAGCCCGCAGAAAGGCTGCTCTAACCAAGAATATCTATCGATTCGCAAACCCTTTTGCGAAAAAGTCAATTCTACCGCCTTCTCCTGAACGTGTTGCTGAAATCCGTAAGGGGTTACCCAACTATGGTATCCGTGAGATACGTGAGGGAAAGAATGGTAGATACACGTTCAAATATATACCCCGCCGTAGCTCAAATAGAACCGCCTCTCCACTAGGAGCTGTGGGTGGTGCCGGAACCGGTCTTTCTCCAGCAACTGATGAAGCTATAACCATGGATAATATTATGAAATCACTTTCTATGAATGTTGGGGGAACAGAGCTGGCCTAAAAAGATTTTGCGCTCCCTGAATACAACTATCGCGCTGACCGCATCCACCGCCCGCCTCCTCTTTCAACAAAGCCGTGTCGTTGCTCAAGCCGCCCTGTGGCGGACGCACCTTCCCCAGGTAACTCCCTACTATGCAGTGAAAGCAAACAACGACCCGACTTTGCTCCGATGGCTCCGATCCGCCGGCACCCGATTTGATTGCGCCTCTCCCCGTGAGATGGAGGATGTCATCACCGCCGGCGCGCGCCCTGTCTCCGATATTGTCTATGCCCAGCCCTGTAAGACGGTTACAGACCTCCGACGCGCCGCCGCCCTGGGTGTGCCCACCACCGTCGTGGATTCCGTGGAAGAAGTGGAAAAGCTCCGGGCCGCCGCCTGGCCGGGTGACACGCTGATTCGTCTGTTAGTTCCGGATGGCGGCTCTGCTCAGCCGTTCTCCCGTAAGTTCGGTGCGCCTCTGGAGTGGGTTCCGGCGATTCAGCGTGCGCTCCAGGCCGCCTGCATTCCCCAGAGCGGCTGGAGTTTCCACGTTGGGTCGGTCTGTCAGAATCCGGCACAGTTTGCCCGTGCGATTGAGTGCGCGGCGGCGGTGGATCCCGGGCGCAAGGCACGTATCATGGATCTGGGAGGTGGTTTCGTGTCAGACCCGGCAGCCTTCGCCGCAGCAGCGGCGTCAATTCGCACGGCGATGCCCCTCTTTCCGGCTTCTACGCAGTGGATTGCGGAGCCGGGCCGCTTCTTCGCCGCTCCGGCAGCGGATGCAGAGGTAGAGGTGATTGGTGTTAAGCCCCGCCTTCCTCCGGCGACAACGGGTACCCGCGTCACTCTGGATGAATCGGTCTATGGTATTTTCAGTAACATTCCCTTTGATGGATTTCGCCCCGATTTTGAGCATATAGCTCCCGATGCCCACCGTCGCCCACTGGAGCCCACAACGCTGTTTGGCCGTACCTGTGATTCGGCGGACTGTATTGTGGAGGACACCCTGTTACCGACACTTCGGGTGGGCGACCGCCTCCGCGTTCGGAACATGGGAGCGTATACGGTTGTCAGCTCATCGGAGTTCAATGGGTTCCCAGCTCCACTACGACAGTACGTGGAGATGGCTTAACCGACAGGACGTAGTCCTGGAGGGCCCCGGCGCCTAGGCGCGAATATCATGAGCTAGCCTAGGTGACGTGAGCCGACAATGCGCAGCATTGGAGGGCTTAACCGACAGCTCCCAACCAAAGAATCTCCCACACCACTGTAGACAAGATGAACGTCGCGCGTTTCTTCCGTAAGTCCCTGAAGCGCTCCAGAAACATTGTCCGCCGTGTCGGTCGCTCCACCAGCCGCCTGGCCGGCGCCGCCCTCCGTCGCGGTGAGAACATCGCCCGCCGTGTGGGTCGCACCACCCGTCGTTTCGGCTCTTCCCTGACACGGAAGTCAACCCATCGTCGCCGTCACACCAGTCGGCGTAGGTAATTGCTAGCTAGTGGCTATCATAAATTTGTCGACTAAACTATTCTCTAGACACTCTAATTAACAGTCGTTAAACGACAGATAATTAGACAAACAAAAGAACACTCTAGTCTAAACTTTATTGGATAGCGCTAGCCACCCCGTAAAAGTGACACCCGACCGGTCACCCGTGACTGCTCAGCACGATGCCTCCCAAACGCTCTTCTCCCAAGACAACTGCCACTGCTGCTGGTGGCGCAGCAACCGGTGGTGGCGCAGCAACCGGTGGTGGCGCAGCAACCGGTGGTGGCGCAGCAACCGGTGGTGGCGCAGCAACCGGTGGTGGCGCAGCAACCGGTGGACCCAAACTTCTGATTGTGGAATCACCCGCCAAATGTAAGAAAATCCAGGAAATTCTGGGTGCCGGCTGGCGTGTGCGCGCCACCATGGGCCACATCCGCGCTCTCAAAGAGGACCTGACCGCCATCGGCTTCCGTACCACTTGGACGCCCACCTACGAAGCCATCGCTTCCAAGGCCGACGCCATCGCCGCTCTCCGCCGTGAAGCCGCCGCGGCCTCCCAGGTCTATCTGGGCGCCGACGATGACCGCGAAGGCGAAGCCATCGCCTGGCATACCTGTATTCTGCTGGGACTGGACCCTGCCACAACGCCCCGTGTTACCTTCCATGAGATTACAGCCGCCGCGATAACGGCCGCCGTCGCCTCACCCGGTCGCATTGATTTCCACAAGTTCAATGCCCAACAGGCCCGCACCATGTTGGACATGCTCATCGGCTTCACATTGTCACCCTGTCTGTGGCGCGGTGTTGGGAATAAGCCGGGTCTCTCTGCCGGTCGCTGTCAGACACCGGCCCTTCGTATCATTTATGACCGTGATCAGGAAATTGCAGGACACACATCCTCTCTCAGTTGGCGACTGACAGCCACTACTCCTGCCTCTTCCACAGTAGCAGCAGAAGAGCCACTCATCTGGCGCGCTACAGAGGATCTTTCTACTGAAGCCGCCGCAGCTGCTCTACTAGCCCGTGTTAGTCCTGCCCCCCACACACTAACAATTACAAACCGACAGGAGCGTGTTGCCACTTCTAGTGCTCCAGCCCCCTTCATTACCAGCTCTCTCCAACAAGAGGCCAGCAGCCGACTGGGACTCAACCCGAAGGCCACCATGCGTGCGGCCCAGACGCTCTATGAGGCGGGTCACATCACCTACATGCGCACAGACAATGCCGTGCTGAGTGAAGAGGCGAAGGAGGCGGTCGCGGCACTTGTAACGGCCCGGTGGGGAGCCGAATATCTGGGTTCACTAGAAGAAGGAACAAAAAAGAAGGTGGTGCGACGCAAGAAGACTACCACAGCAACTGCGGAAGGAGGTGCTGCGGCTACTGCAACTATGCCAGAGGCACAGGCAGCGCACGAAGGCATCCGCCCCACGCATCTGGAGCATACAGAGCTTACCGAACAGGGTCCCACTGAACAGAAACTCTATGAGCTCATCTGGCGTCGCACAATTCAGTCTCAGATGGCGCCTGAGCGGCGGGATGTCACTAAACTGACTGCCACTTTCACTGCCGCGACCGACGCTGCCACTCTCACGACAGAATGGGAAAAGCAGGCATTCGCCGGCTGGCGCGCCCTAGACGCCGAAAAGAAAGCCGAAGAACACGCCGCCGATGCTGCCACCTACGAAGCCCGCAAGTCGCTTGCAGCTGGACAGGCGCTGCCCTGGACAACTGTGACGGCCTCCGAAAATCGCTCATCAGCACCTTCCCGCTATACAGAGGCCTCTCTGATTCGGGAGCTGGAGTCCCGTGGTATCGGTCGTCCCTCCACCTACGCGACACTGGTAGAAACCGTGTTGGACCGCGGCTATGTGGAAAAGGCCAATATTCCGGCAACCCCCATCACTCTCAAGTCACTCACACTAACAGCCGGTCGCTCCGCCCCCACGGCGGCAACCCGTACGGAGCGTGCCGGCGCAGAGCGCGATAAGATCCGCACTACCGCACTGGGCCGCACGGTAATTGAGTGGCTTCTACGAAACTTTGACGATATGATTGCCTACGACATGACGGCGGCCATGGAAGCCCAGCTGGATGAAGTGGCAAAGGGCGCACGGCACTGGCAGACACTTCTGACAGAAACATGGGACCGTTACAAAGAACGTTACGACATAATCATGGCCACTCCATCTACGCCAGCCGTAGGAGGAGCCGGAATCGCACCGACAACCAGTGACCGTGTTGCCAACTTCGGTGACGGCTACAAAATGGTGATTAGTAAGAAGGGTCCACTGTTTGTTCTGGAGCAGCCCGACAAGATGCCTCCCGTGCGATTCGCATCCGTACCGGCGCATCTGTCTATTGCAACCGCCACCCGTGCCGACGCAGAAGCCGCCTTCTCCGCCGCAAAGATCGCCAGCACAGGTGAATCACTGGGCGACCTGGATGGAGAGCCGGTTCTCCGTCGCACGGGAAAGTTCGGTCCGTATGTTACTTGGCGCGGTCACTCTCTCAACTGTAAGTCCACCGATACGCTGGCAGAGCTGAGTGAGCGTCTTCTGGCCAAAGCGGATCCTACCGTAGCGGCAGCAGCCGTTGACCATCTGGTGGGTGGTTACCGAATTCGGCGCGGCCCATATGGTCTCTACATGTTCAAAGTGACCGCACCGGGTGCGACCAAGAAACCGATGTTTGTGGGTATCCCAGAGGCAACTCCGTGGGCAACACTGACACCGGAATCTGCAGAGCAAGTGTATAAGCTGGCACTTGCTAGTAAGAAGGCCCCTCCTGCTGCCTCTGCTGCTACCGCTCCAAAGACAACGAAACCGCGTGCGCCCCGTAAGAAAGCCGCCGCAGGGATAGACGATTAAGGCCCCCTTAGAACAATCGTTGAATAGGGTGACATCTTTTTAAAACCACTCACAACTTCATAACCGACACCTTCCGCAATAGACAGCCATTCCCAGATATCATCCCATGTAACATAGTCTCCCTCCAGAACTAACAGAGGTGCACAGATACAATCATTGCGACCGCCCCGTCGTAGCGGGTCATCGGCATCTGTGTCACGGGGTGACGGGCGCGTTTTGAGTGCCGGTGAGCCAAAGGGGCGGTCAACGCCCCAGACTTCCTGTGTTTGTCCGCAGGCAGAATCGTAGATAACATGGCGGCGCAGACGGTAGAGGGGCATTCTACCTCTAGCACGGGTTTGTAAGTCATCCGAATGCGGACTTGGAGCGCAACGCACGACGTTGTCTGCTGTTTGGCTAGCCAAACGCAGATTCCGGGCTCTGCGAGCCCGTGTGTCAGCCGAATGCGGACTTGGAGCGCAACGCGCGACGTTGTCTGCTGTTTGGCTAGCCAAACGCAGACTCGCCCGAATACACCACATGAAGCGCCCCGTCATCCTCCCGATACTGTGCCCACACTTCCGAAATCTGCGCGGAGCTGGGTACCAGTGTATTTCCCACAAACAGAAACAGAGCATCTTCAGGTGGCAGTGTCAGATACCGCCGAATGAGATATATCAACTGTCCCATGGACAGGTCCCGTGGCACGACATATTTCCATTTTTTCAACTCCGGCAGTGTATCCCGTGCACCCCGTGCTTTGTGTATCGCCACGGGTAACTTATCCGGATATTTTGCCATAACCTTCGCAGCCTCACCGGGTGCCAGTCGTTTCATAGCTGGAGCTGTTGACCCACCACCACCGCCACCCCCACTGCTACCGCCACCAGAGCGAAACATGGAATCTCCTTGTTAGGACCCTGTAAAACCTTTACAAACTCCTAACAAGAAAGGACACGCATGCGTATTCTAATAACAGCGACTAGCCTGATTACCGGAGCAACGGCCAGTGCGCTTACTTATACGGCGCTTTCAACAACTGGAGTCGCCGCAACAACGCTTAGTCGCGTGGGAACCACTGCCACCTCCACTCTTGTTGGTGCCGGAGTAACACTGATTGCCGGTCCGATTACCGCCCAAATCGTAAAAACCGCCATTGAAACGGTTGGATACGGTATGCTGACACCCAGTGTCCAATCCTCTGGTAACATGATTGCACTGACAGCCTCTGCAGCTGTCGGAGCCGTTGTTGTGGGAACTGTTGCTCTGCTGGGCATGGCGCTCACCTATGCCTGGGGCAAAACCATCCGATTGTTAAAGGGTCGGCAGCCACCAATGGCCGTAGAAGCCCGCACAGTGGACGACCAGGCGCTGGATTGTATGGTGATTGAAACTCTGCAATAGCTGGTGGCCCTCATTAAATAACCGACTAAATATCATACTGAATCTCTAATTATCCAGTCATTAACGACTGCTAATTAGACGAACTAGAACTCCAATTAGCAGATAATTAATTGGAAGGCACTAGCAGTAATGGGTGCTCTTTTCTCCTTATTTGAGCCGCCACCCAGACCCGCATCCAGACCCACTCCCATTCTTCTGTTTCGTAATCAGTACATTGGTCAGACGCTGGCCACTGTACTAACCGCTCTCAAAAGTCGCGGCATTGAACACATCGTCGTTGCTCTCAAGCCCCGGGAAACCTGGTCACCGCCGCCCCGGATCTCCAGCGGTCGTGTCTTCGTCGTCTATGATGCCGACAGTCAGCGCGTCCAGGATGTCATCTATGAATAATAGACACCCGCCATGCGCCCCGAGCCATTCCGTGGCTCTCCTGTGCCAATACCGGGCGGTGCGAAGGGCTGGACCATCCGTGCCGTATCCTGGCGTGTCGGATTATTGAACTGCCGCCCCGACATCGCCGTCGCTACGGCATCCGCCGCGGACCGACAGGCATCCGGCTTCTGAACAATCACGGCAATCGGATTGCCCGCATTCTGCACACCTACCGGTACGGCACCCGGAGGCGGCACAGGCGGAGCCACGGTATTCCGATACAGCGGGGCATCGGGTGCCATCACGGCCTGGCAGCGTCCCAGCGGCTGGTCCAGACGCCGCAGCTGACTCTCTACATCCACCTGTCGGACAGTTGCTGGTCCTCCCACGGTTGCCCGAAAAGCGAACTGGGGATGTGACATCTCTGTTAGCACCATGTCCTCCTGCTCCGCATTACTCCGATACTCCATGGGCCACGCCGTCCGATAATCCAGACAGATTTTGGACGACGCCGCCGGATCCAACGGCACGCCTTCGGGAATCATCGCATCCGAAAACGTGTGATACCGCGCCCATCGGGTCGGATCATTCTTGAGGCAGCCATACTGTGTGCGATACCATCCCGCCGTATTCGGCGTAGGAACAAGGGTGTTCATTGCTACTCTCTAACACGGAGAAGGATTCTTACAAGGAACTCTCAACTAATATGAGACTATCAGAGTGCCGAACAGCAGCAGCACAATCGCGGTCAGTTGTCCCCAGGCCGGCAGACCGCCACCCAGCATCCACTGAGAGAGACTCAGCCAGACGACACCATACAGAGAATCCCCCACCAAAGCACCGGCACCTACCTCCTTCGTGTAACGCTGGAAGAAATCCACATAGCGTGACGTTCCCCGTGGGAGCCCCGATACAAACAGATAGAACACAAAATCGGAGAGCCATTGAACGCCCAGGAAGACACCCAGTGCCGCCAACCAGGAGCCGGCCGCACCCAACACACCACCAATCACCTGTTGCGCCACTAACAGAATGAAGGTGGAATAGATGTAATCTCCAAAGAAGACAACGCTCACCGGCATCCGTGCCGGGTCATAGTATTCACCAACGGACCGTGCGGTAGAAAGAGCCCGAATCAGAAAATAGGATATCGGCTCCCAGAGAGCATAGGCAGCGGTCCACGCAAGCAGACTTGGCCCGCTGAACTGGAAAACGGAGTTGGCAACTGTTCCAAACATCTATTAGTAACAACGATTTATACATACCGCAACATAATGGAATCCCGCACCGCATCAAACAGCGATGGATTCAACACCTCCAACACCTCCAGTGAAAAGGAAAACTGTGCCGTGCACAAATCCACTACTTCCCCAAACGCATCCAGTAGCTGAACATGGAATCGTAACAGGTCCCGCGGATTCTGGAACACTACCTCCTTGATATGTTGGCCCGAATAGTCATCAAACGTCATGTAATTCTTTGGCTCCCGCAGCACCAGTTTTGCCAGTGCCGTAATCGCATTCTCCTGTGCCGGCACACCATCGGCATAGATGGCCACTGTCTGTGTAACACAGTCCAGATCATTCACCTTCAGCAGTAGATAGTGGTCACCCGCAAAATTCGCGCAACCATCACTTACAACGCAATATTCAGTGTTACCGCTGATATCCGTTGTGACAATCGCAGCATGCTCTCCATATGTAAATCCCAAATACCAACCCAGTCCATAACTAATCGGTCGCGACCAGCTTCCGGGTACAGTATCAATTGTGAAATTAAACGGCGCACAGAACGTGAATTTTCCCGTAATCTCCGAAAACTCCACCGTCATACCAGAGAGCGCTGCCAACTCTCCCACTCCAATAAGCCCACCCAATGTATCCACCATATCTCCTGCCGTATAGTTACCATCTGGAATCGTAATGGTGTAACTGGCGACCCCCGTCTTACTAATGGTCAGTGTCGTGAAACGCCGCCCGGCAGTGAAGAACTTGTAGTTGTTCGGCAACTCCACAGATGCCACCCGTACACGTAGCACATTCCGCAAAGGTGCAACAAGATGCCACCAGAAGTCTCCTGCCGAAGTACCCCGCGGATTCTCACGGAACTGGCTGTCAATGTTGATGATGTAGCGTCGGATGTCATTCGCCCGCAACTCCAGGGGCAAATCCACGGCACCGGCACGGGGAGCACCCGCCGGTCGCCCACCCGGTGGCGGCACCGCTGCCGAAAGAGGCAACGGACGTAACAATTGACCCGTAGGGGCCGCCTGACGCCCCGTTCCGGCAATCCAACTCTGGGCTGCCGTCCGCCAGCTGTCTAGTGCCTCCATGCGTCCGTCATGTGCCACACGCTGCTGCGCAGTTGTCCCTGTTGTTCCTCTGCCTCTACCGCTGCCTCTACCGCTGCCACTACCGCTGTCGCTACCGCTACCGCTGTCCGTAGAGCCCCCAGTTGATTCCGAATCGGACTCCGTGTCAGTTTCCGATTCGTAAGGCTGATATCCCTGAAATGGCTGACTCATGCCCGCACCCTTGTTAGTTCCCGCTAGATTTCGGCTGCTCTCTAAACTGACTCAATGCCAGTGACAGAGGAGACTGTTGCTCTGCTGAGAACCACCAGGATGCTCCCGCATCTTTGTCAGTATCCGCTTCAGACCGAACAGCGTAGCCCCAGTGTGCCGGCAATCCCACACACCAGCCCGGTCGCACACGCACCTCTACGAACTGGACCCGTCCAATCCAGGGAGCCGATGCCACTGTAAGTTCCCAGGGGTCCACACCCGTCTCTTCAGGAAGAAACCGCCGATACCGCGAATGGACCAACCACAACACCAGGGGCGCACCCGCCGTACAGCCAACCCACCGCCTCTCCGCAGTTACCCAGGAGAGTCCCAGTTTTTCGGCTCCATTCAGAACACCCACCTCCATAGCCTGGAACCCCGGCAGCCACCAGAAAGGACGCGCGCCATCCAGCTCTGCTAGTCCCGTGTCCAGTCCCATCTCTCGTGCTACCGTCGCACCATTCACGATGTCAGGACGCTCACGAGCCTCTATCGCAACCCAAGCCGACACCGGCATCTCCATTCCGCCTTCCACTTCAACGGGCCAGGTTGCCACTCCTGCAACATCGGGGCGCCACGGCAGCGCGCCGACTTCCACTACAACCGGTGTCTTATCATTCAAGAGAGAAGGACAAACATCGGCCACGCCACCTGGCTGTGCGAACGTGTATTCCTCCACAGCCCGGGAGTAATCAACCCAGTGAATGGCCGCCACCACTCCCAAAAGCAGCAACAGTGCCCAAATCATTAATCGGGACGGCGATTGAGGAACGCTCCTCCTAAACGCCGCGTTACAGAAGAGATAGCATGGCTGCCGGTAATCGGTTCGTCTTTCCGGAGGCAACTGTTACGCTTAACAACGAACAGGCCGCGATTGTTCGCCAGCCGCCGTTTCTCAATCTCCGCATTCTGGCATCCGCGGGCTCCGGCAAAACTACGACACTCACGACGCGAATTGCGCACCTTCTAACGGACCCCGTCATCGCCGCCAGCCCCGACCAAATCATTTTGCTCACCTTCACGCACAACGCCGCGGCTGTCATGCGTTCGCGTCTGGAAGCCCTGGTGGGCATACGACGCATTCTGTGTGGAACTTTTCATTCATTGAGCCAACAGATTCTCCGACATCATAACCCGGACGCACTAACAGACATCTATCACGTGGATGAGCTGCCACTGAAGGCACTGGACTGGCTCCGCACACCGGCAGGGCGCACCTGGGCCAGCAGCCTCCGCTGGATTTTCATAGATGAATTCCAAGATATCAATGATACACAGTACGATTTCATCCGGGCCCTTCACTGCGCGCCGGATACCACGTCGGTAACAATTGTCGGAGATGATGCCCAGAACATCTATACCTGGCGCGGCTCCTGTGTGGATTACATTCTGAACTTTCATCGTCGCTTTCCGGGTGTCGCCGATTTCCAGCTTTCCACGAACTATCGCTCCAGTGGAGCCATTGTGGCCGTGGCCAATTCCATTATGCGTTTCATTCCGACACTGCCCCACAAAGAGCTAATGAGTCCGGCACCGGCTGCAGAGCAGGGCGCACGACCAGAAGTCCATTACTTCGCACGCACGGCGGAAGAGCGGGACTGGGTGGCTGAAGCCGCTGGCAGAGCAACGGGCTCCACTGTTATTCTGAGCAAGTTCAACAGTGTTCTGTATGCCTATGAGGAGACGCTGTTACGAATGGGAGCACGGGTGCGTTTTATTCAGGATGCTATGGATGACACTGTTACGGCCGCCACAACGCACACGGACCCACAACGTACGATTTATCTGAGTACCTTCCATGGCTCCAAGGGACTGGAATGGGATAATGTGTTTCTGGTGCGCATGAACGACGAAGTGTTTCCCCAACAGAAGGATGAGGATTCTGTTCTCCAGGAGCGCCGTCTCTTCTATGTTGCGGTAACACGTGCGCGACGACATCTGACCATTACGTATAGCCGGCATGAGCGGTCTCTGAGTCGGTTCGTGCGGGAGATACACCGACCACTGCTTCAGTGGTTCCGTCTGCCGCAGTATGAGCTCAGCCAACTGAGTGGTGGATTCGCACCGGCGACCGTGTCAGACTGGATTGGCTATCTGGCCGGTGAAGATTATCGGACCATCAAAAGACTGGGCGTCCTTCCACCGGCATTTTTAACACCAACCGTCGCATCGACCCCCACCACCACCCTTACAGAAGCACCCTATGTTACGCCCTATTGGTGGGCAGAGCAGGGTCTCTCCAATGAATTCAGTGACTTCCTCCGCGCCTTCTGGCACCGCGAAATCGCCGCCCATCGCCCGGCATCCGGTGGACAGTGGGACCGCGATGCCCACAGGGTCATCTGGACCATCAAGATTGCCGCCGAAGATGCTGCTGTCTTTGAAACCTACAAGCCGCTGTTTGAGGCACTCACAGAGCACTTCTTCGGCGCAACGCCACCGGGTGACCCTCCTCCCCAGATTTCCTATGTGGAAGTGCTGGCCGCCATGGCCCGCGAAGCACCCGGCACCCATTTCGACCAACCCACTGTTATCCGCATCATCCAGATTATCCACAAGATGCGCACAATGCTTTATAATCTCCGCTTCGCCACCGTGCGACTTCAAGATTTCCAGTTCGCTCCGATTCGCCACACACCGCCCCAAGAAACCCGATGTGACCTTATTCGAGCCTGGCGTATCTACACGAATGGTCGGCATTTCACGTTGCCATCGCTCCCTCTAGAAGAACTCAATGCAACCTATCAGGTGGCACTAGCTGGAAATGCGCTATCCGCCGGTCGCACGGGCGTTCTGATTCATCTGCCGGGTGAGCGCGAATGGACCCGGTGTCGGGAATTTCTGCGTCTGTTTGCCGCTAGAGCGGGGGCCATCGCAACATCGGCTCCGTCGGTTCTGTGTCGCGTCTCCGCCGAAGTGGCGCCCGGTGTAACTGCGCAGGCGGATATGATTGTAGGAACAACGGTCTGGTTTCTGGCAGGTGGTGAGAATTCCACGGAGCTCCAACGGTTGGACCGAGCTCTCCAGATGTTACTGACAACACATGCACTGAGGAAAGCCGGTCATGTCATAACGGACATCACCCTCTATCAGATGCTAACGGGGCAGACACAAACATGGTCGGTACGGGATTGGACACCAACAGCGGCGGGATTGCTCACGGCTTTCATCCAGGCGCGTGTTGGGCACGCGGCTGATGTCACGACAACACTGTGAGTTGGAGAATCATCCAGGCGCGTGTTGGGCACGCGGCTGATGTCACGACAACACTGTGAGTTGGAGAATCATCCAGGCGCGTGTTGGGCACGCCTCTTCACCTTAACTCCTTATCTCCGAAATATCACCTGAACATGCCAAATCCCCCGTACGGACTGTCGCCCCGCTGAATTCCGCCACCACCGCCAGCTAGAGGTCCACGCCGGTGCCTCTCTCTCCAAATACGCCTCCACTTCGGCGGCCTTCATGGGCACTTCTGACCACAGAACCCAATGCTCTTCACCGTCACGCAACCCCGAATATGGAAACGCGTTCGGCACCAGTGCCCGTCGTCGCCATCCGCCACCCACCGGACGTATGGCCCGCCACCGCCCCAAAACCGCATCCCGCTCCCGCCGCCAGCCGAAGACCGTGATTCGCACACTGTCTTCCACTGACCTGTATTCCCGTTTCATCGCCGCATAGGCCGCTTCTGTTGCTGCGTCACGACTCATCGGTAGCGCCGTGTCTGTCTCTTCTTGCCGCGGCGACTCTTCCTTCTGCGGGACCGCCCGCCACCACTGCCCTGATAGGGGGCCGCGGCACCACCTCCGCTTGTAGGGTTGAGTGCTGCTACCTGTGCTGCGATATATGCGTTTTGCGCAGATACAGGCACGCTCTCCAATACAGGAGATTGCCCAGCCTGCACAGTTATCGGGAGTTGCTCCGGTCTACACCTCCGGCGAAGTTTTTTAATATCCGCTGTTAGTCCTTCTCTGCGTATGCGCAGAGGGCGATTCCACCAAGACTTTCGCGTGTACTTTTTCAGAGAAGGTACATTCGCCTTTACTGAAAGATTTGTAATAAAGGAATTCGGAACTGTAAGATGCGTATTCTGCCCTCTTCCCAAATAGTCTGTTATTGAACGACAGGCTTCATCTGAAAGAGGTTGCTTTGCACAGCCATATTCTTCCAATAATTGATTCAAGTCACCCTTGAGACGCTGAGTATTCCGTTTCCGCGTAAAAAATCCACTCTTGTATGCTCCCAGTTGGTCAATCGCACGCTTCACGGCAGGGCGGGGCTCCGGCAAATGATAGGCCTCCGCAATTTTCAAGTCCTTCGCCAGGTCAAGAATATCCTGGGACGGCGGATTCGGATTGTTATATAGCCCCTCAAGACGCTCACACACCGTGCCGGGCTTTCCAGAGCAGATATTCGCATTCCTACAATTATCCGGACAGATGGCGGAATGAACCGCGGGACTGGGTGTATAGGGCAAATGGTCTGACAGCAACTCTTTCCGTTCTATTATCCTCCCAGTGGCATCACGTGAATAGGTGACTTTCACGGCAGCGCCTTCAATGTTGTTATATTTCTGTGTCACCCCCATCTTCTTAACCAACTCTCTTAACCAGTGTCCGTGTGTAACAATCACCATGCGATAGCGATTAGAGCCTTCTCCTCCAAGACCCAAAAAGTCCAGTGACATCGCCTGCTGACCGAGCCATGAGAAGAACTTGTCAATATTCGGTGTTGCGGCGTCGGGGATACTGTCAGCCAGCGGGAAATGAACTGCTGGTGCTGTGAAAGCAGCGCGCTGGGAAGCCGGCAGGGGTGTGTTATCTCTATCATATCCTGTACTGGTTGCGACCACATTGGATATTTCACTGATATACGGCAGCACTAGAATGGGGTCATAGGTGGGTGTTGTTGATTCTATCCACTTCTGTAAAGTGTCTATGGCAGCCTCTTTTTGTTCAGGAGTTGCCGTTGGATTTGTTGATATGTTCTGCATGATTTTTTCAATTCCCTGTTGTAATCCGCGGCGCAGCCCATGTACCGTTTGCTGTGTGCGTCGCAGGACAGAGCAACCGTAAATGAGGGGACCTTCACCCCCAAGATCGGAAGGAATGAGTGACAGTAACTCCCCGCCCCGCTCTAGTGCCATCTGCTCTCCGCGCCGGGTGAGCTCTGGATCCAGGTATTTGTTACGACCCGCCTGCCCGACGCGTTTCATCATATTCGCACAGGATTCGGAGTGTCGGAGGAATAGGATACTGATTTCCCTTGGAGCAGATGGGGTACCTATAATATTTCTGTCTCCACCTGGTTTGGATATAACAAGTTGTCCATCCCCCCTCTTATTCCCCCCATTATATTCTGGTTCAAAGTTAAGAATATTAAATGAAGAAGAGCGCGATGAGGGCTCCAACTGTCCAGTAGGAATAGGTACCGGCTGAATTACACGTGAATTATTCTCTTCAGAAACTTTACTCTCAGAAACACCGGCACTTCTACTCCTTCTTTTATAATCAGCAGCAGCTCCCGCAGCTGCCCCACCGGCCCTGGTTGGCTCTGGTGGATTTAATATGTACCCTATATGTCCCAATACTTTTGGATTGATAGGAAGTTTATTAGTATTGCCATTAGTAGTATTGCCTTTACCATAATAATCACGATCATCACCCCAATCACGATCATCACCCCAATCACGATCATCACCCCAATCACGATCATCATCCCTATCACCCATCCTCTTACACACCGCGGCGATTTTGTAAGCAGGACAGACAAGCCTGCCCACCCGCACGTACGTGACACCAAACCGTGGTCTCTGCCCGAATGCCGGATTCCCATAGTCGCAACTGGTCATGAAGAACCCGCCCACCGGATTCCATCCACATTGCCTCCACCGGAATCCGTAAGCGCGCCCACACAAGTCGCTTGAGCATGAGCACGGTTTCATTTGGACTGACCTCCACTAGAATTGTACTATTCCCAGGACCCCGTACGAAGACTTGCATAGCTGTCCTATTAAGGTACCGGATTGGTTGTCTTCCATTTCGTCTATTTAATCGCAGCGCAGTTAGTCCTTAAACAAAGGACCCACCCTTTCTGGGTTAGTCCTTAAACAAAGGACCCACCCTTTCTGGGTTAGTCCTTAAACAAAGGACCCACCCTTTCTGGGTTAGTCCTTAAACAAAGGACCCACAACGCCGCCCACAAACCGCATCCAATTCACGCAGACCGCGAACACATGAACTTCCCATGCCGATGCTCCCTCCGTACAGGCTTCCGGTCCCGCAGCCGGCGGCACGATATCCAAATCCAGTCGCAGAGACCCACGCGACGCATTTACCGTCCCCGCTGGCTGTAAGTCATCACCCGACCAGCGGGCGGCATCCCCAAACAGATGTCCATACACCATTCCACCGCTCAATCGCACACCACCCGGCAACTGGAGCGCCGATTCATACCGCCACCATGCCTCCTCCTCATCGCGGAAGACCGCATTCTCCACCATGAGTTGCGCCCTCTGTAACATCGGCCGCTGCGTCGGCACGGCATCCAACAGACCCCGTAGGCCCGCACGTGCATTGCCCGGCGCATGCTCTCCCACAGTTGCAACCAGCTCCGGCTCCAACAGTGTGCCATAGTTCGTCCATTCATTATAAGCCCACACGCCCTTTCGCCGGAGAAAGAAAACCAACTCCCGCACGGGTCCATTCAGCTCCCGCAGCGGACACTGCATACTAATAACATCTCCGCCTCTACGTTCAACCGCCACCTTGTCGGGCACGTCAAACATCATGTGGGTTACCGGCTCATAGAGCATTTCAAAGGGGTCGCGCAAATAAGAGGATCGTAGCGGGTCCTCCAAATGAACGACACCCGCCAGCACCGACACCTCCTCAAACTCTGGAACGCGCGCCGGCAAGCGTACATCCCAGGGTATCGGTGTCACGCCTGTCTGATCCACAACACGTACAATGGACCCCAACGGTGTCTCTGTGGGTCCGCTCCGCGAAACAGCCCGCCGCCGCACAACTTCCGCAAAGGGTCGCAGTGTCAGATGGACCTTCACCTCTGTGTGCTCTCCCACTGCCACCAACGGAAAAGCTGTTTGGGGTCGCCGCAGAAACGTCAGTGGTAACCAGCAATAGACGTAGCCATCCTCCGTGGGAGAAATCGCCGTCCAGGGTTCGCGCCCCGTATCCCGCAGCAGCGGCGCCGGCACGGAGGCATACACATCCGCATCCCATACCGGCCCGCGCCCCATATCCACCGATCGTCGCGACCATACATCCATCCATTCGCCCGGCCACTGCTCCACAATCGCGTCACCGATTTCCCATTCCACTTTCGCGATGGCCACGGAGCCCAGTGACCCCGCCCACATCCAGCCCGCCGACACATCCGCATAGTTCCAGGTTCCCGCCTGGAATTTACTCTCCAAGTCGGCGCCCAACCAGGACCGGGGCTTCAGGCGCAGACACAACCACTGTAACAGATCACCCGATTCCTTGGTCCGCAGCGGCACGGTGATGCGCGACCCCCACGCACAGTGGCCCAGGTAGCCGAGCTCTACAACCTCCTGGACGGCGTTGTGATAATGCGACCAAACCCGCCGAAACAGCGTCTGATTGGCGGATGCCGGAAAAAAATAGTCGTCTTCTGGGCCACGGTCCACGAGATCCACAAGGCGTTTGATGTCGGTCATCCTCTGTTACTCTTCCCTGAGACGGGAGGCGGTTCTAAGTACCACCATCCTCCGTTTCATCTGCAGCGTGTGGCCATCATTGAAGGTCGGTTCAATACTTCCTAATAATCTCTAATTATCCAGTCGTGGGACGACTGCGAATTAGACGAATAAACAGACTCCTTAATCCGAACTTAATACGATGGCACTACCACCCCACACTTGGAGTGCCACTCCAGCTCCCAAAATGAGCGCCGCACCCACTGCGGATATCCAGCCCGGTCGCTCTCCCAAGAAGAACAAACCAAAAACATACGCCGCCAACAGTCCCGCATAGCTGAGAATGGAATAGGTGACCGTGCTGAGACGCGGAATCGCGTAGAACCGCAGCCAGTAGCCGCCAAACAGAGTTACCGAATGGAAGATGGTCAGCCAAAATGCATCCAGCCAAGTGCCCGCCGCCGAAAAGTGCGTGTGGTCCACGAGTTTCTGGATTCCTGTCAGTGCCGCTAGCCACCCCGTTGCCGACGTGCTAAGAACCCACACTCCTTTTGCCGGGTCCGTCCAGCGCAGAGACCGCATGATTGTGTGCATCCCTGATTCTGTGAGCGCCATAATGAGACCCATGAGAAGTCCCCATCGCGGCTGGGGTGCGCGTTTGAGGCCGCCTTCTGCTGTCGCCCCGGGGTCCGTATTGAGTAGGGCTGCTCCGACCACGGCAACGGCCATCGCGACAAACTCCGCCGGTAGAATCTTTTCACCCACGAAGAGCGCCCCGAAGACCAGATTCCACAGCGGATAGGTATAGAGGAGTGACATGGCCTGTCCCGCCGGCAGATTACGGAAGGATTCGTAGCTGGAGGCAATGTGGAGAAGATTCACGCCACCCAGTGCGCCAGAGCGCAAGAGCTCTCCTTTCTGAACATGTCGGTCACCTGTCAGAAGCCATCCTAGCACCGCGGATGAAACTGTCCGTGACCAAATCGCGGAAATGGGGTCCAATGGTGATTTCTTGATAACAATCGGTGTTAGAGCTAATATAGACTCCGCTCCTACGATGGAGGCGCCTGCTAGTACGGATGCCATTCTTACTTTCTATGAACTAATTTATAGTCTCTGCGTTAAAACAAGACTACAATAAAATTCATCAATATTATTATAAATGGAAGACACATTTACTAAAATCTATGAGCAAAGATCCTGGGGAGGAGATATCCACTCCGATTTTGTTGGTAATAGTGGCAGCGGCAGTGCTATTAGATATAATAAAGATACATATATTCCATTCCTTAAGAGATTTATAGCTAATAATAATATTAAATCCGTCGTTGATTTGGGATGTGGAGATTTCAGATGTGGACCAATAATCTATGATGACTTAGATGTAACTTATACAGGATATGATACCTATGATAAATTGATTGAATCTCATAAGAAAACATATACAACGACAAAATATTCATTTAACCATTTAAACTTCTATGATAAAAAAGAGGAGATTATTGGTGCCGACCTTTGTATTCTTAAAGATGTTATCCAGCATTGGCCGGTAGAATATATAATTCCCTTTTTGGATTATTTAATAGAAAAGAAACTATTTAAATATATACTATTATGTAATTGCTGCTATCAAACAGAAAGTAAAACTGATATTGTAGTTGGAGATTTTCGACCACTAAGTTCATCAATGTTTCCTCTAAATAAATATAAACCTATATCATTATTTAGATATAATACGAAAGAGATTTGCGTAATTGTTGAATCGTCCTAATAGATGCACTAGTTTGTGCTTCTTATTCTTAACTCACATAAGTGACCGATGAGATGTTGCGATATAACGAACATTTGTGTAACCCAGTGCCCGTGCCTTTTCCGTTGCCGCCCGTGCGCGTTGTCCAGTGTTACAATAAATGAGAATTCGTGTATTCCTGTCAGGATACCGGGCTGGCAATTCTGTTGTCATATTTGCAGCTGGAACATGAACGGAACCCGGATAAAACCCCAGAGTCTTGCGTTCAACTACGGTTCTTACATCAAGAACCACATCGATTTCTTTGCGTTGGATGCGCTGTTTGGCCTCTGTTGCTGAGATAAGATAAGGAGAGGTAAGCGCATAGAGAACGGCACTCACAATCGCAATGGCAATGGCAACAAAAACAGCAACAAGAGTCCAGATTGTAGAGGAACGCATTCTCTTTAGTATGGACAAAGTCGTAAAATGTAGGCTAGTGGCTATCATTAATCTTTCGACTAAACGATCCTCTAGAAACTCTAATTCACAGTCGCTATGCGACAGTTAATTAGACAAACTAGAAAACACTCTAGTCTAATATTACTTGGATAGCGCTGGCTAAAGCACATTTCCAAAGTCGTAAATTATAGGCTAAAGCATAATTTACTTTTACGTCGAAAAATGTAGGCTAAAGCACATTTCCAAAGTCGTAAATTATAGGCTAAAGCATAATTTACTTTAACAACACCAGCCCCTAGGAGTTACAACAGGCACTGCTGCCGGCGCCGAAAGCCGCGACCACTCCTCAATGGAATACTGTGCTCCCATGGACAAGTTACACCGCGCACAGATGGGTCGCAGATTCGCCAGCTCTGTTGCCCCACCCCGGGATTCTGGCACATTATGACCGACATGAAAGTCAAATACGGTCATCATGTTCTGACACCACGGCACCAGACATGTTCGTTCATAGACGCGTCCTGCATGTGTTAGCCACACCTGCTCACGAAGCGCTGCAGGAATTGTCGCCTTCGTTTTCTTTGTACCGGCTCCGCGCGTTGGTGTTGTGGCTCTGCTCTGTGACATCCTACCTCTTATAGATTCGGGACCATCATAAGCCCCAGCATGGCCAGGAAGAAGACCGCTGTGTGAAGGAGCAGTCCCGTAGGTGTCGCTGCACCCATCGGCTGTGATACCTGGAACAATCCACCGAATATCTGCTGAGTGAATTTGTAGAGCTCCGGATTTGCCACAATGAAGAATACCAACGCCGATATGAAGGAGTATTTGGCCTTGAGGAGAATGTTCATGCTTCTGTGTTGGTCACTGAAAAACGTACATCCACCCGTTCCACTATCCCAAGAAACCAATCTGCCGGATAGCCCCCTCCGCACTGATTATCTGTTGGCGCGCGGCGATACCCGCTTGAATTGTCGGAGGCAGCTTGGAAACGGCCTGTCCCTGTCGGACATAGGCCGGCAGCGTTGTTCTCTGTAGAAATCGCAAGAATGCCTTTGCGTTTTCAGGAGGAGAGAGCCACAGAATTCCCGTTGTCGCACCACTCACGGGGCGATAGAGCTCTCCCACTGTGAGTCTATCAACATACCAGGATCCCGATGGGTCAGGTAGCAGGGCAACTCCCAGTGATTCCAGAAACTGGAGCTCTTTGAGCAGCGCACCTGCTGCCGGACCCGGACCCACAGTCGCCCACGACATCGCATCTGTACGATGAAAGGCCAGGTCATCTTCATAGAGAACAGGCTGTGGGTTCGCCGCAACATCTGTCAGAAGCTGTTGAATATCCGCATCTGACAGATTGTTACTAGTAATAAAATTAGTTGCCATACTCTCTCTCTATTTCGGTGAGACGGATTCTCTTTTAGGGATGAAACCCTAAGACGGGTGAAACCCTAAGACGGGTGAAACCCTAAGACGGGTGAAACCCTAAGACGGGTGAAACCCTAAGACGGGTGAAACCCTAATCCTGGTGACAAATCCGGAATGATTTCACGGAAGGGTAGTGCGCGACTACGTCGTGTGCCTATACCCAATCCCAGTAATAAATCTGTAGTACTGCCAACGGTTGGGGCTGGTGAACTACCAGATGCTGCTCCACCAGCACCACCACCCAGTGGGGGAAGAACAGCGGCAGAGGTTGCACCTGTGATGGCGGGAGCAGGAGAAGGAGCAGGAGCAGGAGGTGCCGCCCGACCAAACGATTTCGGCAGCATTGCCAACGCCTTGCTTAGATAACCACTCACCCGCTTCCATCCGCCCAGCTTGAGTGCCTCCTCTGCCAGCTGCTGCGCCTTCGTCTGCTCTTTGAGCAAATTGTATTCGCGAATCTCCTCAATCACGCGCGCCGGGTAACACTGGGGGCTGCCATCGTGACCGCCACTGCGTCCGCAATGCCAAAGCGCCTCCAACACCGCAATCGCACGCCGATTATCTGTTAGGAATTCTTTGAAAATGCCGGGAGACGCATAGGCTTGGAGAACCTGCGCATTGAGGCCCAGTCCCCCGTTGACATCGCCCCTCATAAAGAAGCCGGAGGAGAGGTCTTGGGACAGACGTTCGCCCAGTGTCGCATACGGATTCCGCACGATGTAGGAAGAGCCATCAATGTAGATAGTGTTATCCGGATAGGCTGCCGCCATTTTCTCAGGTGTCATCCCTCCACAGATATCCCGCGCGTAGGCCAGCTGTGTCGCGTTTCCAAGTCGCGGAGCACCCCCAATCCAGCCCGTGACCCAGGCATCAAATCCACAGATATCCCGTGCTATGTGGGAAGTCGTACAGTCGCCGGTTGACAAGAGACTCTCTGTACAGGCACCGGAGGGGTTCGGATTAAGCCAGGAAATTTTCAGAAGACCCGCCACTCCCCCTGGTGCATCTGATAGGCGACCCGATGTGGGAAGAAGGGCAGATGTAGGTCCCCGTCGCCTACTAGCCAAAACACCGGGCTGAGCACGGGCTGCTGCTTGGAGTCCTCCTACGGATGCACGCAGCATGGCTAGCTCTGTGAGGGTGTTCAGCACATCGCCGGAGACACCCATTAAACGCTGCTCTAACGCTTGGCGGGCTGCCAATATTTCACCGGAGACACCCACTAAACGCTGCTCTAACGCTTGGCGGGCTGCTGTCTGGGCAGCAATCTGTCGGTCTGTTTGCAGTTTCTCTGCAGCAGTCTGTCTTTGAAGAATTGTTAAATCAGACCCTTGTCTTTGGACCTGTCTTTGGAGACCTTGAGAAGCTATAGTAGCTGCCACCCTAGCAGCAGCAATGCTGGCTGACAAAGAAGCTTCCTGAATTTGTGCTCTTCCCGTTTCTGCCAACACTAGTCCCGAAACATCCGCAATCTGGTTTGTTACAGCTTGGATATTAGCAGTAAGTTGCGCACTTAGTCCATTTATCTGTTCTGTAACGTGCTGATTTGTATCTTGATATGTTGCAATAGCAGCTTCCAAATTAGCTACTTGTGTTTGAAGAGCACCCACCTGCTGTGTTAGATCCGGTTGAGCACCCGCTGCTCCTCCCCCTACAACCGGCGGTGGCAGGGCGTCTATCTGTGTCTGTAGGGCGGCAACTGCCGTATGAAGAGCGGCAACCTCCCCTGGTGTTACTTGTGGTCCCTGTCCCTGTAAAGCGGCAAGTTGTTCATTTATGCCAGCAATCTGCCCCCCTAACGCACTAAATTGAGCAGCTTGTGCCGGTTGACTCTGGCGCAATTCAGTTACAGAATTTCCTAGTTTTCCTATAGTGGTGTCAAGTGCTCCAATACGTTGGTTAACAAGGTCAATGGCCTGTCTCATTTGTGCCTGAATCGCATCAATCTTAGTACGGGCACTAGCAAGCTCTGCAGAAGGAGTGACACCAATACGGGGGAGTTGTTTTTGTAAGTTTTCTAATTCTCTTTCAACATCTAGAAGTCTTGTATCAAGGTCTGAGCCACCCCTGCCAGCTCCAGTAGGCCGACCACTAGGCGGCGTGCCACCCGCCCCACTAGAAGGAACAGATGAGCCGGTAGGCTGACCACTAGGCGGCGTGCCACCCGCCCCACTAGAAGGAATAGATGAGCCGGTAGGCTGACCACTAGGCGGCGTGCCACCTCCAGTACCAGTAACAGTTGATTGACCCGCAGCAGCGCCCCCAGCAGCCCCACGATTTCCTGCTGCAGACCACCGTCTAATTGAAAATCTTTCTTTATTTATTTTAGCATCAATAAACTTCTCAATCGCAAAAAAACTGCGGCGCGTTTGTTCAATAGATGGTATAAAAAGAACAGCGGGGAAGTCTTTTGCCTTCTCTTCTAGAAATGTTAGATTGATAAGAGCTGCCTTAATACCAAACTTAAATTGGACTAATAAATCTTCACTATATTCTTTTTCTGGTGCAGATACTTCTTCATAAATAGCATTCGCATACGCCCTAAGTGCTTTGTACCGTGTAATGAGAGGATGTTCAACAGCAGGGGACACGGTAATCTCTCCAGTAGGGACAGCTGGCAGGCTTGCCATTAGTCTCTTCAAATCATCTGTAGTTTCTCGTAATTTAGGAGATAGTTTTAAACTAGTAATATTATCCTGCTCAGGGTTGATATCTGGTATTTCTTTATAGGTTATACTTTTAGCAGGTTTTCCTTGAATTCTTATATATTCATTAAGAGCCTTTTCATCTTCTGCTGTTAGAGGACCAAGGTCAAGGTCAACATCTCCAATAGGTGACACTAAAGTGCCCCCTTGCCCTTGTGTGGTGGGTGGAATATCTGACTCCTGTCCTCCAGCAGAGGGGGCAGGAGCAGGTGAAGGGATTGGCTCTTCTGTATTAGGAGCAGGAGCAGGAGCAGGTGAAGGGATTGGCTCTTCTGTATTAGGAGCAGGAGCAGGAGCGGGTGAAGGGACTGGCTCTTCTGTATTAGGAGCAGGAGCAGGAGCAGGAGCAGGTGAAGGGGCAGGGGCTGGAGCTGGCTCTGGCCCTGGTGCGATAGGTGTAACAGGGGGTCCATTAGATGATACAACCTGCTCAGCAGCCCCTGCAGAGGGAAGCCCACCAGCCCCTCCGCCCTGTAACTTCTCCGCCGCAGTTGCGACTGCCTCCATGAGTGCCCCCGTGGCTTTTGCCGCTTCTCCTAGAGAGTTTTCATCATCTTTTGATTCGGGAAAACCCGCGCTTAAACGAGGAAGATCAGGCTTGTTAAGCTGGACAAGAACAGGTGGGGCGCCAAGGGGAATACCACTCATACCAAGCCCTGCTGTGATAGAGGGTGTAACAGGCACGGGGGATTCTGATAAAGGCTTCCATGATAACTCAAGTTGTGTAAGAATACTACTTTTTTTAGAAAGAGATGATATGTCTTTTAATTTATTATACATTTCTTCAGCAATTTCTAAATAGGATGCTGGCATGGCTTCAAGACCCGGTGAATCAGGTACATATTCTAGAACACAGCTAGTATAATGCGCAGTACCATCAAACTCAAGAATAATATTTACATCGCTTGGTGGTGGTGATGCGTTGGTTGGGCTATGAACGACAGCCTTTATCCAAGGTAGCAGTTTAGCAACAACTGGACCAAGCCATCTATAATCGCCAAAAAAGTAGGGTACAAGTCCTCCGTCTTTATTAGGAAAATGCTTCCACATAGAATCAAGGAATTCATCTAAATGAATTGTATCTGAATTTACAAGTAATAAAAAGGCTTCATAGTTAGCATCTGTTAGTTCAGGATTAACATTAATAAATTCATGCATTAAATCTGATTTATTTTCTAAATCTTCCCCCAACGGAATAACAACATATAATTTATCAGTTGCGCCTTTGTATCCTCTAAAATAGGGCTGTTCAACTCCTGAAGCAGCGTTTATTACATCATGGCTGTCAACTACCCGCAATATTTTATCTGTTCGATGGCCAAATTCACCACTTAGAGTCCCATCGGCATTATAGTACTCATTCACATTTTCACCAACTTCAAGAAGAAGGGATTTAATCAGTATTGCCTGTAAATAGCGTGACTTTTTAACTTCATCAGATAAATAACGTGCAAATTGCTGTGAATAAAGTTGTCTCCGCAAATGGCGCTCTTCATCTGGAATAATACCAATTTTGATAAAGTCCTGAAATCTTTCAAATACAGATAATAATGATGCATATAGGCACCATCCATCACCTGGAATATTATATTTATCCCCTTCTGGACTAGCCGACATCCGCGTATGGGTTCCATTCGTTCGCAACCCCTTCCTGAATAGCCGCACCGCATCACTCTCTCCTGTTACAGGAACAGGACCCGTTCCCGCCCCGCCCATAGCAGCACCTGCAGCAGCTCCGCCTCCGCCAAAAGACATCGTAAACCCCTATCCAGTGCGTCCATTTAAACCCCCCAGAATATCGCAGCTGACAAGGATGGCTACCACTGTCGTCGCCCCCCCTCTCCCGACTCTGTCGTCACCAATTGTCCCGATGGTGACCGCCCACCGTCACACACTCAAGAGCCGCGTTCAAGGTAAGCAGGATTTCATCGTGCGTTGGCTCCAGGAATTCTACAATCAGCCCGGGCGCGTAGAAGCCATTCTACCCTTCCTAACAGGCACCGCTCCTGTAAGTCTCCGGGTCGTCGAATGGTTCGTCACGAACTATTCCAAGAAGTTCAATGTCAGTTACAGCCTGGAGGACCGTCCCTTCATTGTGTATTTCCAGTACAAGCGTGAGCTGAAGGCCTACAGCAAGCGTCTGTTTGACCCCTTCTGCCGACGGGAGCGTATTCGCTTCGTGGTTCGGGACGCGCCCCCGATTGAAGAGACCACCGTGGGCCAGCTCAATTTCTTTCGGTGGGCGATTGAGAAGGGTGTTCTCCAGTATATTCTGGACAACGCCGCAGCCATTGAGACGGATATGAATCGGAGCTTCCGGGAACACTACAGTAAGACACCCGAAGCGAAGACGCCCACGGGTCGCCGCAAGCGTAAGGAGATGTCCGCCTCCGCGGTGAAGTCCGTGAGTCGGATGGATAGCACCGTCACTGTCAGTTTTGATTGAAAGTCATATACTAAACAACCCCAACCCCTTGAGATTATAGTCATGATGTCAAGCGGTCGTACGTGTCTACAGGTTGTTACCCACCAATTTATCAGCGGTAGACCTGTTTATAAGGCATCCCAAACAATCGAATATCCCGGCACAAAGATTCTTAAAACGGACGGTGACCCAGTGTATCTTCCGCGTGTAACAGATGGCCAGATTAAATATGTTCTTGAGAAACTGAAACACACCGCCGTTTATGAAGAGATGAACCCCAAAGGCTGGGGCTATTATACGTACACCTACACGCACTGTTAGACGGGGTCTTCATCCTGCGTCGCCACCGTGACAACTACTGGATTCTGTGTCGGTACATCAACCGGAACCGGCCCCAACACTTTATCGGCCACAGCCTCACAACACCGTAAACAAATCGCACACCACAAACAAACGGCTAGACAAATCAGGACCAAAAAGGTCATTACCGTACTGACCGCCACTGTACATTCCTGAGAGCAGGCATTTCCCATTCCCTCTGTTATTACACACATATCCATCCATCTTCTAAATTCGCACCAGGCCGCCATCCGCTCCTTCGGCCGCCGCATCGGGTTCCTCAAAGCGGCTCCGATAGGTGTACATGGCCACATCCGGCACGCGTTTCTCCCGTGCGCGATTCCTCTCCATGGCCACTTCCAGCGGCGTTGTAACCCACACAAACCGCACCGGCAAATCCTGGCTCCGCGCCCATGCCACAAACCCCGCCCGTCGTTCGCGTGTGACTCCCGTGGAATCAAACACGACCGATTGCTCTGGACCACCTGTCCGCCGCCCCGCCTCCCGCAACATTGTGTGCACCGTCTTCCAGCGGTCGCCATCCACATACCAATAGCCGCCGCCCTCCACAAAGATAGAGCGCGCCACCGTGGATTTTCCCGCTCCCGGGAACCCAATCATCACAACCACCTCCGGTATCTTAGAAGGAGTAACAGTTGTCATTCTGCGTCGTAGTCGTTATCTAATTGACTTACGGCCACTGACAACCACCGGGTCACCCGTGTCAATTTTACCGACTGCCACCCCCGCCCCCACCCCGATAGGTCACACGGAAATCATCCACTCCCGGCCGCAACGCCTCCGCCGCCGCCAGCTGTGCTCCCACAATCCGCTGTTGGTCGTCCCGGGTCATCCATTGATTTTGAAAGAGCCGTTCGGAAGAACGGGCCGATATGTCCTCTTCGCGTCCCGCCAGAGTCTCCTTGATGACCCCCCGCATCTCCCGTGCGGCATTGACACCTGCGGCATCCACTCCCGTCATCCAGGCACCGTGAGCAGGCACCGTCGGTCGCTCCTGTGCTCCTGGCATATGAGAGAATCCCACACCCTGTGCGCCACCTACAGGTGTGGTCCCCGCCGCGCCCCAGATACCGTGATGACTCTCTGTCGGATCGCCCCAGCCAACATACGACCGCCGGTCAAGTCGCCCCGCGGTCGGCATCCACGCCTCTGCTCCCGCCGTCGGATGAGAAGCAAGCATGGCCGATGTCACTGTCTTCGGCCCGGTCACCTCCATATCCGCCCACAGCCGATTGTTCATTGTATCCCGTGTATCCCATTCCACACGTGTGCGCAGAGCTCCACCTACGCGCGGAAGCACCGTGAAATCCGGAAGGGGTGCGGCCCAGCCACGGCTCTGCTCTTCGCGTGCTGAACGTCGGGCATCATGTTGTGTGGCCCGCATCTACATCTGCTGGCGGATTCCAATCACACGCAGTAACGCTAGTAGGCTAAGAAGAAAACTACCTACTAAGAACAGTGTGTAATCCATACGCATAAATATATCTAGTTTAAAAGGAAGAGCATAATAAGAATAATCATGATAAAAAAAATTATAGTAAATATGCGTGAAAACTATTAAGAATCCTAATCCACTCATTAGAGGAATAAGTATCTGATAATTTGCCATAAATAACAAGGCAAGCCCTTCCGATTCCATTTCTACATAGGGGTATCAAATAGCGATACCACCCCTCAATCAAACGCACGCCCTTTCTTTTCTTCATTGAAAAGAATCACACGCACAAAGGCAACAACGACAGAAATACCAAGTGCGACATAGAGATATTTCTTGTTTGAAAATATGTCGGACCCCGAATAACGTTGGATTCGCCATCTCAGTAAGAACATACTGAGCAGTGTAAGTCCAAATATAACACCGAATTCGACCAAAAATAAGATTACCCGGTCATTTGTTGAATTCATGGGGATCTACCATGTAAAGAGATTTTTGGGAGGGCCAGTATTCTACTTAGGGAAATCCGTTTCAATACGAACAGATGAAGCCTTCTACACAACTACTAACACGAAAGAAGAGCGTACCGACACCAGCACTGGTACCAACGAAAATATCTGCCGGAGCGGGCATCACCGCCGGTCTGGAGCTCTGGCGACTGACACCCACGGGTCCGTTTGTGTTGGCTGACCGTTCGTCGGATGGCCGCTTCGCGACGGATGTTGCGACATGGAACGCGGGAGCAACGGACATGTCACCTGTCGCAGTGGATGCAGCGCTAGCACTCTAGACTAATCTTTATTGGATAGCGCTAGCGACTAGTTAAACGCATCGCACCGTTAAACCACCAAGAATGCAGCCTACCCCCTCTGTAACCGCCCGCGCAAAGACGCTCCGTCGCAAGGGTCCTTCTACTCCGGCACTGGATATGGCTGGCCCGTTTGTTTCCGATTCTGTTGCGAAGTCCACCGAAGACAGTCTGGATGCTCTCTTTGCAGCAGAGTCTGCTGCAAACTTCAACCAACCGTGGCAGAAACTGGACCGCGGCTCCCGTCTGGACCGCCTCCGCAAGTTCGTTCAGAGCTATCCCGGTCTCTCTCCTGCTGAACGTGCCTCTCTGCTGAGCGCAATTCTGGCGGCCTTTGAAGCCCGCCAACTGAATACAAAGGCCTCCGTGGAATATGACCCCGCCACGGCCACTGTTACCGGAGTGCGCGGTCTCCGGGAACGGGTTAGCTCAACCACGGGTCTCCGCACCTTTCGGCTTGACGCGGTCGCCGCTGCGGGAGGGGCCGCCGCCGCGACCCGCACGACCCATAAGCGCAAAGTTGCGACCACCGCGGCAGTCGTTGCGGCTGTGGCGGCTACAACAACGACGACCACCGATCCAGTCCCTCCCGTTCTAAACACAACTACCACCAATTCCAGCAAGGAATGACCGATGCTCTTGTCTGGTGTGATGAATACCTTCCCGACCTCTACGATGTGGGTATGTTCGATGAAGAAGATACCCATGACGCGGTGTGGGATGCCTTTGAATCCATGGTCACGGACACCATGTTGGACCTCCTGGACGACCCCACGGAGCGCGATATTCTCCACGACCAGCTCCTGGAAGCCGCCCAGGACTGGTTCCGTATCCATCATGAGCTCATGCTAGAAAGCCTGAATGCGGACCCTCCGACGGCACTGCTGTCACGCCCCCAAACCAGCCAACATTCCGCGGACTGGTATGCCCAGCGCACTCACCGACTGACAGCCTCCGAATTCGCCCAGGTTTTAGATGGCCGCCGCGGGGCGCTGCTGCGCTCCAAAGTGCTTCCGCCCGTGTCCGCAACCGGTGACAGCTTCATGGCCATGAAGCCCATCGCGATTGCGCAGATTGATGGAGAGATGTCAGCCACTCTGTGGGGTCACCGCTTTGAATCAGTGACCCGGGCCATCTATGAGCAGGAGCTGGCGGGCCCCGGCACGGTGAATGACACACTGGGCCGATTCCAGCATCCGACGGTTCCCTGGCTCTCTGCTTCTCCCGATGGTGTCGTCATCTCCGGTACCCGTGCCGGACGCCTGGTGGAAATCAAGTCTCCGAAGACGCGCCAACCGGGTGAATTCGTGCCCTCCGACTACTATGCCCAGATGCAGATTCAAATGGAAGTCTGTGATGCGGAGGCGGTAGATTTCGTAGAGGCCCAGTTTGCGCAGCGCCCCGTATTCCATTACCTGATGGGCGGCTGGACCTCACTTCCCGATGATGAGAACACTGCTATCCAGCGCGCTACCTGGAAGGGACGTATTCAGGTGTATGGCTACGCGGAGAAACCGGATACCTGGACCTACCGTTACACGCAGCCGGTAGAAGAACTTGCGGATGCCGCGGCCACTTACCTGACACTGCCCCCGACGGACCCTGAGCTACCCCTCCTGGAAGAGTCCATCTGGTGGCTGACGGGCTTCTATCCCCGCACGGTTCTCCGGAACCCGACCTGGTGGATGGAAACGGGCTGGCCCTCCGCGTCCGTTTTCTGGGCGGAAGTGGAATCTCTCCGGGGCGACCCGACTGCACTGGAGCAGATTGCGTCGCGGGTCACTGTCATCAAGGAGGGAGCTGGCACCATAGACCTAGATGACATCGGCAGCACGTTCGCGTTCCGCAGCCCGGCCATGGGAGGTGCCGGGATTAGCGCAGCCGATTATGACTGGGCTCCTTCTGATGGAGAAGAGGAGGCCCTGATAACAGGTATCCCCGATGTTAGTGACAACGGGACAATCCGGCTGATTGGCGGAGGATGGGGTGGGCGACTGTAAGATTTCCGCTGGAGGGAGTAGGAATATGGCTTCTGCTGCTGGTAAGAGAGGTACAGGGGCAGCACCGTCATTTGCTAATATTGCAAGAGAAGAAGAAAAACTTCGTTTAGCCAAATCAGAATTAAGGAAACAGAAAACTATTGTTCTTAATAATATTATGGGGGATGCCTCAATTAAGGATTTAAAGCTTGATGAGAAAGGAATGAAGTCAATGCGTGCCAAAATTGGGAAAGCATTAACATTAACTGAAGAGATGGTTCGCAAAGTAATTGAACGGCTTAATAAACAAGAGATAACATTTAGTTATGAATGCCCTAACCCAAGAGCACCAACATCAGAAGTTTTAGCCTATGTTACTGGACTTTATTCAGAAATAAATGAGAATAAAACTCGGCTTGCTGATATAATTAATCCAATTATTGATAGGTATACGAGGGGTGGCGGTGCTGCCGCTGCTGGAGGGGCCGGTGGGTCTTCTTCCAATGGTAATATTGGAATGAACAGTGCAGCCACAGGTGGCGCCGGTACAATGCCTTCTTCCAAGTGTGGTGTTGATTTTGGTACGGCTTTCAAAAAAGCATTAGAAGCTGCGGAGGAGGAAGAAGATGAAGGATATAATAGTGACAATTCAATGGGCGGCGGCTACCGTCGTCGTCGCACCCATCGCCGCCGTCACCATCGCCGGTCCACCAAGAAGGCTCACAAGTCCGCTAAAGCTCACCACAAGTCCGCTAAAGCTCACCACAAGTCCGCTAAAGCTCACCGCAAGTCCGCTAAAGCTCACCGCAAGTCCGCTAAAGGTCGCCGTCACCATTAGAAGCCCCAGATCCCGATGTTCATCCATCGTTACGCCCTAGCCCTTGGAATCAGCATACTTGCTCTACTGATTTCAATTGCTCTTGACCGTCTCCTGGCTCCTCTGCCTACTCTGGCACAATTTATCATCCAGGTTCCCCTTCTGGTACTCATCGTAGATGAAGGCCGCCGTGCGCTCATTCAAGCCGGATTCCCCACCGATGATGTCAATGGCGCGTTCTTTTTTGCCGCACCTCTGGCGGCTCTGGGAGCAACCTCCCTCTTCATGGACATTCGCAAGACGATGCGAATCTAACTATCATGCTCAGAGGAATAACATCATATCAAATCTAACATTCCCCAACGCAAGGCACCAACTCCCCCACACCATTCTTGGGAGAATACACGGACCCCACCAGCTCCGACAGAGGCGCCGACCCATTGTCCGGATACACGCGCCGGTAATTGTTCGTCCGCTGGACATACTGCCCTCCCGGCTCCATCTGCCGCGCCGAATCAATGCCCGCCACATCCGACGCCCCATACGCCGTCAGTCCCGCCGACACCGGTAACACATCCCCCAGAACCGCCGTATTCTGACCGAAGGTTGCCACTTCCGGGAGCACACCGTCGGGGCCACCTGTGAGCACACCGCCCTCTCCTGCCAGATAATCCGCGAATCCCTCCGCTGACCGTCCCAGCTGCCACCCCACCGCGCTCACATACCACCCGATCAATACAACCAGTGCCACAATCCACACCGTCATCCAACGATTCCGGGTCATTTACGGTCTTTGCCTCTACCATGGCGACGGGATTTCCTGTTACTCCTGTGCCGTCGCCGCCGACTCCGCCCCCCTGTCAGATTCATCCGCGCACCCGCACCCCCAGCAGCTGTTCCACTTGGCGTCACTGTTACTGAAAAGTCCAGAGATCGCAGAGCATCCAATTCTTTTTCAGTAATGGGGACAGCGTCAGCCGTAAAGAAAGTGCCGATACTCTTTTCTGTTAAACTTACAATCTCTCCCTCTTCTTCTGGTACAAGAACTCCTTCTAGAATTTCCTGTGTCAGCAGCGACAGTTGTTTATTCAGAAAAACGGCACCACCCGGAACATCATATTTCGCCATAATCCCCTGAATCATATTCCACGCGAAGGTTCCCGATAACAGATTAAAGAGTATATTCTCTTTGTTTGCCTTCTGTAACTCCCCCGCAAGAATCACCCGAACTGGTAATCCTGTCTTCTCTTGGATTGCCCGCACAATACTTGCATGTCCCGACCCGTATTCCATCATGGATAACACTTTCATTGCCGCAAAGTGGATTGTCTTTTTAAGATCATCTTTGAAGAAATAGAGAATCCATGTATAAGCCCCAGTTGGTGCTGCCTTCAGAAAATCCGATTCGGAATAGACAGGTAAGCTCTGTAAATAATGAATCCGATTCGGAAAGTTCGGCTCTGTCATATCTCCCCTATAGGGAAGTGTTTTAGTGCCGGCAGGGCGTGTATTCACAATTTTCACGGTGCCGGTGTCTCCAGGAAGTTGAAAGAAGGCACCCCGTGTTGCACTTCTTGGATATCCGGCATTAATTGTTAGGGAATTTGCCTCCTTTTCCAATATAGAAAACAGGGCGATGCGCGCATCCGTACCTGGAATTTCACCCTCTTCAAGGCCAGTAATAGCAATAGGGAACGTTGCTTTTACTGGTACTGTTTTTTTGCGATGTGATCCCTTCAAAAGCCCTGCCAAGAGCTTACTGGACATGTCTCTATACTCTGCTGCGTCTCTCCCGCTTGCTCAGTGTGACTGCCACACGGCCATCGGCCTGCATCTCCACAAAACGGGCCAGCTTCGCCAGGTCCGCCTCTGTGCGGATACCCATCGAAGCAACCAGCCCACGGAACTGTGCGGCCGTCATGACCACACGCTTCTTGGGAGCCAGTGACTCCACTTCTACTCCGGCCACGACCATGTTCTCCCACTCCGGCAACTCCAGATTGTAATAGTCAAAGGTGGCCTTCATCGACAGCTGCCGGAGACCCAGCTCACGGGCCTCCACCATCCCGCGATCGGGAACCGCAACGCAGTGGCGGGGTGAAATCGCCAGATTCTCCGTCGCACCCCATGTTCCCTTGGGAATTACGTAGGGATTGACTGCTGCCGAAGGAGCAGGCACCCGCTGGTGTTTCACCCGCTGGATTGCCACATCACGCCCCTCCGCCGTGCGGACCATGTCACCAATCGCCAGACTGTCAATGCGCCGGTATCCGGAGGGTGTCAGCACAGGGGCATTTCCAAGGAAGCAGACGGGGCCGCCACCACCACTGCTGCCACCGCCCTGCTTCTGGAAGCTGCCGCTGCCCTTACTCTGAATAATATATGACTCTGACCCAATCGTAATTACATCACCAACTTGCCGTATCGCGCCATTCACCAACAGTAGATTACCAGCCGGATTGTACTCAACGCGGGCGGAGCCCGTAGAAGATCGGACCGTAACAGCTGTATTCGGTGGCATCATCACATATACAACCGCATCCGTCTCAGAGGGTGCGGTGACCGCCGTTGAGCCATCGGAAACCTGAATGGAGAGGGCAGATGTGGAAATTGTTGGCGACACATTCGGAATACTAGTGCGGAAGGCAGTTGCCTGTGCTCCCGTTAGCCGAAGAGGTGCCAATACACCCACATTTGCCAACACAAGTGCCTTCACAAGAGCATTCTTTTCAGAGCTACCAACGGCAGATGCCTGTGAGGCCCCCATCATAATTTCAACCGGTGTTGATGTAGTTTGGAGAACAGCAATCGATTCCGCCAATTTCTGAACCTGTTGGTCTTCAGTAAGTCCAGTTGCATCCACAATTGCCGGTGCCGCTACTTGTAAGACTGTGCCAGCCATTCCAGCAACTTCTCCCGCAGAAGCAGCCACCAATGTTGCATTTGCCAGAAGTTCTTCTGTAATAGCAGCACCCGACTCCACAGCAGCAATATTTGCAACAGTCGGTGCATACTCTACCAACATCTCTGGCAGTGTCTGTGATGGAGAGGGAGACACAGACTGTATCGCAGAGCTAACTGTAATCGGACCCGTATAGGAGGATACAATGGCACCACCCACACGCAGAGCTTTGGCGCGTACATAATAGGTCCCGCTAGGCGCGTAACCCGTGTAGGACGACGCATTTCCGGCAATATTTGTTGCGATCGTTCCACCCACCATGGAACTGTCAGGTGACCACTCAATCACATAGGATTGTATTGTGTCTGTCCCATTATAAGACCATGACATTGAAATGTGACTTGATGTGGTAGAGGTGACCGACTGTACTGTTACAGAATCGGAAGCAGACAGTCTTATCTCCTTTGAAATCACCTTTACAGAGCCATTCTTTCCATTGAGCACAAAGGACAGATAGTTCATTCCCTCTTCACCATTGGCCGTAAAGGTCGTAATAGAAGGTGAAAGATTACTGCCATCCTGAGAGCCTAGCATATAGGGAACACGTTCCGTCATATTCCGATAAATATCAATACCCAATACATCTGCGCCAACCAACGGCCATGTGAGTGTATAGGCAAGTCGGTCAGATGTGCTTGAAAGTGTTACATCATCTGAATCAACATAAAGAGTAAGTGAAGCATCTTTTTCACCCGTAATATTCTCCAATTCAACCGTAAAATGCCGCTTGTCATTGGTAATAAAGCCACTGTAAGAGGTTCCACCGGGCGAAAGAACTGCAATACAACTTTCCGCAGCAGGAGAATTTGTGGCGGTCGTATTTGCATAAACATTAATTGCCGCCAACTCATATGTACCTTCATTGGCCGAATTCCAATAAAGTGTATACGAATTACCTGTAATAGTTGCCAAAATCTTATTTGGAATTGGCGCATTACCAAAACTACCAGATGTGGGAGAGGAATGGACCTTTGATGTTGTTAGGGCAGAGCTATTATTCTGGTTATCAACGACCTCTACCATATAGTAGTTAGTTCCCGCAGAAGCATAGCCATTATAGTATGTTGCTGATGGTGGCAGAGTGTCTATCAAGTCAGCACCTGTTATAGAGGATGACGACGCATTGCGATAGATCTTAATTGCCGATAGAGGGTATGATGTCTGCAAAACAGATGGCCAGACAAGTGTGTATCGGGCACTATCGCCGGTCGTGAACGACAGATTACCACTTTCAAAGGCCGGGTTTGCTATTGTAAATACACCACCACCCGTAAGAACAGAGGTTTGTCCGGATACATCATATGCCACAACAGACAAATACTCAATTCCCGAATTATTCATTGACCCCGTGTAACGTGTCGCACTGGTAGGCAACGTTGTGACCAATGTCCCCGTCTTATATGCGTTTTGTGATTCTGAATCCGTTATGGGGATAGAAACGCCATTAAGTTTAAAGATTTTAATGGAGCTCAGAGCACGAAGCCCGGCCACAGCAGCGGGCCACACCAAAGTATAGAGGAATCCATTTGTTGTGAGAGATGTCAGAGCAGGCCCCAAAAACGTAGGTTCTCCATTTGTCATCATAACTGAAGCAGATATAGAATCTCCAGTGTCAAGGACTACACTAAAATTATTTTGTCCAACCGACCCCGTGCTACTGAAGGAAGTAGCAGAGCCCGGTAATTGTGTAACAGTCTCATTATTATTAGTAATTGTTATAGTTCCTACAGTATCCGACCCCTGTATGATTCGGGGCCATGTTAGTGTATAAGTAAGCAGATTGGTTGCTACGGATAAGCCACCGCTTCCAAATTGCGAACCAGAAGGAGCGTCACCAGGTACTGCAGAGCGAATTACAGAGGTTGCGATGGCCGTCGTTGTGTTCGCATCTGTGTGCGCAATCACCTTGAAGTAATACCGCGTATCATTTGTTAAAGAGGATATGGAATCAATTCCATCCCCTACAATTTGAGACTCTGTAACGCCGCTTGGGATATTTGTCAAGGTTGTCGCAATTACATCCGAATTGCTTGTTCCATAATACGCCTTATAGACTGCGTTATTTGGCATATTATTCTTCTGTAAAGTGAGATTCGCACCTCCAGAGCCGCCTGTAATAGAGGGAGGATAAATGTAGGGCGCGCTGGTGCTTGCCCAGACCGCATACAGTGTTATATCACCGGAAATTGTATAGATTCCGCCGGGTATATAGTTAGTGCCACTACCGTTCGCTGCAGTATTCCACCCAAGGAAAGGACCCGCCCCCGATTTAATAAGCGTTCCCTCCTCCAGTACAGTAAATGTACTTCCAGATAGATACTTGGTGGAATCCACCTGATCCCAACCATACGTTGCCCCGTTTTTATTGTATGTAACAGTACACCGGGTTGCCCAGATGGCATAGAGTGTTAGATTGGCGCTCAATGTTATTTGCTGTCCTGCCGTGTAGGTTGTTCCAGAGCCATTGCTGGCAGTATTCCAACTAACAAATTCATAACCTGTGCGCACAAGAGTACCCGCAGTTGCCACCGTCGCTAGCGTTGCCAAATTGTAGCCAGTTGAATCGGTGGGTACTGCGCCCGCTGTATTTGAATTTCCGTTATATGTGATTGTGTATCTCTGCTCTTGCCAGACAGGATAGAGTGTCAGATTTGTTGTGATGGTCAGCTGCTGTCCAACCGTGTAGGTCGTTCCGGTTCCATTGGCGGCGGTATTCCAACCGGCAAGTGTGTAACCAGCCCGTGTAAGTGTGCCGGCACCCAGGATAGTTCCCTGCGCAGAGCCACTATAGACCGTTGAATCAACGGGAACAGAGCCAGCTGTAGCATTCAGCCCCGAATAAGTAACAGTAAAGACTTCCTTGAGCGCAACAAACGCATTGTAGTTGGAGCGCAGACCAATAATCCGACTTCCCAGCTGAGAGCTAACAGAGGAAGCATCTCCACCATAAGTTGAATTGCCCCATGCAACTACACTTCCATCACTTTTGAGAGCGGCAAAAGCACCTTCTGTTGCAACAATGCTGGTAGAAGAACCGGAATTAATACGTACAGCCGAATTATCACTGCCCGTCGCGACAGTTCCCCACGTACTAATGGTGCCACTGGAGCGATACGCGAACGAGCCACTGGATGCTGTAATGGAAAGAACTACTGCTTCTCCTCTAGATGGAGCAAGATTCCCTCCCCACGCAACTGCTAAACCATTATTCGTTATAGCGGCAAAGGCATTTCGTGCTGCAACAACTGCGGTAACACCTCCTGTTAGAGAGGCTGCGGCAACAGATGGATTACCTCCAAATGCGCTGTCTCCCCACGTGACAACGCTACCATTCGTCTTAAGAGCCGCAAATGCTCTTTCTGACGCAACGATGCGCTGGACACCAGAGCCAAGTGACGCGGATACAGCGGAAGAGTCCCCTCCATATGCGCTATCTCCCCATGTAACAACACTTCCATTTGATTTCAGTGCAGCAAAGGCATACTTTGACGAAACAATAGAGACCACACCGCTGGAAAGCTGACTAGCTACACTGCTGCTATCGCCCCCTACGCCAGCGAGCCCCCATGTGACAACAGAGCCGTTTGACTTCAGCGCAGCAAATGCACTGTAATTGGAAACAACGGACGTAACGCCACTGGATAGCTGTGACGCAACTGCGCTACTGTTCGCGCCAAATCCATTTCCCCATCCCCATGTAACCACACTACCATTGGATTTGAGCGCAGCAAACGCACCATAGGACGGAACAATGCGGATAACATTCGTCAGAAGAGTTGCCTTAGTTCCGGGAACACTGCCGAATAGATAGAATCCCCATGTGACCACTGTGCCATCGGATTTCAGAGCGGCAAACGCACCATTAGACGCCGCAATTGCAACGACTCCACTGCTGAGTCGCGAAGCAACCGCAGAGCTATCTCCTCCATAATATTCAGCACCCCATGTAACAACACTGCCATCGTTCTTGAGAGCGGCAAATGCCATGGGGGTAGACGCAATCGCGGCCACACCGCTGGCAAGTTGCGCACTCACGGGGCTCTTATCACCCCCCATTCCAGACGCACCCCATACGATTGCTGCCGTATTTAGGGAAGGATTTATCACACAGTGTGACGAATCCCGGTATTCCGGTGTGTAACTAGCGGACATTGTCTGTTAAACGTTTAGAAAAAAAATGAAATATAATATTACCGGAGAGGAATGGATTATTTATTATATTATTGTGATTGAATATTCACAATAATATAATAAATAATATTTAAACTCTATTTTGTTAGAGTACTCATTTAAGCACGCATCCGCCGCTCCTGCCGACTGAGCGTCACTGCCACACTGCCATCGGCCTGCATCTCCACAAAACGGGCCAGCTTCGCCAAATCCGCCTCCGTGCGGATACCCTGGGAGGTGACCAGTGTACGGAACTGCGCAGCCGTCATGACCACGCGCTTCTTGGGGGCCAGCGACTCCACTTCCACACCGGCAACCACCATATTCTCCCACTCTGGCAGTTCCAGATTGTAATAGTCAAAGGTGGTCTTCATCGCCAGCTGCCGCAGTCCCAGCTCACGGGCCTCCACCATCCCGCGATCGGGAACCGCAACGCAGTGGCGGGGTGAAATGGCCAGATTCTCAGTGGCACCCCATGTTCCCTTGGGAATCACATAGGGATTCACCGAAGCCGAAGGAGCAGGCACCCGCTGGTGTTTCACCCGCTGGATTGCCACATCACGCCCCTCCGCCGTGCGAACCATGTCACCAACCGACAGGCTGTCAATACGGCGGTAACCCGTGGGTGTCAGCACGGGAGCATTTCCCAAGAAGCAGACGGGGCCACCACCACCACCACCACCGCCACCAGGCGTAACACTATAACTATCACTAACTTGCTGATTATTCACCAAGGCTATAATTACAACATTATAGTTAGATGTTGGCTCAAATGTGAATGAGCCATCATTTGCGAATATTATACTTTTATTTGTACCAGTAATACCCCCACTAATATTTGTTATCTTACTGTCAACACGCGAGATATTATTATAAATAACACCATTGCCGGGGTTTGTTGCATTTGTAAGTGTAAAGTCGTAATAATCTAGGTCTGCAAAAGGGGCAAGATTAATCGTAAAATTAACCGTAATAGACGAGGCTGTTGTAGAATGACCGGTAATAGTCAGGGTTGACATTTTCTATATAAGAAAGATAGATTAAAAAACGATTACAGATAATTTTAAAGAATAATTTCCTGCTGCCCCAACCCAAACAAAACTTGACCAGCCCAAAACCCAACCGCCCGCCTAAGCACCCCCAACGATGAATTACTCAACTTCTTACACGACGATGTCCGCCGATGCTGATGAAACGTTTCCCATGTGCGTTATTAAGCGTGACGGCAGCCGGGAGCCCGTCAGCTTCGACAAGGTGCTGGAGCGCATCCGCCGTGCCGCCCAGGGACTCTCTGCCGCGGTGAATTACACCCGTCTGGCCCAGCTGGTGCTGGCCGAAATCCATGACGGCGTCCATACGACGGAGCTGGATGAGCTGGCCGCCCGTCTGGCGATTTCCTACATGTCATCCCATCCCGATTGGGGCACTCTAGCCTCTCAAATCATTATTAGCAACTGTCAGCGCTCTGCTCCTGTCACATTCAGTGCGGCAATGGAGATTCTGGCCACGGTGACGGATGCCCGGGGAAATTCCGCACCCGCCCTGGCGGCGGATGTTCTGACCTTCATCCGTGAGAACGCCGACGCCCTCAACGCAATGGTCCAGCCCGACCGCGATTTCGCTCTGGACTACTTCGGTTTCAAGACACTGGAGAAAGGCTATCTCATGCGCGGCCCCGACCGCAAAATCGTCGAAACACCCCAGTATCTGTGGCTCCGTGTGGCGGTTGGGCTTTGGGGTAGCGGGTGCGATAGCAGCCGCGACGGTAGCGAAAGCAGCCGCGACTGTGATGGATGTGCTGCTGGCGGCGTACACGAAAGCAAAGAGGAGGAAGGTCCCACAATTCCCGTAGCCACCCGCCTTGAGCGCATCCGCGAAACGTATGACCTCATGCGCCAGAAGGCGTTTACGCACGCAACACCGACGCTCTTCAATGCCGGTACGCCACGACCCCAAATGAGCAGTTGTTACTTAATCGCAATGAAGGATGATTCCGTCGACGGAATCTTCGACACGCTGAAGGACTGTGCCCAAATTTCCAAATATGCGGGAGGCATCGGTCTCCACGTTCACAACATTCGTGCGGCAGGCTCTCATATTGCGGGCACGAATGGTACATCCGATGGTCTGGTTCCCATGCTCCGTGTCTTCAACAATACAGCTCGCTATATCAACCAGGGCGGTCGTCGCAATGGCTCTTTCGCGATTTATCTGGAGCCCTGGCATGCCGATGTTCAGGCATTTATCAAACTCAAGTCCAACACCGGTACGGAGGAGGAGCGTGCCCGTGACCTATTCTATGCCATGTGGGTTCCTGACCTCTTCATGCGCCGTGTAGAGGCCGGTGGTGACTGGAGTCTCTTCTGTCCCCATGAGGCACCGGGTCTGGCGGATGTTCATGGTGCCGACTTTGATGACCTCTACACGCGCTACGAAGCAGAGGGCCGTGCCCGCGCCGTCATTCCTGCCCAGAAGCTGTGGTCCGATATTCTTGTCAGTCAGATTGAGACGGGAACACCCTATCTGCTGTACAAGGATGCCGCGAACGCAAAGTCGAATCAGAAGAATCTGGGAACGATTAAGTCGTCCAACCTTTGTTCCGAAATCATTGAATACAGCTCACCCGAAGAGACTGCCGTCTGTAACCTAGCCTCCATCGCCCTTCCCCACTTTGTCACCGCCGGTACCTTCAACTTCACAGCCCTCCACGCCGTAGTTCCAGTTATTATCCGCAATCTCAATCGCGTCATTGACATCAACTTCTATCCCACCCCTGAAACCAAACGCAGTAACATGCGTCACCGTCCTGTTGGTCTGGGTGTCCAAGGTCTAGCCGATGTGTTTGCTCTGCTAGGCATGGCATGGGAAACACCTGAAGCCGCTCTTCTGAATCGCCGCATCTTTGAGCACATCTACTACGCGGCCATCCTGGCATCGGCGAATCTGGCAGCGGAAGAGGGCACCTACGAAACGTATGCGGGATCACCTGCATCACAGGGCCTCCTTCAGCCAGATCTGTGGGGCCTCTCCCACGCGGACTATGCGACGGCTACAGAGCTGGATTGGACTGCGCTCCGTGCCACTGTTGCCGCACATGGTCTCCGCAATTCTCTGTTGATGGCACCGATGCCCACTGCATCCACGTCCCAGATTCTGGGATACAATGAATGTATTGAGCCCTTCACGACCAACATCTATGCCCGCCGCACACTGGCCGGTGAGTTTACGGTGGTGAACCGGCATCTGGTGGCAGACCTCCAAGCCGCGGGTCTCTGGACACCTGACTTCAAGGAACGCATTATCGCTGCGAATGGGTCCATTCAGTGTCTGCCAGAAGTTCCTGCACATCTCAAGGCCCGTTACAAGACGGTGTGGGAAATCAAGCAGAAGACGCTCATCGATATGGCAGCGGACCGCGGCGCCTTCATCTGTCAGTCACAGAGTCTGAATCTGTTTGTCCAAGATCCGACCATCGCCAAACTCAGCAGCATGCACTTCTATGCATGGAAGCGGGGTCTCAAGACGGGCATCTACTACTTGCGGACGAAGTCAGCCGTTCAGGCCATCAAGTTCACGGTGGACCCCCGCCTGGTTGCTTCAACGGCGGCTGCCGGAGGCGCAGGAACCACAACAGCAGCAGAGCCGGCAGAGTGTCTGTTGTGCTCTAGCTAATACTATAAGAAGTATGTTCTTCAAAGGACACTTTTGGTTATACAGTCGGTAACCCACACCTACCCCCAAAAAAGTGACACGGTACACCCCGACACAGTCACCCAGTACGACCGACCCTTCTTTCTTACGACGAACTAATATGTCTACTACCGTAACAGCAACCTATGATTCCGACCCCGTCTGCTTCGCCTCTTCTGCAGAAGACACGTTCAGTGCCCCTGCCCCCACTCTAATTGTGGAGCGAATCACCACGACCAGTGAAGACGCCGACACCTATCTTGTCACTCTGACACAGCCGGATTCTCCCGATGCCACTCTTCCCGCTCTCTTCATTGATGTGCTGGATATCAGCGGCTCCATGGGCTCTCCCGCTTCCACGAATACGGCCACGGATGCCGCTGCCTTCAGTCGCGCCGACCTGGTCCGCCATTCAGTGGCAACCCAGATTGAGCTTCTCCGCCCTCAGGACAGTCTGGCTGTTGTGCTCTTTGACCACAATAGCCAGATTGCGCTTCCTCTCACACAGGACCGCGCGACGGCCCGCTCTGTTCTGCCCCGTATCACCGCGAATGGCGGCACGAACATCTGGGGTGGACTCTTCAAGGCGCTCCAAATTGCGGAGGAGAAGACAGTCGCTGCCTCTCCCCAGAACGTCGTGATTCTCCTCCAAACGGATGGAGAGTCCGACCCCACCTACAATCCGCCCCGCGGCATCGTCCCAACTCTCCGTGCCTGGCTGGACACCCATCCCTCCGTTCGCCTCACGATTCACACTATCGGCTACGGAATGGGCGACGGTCTGGACTCCTTCCTTCTGCGCGCCATCGCCGACGCAACGGGCGGCACGACCAATTACATTCCCGACGGCAGTATGGTCGGCACGGTCTTCATTCACCTGATGGCGAATCTGATGTCAGTTGTCCACAAGGACCTGACTCTCCAGATTCCGGAGTTCGGTCACACGGAGCACATCGGCACGCTTCAGAGTGGGCAGACCCGTCAGCTGTTGGTCCATGCCCCGCCCGGTACGACTGCCTTCTCTGTAAGTCTTCGCAGCATACCGGCCGCCGTTCTGACAACCGCCGATGTGCTCTCTGTCTCTGCGCCTTCCGCAACCGCCGCAGCCGCGCTTGCGCAAACAACTCTGCTGAAGCATCTCCGCGATGCACTAACCGCGGCATACGTCCTCCCTCCTATGCTACCAAATCCCCTGACAGAGCTCACAACTCTCCTCCGTAACCTATCCGCATTAGACACCACCGGTCGTGTGGCCGCGATGCTGACCGATGTAGCAGACCCGGACCCTTCCCGTGGGCAAATCAGTAAGGCCTTCGCCTCAGCAACCGCCTTTGCGCGCTGGGGACGGCACTACATTCCCACGGTTATCAGCAGTCTTCAGAACGGTTGGTCCATCAATTTCAAGGACCGACTGAGTACGGAGGTGTTCGGCACGGCCCTCACACGGGAGCTAGTGGCCCGCGGGGATGCTATCTTCATGGCGCTGCCGCCACCCGTTTCCACGTCTACAACTGCCTACGCAGCCCATTACCACTCAGCCCCTCTGAGCATGGCAACCGTTCATAGCTCTGCTGGTCCCTGTTTTCTGCCCGGCAGTCGGGTGCGCATGGCCGATGGCTCAGAGAAACGGTGTGACCAGATTCAGCCCGGTGACCAGGATGCAGCCGGTTACACGATTCAGTGTGTTATCAAGACGCTGGTTCCCTTCGCCGATATTGTCCGTCTGTCAGGTCCGCACCGCCCCGCAAATGCCGTACCCATCCCTGACGACGCCGGCTTCACTCTCTGGCATCCTGTTATCAACCCGGCTACGGGTGAATGGAGCCATCCCGCCACGATGGGCACTGTGGAGCGTGTTGCCACGGATGCCATCTACAACTTCGTGCTTGCGTCACCAGATGACGCAGCGGAGCGCCCGGGCATGCTAACAGTGAATGGCCTCTACACCTGCACGATGGGTCACAACTTCCGCGCCAACGCGGTGATTGACCATCCTTACTTCGGCAACCGCCGCCCCGGTCACCGCCACATTCTGGACGATCTCCAGCAGCAGCCCGGCTGGGAGTATGGCTATGTTACCTGGTCCGATCTCCAAGTGGAGCACGACCCGGCAACCGGTATGATTTGCGGGATGCGCCCAGTTCCACACGCTTAGAACATTCGGCATCAGTAGGCATCAAGACGCCACACCATCATGCCTGATTGTCTCATCTGTTTCCAGCCTCTTCGCCGTCGCGCATGGAAGCCAAACCTTCCCTGTGACTGTCGTCCAACACTTCACAAATCCTGCTGGGAAGAATGGACCCGCCATACTGGACACCCCACCTGTGTGATTTGTCGGAGTCTACCGGTTGCCCCTCCTCTGCCTCTTCCACACGCCATCCTTTTGATTGCGCGAGAGCCGAACCACGCTAGACAACCACCTCCCTGGTGGCGCGACATTGAATCTATCACGGCTCTTCTGGGTGTTATCGTCCTGTTTTGGATAATTATCGTCATGTCCATCATTCCTCCCCATGTTACTATCTATGTGCCACCGCAAGAAAGGGCCCCGTGGAACCCATATCGCGATGAGCTGTGAGTTAGCGCCAAAAGTGACGCCCCACGAACCGCTGCCCCCGGTAGAGCTATACGATGTCCCTCCGTTTCTGTCCCGTCTGTAAGAACTATCTCTATCTCCAGACAACGGATTCAGCCCTTAATCTGGCATGTCACCACTGTGGTTACAACACGAAATTCACACCCAAATCGGCAGAGGAGGCACTGATTCTGGAAACCACCTTTGCCGTAACGGGAGCGGGTGCCAAACAGACGGCAGCCATTCTGAACGATTACACAAAGTTGGACCCCACGATGCCGTATCTGACCAGTGTTCCGTGCCCGAATTCAGGTTGTGAGACACAGGCGGACCCCTCTAAGCGGAAGGTGCTTTACATCAAAACGGATGCTCAGAATCTGAAGTATCAGTATTGCTGTAAGGTCTGTGATACGCAGTGGGGTTCTTAGTTTATCGCCTTGGCTAGCGCCGTCTGATTAAGAATTGGATAAACTGAATTTCTTGTTAGTCAAATTCGCAGTCGTTTACGACTAGATAATTTGAGTTTCGGAAGTTTATTTAGTCAATCCTTAACGATGGCCACGGGCTTCCTATGTGTCACCCGCCTCCTTTCAAGTCGTCGGCCATGCCTCCTTTCTGTCGCATACAGCGCCCGCTGTTGTGCCCGTGCCTTCTTACAGGTCAGTGCCCGCTTGGAGAACCAACGTGGCCTTCCGGTTTGCCCTTTTTTGACCCGACACCCACCCTCCGGCATCTGCACAACCCAGTAAGGCATCTTCCTATTGAGTTATGCAGAGAATCTACCCGAAGAAGGTTACCAGATGTCGCCGCCTCTCCCATGCCCGCTCTCTATCCAGCCGAACCCGCTCAATTGCCACACCCGGAAACCAGCTCAATTTATCCAAGAAAAGATCCCATAGCTCTTCCGGTAGGACTCTCTTGTAAGCTTGAAGCATATAATGGGCCTCCAACCAGTACATACACCGATGCTGCTCATGTTCCTCCTGTAATGCCCACATTTCAATAAAGGCAGGGAGTTCATGATTGCCCCATCTGAAGCTAGAAAGAACATTCATAGCGGCCATGTTTGGCTCGCAATATTGCCCTCCTACCCGAATAAGCTGGAGTTGTGCCTCACTCTCAACAACAAGTTCTGCATAGCGCTCTGTCATTTGTTCAACCATCTTCAGTCGTACCCCCCTGTCAAACGCCGGTGGTATCAAATCACCTTTACCAACACAACCTACAACATCGACAGGAGGAATGTCACTATGCCCCTGTTCACCCGATGTTGGCGATTGCCCCCGATGTCACCCGACTAGCAGAAGCCAAAACAGACACAAATACAGAAGTACGCGTCGTCACCCCCGTCGCACCGCCGCAAAAGGTGACACCCGTCGCCGCCCCAGGGTCAGTCGGCTTTAGGACCCTAACCTTTCTTCTTATTATCCAATCGTAACCATGTCTGCTTCTGCTGCTGCTACAAATGTAGCATCCGAACCCTTCCGTGTTCGTCAGCTTCTTTCCAGTCTGAACCCCGTCGAAACCGCCACTCTCAAGAAACTCCTGCCCCGTGGCCACACCAAAGCACCCGAAGAGCCCGCCGGCACACGGTATCCCGCCGCCCTTCTGGCCGCTCTCCCCGATGGAGAAGAGTATTCCCTGCTGGGCTTCATCAGTGAGGACCTTCTCCGACTGACACCTGACCAGATTACGCCCAAGGCACTCTCCACCACTGTAACAGCCCGCGCACCCGGTACCGACATTGCCAAGATTCTCCGCTCCAAGACAACAGAGCCGTATCTGGAGCATATCCGCCAAACCCGCATCAAACTCCAGACCGCTGCCCGTGGCTCACTTCAAGGCGAGTCCGAAGTCGGCACCGGCGGCCCCGTTGTGGGTCACCCCGACATGCGCACAGAGACCCAAATCTTCGAAATCAAGATGACCGGCCAACTCAAAAAGAACTGGCCCGCCTTCCTCCTCCAAGTCTTCGCCTACGGCGCACTGACACCTACCGTCACCGACCTGTATCTAGTCCTCCCCCTCCAGGAGATTGTCCATCACTTCCCTCTGTCCGCCTGGTCCGCATCAAGCCGCGCCGCCTTCCGCAATGTTCTCCACACCGCCGCCGCCACCCGTCGTGCCACGGCCGCCGACGCGGCCGCACTCATTGAGACACACCACATCGGCTGCCATGTCAGTAAGCACCGCACTCTGACGGACACGGTTCGGTCTCTGCCCCACGCGGCAACCCGCCCCTACCAGATTTTCCTGTCGGGTCCCCAGTCGGCTCACATGGCCATCAAGGCAGAGGATGTCATCGCCGCCAATGCGGCTATCAAGGAGGCCGGTGCCCGCATCTATATTCACAGTCAGTATCTCATCAATTTGGCGACGCCGCGGCCCGCCGATGGCACAGAAGATATCCTCCACACCGGCCTACTCATTAAAAATCTCCAGACCGGTGCGGCCATGGGTGCGCATGGCGTTGTGGTCCATGTTGGCAAACACACAACGCAGGACCCCGACACGGCGCTGGCCCACATGCGTGCCAACATCCTCCATGCGATGGAGTTCGCCACGGAGACCTGTCCCATCCTCTTGGAAACTCCCGCCGGCCAGGGTACGGAGATGCTCCGCACCTATGAGGAGTTTGTCGGATTCGTTGCAGACTTTGATGATCCACGCCTCCGCATCTGTGTGGATACCTGTCACGTGTTTGTCTGTGGTACCGACCCGCTAACCTACATCAAGCGACTCACGGAGGAGCATCCAGGTCTACTGGCGCTCATCCACTTCAACGACAGTGCCGCGCCCTGCGGGTCCTGTGCGGACCGTCACGCTTTCATAGGGCAGGGACAGATTGGTATGGCGGGTATGACGGCACTGGCAGAGGTGGGCACGGTGGCCGCAGCACCAATGGTCATAGAGTATTAGGGGAGCTACGCGCTCCCCTCAGGACCCCTAGCGTGATAGTAATTGAGTGGTAGGAGAGTTGCACTCCCCTCAGGACCCCTAGCGTGATAGTAATTGAGTAGTAGGAGAGTTGCACTCCTCTCAGGACCCCTAGCGTGATGATGAGAGTCGTTTGAAGGTGAATTCTATTACTATCTCCTATCCAAACCCCCTTTTGGTCTTTTCACTGTACCTTTTAAGGGGGTAACAGAATGGCCGCAACAGGTGGCGATGGCACAGCAGCCAGAGGACCCAATACCTATGTGATTATGGGGCACGGAATTGAAAGTCTAACAGATTTTGAAGATCGCCCGACCCTTGCAGATGGCTATACACTTGTTACAATGGCAGAATGTGGCAGAGTAACGGATTATGATACTGTCCTGTCATTCTTACAGGAGTTTCTAAATCCATCCAAGGCATCTAACTTACAGGCACCCACCACCATCATGAATCCGAAGTATCGTATTTATAGAGCCGGTGACAAAATCCCTGTTCTCAAAGTCAGACTGTTTCTGAATATGGAAGAGAAAGCCGATGGATTTAACTTCATGAAATCGGGCATTTATAAAGTAGGCGATACAGAGCTAAAGGATTGGATACTTACACCCTCTGCGCCAGCTATCACCGCACCATATGAACAAGAAAAGTATTTGCGCAAGATAGTAACACAGGGGCCCGCAAAAAAAATTAGAAAAACAATGATAGAATCTGAAATTATTCCAACATATGAGAAAAGTTTAGTGCTGACATCTGATAAAATCGCCGCGGCAGTATCCGCTATGCCACAAGAGTTTGTTTATTATGACCAACTAGTTGGTATGAAAATCTGGGAAGTATCACTTGCAGACATACTGACTGCGCTGGGCCCGGGTGTCTATTATTGGCCAGTTTGCCGGGGAGTTACAGACTATTATGATGTAGCGTCCTATGTCAAAGCTATGAAAGAAAGTATGGGGGATTCCTTCAATGCTACACGCTATGTCCCCTACACAAAGGACCATCGCAATTTTAATTTTACAGAGGATGAACGTACAGCTGTCTTAAGATTACTTCAGGAAAATATGAACAATCCTGCTATACCAGGCTGGGCGAAGTCTGGAGAAGTTACAACAGCAAAAGGAGAACTGATGGGGGCAAAACCGAAGAAGGTCGGACTTATACGTTCTTTATCGGGAAAACAGCAACAACGACTAGCTGACAGTCTCACCGTAGTCGCAGAGTCCAACAGTAACTTGCGGGGTGGTAGTTTCCGTCACCGACGCAAAACCCGTCAGAGGAAGCGGGTCGCGAAACGTCGTGCTACGCGTCGTCACTGAGAGGTCACCAGTGAATCCACAAATGCCCGTACCGCTTCCACATTTGCCTCAACCGACACACCCGGCTCCGTGCTAATTCGCAACACGGTCAGTCCGTCGTCCCGCTCTGCACGGTCCAGCCACCGGTGATGCTGGGCATCCAGTGCGGCCAGATAATCCAGCGGAATGTGCTCTTCCCCCGCCCGCCCGCGCTTCACGATGCGTTCCGCGCAGGTCCCCACTCCCGTCGTCAGATAGACCACACCCCGAATCGGCAAGTCCGCCGCGAACGTATCAAACCACGTCCGATAGAGCTCCCACTCCATGGGGTCCAGCGTTCCATCGGCCCGCAGCATCTCCGCGAATACATATCGGTCCGTCAGTACCGACCGCTCTGTCAGAATCACCCGTTTTGTCGTCGTTCGCATGGCCGTCAGAATTGTGCGCAACCTAGTCAGAATCGCACAGTTCTGGAACGTGTAGGCCCAGCGTTTCTTGTCTTCATAGAACAGCTCCAACAGGGACTTGCCCGATGCATCCTTGAGGCGCATCCATTCACCCACGGGCTCCAGAACGACTTCAATGTCGGGAAGGGCTGTGCGAAGATGCTCCAATAGCGTTGTCTTCCCTCCACCAATCGCGCCATCAACGGATACAAGAATAGGAGAGCTCATCGTGCTGGCTAACCCAGCCCAGCCGGTCACACGGTCAAGTTTTGCCCACCCCTCAAACGTGCGTAATCACTCCAGTATCCGACAGCGATGAGGCCCACCCCTCCGTCAGATATGATACACCCGTCTCTCCCTCATGAATCAGATGGACCACCTGTAAGTCCGCCTCCCGCTCAAACCGCACCGCCCGTCCAATCACCTGCTTCTCCATTTCCAGATTCATCCGATGATACAGTACCACGTGTGACGCCGCCTCCAAATTGAGACCCGCTCCCACGTGGCGCGCGTTCATGCAGAGCACCCGCACCTTGCCCTCCTGGAATTCCCGTCGCAGACGTGCCACCCGCGCAGCGCTCCCCGACAGCAACTCACACCGAATCCCCCTTGTCTCCAACGTCGCACGCAGTCCCCGAAACGACGCTTCGTGTGCCGAAAACACCAGAAACCGGTCAGACGGTGCCGCGCCATTCAAAAGTGCCATCAGCGCCGCCGCCTTCGTGGGCGGACCGGTTACCGCCTCCACCATCGCATCTCCATCCGCCGCCGCAACCGCTTCTCCCACCACCAACAGCTCCTTTGCCGACGCAATTCCAACACGACACAACGGACATGTTGGTTTTGCCCGCACACACTCACAGAGACACGCCAGACAGAAGGCTTGACGACAGCACGGTGTTAGTGTCAGTGTCGCCGGAGGCTCATAACAAATTGGACAGGCCGCTGTTCCGCCGAAGGCCGCGGCTACCCGAATTTCCAGGTCGGCCAGTTGTGACCGCGCCGTCGCCACCCGCTCTTCTGCCTTTTTGATACCCTCCGCCTTCGCAGCCGCCGATGAATATTCCATTTCACGCTTGAATGCCAGCGTCTTTTCCGCCTTCACGACCTCCGACCGCAGCGATTCGGTTACCCGTGCGACGATTCCCTCCTTGGAAGTGCCCTTGAGACCCAGTGCCGTCATGGCACCCGCCACATCACCGGCATGGAGCGCTTCCATCGCCGATGCCGGCACAAATCCCTGTAGCAGCCGCGCCGATACGGGCGTCCGACACAGAATATCCTGATGAACAACCCGCGGTCTCTTGAGCGATTTCTCAATCCAGTCCGACCGATTTTGGAGGACCGTCTGTGTAAAGTCCGGAGATCGCGACGACGATACCAGACCCGCCACCAGATTCATTCGCCGCTCCAGCCCTCCCACGGCGCCTTCTCCAATCATCGCCCGCACATCATCGGGCAGTCCCCGCACCGTCCAGGTCATCAAACCCCCCGGAAACAGCATATTCAGCCAAGAGCCCGTAATGAGCCAGTAGAACCGTGCCCGAATCTCATCCATACGGACTGTCAGTGCAATTGTATCGGCCTCATCCACAAACAGCCGTGACCACACAACCCGCGAAAACCGGGGACCGTGATACGACATCGCCGTGATGAATTTCCGTAGCATCGTGGCACTGACAATCACCGCATCCGACAGTAACATATCCTGAAAGAATCCGGCCCGCTCCCAATCGCAATCCCGCGATTTCCGAATGAACTGACAGCGCAGAGTCGTCTGTTGGCGTGCGTATTCCTCCCACTGGGGCATCACATTGTGGGGAACAAGAAACAGTGCCGTTCGCGTGTAAATATATCCGTGGGGCTCTGTCATGATGGTCGCCAGAAATGCCGGACCACTGGCCAGCTCCCCGGATGATACATCCCGTGCGGCTCCAGTGAAATCTCCCGCAGCCGGCATGAGACTGTTTCGGAATACCTGGGCTCCACCACTTTCACGGATTTGGAGAGTGCCGGAATCGGGAGGTGGAGCGCGAACCAGTCCCAGCGCGACAAGACTCTTTCCGGCCCCCACGCGGTCCGCCAGTACTCCATAATTGGTAACAAACTCCGCTTCTCCGCTCGGTGACGGCACCCGATGAAGAACACTCTTCTGCTCAAGCGCCGTCGCGGCGGCCAACAGAGTGCGCTGATGGGGACGCATGGCAACGGATAGCCACGGAGGCTGCTCCACCTGGGACGAATCCTCTGTTAGTTGTCGCGCCGCAGCGGATTGTAAGTAGGCCCGCATATCTTCGCGCCATGCTGGAAGCCCCGTTGCCATATCTTTTAGAAAGAGCCCTGGCACCAATGTTTAGGTGTAAAGTTGCCAGTGACCCCATCTCCACCTAACAACCTTCACACGACGATATCAACAACATAGACACAGATGACTGCCACACACCCGACTTCTGTAGATTATGAATTCCATGAAGATTCCCATGATATTCGCCAAATTGTGACACCCTTTGGTCTCAATGAACTTCCTGCTCTTCTGCGTCAGATGTATGACACCGGGGCAATTCTGGCCGGTGGAGCTGCTGCCAATCTCATTTATAACATAATTCATCCGGAAGCTACACATCTCCTTGACCCGGAATCTGACTTGGATTTCTGGGTTGCGGACCCTACACCGACGCCATCTCATGCACGTCGGGTCTATTATACCCTTGTCAGTGCCAGCTGGGACCGATTTCTAGAAGAGGCGGGCTATGAAAGCTACTGTCCGATTCGTAGCACCGATCCAAGTGGTAACACCTATACCGACGACGATGAGGGAGGAGGGTTCCTATCCGACTCCGGAATCCGCCTACGTGTCCGCTACTACCAGCGTACGGATCCTCTCCAAATTGCCAACCGCCGCATCCAGCTGATTTTCTATGATGCGGATCCCATCGACACAGACCCCGCTGCGACTCTAGTCCGCCAATTTGACCTCTCCATCTGTCGCTGTCTGCTCTTCACATCTGCCGTCAATCGCCGTTGGATTACCCGCACCTACGCAGCACAGGATTTCTGGGACCGCCGCATAGTTGTCAGCAACCCCACGCCTTCTGTACGTACACAGACGCGTCTTCTGCGGTATCTGTCACGCTATCCGACCTTTACAAGTGACACGTTTGCAGAGCCTCCTGTTACATCCGGTTAGATTCCGGTTAAAGCAATAGACATCCAAACAAGAAAGATGCCACCCAAGAAAGCCACCACCAAAGCCACAGTAGCCAAGCCCAGTGCCAATGCAGCCCTTCCGTTTGTGAGTATTCTGACTCCAACCTATAATCGTCGCAAATTCATCCCACTAGCAATTCAGATGTTCAAGAATCAGACCTATCCCCAGGACCGCATGGAGTGGGTGATTTTGGATGACGGAACTGACAAGGTGGGTGATGTCTTCGCCGCCTCCGGTCTCAAGAATGTCCGCTATTATCCTCTGGACACGAAACTCCCTATCGGTGCCAAGCGCAATCGCGTGAATGAGCTGGCCCGGGGCGATATCTGTGTCGCCTGGGATGACGATGATTTCTATCCGCCCGACCGTGTGAAAAACGCCGTCCGCAAACTCCGCTCTGTACCGAATCGCCGTGTGCCCATGACCGGTGCCAGTCAGATGTATCTATATTACACGGACCGCGACGAAATCTGGAACATTGGTCCCTACAATCCGAATCACTGCACGAACGGCACGATGGCATACTGGCGCTCCTATTTCAAGGACCACCGCTACGACGACACTGCCGAAAAGGCCGAAGAGCGCGTCTTCATGGATGACTGGAAGACACCGGTCCTCCAGCAGACACCGGAGGAGACTATGTTAGTTATCTGTCACACGAAAAATACGTTTGATAAGCGGGTTCTGCTGGAAAAGTCCAATCCCACTATGAAGAAGCTGTCCATTAAGCTCCGCAACTTCGTAAAAGACAGGAAAATAGCGGATTTCTATCTGTCACTCCGCGATGAATTCAAGGATGAAAAGGTAGTTTCTGATGTTTCATCTGGCTCTGCAACAGTTACTCTTTCTGCGGCAGATTTGAACCCGTCTCTGGAGTTTGCGGCTCAGCCAGAGGTGCCGATGGCTGTGGAGTCAGTTACTCATCAGCCGGAGGTGCCGATGGCTGTGGAGTCAGAAGCCCCGCCGGTAGCAGACGTCCCAGCTTTAGTTGTTGAAGAAGTGGAATCACCCCCTTCACTCCCTCCGCCCCTGTCAGCATCTGAATCGCCTTCTGCCTGTCCGTCAGCTCCGGAATTGCCGCCACAGCCCGACGCACAGCACCCTCCAGCAGATTCAGCGGCGAATCCAACTCTCCCTTTGGACCAATAGATGCCTCCAGCATCGCCCGCACCCGTATATCCTCTGTCGGAGCTGGCATCCCCCACGGTACCTCACGAATGAGCTCCACCGGCGGCTCCCAGCCATAGTAGGTCTGTAGAAGAATGGCCGGCACGGACAGCATTGGCACACTGCCATAGAGAGACCCCATGAGAATCCGCAGAGCAAGTCCACGGTCCGCATACCGATTCACCGCCCACTGAAAACAGACAATTCCCGACATCACGTAGGCACTCACAATCACAGCCGGCCAAATATTGAGACCATATGCCTGTGCCATTCCCAGAAAAACGCCTCCCGCGGCCGCAGAGAGCACCATTGTTCCCGAAAACATATCAAGCAACCAGTCCATTTGGATTGGGGCGCCTACTCTACTGTGGGTACCCGAATCCAGTCGATCCCCGGAATCCGCGGCACACATCAGAGGATGCCACTACCATCAGGGCGGCGCACACGGAAAGCATCCACCTCTGTTACAGGAGACTGGGTCATTGCCATTCCCAGTTATCGCCGGGCTACCACCCTTCGTGATAAGACGCTAAAGACACTGGAAGCCCATCGGATTCCTGTTCGTCAGATTCACGTGTTTGTTGCGAATGAAGAGGAGTATGCCACTTATAAGGAGACATTGACACCTGGCTCCTATGGTCATCTTCATATTGCCGAAAAGGGCATGGCCGCCGTCCGGAACTACATTACGCGCTTCTTTCCAGTGGGTAAGCCGATTTTTAATATGGACGATGATATTACCGGATTTCTGGAATATTCGGCAACCGCCCGTCGTAATGAGCGGCCTCTGCGAAATCTCACCGCTGCTATTTCTGCGGGATTTGCGGCCGCAAAGCGCACGGGATACCGCCTCTTTGGTTTCTATCCGGTTGCGAATGGATATTTCATGCGCCCCGGTGCTCCTTCAACTGATTTGCGCTATATTATCGGCGCAGTCTGGGGTATTCTAAATCCCGGCCCCATCCTGACAGTTACAATCGATGACAAAGAGGACTATCTCCGCACAGTGATGATGTACATTCTGGATGGCGGCGTTCTTCGGTTTAACAACATTGCTCCCAAGACCGCCTATTACAAAGAACCAGGAGGTATGCAGGAAACCCGCACGATGTCCCGTATTAGTGACAGTGCGAAGGCGATGGTGGGCGCATTTCCGGACCTTGTTAAAATCAATCTCACGAAACGGTCGGGCATGCCCGAAGTGCGGTTGCGGGATAGTCGCCCAGAAGAGGAGCGTCGCTTCGGTCCGGAGGCACTGAAAACCTACAAGCTTCCCACTGTTAGCAAGACGCACAAGATATAAGTCATTGTATGTCTAGTCACTAGATACTATCACTCTTTCTGTGTTCGAGCTGAGTACCGATTCCTCAGAATTTAGAGACATCGGCTCTCTAAGACTGACAAATGGACTCCGCCCTCCTCCACCGTCTTGCTTCCCAAATCGCTTCTACAACGGCACCGGCAACTGTTATCTATGTTGCCATCGGCTGCGCACAGGGTCACTACGCGGAAGGCAAACATTCGGCCCAGCAGTATCCGCCCTTTCTATCCGCGTGGAATCCTCCTGCTGCAGAAAAGCACGTGATTCTGATTGACCCGGCTCTAGAGGACCCCCCACGGTCTCTGGTAGATTTAGCCACCGGTGTTACGGAGGAGCCTGCTGACGTCCGTAACATTACCTTCTACCCGATACGGGAGCCCTTTTACTGGGAGACTCCGGCCCACCGGGCCTTTCTAACGGGTCTGGTTCGCATTGTGCTGGCCACACCCCCGACCGTTCATCCGACCTATCTAATTGTTCAGGATTACAGTGGTGCTTCCCTCCAAGACAAATACATGGAGCTTCTGGAGGATGATTTCCGCTATGCAGCCACATCGCTCCTAGAGCGTGTTCTCTTTGACCCGGCCTACGATGGCCCCGGCTGTTTTCAGGACCTGACCACACCAGTCCTTCGTCACCCGGACACGGGGGTCTTCCTCCAGCCCGCCTACATACCGCTGGCCCAGCTCATGACAGCCCGCCCGACGCCTCCCCCTGCCATCCTCCGCAAACAGCAGGAGACCCGTTCGGCACTGATTCGGTATTATGCTGCCCGGCTCCTTCGCACGGAGCTGTCGGCTCCTGCAGCCGAAGACGCACTGGAGCGCCTGCGACCCTTTGCACCGATTGTGGGTTACATGCCGACTGCTGACCCCTCCATTCTCCGCCGTCTGATTTCGGAGACACTGCGGGATTTCGGTGCCGTCGCATCACCGCCCCGGACTTACACGGAAGCGCAGATAGCGGCACTTCTGTCAGATACCCGCGGCAACGCACTGAATCTGGAGTTCCACGCCCTTACTCACTGACACTGAAACCGGCTCCGATTGTAGAGGAGACACCATGGCGGTTAGTCAGACAACACTCAAGTTCGCCAAGATTCTGTACTGGCTGATTCTGTCAGCGGCCAATCTGTATCTGTGTTACTTTCTGATTACATCGAACCGCGCACTGGCGGGAATTCTGATGCTGGTCCTGGGCTTCATGCTGATTTACATTCTGTATCCGTACTATTTCCCTCCGGGAACGGGTTCTGGACTGTGGCCTCCGTATATTACAGCGTGCCCGGATTATCTGTCACTGGTTCGTGGGAATGACTGTATGGACTTTGTGGGAATGGGGTCCCCGATTCTGAAGACGGTACCTGACCGCGCCCATCCGCCGCAGCCCACAGATTCAGATTATTCGCAGTATGTGTTTACTAATGCGGGAACAACCGCGCAGAAGGCAGCCCGGGCCCAGCAGTATGGATTGAGCTGGCAAGGTGTTGCCTGAGCGCAGCTAAGAGCAACGACGACTTCAAAGGTGTAGCGTAAGCTACACCGTCCGTCATCACCGAAGGTGCCAGGTGTAGCGTAAGCTACGCCGTCCGTTATCATAAGACCCACCTAAACATCCCCTCTACAGCTCACTCAATGAGTGCCACTGTAGAGACGACCGGCTGGTCCGATGCCCTTCACAAACTCCATTACAATACACTCATCGCCTGGGCCCGCACAGCCCCGCCCCGCAAACCGACGGTTGCCTTTCTGTATGGCCCTCCCGGTGCCGGTAAGACGACACTGGCCCACCGCGTCTTCACGGATGCTGGCCTCAAACCCGTTGAATGTAACGCCAGCCAATTCCGCAACAAGGCCGCCATGGAAGAGCTGATTGCGCCCCTGCTTCATTCCAACAACGTCGGCGACTTCTTCCGTCCCGAAGGTCATCGTGCCATCGGCGTGATTCTGGATGAAATTGACGGCATGTCCAGCGGTATCAAGGGCTGTTTCGCCGACCTCTTGGCCCTCCTCAAGGATTACCGCGGCCCCAACGCCATCATCTGTATTTCCAACGAATGGTCCGACAAACAGTATGAAAAACTGGTCCGTGAGGCCCTCTGTTGTCACGTAACACCACCCGATCTGGAATCCTGTGCCACCTGGCTGGGTCGTGACCCCACGGAAGTGGAGCCGCTGTGGGTCCGCCACCAGGGGGACCTCCGCAAACTCCAACAGTGGGAAGACGGTGTAACTGCCGAATCCAACGATATCCTGCGCTCTTTCACGGTTCACGACCTGGTGATTCAGCTACTGTCGGACCAACTGGACATTCAAGAGGACCTCCAACTGGATAACAACGACCTGAATCTGGCGGGGCTCCATCTCCATGAAACACTTCCCAACTGGATCGCCGCACACTACGGAACTGCCCAAAACGCCTGGAATATCTATCGGGACTGTTTGCGGTCCATTGCCACCAGTGACCGACAGGACTATTACACCTTCTTCCACCAACACTGGTCCCTCTTCCCCCTATCGTTCCAGAGCAAACTCCAGGCCGTGAATCACCGCCTGTTTGTGAAGGAGCATCCTGCAGCGATTCTGCCACCCTGTCCCAAAACATGGCGATTCCAATACACAGCCGTTCTAGCCCGACAGTCGTGGCTCTTCAATCAATTCAAGTATCTGTGCGAAGTGCGGAATCACCTGGAAACGCTGGGTATTCCGGCGCTGCGGGATGGTGGGCTGGAGATGGCACTGTGGGTAACATCGGCAACCGCGACACAGCCGGCACTGTCGGCCCGCTTCTTCACGGGAGCACCGAAGGACCGGGTTGCGCGATGGACGAAGACGCTGGCGGTGCCGGTTGTTCCGCCGTGTCCGATTGGCAAATCGTGACCAGAGGTTACGATGACTTTGAAAGGGGTAGCGCAGCTAAATCGGCTTGAAGGCATAACCATTGTCAAAAAGTGATGAGTGACACAACCCTATTAAGCTACGGGTACGACCGAATCAACAGGATGACTACCACTGCTGCTTCTCTGTATTCAGACATCTTGCGGAAGATGAAGACTACAGCTGTAAAACCTGTTTGTGCAAGTGTGACGCCTCCCACTTACACAAAAGGGTATGGGGAGGTTTCACTAGAAAATATTTATGAAAAATTAGTTGGTTGTATTCCAACTCTAAACCCGCCATGGGTTCTTGAACATCACGTTCAGGAAGCTATCCGGACGCGCACACCGCTCATCGGCCAACTTCAACTAAAGCTGAAAGAAATTCAGCAGGAAGGAAACTGGTTTATTCATATCCAGGCGGACTCATCTGCTGGATTTGTAGGAAACTGTAGTGCTTCTTATGGGACATCAAGCGGAACCTGGTTTGCAGTGGATAATCATTGCAATATGTATCTCATACATGATAACACAGATCGCGAACGCGGGCGCACATTTAGTGTAACAAAACCATCCTCTCTGAATACGGCACCCTTGTCAGATTCTGTAATTGACAGCATCAAGAAGTTAGACGCATGGAATATGATTGTTAGGTCAAGTCAGAGCGGGTGGGATTCTGTAATAAATTCAGCAAAAACCCTTGATTTCATCTTTGATGCTTATCGCGCACAGGCCCGCACCGAATACCTCCTCCACCAACAAGCAAAAGTCATTGAGGAATCCCGCGCAAAAAACAAAATGCTTGAAGCACGTCTCTCCGTTCTTGAAGCATTGCTGTTACCAACACAATCTCCACCAAAGGAGATTGACCTCCTTGGTCTCCATACCAAAGAGTCCCCACAAACATCCACACTCACACACGACCTTCGCACAGCCGTTATGGATGCGTCAGATATCCCATCCCTGATTATTACCGACTCTCATTCTTTCTAACAAGAGAGAGTTCCTACTTAACAATACAGACCTCTTCACTCCCAAAGAATGTCCCCGACTCTCCTCCTAACCGCCGCCCGTGTTTTCAGCCGCATCCGGCATCCAGTCCCCAAGACGTTCGCCGCACCCCGCACCTACTATGACCTGTTGGAGTTCTATTCCCTTTCCCGGCCCACACGGGAGATCCCGTTGATGTGTATGTTTCCCATCCACTGTGACCCCTTCCCACAGCTCATCCAAGGCCTGGATGCCACCCTCTGGACCGCGTTCAATCGCCCCTACCACCATACGCTGTATTCCGCCGCCTCCAACCTACAGAATCTCCAGCCTCTACCCTACACACTTCTCCGCCAGTGGATTCATATGACGCCCCGAACTCTATCAGTTGTTAGTTTCCTAGAGCCAGCGGACCATCCCCGTAATCGGGTCTGGAGCAAATATTGGTGCACTATCAACGACCGACACTCCACTCCACCGCCGGCCTTTTGGTCGGCCAAGAAGAAGCCTCTCATGATTTGCCAGGACGCAGCGGGAGTTCTTCAATGGGGTGTTGTTGTTACACCGCAAAAAAGTGACATACACAGCCCCGTGCTGGCTTAAGCCCCAGTAACGACGAAACAGAAAAAGATGTCTGATTCGTCCTCTGCCTCTGCCACTACCGTTATCCAAATGAACCCCGTTCTTACAGCCTTCAGTCTCACTGACCAGGAGTCCCCTCTTGTTCGCGCCTTCAAGGCCACGGGCGCTGCTATCCACGGTGGCGCCGCCCTGTCCTGGTATCTCAATGCTCCTCCACCTCCCGGCCAGGACATTGATATCTGGTGTCAGCCATCAGAGCCCATTCTGAAGCCCATCATCTTTGCGCTTTATGACACCATCTTCCGCGCAGCCGGTTACGCTCCATACCGTCCTACCCACTTTCGCCGTCCCCGTAATGTCTCCTATTACAATATCAGCACGGCGCAGATTGATATCATCTACAACTGGTACAACAGCAACCTGGGACGCAAGATTCAGCTCATCATCCGCAAATCCCGCACCCGCACGGGCACCGCCGTTCCCGCGTCACCCATTGAGGACTTTGACCTGGACATTACGACTCTCTGTGTTGCTCCCTCCATCCTGACAGAGCGGCTCATGGTCTATGTGCCCTCCACAGAGTTGGCCCGCCAGATTGACCGCCGTGTCATGAACATCAAGAGTCTTCGTGGCCAGCAGCTCCGCAGCAATCTGAGCCGGATTCGCAAGTATTACGCCCGTGGGTTCGCCTTTGAGAGTACAGAGGCCCGCTGTACCTGCGCCTGCGGTGTGGTCCATCATATGCTTGTAACACCGCCCCACCGTCTGTCACTCAATGAGGCCATGGCCGATGTGCGCAAACAGTGGCTTTCTGCGAATCCGCTAGCCGCATCAGACCCCCTTCGCGCCGATAATCTGAAACGAACGCTTCTGTTGGGGCATTCAGAAAAGCAGTTTCTCACAATAAATGATGTGGGGATCCGTAAGATGCTGAATGACTGTGAGAAAGCAACGGAGATGCCACAGAACGCGATGCTGTATCCAATCGACACATTGTGGCTGGATGACTACTGCCGTACTTTGCGGTATGTCTGTCGTATTCGCTTACTGAAGGGAGAGGTAGAGAACTATGAAACCCTTCTGAAGTCGGGGACGCACCCCAACTTCGGCAGCATCCGACCCCAACTTGCATTGCTTCTAGCACGTCCCGAAAGTGAGAGTTATCCCGCACTTGCGGCCACGATTCGCGACCTAGATATCCGTATGAAGGCAGTTGATGAGGGATGCAAGGCCGTCAAGCCTAACAAGAAGGCACCCGTCTTCGTAACCGACACGATTGAGCACGTCTAAGCGTCAGAAGCCGCATCCCCGTCACCATCCCCCTCCTCCTCCTCATCCTCATCATCGTGCTCCTCAAAGGAGACACCCTTTTGGTCATTGTAAGCATCACAGCGGTCTGACAAATCCCCCACGGCGGGCTTTTCCGGATCGTCATACAGGTCAAAAATCACGCCCATCGCACCCGATGGCTGAATCTCCAGATAGTCTGTAATACGCCGCCGGCTCTCTGACATCACGAAGATTTCCACCCAATCGCCCGGTGCAGCATCTTCATCCTCTTCTTTTCCCCGTTGGCACGAAATCTTACAACTGTATCGTACCAGCTGTGCGACGAGTGCCTTGAGTGCTGCGCGCTGCTCTTCCGTTTCGCGATTCTCCGTCGCCGCCAGTGCCGCGGCATAGAGGTCTGATGTAGTCGTTCCTTCCACTACCGCTACCGTCGCTGACATTCCAAAGGTGTCTGTCATCAGACCCTTCCTCCTGCGTTTAGGTAATAAACGTGAGCCAGGTACACCGGATAAATTTGACCAGGTGTTACGCTATGAAGTCGGAAACAATCGGAAGCGGTATCTGTGGATACGGTGCTGTTACTAGCGCACACAGTCGTGTGTAAAATTGACACCATCATGGCAACCTACCCGCGCCTTTTGGCACTGGGAAGACCCACACAAAGACCCACACAAAGACCCACACAAAGACCCGCTCCATCTAGTAACAAACCACCACCAACCCTACAATATGTCCGCTGCTGCATCCAATCAGACCGACAAGAAGTCGCAAATCATTGCGGAGCTGACGACGCTCCGTGACCTGGCCGCCACTGAATCGGCCGGCCCCTTCAAAGTCCGCTCTTATACGGCGGCCATTAAGGCGGTTCAAGCACTGCCCCATCCCGTCACATCCATGGATGCTTTGCCAGCCCCCACGAAAGGCGACGGTCTAGGCCCCAAAATCCGTGAGAAAATCGCGCGAATCCTCACAGAGGGCTCTCTGCCCATTACGGAGGTCGCCCGTGCGCGCTCCACGGCCTTGGCCGCCTTCCAGAATATCTATGGTGTCGGCCCCAAGAAGGCCGCCGACCTGGTAGCTGCCGGTTATACGACAATTGCGGAGCTCCGTGTGGCCGTCGCGACCAATCCGAAACTCCTGAATCGCAATCAGCAGACGGGACTCCGCTACTATGAGCCGCTTCTGGAGCGTATTCCGCGTGCAGAGATGGACCGACACGCCGCACTTCTGATGGCGAACAAGCCCGCCGCACTGGAGGGAGAGATTGTTGGAAGTTACCGCCGTGCCCGTCCCGACAGTGGCGACATTGACATGCTTCTATGTGCTCCCGCTGGTGCATCAGCACCTGCCGCTCTAGAGGAGTTCGTTATGCGCCTGGTCGCCGCGGGATACATTCTGGAGGTGTTAGCCCAGGGTGACCACAAGTGTCTGGCAATTGCGGTGGTCCCCGGTTGCTCTCCGCGCCGTCTTGACCTGTTGGTGACACCCCCCGAAGAGTTCGCCTGTGCTGTTTTCTATTTCACGGGCTCTGACAGTTTCAATGTGGCCGTCCGCTCCCACGCTCTTACAATGGGTCTCACACTGAATGAGCACGCACTGACAATCGTGAAGACGGGAATGCCCATCTCTGGACTCCGCACAGAGCGGCAAATCTTCACAGTTCTGCGTCTGGCCTGGGTAGAGCCCTGTGACCGCACGGGACCCGAAGCTCTTGTTCATGTGGCGAAAGCAACCGCAACAAAAGAATAACTTCCAGCCCCTCTCCGCCGAAACAAAAAAGACCAGACCGCCGTGTAGCGACCTAGTCTCTTTTGTTAGTCTTTTTCTTTCTTGTTAGTTATTTCTAGCCTGCCCCTCTTATGTCAGAACCCCTTTACAGAGCGCTCAGCAGCAGAGGATTGACGCCGATGTAGCCACGCTGGATAACATAGCCCATGAGTGACAGCGTAGCCAGGTCCTCCACCGTAAAGGAAGTACCGGCGGGGATTGCCACCCAATTGGCGTAACCGGCCGCACGCAGCTGCTGAACCAGCGTCTGAACGACCGCTGAAGGAGCCGCACGCCCCTCCAGCATGAGGTCAAGCGCCGTAGGAATGGCCGCAGTGTTCGTGATGGGAATCTCCGTGGGATAGTTGGTGTTATCATTCTTGCTGAGTGTAGGAGGAGTGACAATCGGTACCTCCGACCACTGTGCCCGCACAGCCTCCATGAAGGCATCGGCCTCTTCCTTCGTGACACGGCACGACGCTCCCTTACACTCCTCTACAACATTCGGGAACTCCTCCAGCTCCTCCGTCTCCTCCTCATCTCCATATGTCTCCACCCACTTGTCCAGAGTGTCCAATGATTCCACTGCCACCTTCACGGCCTTGGCATCCGACAGCACATCCGCATCACTCACAGCATCCACAAGAGCAGTACGAATCGCGCAATTACGGCTCAGCGCCTCCTTGGCATCATCGGTCGTCACCTTCGCAATCATGTTACCCAGGACCCAGATGGCGTTCGTGCGCATCAGACCCGTACGCAGAAACGCGCACTCCAGTACGGCCTCCAGAAGCTCATCGTACAGAGCCATCTTGTCAGCCACCCCCGCATCCACCGCGAAGTTAGACAGCGACCAGAGCGCTGTAATCTGCGTCTTGCGCGCATACGCATCATTCACAAGAGCTAGCAGAAGCCGGTCCAGAATCTCATCATGGAACTCCGGATGCACCCGCGAATCATCCTGCTGTAGACGATTGGACAGAATCTCCATCAGAGACGCCATATCTGCAGAGGAAGCTCCCAGCATCAGAGACAGCAGCCGCCCCAGAGATGCCGACAGAGGACGCACGCCGCTCACACGCTGGACCGCAAACAGAAGGTCCTTGCGCGCCTGCTTGCCGCGCATCTCATCTAGAAGAGGCGATGAGCCATAGAGCCCATTGAAGATGTCCATCACACGGTTACAGAAATCCGTGACGCATCCATCCTCATCCTTGTCCAGGTCCTTCCAGCGTCGATTTTCCAGCAGCATGGCCAGATTGTGATAGACGTAGGCCGCCGTCTTCTGAATCGCGCCCGTCTCCGGGTCATACAGATTGTGTGACACCGTGCAAATCCGCTCAAGCACCTCCTTCTTCATGCGCTGAACCAGCACCTCCTGTCCCTCCAGTGCCAGCAGATTCGCAATCGTAAAGAGCGCCTGCTCCCGATTCCGCGCATCAGGATCCTCCATGAGACCCGCAATCAGCTCCACGAAGTTGCCCTCCCGTAGAATCCCGAAGAGCACCTTGCTCTCCGCGGCTCCCTCCTTCTGAATCGCCGCCTGGATGTTCGCCAGGAAGTTGTAGCGGTCCAGAACAAAGGCCGTGTGGGCCTCCAGCACATTCTTGTAAGTCTTCACGGTCATGTCAGCAGTAGAAGTCATCGTAAGTCGTCGTGTACCCACTCACCTTAAGTCGCCACCAGCCCGTCACTTTTGGGTGTGGCGCCCCATACCCGACAAAAAATCGCCTCTCCGACCCCTTCCAAAACTGTCTATCGTTCAGACAGTTGCCGCCCCACACACTCCATCCCGATTTCAGATAGGTCGCGACCCGTCGAATACCCCCCCCGTTCAGCAAGCCCGCCGCCCAGGCAACCGTAACACTTCCGCCTCCGCCAGAAATTCGTCGGCATCCTGCAGTCGCCGGGCCACAATACAGGCCGGCACCTCACCGGTGTAACCCCGTGACGCCCACGCATCTACGTCGGCCTGTGCCTTGTAAGTCGCGTCCAGCTCCTTGAGTGACGCAATCAGCGGCGCCATGCGCTCATCCAGCTCCTTTGCTTTCTCTGTAAGTTCATCCAGCTCTGCCTTGAGAGCATCCAGCTTCTTCTGGACGCTGGTCTGTGTTTCGCCCGATGGAAGCTTCTTGGGGCCCCATTTCACGGTGGTCAGTTTCTTGAGCTCCTCCATCTTGTCTAGCTCTGCTGTCTCTTCCTCCTCCAGTTTCTTGATGCGCTGAATCAGAGGTTTCTGTCGCGCATAATCCTCTGCCGCCATCTCAACGGTGTCGGTAAAGAGAAGCGACTCCTTCGGAGGTAACAGAGCTGTGAGCTCCACAATCTTCTTCTGGTAAGCGGCCCTTTCTACAGGGGTGCGGGCAGCAGAATCGTGACAGGCCCAGTACGTCTTCAGCTCTGCCACAATGGGCACCATCTTCATGTAAGTCATCGTAGTCATCTTCGTCTTCTGTCAGTTCGTGTGAGTCTTCTTTCACCTGCCGGCCCTGTTAGCCAGGGTCAGCGCGTCAATCAACTTTTAACCATGGCCACAGCGGTTATCATTGATGGTGGGATTGAGTCTCCTAAGAAACTCTAATTATCCAGTCGTTTTACGACAGCATAATTAGACTTACGAACCGTCCATTAATAGGATAACACTAACCACAGTGGGAATTGAACCCACGACTCCAGGCTTAGAAGGCCTGTGCTCTATCCAACTGAGCTATGTGGCTTCGCATATAGCCAGTCGGTCTGCTGTGCTCAACAGCTTTCCAACTGAGCTATGTGGCTTCGTGGCCACCCCATTAAGGAATCTGTTTCTTTAAATCGCCGCGCGGTCACCGCCAAAAATGACACGACCCACACCCGCCCTAAACGCCGCACACCGTAGCATAAGATAGCACCATGGCATTCCGCTCTACGTCGGTTACCCTTCATGAGAGTATCAGCAAAGAGATTCGGCAGGGACAGGGTATTTATTTCACCCCCGCCGCCGTTCGCAATCGTCTCTTTGAACTCTTGGCACCCTCTCTGCCAGCAGCATCTGCCACACCCTTCAATGTCCTAGAGCCATCCTTCGGCTCCGGTGAGTTTCTGTTTGATGTTCTTGAGAAAATCCCGTCCGCCCAACTCTATGGCAACGAATTGAACCCCACCATTTTCAAGGAAACACAGCGCTGTGTTGGCACCCTGAGTACCACGCACCGCAGTCGTGTCCGTCACTTGGTGAGGTCCGATTTTCTGACATCACCCGCCACACTCAAAATGGACCTCATCATCGGCAATCCACCATACTTTACAACGCCAATAAAGGACCCGCGCTGTGTCAAGGGACGCAGCAATATCTTCATTCTCTTCCTGTACAAGTGTCTAACAGAGCATCTGGCACCCGGTGGTCTTCTGGCGTTCGTTCTACCAACATCCCTGTACAATTGTACCTACTACAACCCCTGTCGGGCGTACATGCGTGACAACACGACTCTGCTAGCAGTTGAAACGATACCCGGGAGCACAGCGGGATTCTATGAGACCGCCCAGGACACTGCGCTAATCGTTCTGCGCAATACTCCCCCCACCGTCTCTCCGCCGCCCTACATTCTATCCATTCCAGAGACAGACACTGTGTATATTACTCCTCACGCAGAGGGACTGTGTGAGCTGATGGCATCCGGTACAACACTTCGCGCCCTTGGATGCGCAGTTAAAACAGGCGAAGTCGTTTGGAACCAACATAAGGAGAAACTGACCCACGCCCCGCCCCCTTCTTCCGTGTTGGTCATCTATGCGAACAACATCAAGGACAACGCACTGACATTGGGTGCTCCTGGAAAAGACAAGAAGCAGTATATAACCGGCTTCACGGGAAAGTCTCCCACGATTGGACCGGCCATAGTTGTTGCCCGCGGATACGGTAATACCGCCTACAATCTGAAATATGCGGTGGTGCCGGCGGGAACTGTCTTTTATGGGGAGAATCACGTCAATGTGATTACCGGACCCGCCGCACTCATCCCAACGATTGCCGCATCTCTCAGTGACAGCCGCACAGCCGCTTTCCTTGAGATGTTTGTTGGGAACGGTGCTCTATCCAAAACGGAGCTGGAGAATATTCTGCCCGTCTGGATTGCGTAACAGTCCCGTGTTACCGTGTAGTAACGCTGATTTGCCATGCCGGATAGAGAATACCCGCGTGATTTTTCCACCGTAGTAGAAGCCGGAACTCCCGTGTAGCCGACCGAACAACCAGCGTATTTTGGCCGCGAATCCCTACATACTCCGTAACTGTCAGGTCCTCCTCTGTAAATCGGTCCATGTGGAATATCCCAGCATCTTTATCCCACAGAAGAAATACCTTTCCTAGCTCTTTTGCCTTGAAAATCTCCGTCAATGTTGCAATCGGACAGCTGGGACCATACTCCTCAAGAAAGCCCGCGATAGAGGCATCTACAACCGCCTTTTTGGCCGCCTTGTTGTGCTCAGAGCGGTCTTTCGCCTTCAAGAAGAAGGGGTGTCGTTTATAAGAGCATCCATACACTTTTGCCAGATAAAACGCCTTTTCAGGAATCGGAATCACGGATAATTCTTCATCGGTAGAGCAGAAGTCGGCCATGTAACGTGTATAGAAATATTCCGCATAAGTAATCGGGAAAGGTATAGCCTTTTCGGCCAGACTCAGAAACTGCGGATGACTGGAGATAGCTGTGCCCCCATACTTGAACTCTATCGGCTGACGATAGATGATATCTCCTGCGTCGGACTGATATATAACAAGAAAGTCATAGTTGGCCCCGCGCCCTCCCTTCTTTTTTACGGCAATCTTCTCAAAGGCAGCCGGGCAGAGCGATGTTAGTGCGTTAAGCCATGCGGTTCGCAGGGTGACTACCCGTGTGTCATCTGACGCAGCCTCTTCCTCAATGAGAGTGGCCAAATAGGCTTCCCGCTGCTTGTTGGTGCTGTCATTCAGCGCTTTGCTGGATGTATTGAAGAAGGTATCAATCGGATGCGTCATTGTGGGTGTCTCCATGGCGATAGCGCTATCCAATAAAGTTTAGACTAGAGTGATTTCTAGTTAGTCTAGAGGATAGTTTAGTCGACAGATTTATGATAGCCACTAGATAAGTGCTAGAAGTCTTCTACTAACACCGTACCTTTAGCCACCCCGCAAGTCACCCCAGTTTCACCTTTAGTGTCAAAAGTTGAAACCTGATAAACACCAACCAGCCAACAAGTAAGGACACACGACGTTCTAATCTATCTAACACACTTCTTAGCCATCAATCATGTCTGACATGACAACACCCCGCCGCCCCAGCCGCCCCGCCAGCCCTGCTGCTACCAACCCAACCGCATCGGCATCCGATGAAGCCCCGTCACCTCTTCTGGTCACGGAGGAGGTGTTTGCCGACTTTCTGACAGCCGCCCGCATGACCCGCGTTCATCGCTACATTCTCTGGCAACTGACCTCCGAATCTCCCTGTCAGGTACTGGACTCCAATCCTCTCACGCACTGGTGCCGCACAGCCGCACAGCCCACCAAGGAGGCTCTTCATCGGCTCATCCACAAGGTAGAGCGCTTCGGTGACAGCTATGCCTGGCTCATTACCGAAGAGCATCACGACGCATTAGGAAACTTCTACACGCCCGCCGGTTTCCAACTGGAGCCCAGCTGGCAACCCGGCGGCCACGGCCTGGTACGTACAGCCGACAATCCCGCCCACTGGATTCCAATTCAGACCGTGTACCCATGCCCCTACATGGCCCCCATTGCTGTCTCCGAAGCGAAGAAACCCTCCGATTGGACGCAGCCCCGCAAGCCGCACTACCATGAAGAGTCGGATGTCTGGGTCCATTTCACGACAGAGCAGGGCTCTTTCAAGCCACGTGACGTGCTGACCAAAATGCTGGCTCCGCGTCGCACCACCGATGCTATGCGCTCTTTCGTGGGTCATGTAACAGAGACACCCAGTGCTTCCGACATGACAACCGCCATTCTCCGCTACATTGACCGACAAGGACTGATGGCACCCGGTTACGCACAGACGGTGCTACCCGATGAGACACTCACGGACCTGTTGGGCACCGCGCATTCCTTCCGCCTGTCAGAGCTCCAAGGGCTGCTGAGGCCCCATTATGGCCCGTTTGTCTAGATTTCATCCTCTGGGGGAACAAATGAATGAAGCGCCGACAAGATAGACTGTGCGTTCCCCAGATATATTTCGCCACCGCGACCCTTGCTCAGAACCTCTAGCATCATGTCAATAAAATCGGGAATCAACTCTGGCCACCGCTGGCCGAACTCCACCGCGTTCTCACGCATGAAGGCCATCCAAGTCTTCCTTGCCCTCCATCGCGCGGCCGGTGATGTTTTGGCAACCATGTCGGGTAGAGTATTCACAAACACGTTGTGAAACTTCTCAACATCCCGTACCGTCTCAAGCAGAGTAATGTTCATCTCAGCGTTCATAGTTATCACTAGTATAGTACAGGAATCAGAATCGTCGTAGTTCTGAGCCCTGTGAGTATTACTATTTCCATGTAATCGTAAACCTGTCATTTTTTGTGTAGGTGGCTCACAACCGCCCAATGAAACCGCAGCGCCTCCAGTGCCGACACAAACTCCACAACAATCGAATCCACCAAGAAGGATGGATTCACACAGACCTGATGGAGCTGACCACTGGGCACTGTTAGTGATGTGAGTTGCTCCACGGAACCCGGTGGAAAGAGATGCCGAACAATGGCTCCCGTTCCAACACGCAACTGAACCAACAGACATCCACCTGCATCCTCCTGTCGGCTCACCCAATAGGCCCGCACATCAGCCGGTCCCGTGCCAGCCTCCTCCAGCTCATACCAGTTGTTGCCGTCTCCATTCATTGTCCTATCGTCTTACCCAACCCCAAAAAGAAAGAGGGAAAGCCCGTCACATTTTGTGACTTCCTAAAGCGGAACTCATACCATCCACCCAATGCGCAGACGCGGTGCCACACTGACATCTGCCCCTACTTCTCCATCTTCACCTCCATCTTCACCTCCATCGTCATCCATCTACCAGGGCACAAATGAGATTCGTCGCCCCATTCGGCGCACCTACTCTCTGGGGTCCCGCAGCATCGGCATTCGCAATGTAATTCTGGAGAACCTTCAGCATGATTTTTGCGATGAGCCATTCTTGTCTCCGTTTGTTCGTCATCTCCGCAAAATCGGTAATGATAAACTGGACATCTATTCGGAAATCATCTTTGAGCTGACAGAATTCAATACAATTCTAACATTCAGAGCAACACGGGAGGAACCGAATGAGATGACCTATACAATTCCGGACATAACATTGGAGCCTGATGAGCGTCTTGTGGGAGAGCGCGTCCCTGTGACAAAAACTGCGTGGGCGGGGTGGCGACCCTGGTAAAGTTGAACTGTCGACCCCAGCCAACAACCCGACCAGTACGCAACCTAAGATAGCGTTACTTTCTGAGCCTGTTCTTCATCCATTTTACAGCCATGTCCTTCACAGGTGCTTCTTATCCCGCCGAAATGTCCTGGAACCCCGTTCCCTCTGCATCTGAGTCCGATGACCCCGCAGCCCTTGTCTCCTATCGTATTCTCCCGCTTTCTGTTGGTCTGCGCCATGAAATTCATTGCACCACAACCAAGAAGGATGCACTCCTAATTGAGCTCAAGTACCGTCACGGAACTCTCAAGCGCCAGCTGATTCTCAAGCATCGTCTCCGTGGGGCGGCATCACTGGAAAAGAAGGGCCGGAATGAGGTGGCTATCAATTATCTGGCATCGGATGACCCCACCCAGCGGGAGCTCACGGAGCACATCTACTTTGAGACGCCGATTGATGCAATGGATTTCCAGATGCGTTTTACGGGGTGTCTGTAGATACCGGTACTATTTCCTAAACACCACAAAAAAAACCAACACAGATGCCAAAATCTTCTGTTTTGGTTTTATTCTGTTTTGTCTCTTTTTCTGTTTTGTCTCTTTTTCTGTTTCTTTGTTTTCTGTTGTTGGTATCACCTCATCCTCAAACCGGATAGGTATCCAGAAAGAGACGGATAGCGGCCTCCACTTCAGGGTCCTGCGCTGCCTTCTTGAACTCACTCCATGTAGCCAGAGTTGCCCGCATCTGAATGCGCTCAAAGGTACTGGAGCGCCATGCGGACGCCAAGTCGGGCCGCATACAGAAGTGGAGGAACTGGAGAAGGAGCATTTTCTTGTAGAAGGGCCGGCTCTTGTTATGCGGGTCGGTCAGCGCATCCTCAACACGGGAGAAGACCGCGTGAATCTGTGTAAAGGCAGGATGACAAGGTATCACCGGTGTCTCCTCCTTGAAGGTGATGCCGGCGAAGCTAATGGCTCCACCCATTGAAGCAGGAGCAGGAGCAGGAGCAGGAGCAGGAGCAGGAGCAGGAGCAGGAGCAGTGAGGGCAGGAGACCCAATTGAAAGGCCAGACAACGCGGCAACTGCGCCTGCCATCTCCGTGTCGGTCACAGGAGGCTTCAACTCTAGAAGACCCAAGATGTGCCCCTGTGTCTCAAGCGCCGTCAGAATGTCACCAGAGGAGACCGTGTCATGGACATTGGGGCCCAGTAGGAAGTGGAGATAGGGGTCACTATCCTCATAGGAGGCCGTCGCGAAGTCGGTCACATGGGCCGACAGGTCCTTCTCTGTTGCGCAATCGACTCCCATGAAATCGGCCAGATGAGCACCCAGTTGATAGAAACCGGCATCCGCAGGAGAATCAGAGTCAATCGGTTCCCTCTCTTTCTTCCAGGTATCCACTACGGGGTTTCCAACAGGAAGAGAGGTATGCCAATCGGCAAGTGTGGGCCAGATGAGCTGTGTAACATCGGGGTTCTCTGTACGGAACTTGTTGGTCCAGGTGATGTCACCCCGTCGGACCTCCAAGAAGCCGTTGGCTGTCTTGATAACCGTGCTGCGATTATAGCTGTAGCGGGACATTGTATGTTGTGTGTCTTGTAAGGTAGAAAGCAAATAAGAGTTGTCGTAGTCTCCTATTCACCTACACACCCACCACCCCGACCAACCCAAATCAACTTTTTATTGAACCAGTCCATAGTTCAGTTGTCAAGAGTCCAGAAATCATAAAAGT